GTCCAAGGAGGGAAAGGTCATTGTTATGGGAGTTCATCAAGACCTTTTCCAATTTGTTGCAGACGCGCGAAACTGGGTGAGAAAATTGAAATTCCTGGGTCGATCAGCTCCTGAAAAGAAGTCCTCTTAGCTCGTACAGTGAGTGCAGGAGGCTAATATGCCTACATATGAATTCATGTGTGAAGTGTGTGAAGTGGTGTTTGAAGAAGTCTTCATTGACCCTGAGGAAGCAAAGCAGTATCAGCATGCTCACCCATGCTCTCAATGTGACGGCATAGCCAAGCGCATAATGTCGTCCACAAATTTCCAATTTAAAGGAACATCTGGGAGCTCCGGATCTCACGATTTGGATTATCCAACTTTGGACAAAGCTGTTGGAAGGTCTGCTGCTCAAAAATGGAAAGATTTCCATGAAGGCAAAGAAAAACGCGACAAGGTAAGGCGCGAAGTTGGGCAACATGCTGTCACTCAAATTGGTGACCACGTGTCCCCGACCTCTCCGGAAAAGCTTAAACTTAGAGAGCATGCCATAAACGCATTCAATTCGGCAAAAAGATAACCCGAGTCAAATAAATAAGCTCCCTATGGTGGTCGCTCATTGAAGCCCAATATACTGAATATCAATACTGATACATAAATAGCTCCTTTTTGAATACGAAGATACGCAAAGAAATACAGACCACCGCTCGAGAACAGGAGCAATCATGGGCATTGGACCGTTCACCACATACGCGCCCCCTGGCGTTTACACCCGAACCACTGCAGAACCGGCCGTCGGCCAACTTCTTGGCGGTTTGCGCGTCCCAGTCCTCGTCGGAACCGGGAAAGAGACACTTTCTCAAACCGATTTTGAGATTATCCGCGGATCGAGCAGCGTTGCCGACACCCCGATTTTCGGAGAAGACGCTGCCGGAAGGTGGGTGACGGGCGGGACCAATAGCAATCCAGCCATCGGGCCCCAGGACGGATCATATACCAGGTTTAGGGTTCGCAACTACCCTGTTGTGGATGGCAATGGCACCGGAAAGGTGACGTACGATCCATCCAAGATTTCAGTGACCGTTAATGGCCAACAAGTCGTTGTTTCTCAGCTTGATGGACAAAACGGCATTGTTTCTTTGCTGCTCCCGACCGAGCTGACGGACAATGTGTCCGTCAGCTATTATTTCCATCGAAAAGACACACGCGTTACTGACAATGTGTCTGGTCAGGTGACGGACGGGTCTGCAGTTCTTATCGCTCCTCAAGCTGAGACATACGACATCACTACGGGAACAAACGATGTTCTCTATCTGATTTTGGACGATACGACTCCAGTCAGCGTCACCTTGGCTGGTGGAATGCGGACTGCTGCAGAAGTGGCGAACGACATCACTGCGGCGGCTGTCTCTGGCTTGTCTGCGTCTGTTTACATTGACGCTCAAGGCCTCAGCCACGTTCAGTTGGTTGCTTTGGGCAACATTCTCATTTCGACTGACAGCCCGAACGCTGCTTCTGCTCTCGGGTTCAACCCCGGGGATTACACGGGGCGCAGCTCTGTGTTTCGCGTTTTTAACGGTCCCATTGTCGACGGGCTTGACGGCGGCATCACCACGACGGACACCTCAAAGGTCGTGGTGATGGTGAACGGTGTCCAGGTTATCGCTAGCGCAGTTGATGGAGCCAACCGGTTGGTCACGCTTCCATTTGCTCCGAAAGCCGGGTCCATCGTCACAATTCAGTACTACTTCAACACGTTCCAGGATACGTTTGACTACCTTCCGAACAGCAACGTTGTCACAGTCGGAAACGTCGGCATCGCTCCCGGAAGGCGCGACTATGTCAACGGAACTGATTTCATCGTTGTCAATGATCGCGATCAGTCCATTATTCAATGGGGGACGGCGATCCAGGTTGCTAGTGGTCAAAAGACTGGAAATATCTCATTTGACGGAACGCAGGTGTATGGCCTTCTGGTGGACAATAGGATGTACGGCGCGGAGTGTGAACGGTACACCGATTCGGTGACGAACACTGTTTCCACCACCAAGTTTGTCATGCCTTTGACGCCGACGACCGGTAACGGCCGTGACACGCCTCTCGGAACGTCGTTATATCAAACCGTCACGAACGGCCGCATTGACTTGCCGACAGACAGGCCTGACCTTGTTACCGTATATATCGGCAAGACTTTCCGGGACGCTTTCTCTCGTCCCGCTGTTCCTGTCATGGCGGTTGAATCGTCTACTGGAACACTCACTCTCAAGAACCCCGTTCCCGCCGATTATAAGGCGTATGCAACGTTTTGGTATAACACAATCGTTGACGAGCAGTATACGCTTAAGTGCACTGCTTCCGGCCCTAGCGGAATCGGGAAGTTCACCGTCACGGCTGATTCTAGCGGTCAGCCGATGTTCCAAGTTCGATTTGGCTCCAAGACGAGTCTGCCTCAGACCGTTCAGTGGCCGTCTGGCGTCGAACGTTTGCCGGATGCGATTCACTATGGCGGAGCTCCAGTTTCCGAGACCATCACGGTGACGTTTGACAACTCGCTTTTGCCAGCCACCCATGCTTCGTTCTCGAACGCCAGCCCGGGTCCATATGACATATACACGTACTCCCGCATGTTTGGGAACGTGATTGTCGACGGCACTCCGGTTTCAGTCGATCTTAGCACCGCGTTTGAAGCGCAACTTTTGAGCGATCCGATTGACAACCCCGCTGCTTTGGTGTTTGCAGCGACCGATTATCTCGCTCTCCGCATCGATGGGGTTGACCTGGATCCAGTTCCGCTGACTGGTTTGACCACCCTCACGGCGGTGGCTGCGGCAGTCAATGCTTTTGTTGACACCGATGTCCAAACGCACAGCGATGGGTCGGGCACCTTCGCCGATTCAAGCGGTCTTGACACGATCATTGACCTTGCCAATGACGTGCGCACGCAATACATCGCGCACTTGGCGGCCGGCACCTGGCACCTTTTGGCTGACTCGACGAACACGATCTTGTCTCCGGCTGCAACGAATTGGACTTCTGTTGTAACGTTGCTGAACGAGCTTCGTACCAAGTATACCGGCCACTTGGCAGCCGGTACCTGGCACGGGTCGGGTGACGCAACCAATGTTCTGACAGCACTTGCTGTCACGACAGGCAACCCCACAACTGCCAGCATCGCTTTGGCGTTGGCTTTGGTCAACGATCTGCGCACTCAGTATGAAGCACATCGCATTGATACCTCGGGTGGACTGGGTACGGAGATCCATAGTGGAGCGGGTGACGCAACCAACGTTGTTACAGTCCTCGCGGCCACCTTCTCGAGCCTTGGTCTCGCGGTTCCCGTTACTTACGGAACGCAGGCGCTTTTGCTCGTGGCTGGTCGAAACCTGAAGACTCAGACGAACAGCCTGGTGTCGAATGTGACTGTTCTCACTCCGACTGGAGTCGGCCAAGTCGACGCTTCTGCAAAGCTTGGCCTGGTTCCCGGAAAAACCGCAAACGGATCGTGGAACGCGATCAACCAGCCGGCCACTTTGGTTGGAACGATTTCAGAGCCTTTCACTGTTTCTGCAGGCGTTAACGACGGCTTCCTGTTTGGAATCGATGGGGTCAGTTACACGGCAACCATCCCCTCCGGGTCGGCCGTGTCGCTTGAGGCTGTCGTCAATTACGTCAATGCATGGTATGCGGGGTCTGCCCCGGCAGTGGACCAAGCAACTTTGTTGGCTGACGCCGTCGTGCTGTTGAATAGCCTCAAGACAAAGTACGACACCCACATCCCGAACATTACATATCACCCTGTCGCAGATGCTGCTCACGGCACCACTGCTCCGGCAGCAACCAATTTGGCAACGGCCATCACCCTAGCAAACAATATCAAAACACTGTATGCGCTGCACATTGCTAACAGCCCTGGCGCATACCACACTGTTGCCGATAGCGTGAATGTAGTCACCGCTCCAGACGCCACGAATCTTCGAAGCCTACTTATCTTGGCGTATGAGCTTAAGACCAAGTACAACACGCACATCGTCAGCACTGTTTACCACATCGGCGGCGGAGACGTTGTCAACGGCGAGACGAACTCCATCTCGGAATTGGTCGCCAAGTCTGGGCTCGGCGCAAACGCTGGGGTGCTCACACTATTCTCCAAGACGAATGACGTCACTTCTTCCGTCACTGTCGGAACTGGAACGGCGAACGCAAAGCTCGGGTTTACAAACAACTCGTCGGCTTCGCGACATCAACCGACTCCCGCCGACATCGCTGGGGCTTTGAACGCCAACGCGTCGTTCATCGCCCTTGCTGCGGCGTGGTCGATCACGGCTGCTGGTCTTGGATCTTTCTTGCTGATCAATTCCTTGACTGCAGGATTGACATCCACTTTGTCTTTCAGCGGCGCAGCCAATACAGCGTTCGTTGACGACACCAACCTTGGGATCTTTCCCGGGACGAGCGGAGACATCGGGGAAGCAGCGAAGAGTGGATACACCGTCACTTCGTCCGCGGGGGCTTCTGGCTCTTCCGGAACAGGCATTCCCGGACAGACATACACCGACGCTGTCACTGGTTTGCGATTCACCATCCTGCCACTCTCAGTCGGAGACTACTCCAGCGGCGGCAGTTTCACCATGCTGATTGACTCCACGTTCACTTGCGATGCCAACCTTCCCTGGAAGGCCATCCCGGGTGCGGAAACAACCGTGTTCAACACGACGAACGTGGGAACTGACAGCACGGCAATCTTGTCGACATATAGCAGAAGCGGCACAGAGCCTCAAATCGGCGATGTGTACTATGTGTCGTATGACTACGCAAAGACGGATTTGACTACGGGTCTTTATCGAGACCTCAAGAAGATTCAGTCGAACTTTGGTCTTCCGACTCCAAGTAACCCGCTCTCGCTTGGAGCCCGCTTGGCCATGCTCAACGGCTCAGTTCTCGTCGGTTTGAAGCAGGTTGTTCGCGCCACAAACTCTTCACAGGCTTCCGTGGCTGCTTACACTGAGGCCATTGACGAGCAGCGGAAACCGATTACCGGAAACGTGAAGCCTGACGTCATCACGCCTCTTGTGACTGATCCTCAGGTGTTTGCATTCCTGAACCAGCACTGCGTGTTCATGAGCGCGCCGCGTCAAGAAGGCGAACGCATCGGCGTCGTTGGTCCTGCCGCAGGAACTTCTTCGCTTGGCGTCCAGTCGATCTCCAAGGCTTTGCTATCAGAAATGATGGTTGTGGCCTACCCCGACGTTTACGTCATTTCGATTGTGGATGAGCAGGGGAACTCGATCGATCAAGTCGTGGATGGGTCGTTCATGGCAGCCGCGCTCGCAGGAGCAAGCTGCAATCCGTCTGTTGACGTTGCAACCCCATGGACGCGCCGCAACATCCAGGGCTTCAAGCGGATCGGGCGTGTTCTAGATCCGACGGAAGCCAACCAGATCGCTGTTGCTGGCGTGACGGTCATGGAACAGGTGGACACCGGGATCCGCGTTCGCCACGGTCTTACGACTCGCATGGACACGGTTATCACCAGGACTCCGTCTGTCACTCTCATCATCCACCACGTTCAGCAGTCGATGAGGGAAGTTCTGGATCCGTTCATCGGGCAGAAGTTCTCTTCTTCTTTGCTCAAGTCTGCTGAAGGCGTCGTGACCGGTTTGTTTGGAAACATGATTTCCCAACAAATTGTCGCCAATGTTGCCGGAATTTCGGCCACAGTTGATGAGAACGATCCCACCATCATGAGGACCGAATCAATTTACGTCCCGGTCTTCCCCCTTGAGTATATCCTCTCGAGTCTACAAATTCGTATACGCAGTTGATGGAACGAGGATTGGTTTGGTAGAGTTGGTTTATGAGCTCTACCAAACCAGTTCGTTACACGGTCTATTCACACTCATATTAAATCTGGACGCCACAGCTAATTCAAATACTTGGGCATCAGAGCTCGTACCAAGTTTGCCGCAACTTTTCGTTGATCTTCGGTGCCGAACGGAATTTCTTCTGAAATTCCTGCTTTTGGCGATTTCACAAACACCAAAAATTGGCCTTCATCATTTCTCGTGATTTGAATGGCAGTTGGGAATTTGACCATCCCTGTGTCAACCTCCCCTGCTCCAGCATATATGCAGTGGTCAATCTGCCGTTCAATTACATCGAACGGCAGATTTTCAACAAACTCTCGCACGTCTGAGAGCATCTTCATTCGGTACATTTTTGCTACAATTTTAGGGGTCATGTTACCATATACTCTAGAATTTTCCGAATTTGCGTTGTCATCTCCACTTGAGCTTCGTCATCGTTTCCGCAAGCTCTGGGTGTGGGTCGGACCCCCCATTCAAAACCATTGTAACATATCTGGAGCATGCTTTTTCGGCTAGTTCTTTAGAGTCGAACGGACCTAGTGAACTGCTCCACATTTCGTCAGAGAAATACCACCCATTATTCTCTTCGAAAATTGGGTTTCCAGTTTTCAATGCTTCTTCAAAACTCATCACCCCTCCATGATTTCAGTTATTCTTAAAAGTTCAATCATCCTGTCTGCGTGTTTTCTTTGTTCCTCATAACCTTTGAGGAGATTCCTTCTGACGTCCTCTGGAAGTATTTCAACAACGTTGTATCCGTAGTGGTAACGTTCACATTCCGATAGTTTCAGCCACTCCGGAACCATTTCTTGGGCAGTGTCTTTTAGCTCGTCTTCTGACGGAATTGTGTCGTACCAGACATGGCGCAGATTGTCTTTGTCGGACGATCTTGTCCCGCTATAGAAAGCAATCCATGGCATGACGTTGTTTTACACTGGCATAAGCCTCTTTTGTTGAAAGTTACATATGGGTTCTATGAACAGAATTTCGGCATATTTGCAATCTCTACCCACTAAAGATTACAGTATACCGAATCAGATTGCTGGAGCCATAAACTATTTCCTAGACAGCTTTTTCAGCAAGCAGGCTGAGCTGATGGCTCAAGGCGTGGATGATTCTCCTGCTGACCCGAAGACGCATGTTAAAGAAACGTGGATAGGATGTGAAATCCATAAGGCCGTGTCGTTAAACCGAACGTATCCGTTTTTTGCGAAAGCCAAAAATGCGTGGGCTTTCGCAAAAATGTTTGAAGGCGATCGGTATGACATTGTTCCGTTTTTGGACACATATAAATGGAAAGATGCCGTAAAAGGCTCGTACGAGTATCGGGTTCAGCAGGAATCCATCCAAGTAAGCCAAACTTCTTCTGTCACGCTTCCGGTTTACGGAACATTCTTTGTGACCGATGAGGTCGGAACAAGAATGATCGTCCACGTGGATTTCGGGTATGAATCAAATGTTTGCGTAGTCACTGTCATGACTTCTCCGGACGCAAAATTGTCAGCTGAAAAGTTTTTGAGCAATCTTGACATGAGCGTCGAGGAAAACGACATATACTACAAACAGTGCCTGACATTTTTGCGCGGGTTTCTCGGGTTCACTTCAGTTCGCGATACTGGATGGGACGACATCGTTCTCAAGCAAGACATCATCCAAGAAATTCGCGACAACTCCATAGGCGTGATTGAAAATATGGACAAACTTTCGGCCATAGGGATGGTCCCCAGCCGAAACATCATTCTAATTTCTCCTCCCGGGATGGCGAAAACAACGATTTTCAGAGCAGTATCCCATGAGGTCGAACAAGCTACGCGCATTTGGTGCACTGGAAAATCGGTTCAGGATGCATCAGACGTGACGTCGCTGTTTGAAGCGGCGCGTTCCCTGGCCCCATGCATAGTTTTCATTGAGGACATGGACCTGTTCGGGAGAAGCCGAGGACAACTCTCTGGGTACGAAAGTCACGTGCTGAACGAGTTTTTGGCTTGTCTTGATGGCATGCATCAAAATTCCGGAATCATCATCATGGCGTCGACAAACGACATTCAGTCAATGGACGAAGCGCTTGTCGACAGACCCGGAAGGTTTGACGTCAAAATTGAAATCCCCCACCCGGACGAGCTTGACCGAAGCAAGATGCTTTCCTTGTTCCTTTTGCGCGTGAATGCCAGGCCGGACTCGTCGGTGACGAAAGACACGTTGAAAACCGTTGTCGACATGACTGATGGGCTGACTGGGGCTTATATTAAAGAGCTTGCCAACGCCACCGTGATTCGCGCAGTCGCTCGAGGAAACTTTGTCAAAGACGGAGTTTTGTTCAGTGCTGACGATTTGAATGCTTCTGCTGAACAAGTGGTTCGAAACTACAAAATCGGAAAAACTGCACGCAAAAAGATGCAGGCTGAGATTGTGGTTTCCTAATTTTCAAAGCCTTATGACTCAATAACTCAGAGGTCTGTTCATGAACGAAAACCTGATTCAAAAACTCGCAGAATCCGTCAATCGGTTGGCCGCTACCAACCCGACCAACCCCGTCGTTGGCAACCGCGTCAACGAGGTTTTCGCTTTGGCAAAGCAAATGCGCACTGCGTTGGAGCCGGTTGATGATCGTTCTGTGGCCCCAGCGCAGAGTGAATTTGTTGTTGACAACCCGCCCGTTGACGCAGTTGTTGAACAAATCGACCAGATGAGAGCTTCGGCAGTTCGCCCAGCAACAAACTACGGTCGCATGGTGGCTATTCTTGACGGGCTCCGTCATGCTGCGCTTTTGGCCCAACGACCGCAAAACGCGGCCATGCGTCCTCACATTTCAGCAATCGTAAACAAGGTTGCTGGAGTGTTCAAGGACGTCGACACTGTGCAAGATCTTGATAAGCCTCTTGAGCAAATTGAGAAGGCAGTTCATTCTTTGTATGGCGACCAGTCCAAAAATTCGACTTATTACTTCGGACGTCGAGGCAAGGGCGGACACTCGGTCGGCGAATCTGAGTGAGCACGCTCAGCTTTTTCTGCGGCATCTGATGGATGCCTTCTCTTCTTCAAAAATTGGAAGGGCTGCGCTTTGACCTCGCGCAAGCAGCTCAACTTGTCGTAGACGAATGGTCCCAAAACGAAGAAGGCTTCGATGAAGACCTTGGGAACGGGGGCGTTTGCGATTTAGTGTCCCAAGCCATGTCCGGCGTCATATACGGCAAAATTGACAATGTGGAAATTTTGGATGGTGGCCATGACGGCGATGATCATGCATGGCTTATTGTTGTTGACGCAAATGAAGCTGTAGGGGTCGACATTCCTCCTGGCGTCTACGAAACTGGCGGCGGCTATTCTTGGAAGAAGATTAAAAACGTTGAAATTGAGCCAACAGATGTTGTTTTGTGGGACATCGACAGGAGAGACATCATGGCAGCTTGTCGAAACAATGACGAAGATGACTTGCGTGCAGCACTGAGTCTTTTAGAGATACACGTTCGACAAGAGGGGGTTGAAGCTGTTGGGCCTGAGGATCAGGTTGACATGATTGCGTTTGACATGGGGTATCAGGGTGATTCCATGCCGGATTGGATTAAGTTTCTTGGGAAAAAGTTTAATGTTGACGTTTTTAGCTCGTGGGATGACGGCAGGAGGTCTCGAACCGCCTCTGTGCTTGATGTTCACATTTCGAGTGTTGCAGCCAGACGTCCAAACGTGGGGTGGCTGGTTAGCAAAAACGGAGAAATGCATATTCCGTTGCTTCCTGTAGAGGAGACAAATTCTGTATATGTGGCTGACTTCGACGGCCGGAAGGTTAGGTTTCCAAAGAAGACGCTGCAAGCGGAAGTGGATGGGGTTTCGTGGACTTTGACGGATACGTTCATTGAGGGAGTGGTTGACTCGTTGGACCCATCTGCAATCGACAATGCAGTGCTGATCGATAAAGACCCAGATTTCAGAGCTGTTTTGCGCGTGCTGAACAGTCGTGGGTTTATAACCTATGGATCTTGCTCCGGACATGCAGATAAGCCGGGGGCGCCGTATATCTCTATGACGGCAGACCCGGAAACGATTAGTCTGCTGAGTCGGTTAAGCTTTGTGAAGAGTGTAAGGCCGGACCCGGCCCGCCCAGGTGCTACTTTTGTGTCATTTGATCGGACTGTCATTGAAAAATGGCATGAAGTGTTGGACTACGTTCAATCCATCTTGGGGTCAAAAGACTTACATGCCGAAATAGCAGTTAGGGTTGCAGCTGCGTGGGTCTTCCAGGGGAGATTTGTCTTTCAGGGACGGACCTACGACATGAAGATCAGATCTGACGGTCAGGGAGCGGTCGTTTATCAAAAATCCCCCAAATGCTTGTTTGCGAAAGATGGGGACGAGTGGTTTTTGCAAGCGGGCAGCAAAACCATATTTGACGCAGCCATGAGTCATATGAAACATCAAAAGGTCGCTTCTGAAGAACACGACAACATGAGGCTGCAACCAGGACCAGCCTTTCATCTTCAGCCTGATGGGACCTGGGCCGTGGAAGCCGTGCCACCCGACGTTGCTAAAGAAGCACGTTTTTCTGGCTTTCTTGCCATTGAGGGGTATTGGTGCGTCGTTTTCGAACTCGGTGGCGAGGCATGGGCACAGAAAGCCGCAGGAGATATGCCGGAAGCTGAAGCCAAATTAGCGTCGATTGCCAGAAGAATTGCGCGAGTTAATGGCTCCTGTTCCAAGTCCTGAGCCTATGACAGTTTGCGCAGACTAAATCGCATTTCGCGATTTCTTCCAGTATTTTCTTCTTCGAGTACAAACCGGCTTTCAATTTCGATATCTCGAACAATTTCTTTTCCCCATTTCTGTGATCGAAATCAAGTCTCCAGTATGAATGCGGCAGGTTGCAATCTGCGCATGGCTTATCATCCTTCATGTTATTGATGAATTCGTTCAACTCCACCAGTCTCCGCTTTCTGTCGGCGGATCTTTTGACTCTGTTATTCTCGCGCCATTGTCTGGCTGATAGAGCTTTGCACCAATTGCACTCAGATCTTAGTCTTCCATGAGTCTTCCCGAAGGATGTTTCTGGCTTGTTTTCGCCGCATTTTGTGCAGATCTTAAACGAAGTTCCTTCTGGTGGAACGGGTTCGACATAGCTTGGAAGAAACATCCTTCCGGTCTGTTTGTGGGAAGCTCCGTGTTTTCTGCTCTCTTCGGCGGACACCAGTTTTAGTTGTTCCTGCGTCCTATCTCTGTGGCAATTGGCGCAGATCACGCGGCATTTAGAAATCTCAGACAAGAGAGTTGAAGCACTGCATCGGTGCATTCTCGATATAATGTCAACTTTTATACTTTGACTGATATGATCGAAATCAAGTTGAGACCTGTGTAGCGCTTTTTTGCAAACGGAACACTCCGTCTTTGTCTTCTCCAAAAACCCTGCATGTCTTTGAGACATTTTGCGAGTTTGCTTTAGGCAATTGTTGAGTATACGCTTTCTAAATCTCGTATCACTTGCATATTTTTTTCTCTTTTTTTCATTAAAACATTTTTTACATATGTTGTATGCATGTCCGGCAAAATACCTGTTTTCAGTAGTCAGTTTTTCCCCGCAGTCGCACCTATCCACCATACAACACTTTACACTCAAACACTCGATTGTTTATTCCATCTTGAATAAGACCATTTGTAGGAGCTCTGACGCATGAGAACACAAGAGGAAATCAACTCGATCTATTGGAAGGGCGCCGCACCCCAGACTCGGGTTGCGATTTCCCAAAAAAACCGCGTGTTTTCCAAGCCGTTTGGCGCCAGGACAAAGTGGTTGCAAGTTGGCGTTCTGTCGACTTTTGACTGGTCTGAAGCCAGAACCATCGACCCAGTGCGTGGCGTTGGCTTCGGAGACCGCGTTCAGGAGCTTGTCCCGAGCGTGACTGAGCCAGCGACGCTGACGTTGAACCGGACTTTGCTCTACACTTCTGGCTTGATGCAGGAGCTCGGGTATCGAGGAGGAGTTGACGGTCTTGTCAGATCTCTTCGTCACCACAAGTGGCCGTTTGACATCATGTCTGAACTGGTGTTCTCCGAGTTGGTTACGAAGGGTGGGCAACTGGCGCCGTTTGCGCAAGGCGTCCCTGCTCAAGCTTCGGCTTTGGACTCTCAGGCGTGCCTGACGACGTTCTTCCAAGGGTGTTGGCTCAACAACATTTCCATCAGCTTCCCAGCAGACTCGGCCATTGTTTTGGAGAACTGCTCTGCCACTGCCATGGACATCACTGACGGCGTCAGCAACGTGCCGCAGTTCTACAACGACTCCATCCAGTCCGGAAACAGCCCGTTCATCGCCGACGAAGGCGGGTCCATTCTGTTTACTGGCGTCAACGGCTGATCCATCCAGCATTTGTTTTACCGGTAGGGTTGACACGGACACTCAACCTGGCTGGTAAAACATGGACGAAAATTTTTTCAAACAACTTGATGAGGCGCTTACTAGCGTGGGCGCTGACAAGTATTGGGAACGAAAGATCGGGGACCATACGGTTTGGCTTTCTCCAGTTCCGTTTGACAGTCAACACAAAATCAATGAGTTGTTGACAAACGAGAGCCTTGGCTCAAATGTTATCGCCGAAATCAAGCGCACAACTATTTCGTATGCGATCGTCGGGTTTGATGGATTCGATCTGCGTCCATATAGAAACGAAACTCCCCAGTTTCCTGTGTTTGACCATCGCGAGAAGAAAAATGTGAAAGTCGCCCTTCACAGATATGTGTACACTAAGATGGGCGAATGGGGCACGGAGTGGGTCGATTCTGTGTTCTCAGTTTTTTCCGACATTCTCGAGTCTATCAGGAAAGAAAACTTGAAAGAAGTCAAGTTTGAGAACGCGAAAGACCAGAGAGAAGAGTTGGCTGAACTGGAGGAAAAGGTTCACGATCTTCGCTTGGAACTTGGCATGCCTCCTCTAGTTGAAATGAAAGACGAGGACGAGGAAAAACCTGAAGAAAAACCAAGTCGGGACGAAGTCAAGGAAGAGGAACCAGCGTTCAATCCGTTCCGAAAGATGCCGACTTCTGCTCCGGAGAATGTTTTGGCGGACGCCACTTCACACGTTTCAAACGCTCCGGTGCAAATTCCGAATGTTCCTGTGGCGGAAACTCTTGTCAGACCTATCCTGATTGAGGGGGCCACAAGCAGTCCGGAAAAGCCATACGTTGCTGGTCAAAACAGCGACGTGCTTGAGCGGCGTCCAGCCAGGGAGGCAGATCCTCCTATTCAGATAGACCCCGTTCGTCAAAGCGTGAACCCGAGATTTAAGCCGGGGTGACCATGTCCGGCGCGCAAAATGGGGATCCGACCAAGCGCCGCGTTCAGATAAAAGTTCCTGAACTCTATCGGGATGTCGATGAAAGAGTTTGGAAAGACTTGGAAGAATACCTTTTCACTGGGTTTCTTTCAAGTCCAGCCAAGCTTCTTAACAGGGACTTTGTGTTCAAGACTCTGAACCATCAAGAAATTCGAAACATTTGGCATTTGCGTCGATCCGCGGATCCTGAAAGATCTTTTAAAGCTGCGTTCATCGCGTACAGCTTATTCATAGCGATGGGGAGGAACGTGCTGCACAAGCGTCCTGATTATATAGAAAAATTGATTGAGCTGGTTTCCAAGATCCCATCTGCATATCAGGACAAAATTGTCGACAATCTAAACTCTCTCAACAAGCGAGCAAACAGATTGTATCCGCTTGTCGAAGTATACGCGCACGAAAATAGATCTCGCTACAGATGGCTGTATCTCAAGAAGCTTCCTGTGCATTCCACCGAAGCAACTGGAATTCCCGGGACTGTTGAACTGGGGATGAATTATTGTCAACAAACATGGGTGGCGATGAACGAGGTAATAGACAGGAAAGAGGAAGTTGAAGTTTCTTGGAACCACGCGAAGTTTATCGGATCGTGTTTTGCTGGGAAGGGGATGATATCCATCGATGAGCAAGACAAAGCTCGTCGCAGTCGCGAGCAACAAGAGCTTGAGGAGAACAAGATGAAAGTTCTTCGCGAGTACATTGCCGCGTCTGAGGGCAAAAACCTCGTGTCTGACGAAGGAACTGTTTCTCTTCCGGACGGAAGGCGTGCAGTGGTTGAGGGGCGCTTCAAAGCCGAATCTGTGGAAGAGCTTGCAGATCAGCTTTCGTCTGCTTTGTCTGGAGAGAAGGACTGGCATGACAAAATTGTTGAAGAGCATTTCCGTCGCGCCAGGGAAGCCCAAGAAAATTACCACAACCAAAGCAGAAAGCTTGCGGCGTCTTCTCGCGTCGTGGACCCGGGAAGGCCGGCCACCGGGGGCGCTCGAGTCCTGAGCCGAGAGGACGCGGACGCTTACGTTCAAAGAATGCAAGCTTTGATGATCCGCCCTGTTTCAGAGCCCGTGTCTCCTCCGGACATGGATGTTGACCGTTCAGACATGAGAAACAAGCAAAATGGCTGATCAAACCACTCTGTCGATTGGCGTACAATTTGTAGCTGATTCTGCGTCAATATCGAAGATAAATCGAGAAACCGACAAGCTTCGAATAAGTCTTGAAAAAAGACTTCGCGGGATGGGTGTGGACTGGGGCAAGGTTGCGAAAAGCGCAATTGCCGCCACCAGCGAAATCAACGCTATATCTGATTCGGCCGCCGTGTTCACTAAAAAGTTAAGTGCGGCAACAATAAGCAGCGTCAGTCATTTGAAAAAGCTCGGGGATCAGCTTGAACAAGCAAAGCGCGAGGCAGAAGAGCTTGCGGCTGCATTTGACGCAGCTGATGCTGGGGCTCAAGAAGGCATCGCTAAGCAGATGGGGGAAGCTGCAATAGCAGTGCGTAATTTGACTCAGTCAATAGACTTGGAGCGCATAGCGCGGCACAAGGAAGTCAAGGAGCTGGAGAAAGTCGTAAAAATTCAGAAAAAATATCAAGACAGGGTTAAGGAAGCCATAAAATCCGATTCTGGGGACATATTTGAGGGTGTGAAAAATAAGATCTCCGGGGGAAGCCTGAAGGGATTGTTGGGGGATCTTGGCGGCGGCATAAAGAAAAGCATCATGGGCGGAATCGCTCGCAGAGGAGAAGCCAAGGCTGCCTCTGCAAGTCTCGCTGCTGGCGGAGGAGAAGCCGGAATGGCTGCTTCGGCGGCAGAGCTCGCCAAAGCCGGGAAAATGCTCGGCGCAGCCGGCTTGGCTCTCGGCGCAGCCGTGGCTGGCTTTGCCGCGTTCATAGCGCTTGTGAAAGCGGCAAGCGATCACATGACTGGATTGAACAAGGCTCTTGTTGATGGCGTCGGGATAGCGAACGACATGGTTGGATCAGCCGGTGACTACAAAAGCGTAATGGACGGTCTCCGAAATTCTGCGATTGACGCTCATTATAGCATGCTCAAATTCGGGAAATCTTCTGAAGATGCCCTAAAAATCGTCAATGCTTATGCAAAGACATCCACGGGGTCTTTAGCACAAACAAGCAACACCCTGAAGCAACTTGGAGGGGACAAAGGTCTCCAGATGTTTGCTCAGAACGCAATCGTGTATGGAAAAGCTCTTGCCATGGAGGGGACGGAAGTTGCTTCCATGATGGGAGATTTTCAAAGTGAAATCGGATACGGTGCAAAAAATATAACTGGTCTTATGGACAACATCGTTACGTCAGCTGCCACCGCAAACATGCCTTTATCCAAATTCATGAACATATTCCGTCAAGTAACACCTGATGTTGACTTGTTTTCAAACAGAATGGAACAGTTGACTGGCATCATTAAGATGCTTTCCAAAAACATGAGCCCTGGGATGGTAAAAAAATTCATGGACGAATTTTCCAAGGGTTTAAAAGGAACTTCGTTTAAAGACAGACTTCGCATGATGTTTACAGCTGGTGGTCCGGGAGTGGTGGGAAATATTTTGAAAAAAGATTTTGCGAAAACTGCCAGAAGCATTGGTGCCCAGTTTGACGAATTTGGCGAGGGGTTTGGAACCAAGTTTCAAGATGCTGCAAAGGGCGGCGAGGGGGCTATGACGAAGTTTTTGGCCACAGCTGCGGCTGCAGCCGCAAAACAAGGAAAGCAACTTTCCGGCGCGCAGCGTGAAGCTGCCATGCGCCTCGCGTTTTCCGAATCTCAACGGCAAAAGGGTGGCCCTACTCACACAGCGACCGCCATGAAAGGAGCCAGCACCTGGGCTGCGTATCAAATATCAAGAAAACAGTCTTCATTTGGTGGAACGAAACTTGGAGAGGGCATAAACGAACAGGTTCTGGAAAATTTGGGATGGAGTCAAGCAAAAATCGATTTGATGAAGGTGATAGAACAGTCTGCAGCGCAAAATCAGGAAGAGCTTCGTCGGTTTGGAAAAACATCAAGCAGGTCCACAAATGAAGAGTTGAGAAAACTCATTGCTATTCAAAAGTATGGAAACGCAAGCGCGGAAAGTCTTGCGAAAGTTACATATGATGACATGAAAAAAGCTGATGAAGACTTGATTTTTGAAGCCGCGGAAGCTTCAAATCAGGAAAAAGACTCAGCTACGAAAATGATGGATTTGGCGACGCAGCAAGCAACTGCAACAATGTCTGTCGGGGATAAACTGGAAAACATCATCGGTTTTTTACTCGAAAAAATTTACAATGTGTTGCAACCGCTTCTTGATATTATTGATGACATATGGTCTTGGCTTACCGGAAGCGAAGACCAGAAAAAGATGATAACTGAGATGCAGTCATGGCGGGATGATACAGTCAAGGGGTATGAAGGCACTGCAGCTGCAATCAGAGAAAAAGCTGAAAAAACAGGGGAAATGGCGGCGGAGTCAAAGGACCCTAAAGAAAAAGAGCGTTTGTTGAAAGAACAGGAAGCTCTTCAACAAAAAGCTGCCGAGCAATCTGCGCTTGCAGAAGAAATGAAAATGTTCGGAGAAAAGGTCCAAGAAGCTGTTAAAGGCGGGGCCACTGGTGGGGACCTGGTTAGACAAACCATAGACTACAAAACTCTAAGTGATAACTGGAGTGATGTTGCTAAAATGATTGAAGGATCCGACACATGGAAAGGTGCACAAGCAAGATTATCTAGTGATGAAAGAGACGCTTTCAAAAGAGCTAGAAACAGCACAAGTCTTGCCGGAGCTGGCTCGGAAGACGTCAAACTCATTCAGAATATTCTTGGAAGAGATCGAGACATGGCTAACGTCATGACGCTTGGTCGCATGAAAGTTGCCAAGGGCCCCAGTAAGGAAGCTGCTGCAAAAGCAGGGTACAAGGGGGCAACTAGGAGACCCGGGTCTAAAGACGCTAAAACATATCTTTCTGAAGAAGAGAGAAAACGCGCTGAAGAAGCAAGCGACGTTGAAAATCTCGTGGACTTAACCCCAGAGCAAATGAAAGGGAGTGTCAGGATAGGTGGAGCAGAAAACTTCAAGGATAGATTGAACTCAACGGGAGTTGACACCGTCAAAACCAAAGATCAACTGGGAGCAGCGGGAGTCAGTGTTGGTGCAACTACTGGTGCGACTGGAGAACAATTCGCAAAGATAGCGGAAGCTTCCAAAACAACTTCCGAAACAAGCGCGTCGAATCTTGAGAAGTCCGATTCCATGGTCGGGCTTCTCACTGCCATAAAAGCTGCCACGGAGTCAATCAACGTCCAGTCCATGGGGGTGTCCATGCATTTGGGCGACATTAAACAGTTCATGAAGGGACCCGGCATTCATCTCGAAAAGAGCAAATGGAAGAACAATTCTGTTGAAGCCATGCGCTCCATGTTTGACGAGGTTCTTGAAGAAGAACTCACTATGTTCCTGTTTTCTTTGATTCAGTTCATGGACGAAGAAGGAAAAGCAAATAGGCAGCTTGTTCTTGGCGACCCCGGGGCAAGAGCTAAACTTATCGGAAAAGGCGGCGGGATCAGCACCCTTGCCGGAGGACAATTCACTGATTTGGCCACGCGCCCGGGACTGCTTCCTAATCCTTTGAAGCTTGGTGGCGGTGCCCCGACCAAAGATTTTGGCGGGGAGATTCCTGTAACTGGGATATACCGGCTTCAGAAGGGGGAAACTGTTACGCGAAGAGGAGAAAGTAGTGGAAAATCTACTACAGTGTCCGCCACGATCAATGTTAATGGGGCCAACGATCCGCATCTCGTGGCCGCCATTGTTAGAAACGAAATTTACAAACTTTCTGAGAAACACTGATCTTGACTAGGACCGTTTTTCCTTGGTAGAGTTCATTCATGAGCTCTACCAAACTGGTTCGATACACGATCTATTGCCACATTCACGTTGATTCTGGACGCCGCTATGTTGGTCTGACTTCTCAGACTGTGGAAAAGCGCTGGAAGAATCATATCCATGCAGCAAAGTCATCCAACGGAAAGAACTGTTTCCACTTTGCCAATGCGATTCGCAGATATGGCAAGGATGCTTTCACACACGAGGTGTTGGAAGTTTGCACCGATTTGGACCAAGCGAATTTGGCTGAAGAATGGTGGATTCGACAGCTTGACACGAGAAATCCTGAATTTGGGTTCAACTTGAAGCAAGGCGGGTCTCACACTCCGCATCCGATCAAGAACCCTTGGGATCGTCCCGGGTATCGAGAAAAACACAAGGACGATATTTTGTCGTGTTTGACGCCTGAAGCAAAAGCGAAGTCTAAGGCTGCTGCAGGGACTTTTGAAGGGCGCGCGAAGCGCAGTTCCATGTCCAAAGCCAAATGGAAGGATCCGGAGTTCCGCGAAAAATGCTGCGCGGCATCCAAACAGACATGGTCCGATTTGGAAAGACGGTCCAAAATGTCTTTGACCCAGTCTGAGATATGGGAGAATTCGGATGTTCATGAAAGGGCGTCGCACGCCATAAAGAAAAAGTGGCAAGACGATGAATATCGGGCCGTTGTTTCATCAGCTTCAAAAGAGTCAAACAACAGGCCGAGTGTCAAAGAAAAACTTCGTCAAGCAAGAGTTGGAAAGAAAGCTTCTGACGAGACAAAAGCCAAACTTTCAAACACAGTTAAACTAAGGTGGCAAGACCCCGCATATAGAGAGCGGCAGTTAGAAACGCATCGGGGAAAGTCCCCTGGTCAGTCTACGCGCGACAAACTGCGTTTGACGAGCGGGAAGTTTGAAATGGAGGATGGAAAAATTGTCGCCAAGCTGTGCGACAAGCATGGCCGAGTTTTGCCGGGCGATTTTAGCGTTCGCAGATTTGACGGTGGGAAGATCAGTGTTGTGTGTTTGCTTTGTTCTCGAGAAAGAGATACTATGTCGACGGCATAGCGGTATTATGAAGACGGACGTTTAGGATGCCCCTGGCCCACATTCCATATTTCAAGCCGCCTTCATCCAATGAAGCCTCCACCGTGAACAACGGAATTGGGAGGCCGATGATTTTTCAGGTCACGCAGGTCGGAACTCTCGAGCCCCTTTGGCCATATGTTCTTGCCTTGCATGTGAACCCGAGCTCTTTGCAAGAGCAGTTCACTAAAAACAAGAATGTCGTCATGACGCGCGGCGGCTTTGTCGAATTTGTGTGGCCAGACGACTTGGACTCTCTTTCTGCTGATTCCACGACCGGAGCGTTCATAGGCCCGGATTCGGGGTTGACGTCGGATGGGGCCAACCCAAACTATGTCATGCGCCGCGGCGCGGATTCCACGAGAAGCTTTCGCGGGAGGCATGGAACGATAGCTTGGGAGAGACACACAGACCTTCTTGAGCTTTTTAGGTCAAACGGTCAAATTTTCAATGGCGGCGTTCCTGTTTTGCGCAGCCAAATTATGTGCATATATGACCGCGGCATTTACTTTGGGTGGTTCACGAATTTTGACATAACAGAGACAGGCGACACGCCGTTTCAGTTCAAAGTTTCCTGGGAGTTCAAGGTTACGCGCGTCGTGTACAGAATTCCTGGAATTCCGGGAGACGAGCCTGTCTATGAACAAACATCAAACCCGACGACGCCAGGAAACAATCAGGACACGCGAGATCAAGAAATTAATCAGTTGTTCAGCTCAAACAACGATGTTGAACAGCCAATCGATCCTGATGTTCTCGCGGCAATGAAGCCTGTGGACAGCCCACCGTCGGAGTCGTCTCAACAGAGCTCGACGACAGACACCAGTTCTAAAACCAACACCCCCTGAGAGCCATGCCGTCTTTTCTACAGCTACAAAACATCGCTTATGATTTGACGCAGTATCTGGGCTTGATCGGCACACACCCGTCTGTGCAAACGAAAGCGATTAGCGGCGAATCGTTTGCCACTTGCGTTACTTCTCAAAACTGGAAGCCGTTTGTTGTCGGAATCCTAGCGCCAGACAACCCAATAAACTTCGTTCCTGTTAGAAGAATAATGCAGGAAATCAAAAAAGCTGAAATGCCGCAAGGACAGCTTCCCGGACAGGATCGCCCTACGTATGCTGAGGTGGACAAAGTAGCGAAGAGCGGAAAAGACGCTAAAGGAGCAAACGCGGGAAACATCGTGCCCATGGAGCACAAAAACGTGCCCATTGACGAAGTAATATCAAGTCTTTCAAACGCGTGGGCGAAACGCTCCGGGTCTCCACCATCTCCAGAGCTATTGGCTCTTTTGGTTGGAAACCTGTTGAACGAATGCTCCGGCACCAAAATGAAAGATGGGAAAACGACGCTTCCGAGTTCGATCAGTCCGCCCAATTATAACGCGTGGGGGTACCATGACGTCGGAACGAAGCCTCCGACGTACATGGCCCAGTGGAATGCTGAAACGTCCATGTGGGAGGACGGCAAAGGAAACACTTGGTTCGCCAACGGGGCTCAAGGTCAGAACGATGGAACTATCGGCATGCTGCGCGGAAAGCCCCCGAAAGCGCAGCTGTGGTTTGCTCCTCAAGATGGAAAATCGACTCTTCCTAGAGCTGGCGGGTCGAAACCGTCTAAGAAGGGGTCGTCGGCAGACAGTGACGCAGGCAACGCTCAGAAGTTTTACGCGGCCATAGATCGACCCGGGTCTAGGTTTCTTGGAACAGACACTGAAGGAGGCGTTGTTTACATAAGCAGCTATAGAGCTTTTCCCACATGGCAAGATGCTGCCGACGAATTCATCAGATACGTGTACACGAGCTTTCCGGACGTTAAAGACGCCACCACTCCTGAAGGTTACAACGATGCCATACAAAATAGGCAAACAAAGGTAGGGACGGGTGAAGTGGAAGCAGGTAGCGAAGAATGGGGTCGCTTATACAACTTTCACGACACTAGCGACAAAGTTAACGCTGACTATGTCAAGGGTTTGAGGAGAGCTCAAGAAGCGTTTTTGAACCATCAGGAGTCTCAGGGTCTTTCTGGCGGTAGCAGTGGCGTTGGCGGGGCTGACGCCACTGACGACCCGAGTCAGAGAATCATGGCCTATGGCGCCTCCTTTGACCCGGATAACCCGCTGGAGCCTGCGTTTGGAAGAAACATCGCGGTGGACGAGTATAGAACGCTCATGCTCTACAGTCAGATGAATGGCATCAAAGCCCAGCTTGAAGCCATGAGGAACATCCCCCAGCTTCTTCTTTTGGTGAACCCTCAAGAATTCAGAAGAAGCCACGAAAACATGGTAGACTTTGGAACAAAAACCCGGGTTGGGAACGTTGTTCATACTTGGTTAGAGCAGCCCATAAAGATAAGCGCGAGCGGGCAAACGGCTTCTCAGTTTGCAGTATATGCAGACATGACCGGTGGTTTGACAAATTATAACCGAGTGCACAGCCTTAGTTATCGGAACCTGATGTCTCTGATGATGCTGTATAAGAACAACGGCATGCTATACGACTTTCCGTCTGGAACCGACAGTGGAACTGGCGGACAATTCGGATCAGTTGCAGGAGACGGGTCCATAATTTTGACCGGATCCGTTTTCATTTACTATGACGATCATGTGTACATAGGGTCCTTTGACAATTTCAGCATCACGGACGATGCTAGCAAACCGCACAACTTGGCATACTCGTTTGCTTTCACTGTTCGATACGACATACACATCGACATCGGGGTTGACGCTCAGTTGTCGTCTGTGTTCCGAGGATAAAACATGCCGCGCACCTCTGCATTTAAAGGAACGTGGGAAGAAAATAAGCGGCCTTACATTACGATCGCTCCTGACGCATACGTTGCCATACAGGGGCAAACGAGTGTTATCACCTGCGGGGAATGCAACCGAAAAATTGATGTAAACAAGTATTTGACAGGGATATCGACTGAAGCGTCTGTAGACTCGCCGCCCGGATCTGCAACAATAAACCTGTCGATTCCAGACACGGATGCCAACGATTTTTATATTGAAGGAAATTTCGTCATTATCCCAATGATGGAGATTGAAATATACGCCAAGGGGTACTACACAGTTGGCGGCCTTCCTCAGTATTATAGGATCTTCTGGGGAATGGTCATCAGCATATCGAAGAATTGGTCAAACGGAACGACCACATACACTCTTAGCTGCAAAGACATGCTCCACTGGTGGGAGAAAACGAATATCATACTGAATCCTGCCTTCGTGGGAGGCGAGGGCGCGAGTTGCGGATACCAGCTGTTTCAAAATCAATTTGCTGGAATGAACCCGTACACGATCATAATAGCATTGGCCAAAGAGTCCATGGGGGACTTCTCAATCACTGAAGGGTCGTTCACGTCTTACAAGCCAGAAGCAGGCCCCGAGGGGGCGGTTGTTGGACAGTATGCTAAAGACGTGATGGCATATTGGCAGTTAAAATTTGGGAACATTTGGAACTCTCTCGTTTTATATGGAACATCCGGGACTGCATATACTTTTGAGGGAGTTGGCATGGACATCTCCCCGGTTCGATTTGCCAATTCGATTTTCAAGAACGAGGTTGAAGTTCTGGCAGAAAATGCTCTTACAGCTGATTTCAAGGTTCAGCCTCATGAAATAGCAGCGTTTAAAGTAGACATGCAGCGGGCGGGGGACGTTCAATTTTTTCAGAACGACACTCAAAGCAAGCTTTCTGTGGCGCTCACCGCCAGGGATCAAATTCAGTACGAGTTTTACTGCGACACGACTGGCGACATTGTGTTCAAGCCCCCATTTTATAATTTGAACACAATTCCAAACAAGCCTGTGTCATGGATAAACGACTTTGAAATAATTGACGACAGCATAAACGACACTGAACAAGAAGTCACGACGCACATGACCTCGAGCGGAAATGCGTTTGGGGGAGTGACTGATTGGGGGCTGACTGACGAGATAACCGCTCCAAGAACTGGAGTCATCGACTGGCACTTGTTGAAACGGTATGGATGGAGAAGGCAAGATTTTCAGTGCGAATGGGCGGGAAACCCGAGAAAATTGTTCTGGTTTTTGCTCGACATGATGGACAGGGTGAATGCTAAGCGCCACAATGGGACTGTCACTATTCCCATGCGTCCTGAAATTCGCATGGGCTTCCCTGTTTGGATCCCGTACTACGACTCGTTCTACTACGTGAACGGGGTGTCGCACACGTACTCGCCTGGTGGCCAGGCTACGACAACGCTTCAGCTTGTGGCCAAAAGGTCGAAATTCATAGCTCCGAAAAATCTCGGGCGAATAAAGCGCATTCCGGCAAAGCCTGCAAACAAACCTTCGCCGAACGCTCAGTCCGGAAACAAGGCTGACAAAAATCAAAAAGCTGCCACAAAGACGGGGAATGACTCTTCTCCCAATCGGAAGTATCACACTTACGAAATCAGCTTTGACGGCGCTGTCGGACAAACCGCGGGACTCGGGACTGAAAATCAGCCCAATGAAGATCAGCCCGTGATTATAAGAGACCCGACCACTGGCAAGCTTCTGGGGTATCCAAATGTTGTCATGGTGTATAGGACAACTTACGGAGGCCTTCCGCTTGTTGAACAAGCGAAGCAGCGTGGAAAAGTTGCTTCGCACACTAAGTCCACTAACTCGACTACGGTTTCCCAGTACAGATACGACCAAGTTGTGAGATCTCTTTACACACAACTTCAAAATGATCAAAGAACGGCAATCATAAACAGAATCCGCATGCACAGGTATGAGGCTGGCATGTCAAACGCTGGTCTCTACGACTATGCCGTAGATGAGAGCGGAGACTTTAAAGAAATGTCTGTCATTCCGATTGACTCCATCATATGGGGGGCCGGAACAGACGATCCGAAAGCTAAAAGCGGCGCTGTCACCTCCAGCACTTACGATCAAAGCAAAAACAAGAAAGGCAAGGGAGGCGTTCCTGGAGGAAAGACGCAAGAGCCCCCTGAAAAAGACCGAGGTCAGTCGCAGTATGAGGAGAGAACTGATCAGCTGAATGCAAAAATCAAAGCCATAAACGTTCAGCTGAATGGTGAAAAGTCAAAAGACAAGAAGTCCGATGGTGGTCTGATCGGAAAACAAAGAGAACTGGCGAAGAAGATGTCTGCTGCGAAAACAGACTTTCTTCAAACAGTGAAGAAAAATCATAAGGGCAAGGCGTACAATAGCGTAAAGCCTGAAGAGTATAGCGAAGAGGAAAAGCAGAAAAAAGCAACGGCTGATTCTTTGAAACAAGAATACGACGACGTCACTGCTCAGATAAAAGCGCTTCAAGCAGAGTCCACAGAGCTGAATAGACAGGTTAAAGACTTCAAGATTGCCAAAAACCTTAACGTTTCAGTTCGTCCCGTTTCTGACGAGTTTGGCTTTGAAGTCATAGGGCACAATAGATACGGTCGCGGAGTTTTTGTGGACAGAGGACACTTGAAGTTGAGGATGGCTGGGCAGGAAGCGAACGAGCTTCGGATTCAGTTTTCTGCTTCTGGGGGCTTTTTGACAAATCCTCCCACAAACCTCAAGTTTGGTCTCCAAGCAGACACGACTCCTGCTGCTTTCGAAAAAATGCAGCCTGAAGATTGGATCACTGGCGCATCGACGCATGCCCAAAATGAAGTCACCATGACGAGCGTCAACACATACTCGTCTGCTATAAATCACCAAATTGACGCTAACGCTCAAACTGGCGCCATTTTCATAGAAGCAGATGCAACAAGGCGCTCTAAAACGATTTGGGAGCTCCAACCGACGCTCAGCACTTTGGACGCCGTTGGATTTCCGGAGTGCAACTGTCAGATGAGCCGGTTTCAGTGGTACTCACTTCTTCCAAAATCGGTTTTGAACCAAATTTTGGGTCAGCAGGAATCTTATTATCTTGGTTCTGTCATATACGTCAGAACTGGATTCGTGTACGTCGATCCAAACACGGGCATGGAGACGCAGAACCCAACTTCAAGCGCCGTCAGGGATCCGGCAACCATTTTTGCTGGTCCTGAAGACATTCAGAAGATCAATGACGAGTGGAACAACAAGCTTTTTGCTCTGTATGAAGCCACCGATCCTGTGACCGGAAAAAAACTTGAGAAGAGGGTGGAAGTTCCTGACAAGGAGTCCGCTTCGGCTCAAATAGAAGAGACGGGAGTCACGTCTGTCGGATGGGAAAACGGGGCAACCGTAAAATCGACAAAGCCAGATTTTTTCACTTTGTTGAACGAATATCTTGTGGAAAGGTTCAACGAGAGCTTCAAATATAACGAGGAGCGCGAAATTCAAGACTCCGGAATAGACCTCGGCGTTGAGATTTTCGAGGCCGGGCAAGACTCATACATCGACCCGGACAGCGTGCTGGGAGCTTCTGGCGGCTCATTGTTTGACAGAGCTTCTTTGGGGGACCCTGATGCTCTTGAAGCTTTGCAAAATCAAGTGAACTTTGATTGGTCGTCGAGTGAGAAAGCTTTGGATGAGGCGCAAAAAGTTTCAAACGACGAAGGAGTTTTTGTATTCGGAACCTACGACAAGGAAGAATCCATGGCGCCTGGAACCGGGACTGCTAAGGAGTCTACAGGAGTTTCCCTCGGCGGTTCGCTCATTACTCCTGTTGGTGGAAACATAACCTCTTCTCAGCCCCAGCCGTTCACTCCGGCTCCGGTTAAGATCAACACCACCCCGACGATCCCGGAAAACAACGCTTTGCCCACGAAGACGTTCACCCCGAACTACACGTCTCCTTCAAAGTCCAATTCCCACTCTGAGGGACTGCTCGAGAACAATCCCTCTTTGTCGAAGAAATAACTACCTCTGTCTTATTGCTTCGACAAATTTTGTCTCACACTTGCTTGGCTCCAGGAGATATAAGACGATTTGTTCCACAAATCTGCTTATAGGAACAATCACATACATGGACTCAAAGCTTGACCCGTCCGACGACTGGTCGATCATGTGTCGAATGTTATTGACTGTGAACATCGCCACCACGTAGTTTTTTTCGTTTTCTGCATTAACAGAGCATTCCGTTTTTGCTTGTTTTCTGACGTGGGAAAGCAGATTTTTGTCTTCCGTATATAGACACACAGCCACATCATGGCCTACTTGCATGGCGGTGCCTGCTGAGGTTTCCCAACGCCCTTTGTCTATAATAGCACCGCTTATGGTGACTGCTTGGATTTTCGACAGCATCTCTGACTTTACAAGTATGGTGACTCATGGCATATGATAGAAATTTTGCGCCTCCGCCTGTGGGGGACCCGAATCTTGCTGGCGGCATCAGGTCTCAGTCTCTTCAATCTAGAGAGGCTCATTCGTTTTTGTGGACTGGGCATGTCATACATGTTGACGTGGAGACAATGGTGTGCTCCTTGTCTGTTGACATGGGCGGGGCGAAAGAATGGCATGACGTTCCAATCCCAGCTCCTGCTGGCACCGGACCGAGGTCTTGGGCTGGGTGTGTGCCTGAGCCAGGTTCAAAGGTTTTGATTGAATGGAAAAGATTCGACAATCGAAATTTTCAGCCATACATTGTCGAATTTTTAACATCCGGGACGTTCCCCGCTCGTCATTACGAACCTTTTTCCACATGCGACCCCGAAATCGCGAAAGAAGCGCTTGAACTGGACCCGGAGCTTGCGCTGGACCCGAGATATAGGCTCGATGTCATTCGCTTGAAGGCCAGGAAAGCTTATGGAGGAGATTTCCTAGCTTCTTCTTCCGGAGGATCGGATTTTCTCCTCGATAGGGACACAACCCTGCAAAACCGTGCTGGAAATGAGTTTAAGCTTCGAGACGCCGATCAAACATCAGTTTTGCAGACGCTGAACGAGTTTGTAAGCAGTTCTGCTGGCCTATATAGGCGCGGCCTTATTCGCAGAAACGCATTTGCTTTCCTTCCGGATCTCATGTTGTCTGCAGAAGGAAGGGACTTCGGGAAGATTGGCGACGAATCAGTAGAGGATGCTTTGGCGGCCAACACTGTGACGATCACAAACTCTGAGGGGGAGTGGGACGCTGTTCTTGTCGATCAGATCGATATGACAAGCCCAGCGTTTGATGTTCTCACCAAGTTTGGTCTTGTTGACGCAACGGGGAAAATTGTCGTTCCGGACCAGTCTGACCCGGTGTATCCGTTTGTCGTCATGCAGGATGGGAGGCGGCAAAGCTACATAGTTGAAAAGAATCACGATCTTCGTTGGGACCAGCACGACGAATGTTATGTGGAAGATAGAGCGGAAATATATCACACGCACGATGGGATTATGTCCGTCACCGAGGAGGGTGACGGAATTCAGGTCGACAACCCGTTGGATCGCATCTTCATAGAAGATGTTAAAGGGACTGTGGTCGGAAATGACCCGTACTCCGACCCCGGAAGAACCTTATACAAACGTGTTTTGTCCATGCGAATGTTCAGCGATTTGGACGACATGGAGTCCCCGCAAACAGAGTTGTTTGCTGTGGACACTGCTCAAAGTCCGTCCTTGGCTGACACTATAGCTCTTGCTCGTTTGTTCACGATAAAATGCCCCTCTGACGATGCCAAGAAGTATACGTTTGGAATAACAAAAGAAGGGCGCGTTTTCCTGAATGTTCCATGTAGCAGAGAGGAAAGACAATCGATCGACATGGTTACGTCTGGCGGGGTTAAAGCATTTCTCGGCCCCAATGCCGACAGGGTCAGCCTGAATCTAAAGACTCTTGGCGGCATAAAGCTGGACATAGGGTCTTTCAAAGACGACACGTCTGACGAGAATGATTCCGTGTCTGTCGACGTCACCCTTCACGGAAAAATCAAAACAAACTATGTTGGCCTTCAAGGCAGAGAAACCACAGTCAACGGAACTGATTACACGTCTGTTGGAGGCTCGCACGTCGTTGCTGCCGGCGGCGGATCTGTCGTGGCATGCGGTGGCGTGTCCGCGCTTGAAGCTGAAGGAAGGCGTGTGAACGTAGGTACCGGCGGATACGTTTTGCGCAGCCTTGGGTCTTATGACGTCACATGCCTCGACAAAGCTTCCGAGTCTTTTGCGAAACTAAGAACTGTAACAAACTATCTTGGGTCAATGAAGCTCATCGTTGCTGGAGTGGACAGCACGCTCATGATAAGCGGGGTTCACAGCACAACTGTTGCTTCCGGATCTTATTCTGTGACTGTTGGCGCCGGAAGTTTAGCTTTGACGTCTGGCGTAGCAGCTTCTGTGGTTACCGGGGGCCTTTTGACTATGGCAGCTGGGTCCACGTTTTCCAATGCTGCTGGCGCGCACACTACAGTTGCCGGGGGAACCAACATGATGATTGGGTCTGTTGCCATGATTCAAGCTCCTGTGGTCAAAATAGGCATGACCGTTGTTGGAAACATAGTTGCCGGGATACCTGGTCCTCCAGTTCCTCATCGCGATTACATCACTGGCTTCCCTTTGCTTAGTGTTCCCACAGCATTCATAGGTCCGTGACATGCCTCTTGACCCTCTAACCGTTGGCGGCATAATGCGAGTCAGTCTGCTCAGCGCAGGCCTTGTTGGCTCTGGAAGCAGTCAGCTGGCTGCCGCGTTGACTGGAGCTCTTTGCACATATGGGACAACGACAATGTCTGTTGGAACTATAGATGTTGGCACAGCTGGTGCTGGAAAAGGGACGGGAATTGGCGTCATCGTTCCTCAGCCCTTTCTCTCGGCCTCTCTTGCCACTTCTTTGCCATCGAACGGCGTTGCAGGGCTTTCCATGCCCCAGCTGGCACTCGGCATTTCTACTGGGTACTCGGTGGCTCTTTCCGGGGCTATCGTAAACACGTTCCACCCGTCAGTCGGAGTCGGAACTGGGAAACTTCAGATAGCTCCAAACACAGTGGCTTCCATAGGGGTGTTCATTCAGGCTTTCTTTGCTGCAGGGTTGACTGGCAGCATGGCTGTTCCTCTTGCAACCGCGGTGGCCAAAGGTCTTGACGCTGTTCTTCCTGCTGCCACGGGCGTCGTTGCCATAGTCGGCTCTCCAAGCGTCGTATCATCTTCTGGAGTGGGAAGTGGGAAGCTTAGTTGACGGAATGAGTATTGGTTTCGCTCGGTAGGTACTGTCGAACATGACTTTGAACACAAGTGGAGCATTGCTCGAAGGGATGCGTTTCAGCACCGGAAACAACGTGTATACGTTTCCTCCGGACAACCTGGTTCTTGCTTCAAATCAAAACATTTTTTCATCCATATCGGAACGTGCTGAATATGTGATCGTTTCCGGAACGCTTAACCCTTCCAAAAAGCAGTTGGAAATTGCCGATCCGGACTTGGTGTTTTATTGGTCTCGAAACGAGCCCGGGGTGACTAGGTTTGATTACGACAGCTACTCTGGCAGATGGATGCCAATGCCAGGGTCTTGTCCGAGAAGCGCAGGAGGACTGTCCAACACATCAAGATTGTCTGTTCCTGTTCCAGACCCTGCCAAAGCTTCCGGCGCCCCATTTTCTTTATACCTGGACGACAATCCCCGTGTTGAGTTTTTGCTTAGCTTCATAGGATCTAATGATTTCACAAATCCGATTTTGCTTCCGGGGCTGACAGTTGAAATAAACGATAGCGGCTTTTTGAATTTTAGCTCAATAGACATCGCATCAAACGAAGATAAACCGGTAAGCTATACTGGTCAAAATTTTACGCCAAGAACGCATGGCAGAGGAGACGTCGGGGTCCTTCCAGACTTTGCCTCTACAGACTACCGGTTGTTCATGAATCCGAGACCGGCTTCCGGCCAAATCCCTCGCATAAGGATTGGATACGGCCCACACCTCGTTTCAGAAGAAGTTAGCTCCGAGTCTTTGCTCACTCCCCCTCCGGCAGGAACAGTCAGGTGGTCTGCCGACACTGGCCGTCTAAAATTTTCTGTTGAAGATGTGTCCGCAAATTCAGGCGAAACTATTTACTATGACGGCGTGTTTCTTGGGTCAGAACAATTTGACAGACACACGACCGCCATAGCCGGATCGTGGCCTAGTGTCTCTTTCAATATTCTTTCTGCTGTAGGCGCGATGGACATAAAGCGATTTATCGTGTTTGCAGAAAAAGACGGCGAGACCAGAAGGTACTTCTCCACCACGACATACTCCTCTTCTAGCGCCCCAACGTCGGGGTGGTGCTATGTGGACCTAGACACCGGGAACTTTTACCTGTCGTCCACGGACGTTTCAAACTTTTCCGGCTGGACGTTTTGGTATCTTGACGCTCTTCTCAACATAGGAGCCGTTGGTGTTAGCGTGCAGATGCGAAGATCTGCGGTGAACAGGTCTGGAGAGGCGTCTGTCCCAGACTTTTCAGTTGTGTACGAAGTTGTTCAAACGCTGTCTGACAATCTCAATCCGTATCCGTTCGCGATGCTTCCGACTGTTCCGACGGTGGATGAAGACCTGAGGTTTCAAATAGATGTTGGGACTGGGTCGTTTGTTGGCGATCTCGTGGACTCTTCCGACGCAACGAAAAGAGGGTACGGATACCTGTTGGATCTCAGCCAAAAGCAGCTGAAGTTTACGGCAAGGGCAACGCCGAGGGCATACAGTCTTCCAAAAGACCAATCTTCCATCAAGCTTGACGGGGCGGCGCTAGTAAACCGCGGCGTCGAAGTTAAAAGAGACGGAGTTTTGCTTTCGGCGTCTGAATTTGATCTCGATTCTTCCTCCGGTTTAATCGAATTCGTTGAACCGATCGGGGAAGGAGAAGTAGGCGCAGTTGAAGTGTCCGGTAATTGTTCCGGGTCAGTGTTTACAACCACTTCCCCTATTTTTTCGAGCAGCGATTCTGGCAAGCGATTGCTGGTTTACTCTGGTGAAAACTCTGGAATTTACGACATTCTTTCTGTGGAATCTAGCACAAAGGTATCTGTATCTCCTGCGTTTGTTCACTCTGTGGACGCAAGTGCTTCTGTCAGATCTACTGACGAAATCATAGCAGATCGCTTGTGGACCCCAGTTGTTTCAACGCCGAAAAAATTTTCAATCTACAGAAGTCCTAATGGGCCATCGGGGGCGTTTACGAAGCTTGATGTTGGGAGTTACTCTGTCAAGCAGTATGTTGGTCAAGTCAGTGTTTCCACGGCTGCTCTTCCCGGGGAGTCTTTCAGGATCGAGTACGTTTCTTTAGACTCGGAAGACGGCGGGGTCACCGTCACTTCGACTCAGCGTGTCGAAACAGCCTTGTTCAAAATAAGTCAAGAGGACGCGACATTTTCTGTGGGGTCCAAGGTTTTGACGTTCAACGCTAACGGCAAAACCGTGAACACTGAACACCCCATTGTTTTATACGTAGAAGGCGTCACTCAGGACCCGAATTTTTTCGTCTTCACGGCGCCCGGAACCATAACTGTAAGCGACGCCATACCCTCTGGGCCTGTCACTGTTGACTACTGGGTTGAAGAGGCAATAGGCGGAGAAACTATAATAAATTTGCAGCATTATCCTGTGGATTATGACAGTTTGAAAGTGTTGGGACCAATTCCCGGTCAAACGATCGTTGGGGATCAAAGCATGCAAGTAAGCGGTGACCAAACCGCAACGCTGAAAGCACGATGTGCTTTGCTTCTTGAAGATCAAGACATGTTGTACATATCCGAGTCGTCTTACGACCCCGGGGCCGATGTCACAAAAGTTTTGTTCAGTCAGGGTGTTTTATCAGATAGTGAGAACGTTAAAGTAACCGGAACGATAAACACGTCCCGTTCCGGTAATTCTTTGTTTTTTGCTGCATTATCAAACCCTCCATACTTGGTTGCTGAAACCAACGCGGTGGAAATATTCGTCAGCGGAACAAACTCTGTGCGCGTGCACGGGGACGTTTCGGCTTTGTACAAGGCTGGAACAGTCATGGATTTTGACGGGGATCCGTACTGGATTCGAGGTTCCAAGTATGACACTGCGTCTGACATAACGACGATAGGAACCGCCGGTTCTGCAAGAAGAAACTACATAACGCCCGTAGTAAAACGGTCTGTGCGCCCAGTTTTAAACCCGTCTTCTGAATTTTCCACATTGCGTCCGGCACACATATCCAGGGGGTTTACTCTCGCAAAGATGGGTTCGTCTTCATCTGTTCTGCAACAAGGCGTTGACTACGACCTTGGCGACGACGGCGTGATAAAATTGAAGTTGGACATTGCGTATGGAGATGTTCTTCGCGCAATGTATGTAGCTCGCGTCATGCAGCCATCCGGAACTGTTTTCGAGTTCAACTTTGCTCGAGAAATAGCCCCGGACGGTTCAAACGGGCTGGCTGGGCAGAAATTGGTGGCGCATTACAACCTCCTGGCGCCTGATACGTTTTTTTACCGAGTTGAAACAGTTGTTTCCATGCTTCCGGAAGCCAAGGAGACTGTTGTTGGTGGGGACGTTGCCACTTCTTCTGGACCCAACATAGTCAGCACTCCTTCTCAGCAAACAAAGGACTCCGGCCTTCCAAGCCCGTGGTATTATAGCGCCCATTACCGGAACGTGGACGTTGTCGTGCAAAGGTTTTTGCTATACTATAACGATCTAATAAACATGTACGAAGATTTGTTCGAGTATGTTGATGGAAGACATGTTGGAGGGACGTCTGGAAGATTCAGATACGACGGCGTTTTAGGGAGAGTTGTTTCAACTTATGACGAAATCAAAAACGACATAGACGACAGCGTTGTGTTGTACAACTCATTCTCCATGAGCAGTGCATTTCCGCCCACCCAGGTTTCTGTACCGGTCTATGGAAAAATGTCTGACACAAACAACTTGTCCAGAATTTTTCCAACAACTAAGACCGGTGCTGCGTTCATTGGAAACGTCAGCACAGCAACCACTGGACAGCAAGTTGGAAGCTATGACATAGAAAACATCGTTTCCACGGGCACAACTGTTACATCCAGAGCTTCTGCATTTTTCACTTCATCCCTTCCAATCACTGGAGGGACACAGTTCACCTTGGACTCGTCCTCGTCAGCTACGGAGTTAACAAATGTTTTGACTGGCGGGTCAGTTCATTACGGAACGAATGGGGACTCAAGCTCGCTGACGCCTCCATTCACGATTGGTCAAAAAATTCAGGCATTCGATTTGGACGAGATAGTCATCGGGGAAGGTGAAATCACGGACGTAGATCCCGTGGACGCATATGTCGTGTTTACGACGATTAAGACCAGTGTTCAAATCGGAAGTCTTGCCCAAACGGCGGCAGACTTTGAAGGCGACGCGAACATGCAGCATATGTACACGCCGGGGGTCGACTACCTCGTGTCCTCCGATTCTGGGCAGATTGTGTATTTTAAAACGCCAACAGGATCTCTTTTTCAGAACAACCCACTTCAGGGAAATGAGATCATCCATGCTAACATAACTTTCGGTAATACAGACCTGGCGCCGTTCAGATTTCCTGCCCTTGACGGTTTGGAACTGGACGATTCCGGACATCAAAGCGTTCCGAGAACGAGAAGCAAATGTGAGCTCAGGTGTTTGATTCAGGAACTTTCGTCAGTTAAAGTTGGATCTGCAAAGTATCCGATTTTTAGCGGACCACTGACTGATGTTGAATCCAATGTTCCGCTAAAAATCGGGGATGAAATTCAGTTTGTCAACGGTCCGAACAATGGATTTTCTACGACAGTCACGAACATCTCGTCCGGAAATGTGCACACTAGCCCCCCATTACCCTATTTAACCCCCTCCGAAAGCGACTTTGTGGTTGGGGTCCATGAGTTCGAGTCATTTCTTGGCGACGAGGTAATGATTCTAAACAAGGAATTGGAAAAGCTGGGTTCTGTCATGGGGATGTTTGGGACGACTGTTACTGGCGGGTCCGGGATCGCCACGTCAACCTCTACGTGGCAAGACGCTTCTGCCAACTTTTCTGAAACGGAGGGCATGTTGCTCAGGGTTATGGACGGTCCGAGCATGGGTCTTTACAGAATAGATTCAGCTTCTGGAGACACAATAACGATAAGCCCGTCTCCTTATTCCCAGTTCATATTGGGAATAGGGCAATACCTGATTGTGGAACCGTGGCCGTTTTTGAACGAGTCTGAGTTCCAATTCGTGTCATGGTTCCACAGAAGCACTCTCGAGTTTCTTCAGTCCACGACGTCTTGGCTCGCGTCCCCGACGCTTTCCGGCTTTGTAGGAAGAATGAACGACGTGGAACGGAGAAGAAGAGATTTGAACGATGCGGTAAGCGACTCCGGGTCTCTCACAAGTTTGCTTCGAAACGGCGACAATCTTTATGACACGAGGTACCTGTGGATAAATCAAAGAACGAACAGGGAGACCGGACTGGTTCAGCTTCAAGCTCGGGCATACCTTCAGGGTGTGATCACGATAGCAAAAGTGACGGAGAACCAACGCAAAAGGTTTCTGATGGAGTCGGTTGCGTCGGTTGCGGGTCTGGTGTGAAATGGTCGCATTCGCACAAGCTAGCCACAAACCCGGCTTTCAAGAATCTTCTTTTGGCTTTGCGTGACGGGTTGGAAAAAACGATAGACGCTGAAAAAGCCAAACTTGAAGAATACGTTCAGGCGAGGAAGCGAATGGGTGGCTGATCATGGCCGAGTCTTGGATCAACCTAAAGTTAAAAGTAGACCCGCTTGCCTCGCTGCGGCCACCGCTGAAGTCTGCGCTCGTTGTTCTTGAAGCTATTGAAAAAATCCTGGAAGCTTTGCTCGCCTTGATAAAAGCTTTCATGCTGGACCTATTAAACCCGCTTCGAGCGCTCATTGCTCTTCTTCTCGCAGCGATTCGCGCAATTTTGAATCAGATAAGGTCTACAGGATTTGCTGTTTTGCTGGTTAGGCCGGATTTTCGTAGATCCGATCTCCGCGGCGTTTTTAACTCTGTGTCTGGAGGGTACAGAGCATTCGAGTCAAAAGTAATAGGAAAATTTTACGATGATTCTGACCCATTTCGCCCTCAGTATACTCCCGGCATGTATGCTGCGATGGCAGTTTTTTACATAGGAGTTGAGTCTCCCGGAGACTTGATGGGAGAAATACTGGCGCTGCTTGACTTGATAAAGCATCCCATGGACGACATAGGAGTCGCCGCTCCCGTTGGACTAACAGTCAGCACTCCATCGCAAAGTGGAGACCCGGCTTCTCAATTTTGGCGCCTCTTTGAACCGTCTGCTGCAAACAAATCTCTTGTGCTCGAGTGGAAAATGCCTACGTCTGTTTCAGGCATTGGGTCCCCAACTCTTGTAGGACAAATTGCGTCTTCTCTTCCAAGTTACAATCTTGGGCAGAAATTCATAGTGGAAAGAACTGACGACGACAAGCCGTCTGGCGAGGTTGTGCTCGTAAAGCTCGACACTAAAACGCAGGGCAGCAGAGTTGAAAACACCATTCGTCGATACAATGTTCCGTCTGTTTCCACAAAGGTAGCTGTCAAAGAAAGAAATGGCGGAAAGTATAGGTTTTTCAAAGTTCGAAGAAAAGCAGATGACTCCACGTATTTGGGGGGTTTGACTGGAACATATAGATACATAGACACTGGTCTTGTTCCAGGCAGGGCGTACCGGTACAGGGTTCGAGCGTACATGGGGACCTTGAACGAAACTTATGTCGACAATGATCACATTAAAACAGCAGACGACGCCGCAAAGTATTTGACAAAACAGGATGCGAATAGCGGAGTGATCATAAACTATGGCAAAAAAGTTGTCATGGGGAAGCCAAGCTCAGTTGTTCGCGGATATGTTCCTGAAGAGACGTCCGACAACGACATATTCAACATGTACACGGACATCATGAATGCCGTCATGGCAGCTTTGTTGTTGAACTTTGAGCTTCCTCCCGCGTCCTTGGGCGACAATGCCACTGTTGTTGAACAAAAAACCGGGTGGGGAAGTCTGGCGGTTTTGGCTGGCCCAGTTGGGTGGATGAAGGTTGAGAAAAAGTACAAGGCCTCGTCATTTTCAGGACACCCGTTCTTGAAGCCCGCGATGCGGAGGGTTGTAAACCCAGTGCTGGAGAAGCTCAGGAAACAACCACAACTCGTAAAAAGACTTTCTAAGTCATGGTCGGCTGGCGTTAAAGAAACTGTTGAAAGAATTTTGCTTCAGGTCGGGTATGAATTTGAGACGAGCGGGCTCGGTCCACCTCCTCAATATGACTGGGGCGTATTTGGTCTCAGAGGAGATGTGACAGACGCCATGAATGCTAATATTAGAACATATTTGGCGTTGGAAGATCCGAGTTATGCCACATCGGCTGTTGGTACATATTACGGTCCGCTTCCACGCGAAGCCGGCGCTCAAGGCGCGCATGCTACCGTTCAAGAGCGCACCGACCTTGCCGACTTTTTGAGGCTAGCCCTTGCCATAAACGATCAGTCAGCAAACTACTTGCAGTGGTATTCGGTGACGGTCGGAGACTTGTTCCCTGCTCTTGTCCCTTATTTGTACGACTTCGAGCAGTGGATTCTGGCTCTCTTGAAAGCTTTAAACAGTGCCTTGCAAGAAATTGCTGACATAATCGAAACCCTGCTTCAGCGCGTTAGAGACTTGGAACAGCTTCTCAGAGCGATCATGGCGCTTCTTGAAATGTTGAACATCGATTTGACTGTAAGCGCCATGTCGGTTACTGGAAATAACGGCGTAGAAGACTTGGTTCAGGGGCTATTGGCATCTGAAGACAAGCCTGGAGACCTGCCGTTCGGTTTGCATGCAGGATACGTCTTCACGGCTGGCGGTCCCGGACCAGGGTTCACTAAGGCTCTTGAAGCGCTGACATTTCTAGTCTCTGGTGGAAAACTGTGAGGACTCGATGGCGTTCAATTTTTTCGGAACTTTCACCAGAGCCCAATGGTACGATTTCAAAGACTTCGCCACAGTTCAACGAACCGAACTTGAGGCTAGAAAGCGCTGGGTTGACATGGAGCTTGTTAGAACTGGACAAGTTTCATGTACCTACGACGAAGATGGAGCCAACCCGATAAGCTTCGAGGCTTCTCCGAAGAGCTACATGGGGAAGCTTCTTCTTGCTTACAGAATGCTCGGGGGAGTTCCTGAAAACGATATGCTTTTGCGAACTCGAAACCAAGCTGTTTTTCTGAAGCAGGGCATAGACATGTATGACACCCCAGCTTATTCCAATGGAAGAAGGCAAAGGGGGTCCCAAAGGTTTGACCGCACGCTTGGTTTAGCAGTTGAAGCCATGAAGAAATGGCAATTAGAGGCTGTGAAAGCGAAAAGAGAACATTTGGAGTATAAAATAAAGCGCGCCATGGACTATGCCGATCAGCTTGAGCAAGAATCGGAGATGCTTAAAGAGCTGATCGATGGCTTCCTTGTGGACGATCAAATGGTTAGAGTGGAAACCACGATCGCTCAACCGGACAGATATAACGTGCCAGAAGGTCTTGGAGACAGATTCGGAAACGAAATCGGTTCTCCGGGAGACGGAGCCTTTGACGACGCCGGCCTTGTGGCAGCCACGGATAATCAGCGCGTTCCCCAAGGATGACCCATGAGCTACGATTTCGCTCTGCAAAAGCTGTGCAGTCATGAGATCCGAATGGAGAACGGTCTATACGATAGGGATACAAGCACAATTAGATTTAGGACGCCACCGTCAAATCAGAACGTGACCGTTTGGGTCGATGGCGTGAAAGTTCCGCAGGCCGGATTGTGGTCGTACGCCACGCTAATTTTCACAAATGCAGGTCCTTACAGGATAAAGCGTGGCGAAAATGACTTGCTCTACATGCAGGTTGGAAATGAGCCGCCCACGTTCGTTCAGCTTTTGACCGGGAACGTGCGGGCTAAGGATATGGTCAAGGATTTGGCTTTGAAGGTGCCGTCTCTGGTTTTTTCGGTGGAGCGAGAAAGGGTCGTAATCAAGTCAAAAACTCCTTTCCATGGGGCGGCTTTTACTTTTTCAGACCCTAGGTGGACCGATCGAGCGCAGTCTCTTCCCACCACTGCAAGAGTTTTAGCTGCTTATTCCAGGCTCGGAATTGTTCCGGGGAGAGTTGTGACTGGAAAAATGCTGTTCCCATCATGGTCGATAGAAGGAGATGTTTTGTCGACATGGGATAAAGACAGGGTTGTGAAATTTCATAAAAGGATACCGAATCAGGCCCCGGTGACGCATGTGAGCTATGTCACATACCCTACATATTGTAGACGTTGTGGCGGGACGAAGGTTGAGTTTGACTACAATATAGTTGGAACGACGTACGAGAGAGTCACAGACGCTGATCTTTTGTCTCAGGAATTCGACAAGTTTTTGTTCACCAGGCTCGGATCCCATTGGAAATGGACATGGCTCGGGTCCAGACTCATTGATCGCATAGGCGGGAAGGGGTCAACTGGACAAACGACTGTCAACTCCATGCTGTCAATGGACATTAGCCAAGCTTTCTCCGTATATCAAAACATCAAGATGCAGCAAAGCCAAAACTCTCCGGAGCAACAGGTTACGGATGCCGAATACCCGTTTTCCGTACGCAACGTCAATGTCAATTTGCTTCCAGACGACCCGACTGTGGCTCTTGTTGGGATAACGGTTGTGTGTAGGAGCTTGGAGCCCGTGTACCTCAAGAGGGTTGTCGGCAACCCGAATCCTTACACAATAGGTTCCAACCTAAGTTTGGCCACCACTCCAGATTTTCTCCTTAGAGGGTGACGGCCAATTTTTTATTGCGTACCGTATGGTACATGGCCACTATCCCTAAGCTGAACTATCCGGACGGTTCCGGAACGACCACCGGTCTCACTATCACTACGAATGTGAGTGAGATGTCGTTTTCTGGAACCGTTGATGCGAACACAGTCGACATTCAAATCGACGTGAACGGATCGGGCTTTGTTTCAGACCCGACTCTCGTCGAGATTTCGGCCGGCGTCTTTCGCGTTCCCAATTCATCAAGTTTTCCCGACGGATTTCAGTTTGAACATGGAGAAAACTCCATTCGACTGAGGGCTGTCGATCTTAGCGGCGGCGTAAGCCCTCCGGCAGTCATCTCGGTGTCAGTGTTTACCGACGACGAGCTTGGAGTCACGACGCAGTCTCCTACGGGCGTTGTGGTGAACAGGAGGGCAAAATCCGTCGACATATGCTGGTCTGACGTCATGACTGAAGGGGCCAGCGGATACAACATATATGCTGCCACGGGGTCTGGGGGGACGGGGTCCGGGTACCTAAAAGTCAATAAAGACATGATATCCGTCGATTCCCCGACTGTGTCCGAAATATACGAAAACCCAGTTGGAAACTTTCAGTATGAACTTCCGGAAGCTGATGGGAGCAGCGATCTTCAAATCGTAACGGACACGACAGACCCCGCGAACGGGGAAGTCATCGAACGAAAGTCGGTAAACTGGATATCCCTTGTTGGACAGTCTAGATATAAACTGTCTGTGGATGTTGTGGCCACGATTCCCGTGAAACGGTTCGTTTTCAATCACGACAGAGCCAGAGGCGTAGGCAGCGGGATTATGAACTCCGACGTGTTTGGGACCGTTGGAAATGACGATCCGCTTTTTTACGTTGTAACAGCTCTGTACTTTGACGTGTCCACAGGGGGTTACCTAGAGAGCAGGTTTTCCCAAGAGCTTTCCGCGGCCCCGCTACCTCTTGATAAAACTGTTCGCGGCATCAACATTAGGAACCAGTCAACTGTTGCTCGAGACTATATTGAAGAAGTTCAAAAGGCTGAGCCGGTCTTGTCTTTGATTCCGGGGTCCACTGTCCGAGAAGTTCACATAGAACCGTTTGCAAACGAAGCTCAAAGGGTGTACTTCCTTCTTGACTTCGTGCACAGAGCGAAATCTTTTACTGCTTTGTTGGCAGTCGACGACCCAAACTCCACCGGGACGAGCATTCCGGTGGACAATTCGCAGTATAAGTCAAATCTGAGATCGGCGCTGAACCTTGCTGACAACACAACAACCCAAAGCTTAATAGATGGAGCTTTCGATTCTCTTGCTCAGAATTTCGGAGTTCCTCGTCAGGGGGCTCGAGCAGCGACGGTGGTGCAAACTTTCTATACGACCATTCTCCCCACGCGCGATCTTCTAGTGTCTCAAAATGCGTCCGTTTCGTCATCTATAGACAGCACAGCGCCCAGGTTTGTGTCTCGCGGCGCGGTGTTCATGTATGCCAATAGAGCTTCTCAGTATTGGAACGTTGAAAAAAGCCGATATGAGGTCAAAGTTGAGATGATTGCAGAGTCCCCGGGGTCTGCTGGGAACGTGTCAGCAAATGTTTTGGACACTGTTGTCTCAGGCGCCACTGGGCTCAAGACCTTGAACGAACAAGCAGCAAACTTCGGCAGGGACGCTCAAAGTAATCTTGAGCTTGCTGAGTCTGCCATGCTTGCTTTGACATCTTTGGACACTGGAACTGAAGGAGGATATTATAAGTCTGCGGTGTCCATACCCGGCGTTCTGGAAGTAAAAATTGTCAAGTCTGGCGACCCGTTTATGATGCGCGACTGGGACCCGGTTCGAGGCAAGCATGTGGGGGGAAAAGTAGACGTTTACGTGAAGGGAACAATTGAGAGAACAATTGTTGAAAGCTTCGCGTTCCAGTTCACAATCGCTAAAAATGTTAGGTTTGAGGTTGTTGACGCGACAGCCTTGACGTTCAGAGCCTTGGACTCGCGATTGACTCCGTCCAATCCGATTCAAGAAATCATGAATAACCCTTCGCAAGATTTGGGGGTCAGGAATCACTCGACAACTCCGACTCAGTCTTACGATTTGACCGGTGCGATCATCGTCAATTACAACACAATTCAGTTGAACTCCGCCATTCCTCAGCCTGTGACAATGTTTGATGATTTCGTCGAAGGCGATTACAGATACCGGAGCAACAACCAGTTCATAGCTAGCGTGCAACCGATTCGGAGGGTTTCTTCTGTCGTTGGGGAGGTGTCGGGAACTCTGGATTCGACGCTTGGGTACGACTTGTACAAGACGCAAGATCCGCTTCTCGAGGGAGAAAGCTCGCTGGCCAAGGACTATGTGTCCATAAATCAAGTAGATGGAATTCCTGCTGGAAACATGGTCCAGGTCAATGATGAGCAGCACGTTTTGATAGGGCAATTTGAAGAGCCGATGGGATCTGTCGGAATAAACTCTCTCACTCTATCCGTATACAGCCGAGATAGGCTCATCGAGTACCAGGGGCCAAATTCTGCAAATCCAGATTATCTTATTGTCGAAGGAACGCAAACGACGGCTTCGAGGATAGTTAGGACAGCGCTTTCCAACATAGACAGTGGAGACACTGTTTCCATTGATTACCAGCACGATGAAAACTTTTACGTGACTTATGTTGTGAACGACGTCGTTCAGCGCGTGGCGTCGGTTGTGTCGAACATGCGTCACGTCACTGCAGATGTTGCTGTTAAACAGTCCTTGGACAACCCTGTGTCTATGGAGACGATAATTCAACTACTTCCGAATTCAAACCAGTCCACCGTCGATTCAAACGTGAGGACTTCGCTCACGAGGCTCACGGATTTGCGCGGCCTAGGCAATCCGATACATCAATCGGACGCCACGGGCGCCATCGAAGCTATTTTTGGCGTCGACTATCTAGTGCAACCTCTTTCCAGGTTCACTCTTCAAACAGGGGCATATCGCATTAGAGAAAAGGTGTACTCCGACTATGAGTTTATGCCTGGTTTGAGCTATGGAGCGAATGCCGTATATATTTTGACGCAGCCTCTGCCTTTCAACACCACTGATGGAGGAGGCCCCAACACTTTGCATGTCGGCGTCTACCTTGACGAACAAGTCATGACGAAAGCTCCGTCTTTATATGACGTCGGGAGGGGCTACCAGCAATGGTGGGTAATCGGGAGGCTAGGGGCTGTCATAATTGGATATTCTGACGACGACACGCTATACCCGGATTTTTTGACCGCCGAAGCTGTTGAAGCAGAACGTGTTCGAAGAACGGCTAACAAGGTTGTCGTATCTCTTGACGCTAGCGTTACGCCTTTTGACACGCCCGACAATCATTCTTTTGCAGCCACATACATTGTCGAGAACGACAAGGGCGTCAAAGACATATCTGTGTCTCCAATAGAATACCTCACGATCGGCGATGTTACACTGACATACAAGTCCGCGTAGGAGTTTCCATGCCGATCGTTCGAGTAAATCTCAATAGTTACGAAGACGGTGAAGAGTACCTGGGAAGACTCAGTCAAGAAGCTGATACTAACTTCCGGGTGTTTCTTGCGCTTCTGTCTTCTTACTGGAGGTCAACTGTTGACGGGCCAAACTATGCCAGAGAGCTTAAAGCCATGGCAGTCTCCATGGCTCGCATAAGAATCGCTTTGGACGACGTGAGAGCAGACGCTGATTATCGCTCGACTAGAGCTGAATTCTTGTATCAAGTTTTAACATCTATGTTATTTCCTAAGGAAGCTGCCAATCCAGATTTTGGAGATTTGGATTTTGCTGAGTTTTTGCGGGAGTTGGTTAAAGTATACTTCGCCGGAAGCACCCCGCCAAGCATGGGAAAGGCTGTTGAACTTGTCACTGGCGGCATGACTGTTTTGATTACGGAAAACTTTCAAGAAGCCAGGAAGCCAGGGTCTGGGTTCGACATATCGGACGAGCATACTTTCAATGTTGATGTTTTTCTTCCTTCTCCCGGTTCCATAGACGTTTTTCTCGCAGAAAAGAACATAAGAATTCTTCTGGGGATAATTCGCCCGGCGCACACCCTTTACAGGTTGAAATTTGTTTTGCAAGACGAATATGTTGGAAACAAAACAGATCTTCAGCCTGCAAAGGTTTTGGACTCTTTTGTCTTTGAATTGTCAAACTATGGGTATGAAGACTTTCGGAAATTTGTCGAGGGCGTAAAAGGGATTGACCCGCTCGGGGTCAAAAAACCTGTTCATGTGATTGATGAAGACCACAGCGGGAACTGGTAGACTTTAATGAGCAGGGAAACGCAATGACGACGGTTGGAATTTTCGTTCACGATCTTGGGTCTAGGGAGGTAAGGGTTCGTTTCGACCTTCCCGTTCCAGACGCCGAGACTCCGTCGGATTATGTGTTTTCGTCGACGTCAGGTTATGTTCCGTCAATTGTTAGCGTGTCTTACTACGACGCCAACATGACGTCGGTGAGAGTTTTGTTTAATGCGGCGCTCACAAATGGAGAAACATATTCTTGTCAGATTTCGAATCTTCAGTCCTCTGACGGGTCTTTGGTGACTACGGCCCCGTTTGACTTTGTTGCTGCTGACGAAGATCTTCCGCAAATTCTGGGGGCTTATCAGTCTACTCGAAGATGCGTTGACATAGTTTGCGACAGACCTGTAGCAACAACTTCCACAAGCGCTTCCGCACGCATAAAAGAGCCTGGGGGCGCATCTGTTGCAATGTCCTTGGTTCCTTGGACTGCCGACCAACACGAAAACTCTGTCAGGTTCTCATACGGCTCTGCTCCTACAGCAACAGAATATGCCATACAATTTTCCGACATAGTGGACATGTCCGGAAACACGTGCAGGAGCGGGGAAATTCCTTTGGATTTAGCCTATGGGCCGACGGGGTACGCGGATTTGGTTCAGGCAAGAGCTACACTGGCCACGGTTGCTGACATCAGCAACGCTGAAGGATTTGCTGCGACTGTTTTGCGTGTGTTTTTTAACTGCCCGATGTTTGCAAGCGACGTGTTGAACGAGTCGAAATGGGTAGTAAGCCAAAACGGATCTCATGTCGCTGCGGATTTGACGAATGCAATCACGGCTCCCAACGCGATCGACACATCATCGTTTGTGAACCTGGCAAATGATGGGAAAGCGATGGCGAACGCTCATTTGGCTTCCCATGCTCATCTTGTCACGGATTTTGTCAATCAAATCTTTACTGCTGACGCCATCGATTATGCAACAGCGTCAAATTTGGCTGATGAAGTGTTTAGCGTGTTGTCTGCACATTACGAGCGGACAGACATGCACCTATATGCCGATCACGTTCATGTTTTGGACTCTTCCATATCGGATCCAATGGATAGACTGAACTCTTTGAAAGAAAAGTTCAATGAACACCTTGAGGAGTCTTATGGCCTTGAGTTCTCTGATGCTTATGATCCAATCGGCCCGATTGTGAATTTTGCGTCGTCCGGAAACGCTTCGTTTGTGTTGGACAGGTATACATGGTTTGCAGATTTGCACATTGCATCGGATGCTGACCGAGCTATTTTTTCAATAAGCATGACGTCTATCCGTAGCGAAGACCTTGCAAGCTCTGTTACGAGCACGATTTTGGCTGGCCCGTTGAATGGACCGCCAGCGGTCATGTCCGTTTCTAGATCCTTCCGCGGAGCGATTGTGAGGATGAACTGTGACACTGATGTTGAGGGCGCTGACCTTTGCTCGTTGACGGATGTGGACTGTGGCGTTTCTGTGAAGTTTTCTGTTCGCGCGTCGTCTTCCGTGCCTGTTTTGCTATGGGCGCTAAACAACGTTCTTCAAGCATACAGAATGCACATAAGCTACTCCACTCATCCGCTTCTTGGAGCATTGCACAAAAATCCGGATGTAACGAACACCGTTTCTTTTTCCAACTATGTCACAGACATGGATTTGGACGTTTTGATTCAAAAAACCAATTGGTTGAAGTGGAAAATCGACGCCCATATGACGTCTGAGCTTTACCACTATGGAGCCGATGTTCCGATTGAAGTTCCGGACGCGGTTGATTTCAACTCTTTAGAAAAGCTGATACTCAGTCTCCGCAACCGTTTGTCTCGTCACAACTCGTCTGGTTTTTCTCAGATTCGCGACATCATTCCGGCAACGAGAAGTCTCCATGCCCATCCTGGAGCTGGCATCGTTTCGGCAAACATCGGAAACCTTGTTGTCGTATCTTTTGACGGCGCCATAGACGGAAACTCTTTGGTTTTCAAGGCTCCTGTTTTGAAAACGTGGAAAGACAACCGTCCAAACGTGGTGGAACGCGTGATTCCTGGTTTCGTAAACATTGAGTTCATAGCGTCTGACAACCTTCCGACTCTCACTTCGGCAGTTGCTCGCCCGGGTTTTTCTGCGTCAAGTCCGAGTCCATACCTCATGTCGGACACGATTGAATTGTACTTGTCGAAGCCTATGAGGAATCAAACCATTTCCATGGGAACAAACATTGTCATTACTGGAGCTTCCATAGTGGCATCGGACGCTTGGTGGACGAACGATCGAACGATTTCTGTTCAAGTGTTGAGCATGCTTGCCGCAACGTATTCCATTGAAGCGTTCGACATGTGCGATTTTGCCGGAAACCTTGTACCAACTCTGATTGTGTCTTGAGGAGGAAAAGTGGCGCCTGTTTCACTGTCAGGGTTGAGCTCGATTGCGGATAGAATACTGTTCACGCGTCGTGCTCCCATTGTGAAACAACCTTTGTCGCTTTTGACTGGAGGGGACCTAGTAATACTTTCTGAAACGTCAGTCAGAATCGTGTCCGCGAATTTCACTTCTGACGACATTGGAAAAACTCTTGAGATTTCCGGAAGCTATGGAGCCAGAAACGATGGACTGTTTTCCATAGTCGAGGTTCTAAACTCGGTCACAGTTGAATTGGGCGGGGCGAACTTTGACATGGTTGATGAAACCGCCATGACTGAGGCGCTTGTCGCTTTGTCAAACAACTTGAAGGCTGTTTACAACAGGCACAGAATCCACATAGACTTGAGGCTCGACGGACCTCCGTACACAACACACTTGGTGAACGACACCACAAACGATGTTGTGTCCCCAGACGCCTCCACGCTTCCGATGTGCATAACATTGTTGAATGAGCTCAGAAGCAAATTCTCCAACCATATTTCAAACTCTGGAGACGACTTTCACATAAACATTGACCAGTGGAACGGGGTTGTGTTTGGAGAAGCTGACGGCCTAGCGAGCGCTGTCATGCTTGCCAACGAGTTGAGGATAAGATACGAATCGCATAGAATAGAGCGCAGGTCTCACTCTCTTGGCGACGCAGACAGTCGTGTTACTGCTCCGCGCGTGAATGTTGTTAGACAGTCTTCGCCAGGATCTCTTGTTGGTCCGTTTTTCTGGACTTTGTACGATCCAAGGCTCGGAATGGTTGCAGACTCTCCAAGCGATGTCGTGGTTCGTGTGAACGGAACCCCGGTTGACGCTGAGGCAGTTTTTGGGATGCTTGGGGCCGTCGTTCTTCCGTTGAAGCCAACCCCAACGGACACTGTGGCAATTGATTATGACTTTTTAAACAACCCTCCTGCAAGATTTTTGCGCCTCAATTCCCCGGAGTTTGTCCTTAACCAGGATAAGAATAATGGCATGATGGGGTTTCCATCGCACAGGTATCGCGCTAGGTCTTACCTGATTGACCCTGGAAACACGCCAGACTTCACATCCGCTGTATCTCCATATAAGGCTGGGTGGAAGTATAAAGCATGTGAGAGGCAGTATACGGCCGCTTCAAACGACCCAGCTACGCTATTGCTAAACTCGCCTTTCAAGAGAATAAAATACCCTGTACTGCGCACATTTGTAAAAGAGACCACGATATCGTACGATCCTGTTGCTCTTCCCCAGGACGCGTCGGACCCATGGAACTTGGAAGGAGAGGGGCAGTTTTATCTTTCTAGTGGTCTTCTCACGATAACGGACAACGACGTTCAAAATACGCTAGACAGCAAGCCTCCGTTTTTCACGCACACGTCTGACATAATCACCGACAGCATAGTGTCTGCTGCTTTCAGAGCTCGCGTTGACGAGTCTCAGCTAGATGGCGTTTTTACTGGCGTCGGGTTTGGCGTGTCTGACGGGTTTGATGTCATACTTGTCGGCTTCGTAAAAACAGAAGCCACGAACCTGTCGTCTTCCATAGCTATCGCAAACGACATAAAAGCAAAGTTCAACCTTCACCTTGTTGAACCCACGGTGCATGGGACAGACGATTTGTCTGATGTGATTGGAATTGTTGACGCTAGAGACTTGAGTTCTTTGATCATTTTGTTGAACGCGCTAAAGCTGAAGTTCAACACCCATGTTTTGAAAGCCGACCCTACTTTTGTCAGCGTCGACGTTCACAAAGACTTTGACACAAACGAGATTTTGTCTGATGACGCCGAAAACTTGGACACATCTCTGACTCTTGCAAACGAATTGCGATCGAAAATTGACGCCCACAGAACATCCACGGGCATTCACTTCGTTGACGACACTTTCAACGAAATTCCTCTCACCATGCAGGTTGGCATCCTAACCAACTCTGGGGCGTATGAATTCCAAGACAGCTGGGAATCCGGAGCTGTCAACTGGACTGTGTTGAGAACATACAGAGTGCACAGAGATTCTGACGGCAACGCCAGTTTATATATGAGCGGGGACGTGGACCCTCTGGCAACGGTTTCAAAAGCAGACCTTCCTTCCATTTCTGACTTTGGAGGGAAATTCGACCCTGTGCAGCAGGTGTTTTTTGGGTCAATTAGTAGAGAAGCCACATCTGTCAGCACATGGAATTTGATTCGTGCGAATATAAGCCCAGTGAATTCAAACTTGTTGGAAGATAACAAATCTGTGGCTTTTGACGGGTCTACGACACCTGAACTTGACCTCATTAGTCCGTGGGTCACGCTAGGACACGGCGGCACAGAGCGCACGTATCCAGGGTCTCCCGGGGGCGTCCAAGTTGACTCGACTTGTTCCGCATACCCGTCTGAGATTGTAGCAATGGGGGCCAGTTCTGGGGCGTTTCGCGGGTATATGCGGTTTGAACCCATGCTTGCCCCGTCAACGTCCTGCGCTATTGAGTTTGAATCCTCCGTTGATTACTACACGTTTGGCCTCGGAAATCGGTCCAACGGATTGTTTATGGACGACGGGCAGCTTTCGGTTCATTTTGCATTCTTATACTTCTCCCCGAGCCCTGCCCATGTTGTCGGATCGGCAAGCACTTTTTCAGTTAACTCATCTGATAAGATGTACATCAGTTTTGACGGAAGCGCGTCAAAAACTGTGAGTTTCACATCAACTTTAACGTCGGCAGCTGACGTGGCTTCTGTGATAAACGCAACAGTCGGATCCTCCATTGCTGGAGACGACGGGTTGAATCACGTTGAAATAACATATGGAACGGGGGCTTCTTCATACATTTCGATAGACGGTGGCTCCGCGTCTCAAAAACTCGGGCTAACTGTCGGAAAATATTTTGGCCGAGATTCAAATCCGGAGCCTCGAGTCTCGTGGTTTAGCGAAGCTCCGCCAGATTCTGTCGACATACCATGGACAAAGTACGGATCCGCCAGCGTTCAAATGATTGGAGCTGTTCATTCTCCTGTCATGCGCTTGACTGATTCGATTGCTACAGAATATGTCACGTTTTCCATGTTGAACCCTATTGTCGTCACTGACGTCATGGAGCCAGCGAACGATTGGAAGCTGGACATCCGTTTGACAGTTGACAGTTTCACCGCTGGCGACGCCGTTCCCGCCACGATTCCGCTTGTCAATTTGCATTTTGCCGGCGTTTTGGTGAACGTGGACGAAGGGTACGGGGGAAAAAACATTGAGCTCCATTGTTCAGTGGACGCTTCTGGAAATCCATATTTGAACCTTGTCACTTACAATGCAGGAACAGACACAATAGACCCTATCGCTCAGTATTTGTTTTCTTGGAACGATGGGGAAGCTCACAGTTTTAACATATTCACAAACAAGGGAGCTGACCAGCTTTTTGTGTATGCCGATGGCGCGCAGCTCATCCCAACCGCCGGCATTCCGGCATATTCGTCGTTCGGGACGGCAACTGGGGCGACCCCGTCTGTTTCCTTTGGATCTGGAGCGGAAGCAGTGTCGAATGTCGACTTGAAGACGGCAGTGTCCACAGTCGACTGGGAATCCGTGGCCGTGTTTAAAGACAGCAAACTGTCTGATCTGACGGCTTCTTCCAAAAGATATATCGGGATTCACCGTGGCGGAAATCCCGCCTTACTCAGTTCTTGGTATGTCGCGAATGTGGACTGGGCATCATTCCACACATACAGGATAGTAAGAGACCCAGGAAGTTTCATAGCTGTCTACTTGGATGGAGGAAACACCCCCGTCTTGTCCGTTAGCTATGACCCAATAAGGCTTCCTCCTTGCTCTTCCAGCTTTTTCAACGAAATAACCAACGATCGGTCCATCGTTGCTTGGGGAACGTTTGACCCCCAGGAAATTAGCAGAACTAGATGGAAATTCGTCAATTATTCGATGGGCAAGCTTACTCTGACAGATAGGCTTGTCCCCCCACATCAGGTTTTGAACCAGTCAAACGTGATGGCATCTCCGGATCACGCGAACACTGGGGTTAAACACAGTCACTTTGGATTCTCCGTGTATTCGGGAGGAACTCCAAACGACGATTTCATGGCTGACTTAAACGTTCCAGCATACACGATTCTTGGCGAAAGAGTTCCTCCTGTTCCAAAGACTCAAGACTTGGAGTCCAGGGGAGGCCTAGTCAGAAGCGCTGTTCCTGCAATGGACGTTTCCGCAGTGGATTTCATAAACCAAAAGGGGCTTCTTGGACAATTTGAAAACGACGATGAAAATCTTGTTTCGGTTGAGGACTCCATAAGTCCTACATATGCCGTTTCCGTCGTAGTCGACGTGGCGAACGATGCTTCAACAGCGTATGAAAGTCATCGTGTTCGCCATGATGTTGCCGCAAACGTCCACTCCGTGGACGATGTTCTGAATATCATAACAACATCAGCTGCTTCCGATCTGCCGACGTCCATTGTCAGACTGATAGATTATAAAGCAGTTTTCAATGCCCACATTGTCGATGCCGTTTCGCACCTTCCATCTGACGCGGCGAACATGATTTCGTCTCCAGATCCGACAGACCTAGATTCTTCAATCGTTCTTTCGAACGAGATATCGAGTCGATATGGAAACCACCTTCTAAAAGGATTTTTTCACTTCATACCGCCTGGCGCTCCATACTTTGACAACTTAGTAACGGTTGCTGACGCCACGGACGCCGCTACATGTTCGACGTTGTTGAACGACGCCACGGCTGGCATAAAGCAAAGATTTTTGGAACATGTAGCGTCTCTGAACTGGCATGGAAAGACGGCAAACTATTCTGTGACGCTAAACTATGGATCCACATCGGTTCCAATTTCTTTCATCATAACTCTGGCAAACCATCTGAAGCGCTTGTTTAATCAACACATGACCACGGATGGCGTTCATGTGTTGAACGACTCCGTCAATGTGATCTTGACTAGCGACGCGCACGATGTTGACACAGCGATTGCCCTGACCAATGAGGTTAAAGCTGCGTATAACGCGCACGTTGTTGGACAGCTTGTGCATTCGATCATTGGAACACAAGACGCATATTATCACGCGCCAATTGCAAACCCGTTACAATCCGTCGTTGAGCTGGCAAACGACATTTTGACCACATTCAATGCGCACGCAGTGTTTCTTAAGTCCCATGTTGAAAAAGACATAGACAGCCTTGTGAAAGCTCAACCCGCGTATGACACTACGTCCGCAATTGAACTGGCAAACGTTCTCAAATCTTCGTTCAACGCGCATAGAACTGCAGAACATAGGGGGAGCAAAGTGCACGTTCGCGATGACGTAGTAAACATCGTGTCTACTGCCGATGCCACGGACTTGGACACCGCTTCAAGTTTGTTGAATGCTGTGAAGTCAGCGTACGAAAGCCATCGAGAAGAAGTTGGAGTTCATGGGTCCGCCGCTTTCATACGCTTGGAAGCGCCTTCCCGAGTTCTATACGAAGGAATGAAATTTTGGACGTCTGAGGACGGTGTCGAAGGCCTTGTGTCTTCTTTTTCAGACGATGAGACATGGCATATTGACGCAGTCAAAAATCAGTCGGACAAATCGTTGACGTACACCGGGGAAGCTTTGCCAGAACAAGCTGTTCTTGTTAGCATTTTTGCAGATCCGACAAAAATCGTGGATGGTGACACGCTTGTTCTTGAGATTGATCGAAATCATCCTTCGACAATAACTTTTCAGGCCTCCGACACGACTCTTTTAGATGTCGTTGACAGAATAAACGCGACAGTGCCATCGTGCGCTTCTGTCGAGGGTTCTGAAATAAGGCTTGAAAGTCCGGCCCCGGGTCCGACTTCGTCTGTTATTGTGAACAGTGGGACAGCGCTTGAAAAACTAGGTTTTTCAATCCCCCATCACTCTCCTTGGTATATAATTTCAAACAATCCATCCAACGTTTCAGTTTCTCTTATGTCCATGGGAGGAGAAAACTTTTTAAGATATGGTGTGACTGATGCGTCAAAAACAGTATACGCAAACTTTGTTGGATATCCAGCAATGGCCTCAGCCAGCTTCAGTCTAAACTTTCGCGTTAGAATCAATCGCGATTTTGGAGTGGAAGACTCAGGCGTATATGTTGGTCTTTCCGGGTCTGCCAATGTTTTTGGGTATGCTGTCGCCATAGGGTGGGGAGGAACTTTGTCAAACAGATACGTCAAGATTCAAGACATGAATTCGAACGAGATTTTGAACAAGATTCCATTCGATTGGTATGACGGCGATTTTCACACATATTTGTTCTCATACGATGGAAGAAGTCAAACTTTCAAATTGTCTATTGATCCATGAAAGTTTGATAAGCCGTGGTAGCGACCGGAGCAGCAACCGGGAATAACGGAGAAAAAGATGGCGGCCAACAAGTCAGAAACTCTTGCAAACAATGTTATCAACTTCTTTCTCAGGGCAAATGCTGGATCGGTAACTGCCCCGGCGACGGTATATGCCGCTCTTTTCACTGTGTCTCCAACTTCTACGACGTTTGGAACAGAAGTGTCTGGTGGCAACTATGCCCGAGTAAACTGTGGAGAAACTTCTGCTATCACTTTCTCTGCAGCGTCCGGCGGTGCTTCTGCAAATGCTGCGGCCATTCAGTTTCCAACTGCCAATGCGTCATGGGGAGAAATCAAAGCCGTTGCTATTTTGAATCATGTTTCTGATTCAAACCCGTCGAACATCATATACTGGGGTGCATTGTCAGCTTTCAAAACAGTTGACAGCGGCGACACAGTCACTTTCAACACGTCTGCTTTGGCGATCGCTGAAACCTGATTTTCAACGAAGTTCTGCAGACATCTGTGGACCGTATCGTTTAGTTTGGCGCCTCTTTAAGCTCTTTTGAAAGCTTAGCAGAGGAGTATCATGGCTGATCATCAAGTATCCGCAGATTTGTCTGGAGACGCCTCTTTAAACGGCGCTCTAAATCAAGATTTCGTTGTCGCTTCAAGTTTGTCTGGTGATGCTGCTCTGAGCGCTGCAGATTCCACGACAGTTCCTGTTGCTTCTTCTTTGTCTGGCGACGCCGCTTTAAGCGCCATGCTGTCTGGCGAATTGCCTGTCGCTTCTTCTTTGTCTGGCGACGCCGCTTTAAGCGCCATACTGAACCAAGATTTCATTGTCGCTTCAAGCTTGTCTGGAGACACCGTTTTAAGCGCCATACTGTTTGGCGAATTGCCTGTGGCGTCCTCTTTGTCTGGTGATGTCGCCCTGAGCGCCATACTGTCTGGCGGGTTGCCCGTCGCTTCAAGCTTGTCTGGCGACGCTGCTCTGAGTGCTGCTTTAAACCAAGATTTCGTTGTTTCGTCTTCTTTGTCTGGCGACGCCGCTTTAAGCGCCATGCTGTCTGGCGAATTGCCTGTCGCTTCTTCTTTGTCTGGAGACGCCTCTTTAAGCGGGTTTGCCATTTCTCCAAGATACTCGATCGAATCGATCTCTTTTGATGGAGTTGACGATCATGTAGCCATGGGGGACGTGCTCGGGTTTGAGCGGACTGATGCTTTTAGCGTATCTCTATGGACCAAGTCTGTGCAAACCGGGGTGGAGGCCAATTTCTTTTCCAAGTGTGGTGACGGCCCTAACTATCGTGGCTATTTGCTCAACCAGGATGACATCGATGATTCGCTGGTCTTTTACCTGATTAACGTATGGCCCACCAACTGCATTGAGGTTCGACCGACTCAGACTGTCAACGACGGACAATGGCACCATGCTGTGGTCACTTACAACGGGTCTAGCCAAGCTTCAGGCATCACTTTCTACATTGATGGCGTGGCTGTTCCATTCACCACTCTGAAGAATACGCTCAGCGCCACCATTCTGACCCCCACTCCGTTACAACTGGGGCGTCGAACATCTTCGGGGCTTCTCCAGCCCTACACCGGGAACCTGGACGAGGTCTCGTTCTGGGATAAGGCTCTTTCGGAGTCGGACATTGCTGGCATCTACAACGACGGGTGCCCGACCGATCTTGCCCAGCATAGTTCGGTCACCAACCTGGTTGGCTGGTGGCGGATGGGAGAGGGCTCAGCTTTCCCTGTCATCCCGGACCTTGGCACCGGAGGCGTCCCTTATCCTCTCGTGCAGGATCTCTCAGGTAATGGGTATGACGGCACCATGATGAACATGGAGGTGACCGATGTCACCTCTGATGCTCCTTATGGTAAGTGCGTGGCGTTCGATGGTGTGGACGAGTATGTCGGGCTTCTGTCCGCTCGACCAATTCTTGATACACCTCAGCCGTTTTCCCTGTCGGCTTGGGTGTACATCACTTCGACGTCAACAATCTATCGTACCATAATGGGAACATGCGGCAGTGGGGCCCCGTATGGAATAACGTTTGGTTACACGGTAATTGATACCACTAGTGACTTCACCATCTGGGCGCATTTCATATACGACAATGCAACTAACGCCATAAAGGTCGGTAGCACAACTCCAAGACTGCCAGCGAACTCCTGGGTGTTCGTGACTCTTACCTGGGATGGGAACGCATCACCGGGTGCCACTGGTTTGAAGCTTTACGGTAACGGGAGCCCGCTTGCGACCGCAACGTCTCAAGACAATCTTGGAACTAATTCACTTGTAAACTCAGCCTATCCATTTTCAATAGGCAGTCGTAGCCCGGCTTCTGACCCGCTTTATTTCCGTGGAAAGATCGACAACGCGGCGGTCTGGAACAAGGAGCTTTCCGCCGCTGAAGTAGCCGAATTGTACAACGACGGGCATCTCCACCCCGCTACAGAAGTGAGTTTTGTCGGGAACCTTATCGCCTACTGGCCGATGGGCGAAGGCGACACCTTCCCTACGCTCCAGGACCGACGGTTTGGTTCGGAGGTATCGGCGACCTACCCGACCATCCTCGACGCCAAGTCGTCGGAAACGCTTGCTGCCTACCCGACCATCCTGGACGCGAGCGGATCGGGGTTCAACGGCACGATGACGAACATGGCGATAAACGACATCGTCCTCGACTCTCCGGGTGGGACCTTCTCTAAGTTTGCCTTGGACTTCGACGGCAGCGATGACTATGTCGCCTGCGGAAACGTTTTGGGGTTCGAGAGGACGGATGCATTTTCCGTAGAGTTTACGTTTAAAGCCGGGGCGTCTGTCGACAATGAATTCGTTATCGCCAAGGCAATAGCTGGGACACCTGAAGGGTGGCATATTATCCTGTCTAGCACGGGGCAGATAATACTTGGCATGGTTCGTACATGGCTCACTAACGCCATTGTTGTAGAAACCGTACTGGGGTATCGGGATAATGTTTGGCATCAGGCAGTGATGACCTACGATGGGTCTAGCTCGGCCACTGGTGTTGCGTTTTATATAGATGGAGCCGCAGTTGTTTCATCTACTTTCACAGACACCCTAAGCGCTAGCATTGTTTCGGCGGCTGAACTTAGGATAGGTACTCGGCAACTAGGCTACCCGAACGAGTGCTATTCTGGTCGGCTTGAAGAAGTGGCGGTTTGGGACAAGAAGCTTTTCGCCGCAGAGGTGCTTGAAGTCTATAACGGCGGTGTCCCAACCGACAACCGCCTTCTGTCCAGCGCAGACAATCTTGTCGGCTATTGGCGCATGGGTGACCAGGTACGATTCGACGGCACCATGACGAACATGGCTGTCAACGACATCGTGCTTAACAGTCCTGGGGGGACCTTCTCGAAGTTCAGCACGGACTTCGATGGTAGCGATGACTACGTGACGATGGGCACTGTCCTCCAATTTGAGCGGACAGATACCTATTCATTGTCGATATGGTGTAAAACTAGGTCTATCGGATCAGAACAGAAACTCATAAGCGCACAGAATTCAGGCGGATGGAGGGGGTATTCCCTAGCTGTGTTCCCCGACGGTCGTATTCACACTGGAATCTGTAACACTTGGAATAGCAACGTAATTTATTTATACACGACAAACGCCACTCTTGTCAACGATGGCAACTGGCATCACATCTCAATAACCTATGATGGATCATCTGTTGCTGCTGGTTTCAAAATATACTTAGACGGGACATCCCTTCCTACAACTGTTCAATATAACAGTCTCAGTGCAACAACGGTTGATTTAACTGCACCGTTTGCCTTGGGCTATGCTATTGGATATGGTCAGGCTTATAACGGCAATATAGGAGACTGTGGAGTCTACAACAAAGAGCTTTCTGCCGCAGATGTAACGACAATTCATAACGGCGGTGTCCCTACCGACAATCGCCTGCTCTCCAGCGCAACGAACCTAGTCGGTTATTGGCGAATGGGTGATCAGGTCCGCTTTGACGGCACCCTGACCAACATGGAAGCCGAGGACATTGAGGATCGTGCGGTCAACTCGGCCCTAGCCTTCTCAAAGAAAAGTCTCGCATTCGGGGGTACAAACGAATATGTCACGATGGGCAACGTGCTCGGATACGAGTATACTGATGCCTTTTCGTATTCATTTTGGGTTAAAACTTCGGGTTCAACCGGCGGCTACCTTGTTTCCAAGATGGAAGACGCCCCGAACTATCGAGGTTACGGCGCTAACCGATTGGCGGGCGGAACGCTGCGTCTGCACTTTATCAGTATCGACGCTTCAAACAAGCTCACTGTGGACACGACAACAACCATTCATGACGGCAAATGGCACCATGTCGTCGTAACCTATGACGGTAGTGCCACCCCGTCGGGCGTGGTTTGCTACATCGACACGGTTCCAAGTGGACTGACCATAGTTCAGGATAACCTAAGCGGCACCATGCTCACTTCAGCTTCGTTCAACATCGTTGGACGTGGTGACGGCACTTGGGGTCTGACCATAGCCACAGTTGACGAGGTGTCTGTTTGGGGCAAAGAGTTGTCGGTTGTGGAGGTTGTTGACATTTACAACACGGGAGTTCCGAAGGATCTGTCGAGTTATGCGGACCTCGACGGGTACTGGCGTCTTGGGGACAGTGTCCCAAACGATGGCCTCATGGTCAACATGGAGGCTGAAGACATCGTTTTAGACGCTTCTTGGTCTTGGTTAATAGATGCAAGTTTGTCTGGCGACGCCGTTTTAAGCGCCACGCTGTCTGGTGAGTTGCCTGTGGCGTCCTCTTTGTCTGGCAACGCTGCTCTAAACGCCATACTGAACCAGGATTTCATTGTCGCTTCAAACTTGTCTGGCGATGCTAGCCTCGTTCCTGATCTGACTTGTTCCATGCTGGTGGAATCCGACTTGTCTGGAGATGCAGAGATTGGTGCCGGTTTATCTGTTGAATTGTTTGCACAATCCGACTTGTCTGGCGACGCTGCTCTGAATTCTGCTCTGAATCAAGATTTCGTCGTCTCGTCAAGCTTGTCTGGCGACGCAGTTTTAAGCGCCATACTGAACCAAGACTTCGTTGTTGCTTCAAGCTTGTCTGGCGACGCTGCAGTCAATGCCACCTTGTCTTGGGTGTTGTATGTGGCGTCTTCTTTGTCAGGCGACGCCGTTTTAAGCGCCGAAGTTGACACCAATGTATCAGTGGCGTCTTCTTTGTCTGGAGACGCTTATTTAAGCGGTGCTCTGAATCAAGATTTCGTTGTTGCTTCAAGTTTGTCTGGAGACTCTGCTCTGAATGCTGCAGACTCCACGACAGTTCCCATCAACTCTTCTTTGTCTGGAGATGCCGCTCTAAACGCCGAATTGTCTGGCGAATTGCTTGTGGCATCCTCTTTGTCTGGCGACGCTGCTCTAAACGCCATACTGATCGCTATATACGGCACGTCATCTTCTTTGTCCGGCGACGCATCTCTTGTTGCGACTTCCACAGCGACGTGTCCAGTTTCTTCCAACTTGAGCGGACACTCGTCTCTATCGGCAATGGTTGTTGAAGACATTTCTCAACAAGCTAGCCTGTCTGGATCAGCATCTTTGCAAGCCTTCTTGTCGTCTGACGTCAATGTTCACGCCAACATGTCTGGTCAGGCAGACATGTTGGCAACTTTGTCTTTCTTCGTAATGAGAGAAAAAAGAAGTCACGCCATACACTTGAGCAGGTTGTCTCATTTAAAGCCATGACACCGCCAGAAAAAACTCCAGGGTATATCTATTTTTCTCCTGCAATGTTTCCAGTTGCGGGGTCTGAAATAGATGTGGCTCGAATTGTGTTTACAGCTCAAGTTGCAGACACATATTTGAGCCAACAGCCTGCCGACGCTTTGCGGCCTTTTTTGCTGGGCCCCGCACCGCTGGCTCCATCTGGAAGAGCATGGCCTCCAGATTTTTCTGCTTCATATGAACCAATGTTGAACAACACGCAGTATGGTTTCATGAGCAACAAGCCTGGAGTTGCAGTGCGTGGCGAATTGTTCAACACTTCGACGCTGGAACTGACCGTGGTGTTGGTTTAGGAGCTGAAAATGCCAATTCTTCGTGAAATTTTTAGACACGCAAAAGACCGAGGGGTCCAGTTTGCTCTTAAAAGCCTCGGGTATGATGAATACTCTCGAGAGAGAATGAGCGGGGAAGTTTTCTGGACTTTGCGCGATTCTGCGACGGGGAAAGAGACCCGCGGGCATCACAAAAACATTGTGACCCTTGACGCCGGGATTTTGTTGGCGACGTTCATGAAGGGAACGGGAACAGCTGTTGCGAATCAATGCGTTCCGAGCTTTGGCATATACGCTCTCGGAGTTGGAACTGGCGACGTTTCATGGGACCCCATGAGCCCTCCTCCCGCCACGGTTACGCAAAGGTCTTTGTATAATGAGTTGGCGAGAAAAGCCGTCGCCATAACCAGCTTCATTGATGAGAACGGGTCCATTTCTGGCGTTAGAACGCACATAGTGGACTTCACTACAACTTTTACAGAGTCCGAAGCTGTGGGGGCTCTGACCGAGATGGGCCTTTTGGGTGGCGACATCGACACCAGCATGGCTGTTAGAAACCCAGTGCTTCCGCCAAATGGATCGTACGATCCAACGGTGGACACGTCTGCAAAGGACATCTTGGTTAACTATGTCACGTTTCCAGCGATAAACAAGCCACCGACCAGCACTCTTAGTTGGACATGGAGGATCATTACATGATCTGGATTTGAGTCTGGTAGAGTTCTTTCATGGACTCTTCCAAACCAATCCGCTACACGATCTACTGTCACATCCACATTGAGTCTGGACGCCGCTACGTTGGTTTGACCAAAAAGACCATGATGCAGCGTTGGAATCGGCACATTCAAGCCGCTAACCGCCAATTAGGTGGATGGTCCCACTTCGCCAATGCTATTCGTCTTTATGGCAAGGACGCTTTTTCGCACGAAGTGCTTGAAGTGTGCAATTCGGTCGAAGCAGCCAACGTCGCGGAGCAGAAGTGGATCGAGCACTTCAAGACTCGGGACCCGGAATTTGGCTTCAACTTGACTCCGGGCGGCGCTCACACGCCGCATCTGATCAAGAACCCGTGGGACCGTCCGGAATTTCGCGAAAAGGCGATGGCAACACTGCCGAAGCTCATCTCGGCTGGCCTGTCTCCCGAAGCTCGAGCCAAGACCGTTGCGACTCTTCGGACTCCAGAATTCCGTCAAAAGGCGGCCGAGCTGACGAGGAAGCAATTTTCTTCCCCCGAGTCTCGTCAGAAGATGTCCGAGACTGTTAAAGCTCTCCATCAGATTCCGGAGATTGCGGAAAAATTCGCGTCGGGGTTCCGCAAGACCAATGCCGAACGCGCGTCCAAGACCCGTTGCAAGCACGGTCACGAGTTCACCCCGGAGAACACGCGAACGGACGAGAACGGATGGCGTTATTGCAAGCGGTGCGCGGCCGACCGCGCCGCCAAGAAAGCTCGCGAAGAGCGCACGCGCTGCGCAGGCGGCCATGAGTTCGTCGAGGGTAGCTTCAAGCTCAGCTGCAGCGGCGAGCGTGTCTGTCTGCTGTGTGTCCAAACGCATTGTAAGCGCGGCCACGAGCTGTCGCCAGAGAACACCTACCTGAACAACCGCGGCAGCCGCGTGTGCAAGCTCTGCGAGCGCATTCGCGGCCGGCAGTCCGACGCCCGCAGGAGAAATCGGCGGAAGGCGAGCCAAGCAAAAGGCTAGCTCTCTGAGCGATAGCCCATGAACTCGTACACCTTGAACCACCCGTAAGGACAGCCTTTGTGGAAGTCATTTCGCGAGATTCTCACCTTGAAGGATCTCGCAAGTTGAAAGTGATATAGCCCGATTCGTATGTTGACCAGTAGGTCGCTCATTGCTTATACGCCATTTCTCTTGTCAAGTTACACCTGGTATTGTTCATTGCTCCTTCCAGCCTCTTATTGAAATGGCATGAGAAATGGCGTATAAGCAACTCGGCCCAAACGTAAGCCAACTTCCACAAACCGTTTCGCCGGGCGGCGGTTCTTTCACAGCCGAGGATCATTCCTGGGAGTGTCTTGTTTTTCAGCACAACAGGCCAGTCATGGACTGGGAAATGAACCTGAAAAATGAGATTGACGGGGCGTATGGCTTAGGACAACATGTTCGAAAAACGTTGTCTTCCGGTTTTCTCAATGGAGATTTTTACGAGTCTGGAAGCGTCGGGAACTCCTTCTCGTTCTTGACTCCGACCGCAGGCAATGAGAACAGTTTTTTGATTGCGGCGTCTGACATTGTCGTCAATGGTTGGAGCATTCGATTCGAGTATTCGGACACGTCGACTGACGGTTGGAATCAGATACTCCTTCCTGTTCCGCCGGCATCTGGAACGGACACGAATGTGGTGATTCTAGAAGTTTGGCGGGCCCTCGTGGTGGCCGGAACCACTGACAACAAGAGCCTTTCCGGACAAATTTTGCGCTTCGGAAACGCCAAAGCTCCGGACTCCGGAACAAACAGAAACCTGGCCGACGATCTCACAGACGTCACATACTTGCAAGAGACACAGGCCAGAATTCAAATTCAGTACAGGTATAGAGTTGTTCCTGCGTGGGATCTGAGCACGTACCCGGAAGCTCCAGACCAAATCGTTGCCAACACGGTTCCATATCTCAGCGCTTCGGACGTTGACGGCGCTGCTTCAGCATATTCCTACGATCGGGTTGACGGGGACTCGGGGCTGTGGCGTGCAGGAAATGGGGACCTTGCCTCTACAATAGCTTTGGGGACCGTGGACGGGTACATTTATGCCGTGCCTTTGTGTGCTGTTTTTAGGCGAAATTCCACGGCTTTCGATCGTGCCACCAACTTGAACGGCGCTGCTTTGATTGCCGCGGGAGTTTCAGACAGGCCAGACGGCTTTTTCTCCGACCAGATTGTTGCCGCTGATGTGCAAGATATGAGAAAAGGAATGTCCGCGGATTTCCAAGAAGTTCTTGCTAGAAATTTCCAGTATCTGATGCAGAACGAGCTCGGAACTGAGCATGAGACAACCGCAGACGATTGCTCCGGAACAACAATTTTCGCACGAGATTCCCTTGGAAGCGGGGATAGGCAGCCAGATGCAGTCAGGGTGTACTTTAGCGACCGCGCTGTCACGGAAACTGTTGTTTGCAGCGTAGACCTCACTGTCGCTCCATTTACGCAATGTGACATAGACGCCACAGCCGTTCCAGTGATTTGGTATGGAGACGTTGACATAACGTCCCTGGCCCCTGTTGGAACCTCCATCCTGGAAGTCAGAAAAGTTCGCATTCGCATCAGCGACATCAGCGAAGAAGTGGACGGGCTCGATAACACAAATGGAAAAATCTATGTGGACAACATAGACCTGACGGCCAGCCACGTCACTTTGTATTTGCAAGAAGACGTGTCATATGCTGGTCCTCTTGAAGTCTTGGTGGAGCTTGCGATCGGATACCCCAGCGGATGCGGTCTAGATCGGACTCCAAACGGATCTGTGGCTTTGTGGATGCCGACGGGGGCGTCGGCGTGGATAGACCCGGCTTTGGCTTCGGGTACTTCGGACGCCACAAGAAACAGTGTCGATTCGACTTTGTGGTCAATTGACAACGCCCATAGGGAAATTCGCGCGACGTTGAAGCAAACGTCCGACACTGTTTCCCTGTATGCTTCGCCAACTGGCGACTATGTCATGCTCCCCCAAAGGCTTGATGGGTCCCAAGTTGACATAGACGATGGAATCAATCCTCCGTACTCCACCACGAACTACATGGTGGACACCGCATATACTCGCATTGAACTAAGCTTTGTTGTTGCCGCCAACACTTCCGTTGACGTCACTTATAATGCCACAATTCCGATTCCGCCAATTCCGGTCGCCCCGGACTCCACGTACGAAGTTTTTTACCAGTCCAAGGCTGTTCAATCCATCGCTGTTCCCGCTGGGTCCAATTACATAAAGCTTCGATTGCGCGCGATGCCTTCTTTTTTGACGGTTTCAACCGCTGGTTCCGCCAGCCCGGACGATTTGACCTGGCCTTCCATGACCGGATTTAGTCAAATTCCAATGTCTGACTTGAGTTCAGATAGCGCCGTTAACTCGTCTCTAGAGGTGCAGCTTCCATCTTCGAGCCCCATAGCCAGTGGAGTTGCTGATCTTTCGTTGAAATTTTCGTATCTTCAAAATGGCGAAGTGATCCTGGTAAATCTTGGAGACGCGACGCAGGACGCTGACGGGAGACACTTTTGGCCACGCACAAATTATGACGGGGTGTCGTTTTACGGATACCCAGATTTGACGTCCGATGTTCTTCGTCGCACTTTGTTTCCTGTTCTCATGGAAGTTGTTTCGACGGATACAAACATGGTCAGACCCGGAACCCTTGTTCTGGCAGTGTTCACATCGTTCGATTTTGGGTCTCAGCCCGTCGTGTCGTTGTCCACGTCCACGGGGTCTGGATGCGCTGCTCTATATAGGGTTCGAGGCAATCTGACGAACCCTAGGAGACTCACTCCATGAAGTTTTTAGCTCGAAGAAGCAACGGCCAAATTGTTGGTCGTTTTGCGGATTCAGACATCAGGTTTCCTTTGCCGAGCGACATCATTGTTATGGACTCGGCTACCGACATTTTAGAGAGAGACCTCCCAAGCGGATCCAACTTGGAAACATTTTCGGATGCCAAGTTGGCGTCGTTCAAAAGTTTGCACCCTCTTTTCACGCACTCCCTTTCGATGTGCGAAGAGATGATAGTCCCGAATTGTGACCTGAACCACTCGAACCTTGTGACCAGAGGTCCAGGAAAAACTACAATTGTTCGCCCCGGCGGGAAGATGGTCAGCGAAACAATCGCATGCGATAACACCGTTGCGTTTTGTTTTCGCTACCATGCTTTCATCATGGGGTCCCCGACCGGGAAGCCTAACTTGCGATACTATAATTTTGACGAAACACTGCAGGAGTTCGTGACGCCAAACATCACAGTGTCCATGGTTGACGCCGTGGACCCAAACAGCATTTTGGACTTTGTCACATTCGATGCTGAGGGAGCGTTCGGCTATTTTCCTGATTTTCGGATGGCGTTTGAGAACAGTGGGTCTGTGCCGCTATTCGTGTCTGGGTGGTCGTTCATCACTTACAAAACAAGGTTGGAAGTCTAATCAATACTGTTTAAGTCTAAGCCACTTATGCGGTTTTTTGATGGCCACAATAATGACTACGACGGAGCTGTGCGAATATGCCGACTAATCCTCTCGGACCAGGCGTGTCACGCTACATTGACGATAGAGACCGGCAATACGCGGCTGTTGTGTTTCAAAAGGTTAAGCCACCGTGTGACGCTGAGCTGAACCTCATTTCTTTGATTGATCTGGAGACGCGTGCCGACATCGTTAGGTCTACACATCCTTCCGGATGGCTCACTGACCCGTCAAATCCATACGGGGATTATAGCACGCATCCGTCAAACTCGAATCAGTTTTACTTCGGCAGAAACTCGTCTACTGAAGTCAGAAATTTGACATGGGCTGTCGTAAATGGGTGGCTTGTTCCTGTCGCTGGAACTAGAACCGGCAGTCCCCCATTGGCTCCTGATGATGTCAACACATGGAACCGCATAGCTCTAAACCCACCCAGCACGTCAACTGGCGGCAATCGCGCAGAGTTTGTGTTTCTTGAGGTGTGGCTCGCAAGAATAGACCCGGACCCAGCTCCTCCCACGATTGCTCCAGGAAAACCGCAGCGCGGGTCGGTTTGGCGATTCGGGAACGTTGAAGGTGGTTTCTCGTTCTTGCCGGACGGAATCATTGACCCAGATTTAAACATTGAAACGACAAAGCGCGTGCAGATCCAGTATAGGATTCGCGTTGTGGCAGATGCCAACATGACGCAAAATCCTGAAGGGTTTGACCAAACGATGGTTTTTGCTCAGGGGCTTTTGTCATCCCAGAGCGCAATTCCGTTTCAAAACATGCGGCAGGAGCTTGGGGACCCGGGTTTGTGGCGCGCCGGGACGGGGGACCCCGCAACTTTTGGAACGGTCGATGGATACGTGTACGCGATTCCTTTGTGTGCCGTGTTCAGACGAAACTCTGCTGGATTTTCGGACATTGGGAACCTTGCTGGAGGCTTCAACAGAAACAGCGTCGCGACAAATCGCAACGGAGCAACAGCGTATGCGAACGATGTTTTCTTGCCGTTTGACCTGCTCAGCACTGATTCGTCGTTCACTTTGACAAGCATAGCTGGGACGTTTCTGTCCACCATGACTTCGTTCGGGGAGGCATACTTCAAAATTGACGACGAGATTGTCAAAGTTGACAGCATTGTTCAAACCGGTCCGACTGCGTTTGTCGTCAACATCAACCGTGGAGCCTTGCAGACGGTCATCAGGGACCACAAATCTGGAACGATTGCTATTCTTGTCACGACAAGGCCCGACGGCTTGTATGCTGACCAGGTTGCGTCGACAGACATCTTGGACATGCGACACGCTGTGTCGGAGAGCTTCGATTACGGAACTGTTCTCAAAACAAACTTGACAGAGCTGTTGAAGGGGAATCTGAGGACGACGTGGAAGAGATATGGGTCCACAAACTCTGCAGGCCCTATTGTGTTTTATGGGGACAGAGTCACCGATTCTTCCGTGTTTGTTGGAGGCTTGTCGAGGTTGGACGAGCCAAATGGAAATCGGCGCGCATTTTCCGATGCTGTCGTCACTGAGCGCTATACGGCCACGGCTATCGTTCCATCAGACGCCGGAACGATATTAGATTATTTGACTGTCAACGTGGTTCCGTATGTCAATCAGGTTCAGTGGACCGGTTCAGATGCATCTCGCGTTCCCGGATCCGGACTCAGACTGAATGGCGGAATCGACTGGTGGTGGAACGGCGACGAAATTACCATAAAGCTGTCCGATTTTCAGGCTGGCTTGCCGACATCGGACGCTGACCAAGTTCGATTTGTTCTTCCAAGCGAAGATGAAGACGCCGTGCTCATCCACTTCGAGGGCATGACCACTGATCCCAACGGGGGTGAGCCAACGGATCCGCCTGAGACTGCTCCCACGGCTACGATTCCGACCATGGACGACGCCGGAAACGTTTACGCGCCTATTGGCAATCGCATTCTAAAGCATGGCCAGGGCATCACGGTGTCCACGAACATGTCAGGAGACCTTGTCATCACGCTGAACTCTGGGACTGCAGGGTTCATGCTAGACGAGTTCACTGACGCCATGTTTGGTTTTGCGACACCCACGCAAGCTCTTGCTGTGCTCACGACCATGCACATAGAGTTTGCGGTAGTTTACGGAGCCGGACGAGGTTTGTCGCACAAGCCGAAGCACATCCACACAGTGAACTGGCTTGGAAGCCCAAGCAACTCGTCCAAGGTCATGCTGCGGCCCGGCCTTCCTTCCATGAACCGTATGATTCCCACATACTTGGGCGAATCTCCGCTGGTTCAAACCGGGAAAAACAGAACGCTGGCCCGAACGTCCGAGGTCATGGTGGACCCCGGGTCAAAGTCTGTGTATGTGGCTCCATATCGAAATATGCTGATTCCGAGTCTTTTGGCTCGAAGTGGATATCAACTGAACTGGTTTGGAGCTTCACCTTTCACGTTTCAGGGCCCGATGCCTGAGCTCAGTCAAGACGGGTCCACGGTGGTCCACGCCACGACTGATCCGCTTGACTTGTTCTATAGCCATCGCTTGAACGGCGTAGTCAACTACGCTCTGACAAGATACGTCGAGATTCCAATGGAATGGCTGCCGCGTCCCGGCTTGCACCACATTCCGATCATGGCTGTCACAAACAGCGTGTTTTCTTCTGGCTTGAACCTTTTGCTCATGTCGAAGAAAGGCCCATTTGTTGGACCAAACACGTCCGATTGGAATAGAAACCTTGTTAGCTATCCGGACAGGGCTGGATACTATATTGTGACTCCTCGTCCCTCTGAGACTTACGGGGGGTCCAGTGGCTCCTACTCGATTTTCGGGCAGAAATACACTAATTCGAAGATTTCTTTGGCGGATGGAACATACTTCAGAGGCATTCAATTCCCTCCGTTCATGGCTCCTGCTCGAATAACCGGCGTTTACTTGAGAGACCCGGCGACCTATCCGGTGGTTCCGAACCTCAGTCCCTTCGATTTAAACCGTCAATACGTTGGACTTCCGGGTTCCGATGTGAACCTGCTTCGTGACGATTGCGACGCTGCCACTGTTCTTCTTGACGTCGACACCAACGGCGATCTGACTTTCATTCTGAGCTTGGACGCGATAGACCTAAGCAAAGCTCCGGCTGGAACCACGTTTGAAAGTTCACACTTTTTGGTTGAATGCACACTGTTTGCATTTGATCGCGGGTTCCTTCAAACAAACGGGCGCTTGCTGGTTTGCAAAACCACTGGTGGCGGCTCGGTGTCGATTGACGTCAACGGATTCACCAACGCCACAGATGCAGCTGTCGGAATCATCGCGCCAGCGCCGATGACCTCTGGTGCCACAAACAATGAAGTCACGATTTACTATAGTCGTGTGCCATATCAGGGGGACGTGTTCGGGACTCAAAACGCATACTCGGACGATCCTCAGCGCGTTGGACCTCTAACTATCGGCGAAGCTCAAGCAGTGTTTCAGCACCCGCTCGGGTCTCCTGACACGTTAAGTTTGCAAAACAAGACCGGGTTTGAGATTCTGGCTTCGATGTCGTTCACTACTTCTCTTGGAACCGGCAGACTTTCCGGTTCAACCCCAATTCCTCTTCTCAGCACTGTCAGCAACCCTGATGGAGTCCCGGACTACGTCGGAACCTTGGTCGATCTTGATAGAAGGTTTTCGCTAAATCGTGTTGGGTATGAAGATTGGGCAACTCAAAAATTCCCGATTACCGCTGCATCTGTTGCCAATAGGCCGGAAATTAAAAGAGATGGCCTTTCAGAGGTTTACGATAGGGATTTGCACCCAGAGTTTGCCGGGTGTGTGAGCAATCTCCCGCTGGGAATATGGTTCAGAGACAAGGATTTCGTTGGAAAAATCCTATATCAAACCAGGTCGGCGTCTGACGCTGCTTCAATTCCGATTGGAACTCTATCGTTTCACCCGTTCCACTCCGCTCAGACTTTATCAACTGCAGGGTTTTCGCGCTGGGAAGGCACCGAATTCGTGTGTGGAAGCGCGTCTAACGTGACTGGCGTCGGCAGCGAATCCCTGATCAAGGTTGACGGAACATCTGTGCCGACAGACGTGTACAATTTCAAGACGACAAGAGGTGGCGCTGCGTACTCGGTCACGACTCCTTGGGCTGGCACTGACATCGCTGCCAAGGTTACAAAGGCCAAGCCGAATGCTGAAGTTGGCTCTGTTCTAGCAGGCGTAGCCTATTTGGTCCGATCGCAGCCGGAAACGGTCGGTTCTGTTGAAGTTCATGCAGGGCACGAGCTTCAAATGTTCATCGTAACTCAAGCGTCTCCGTCATATTTCCGGGGCACGGAGGTAGTCCACTCTGCCTCTGGAACGAATGAGGGCTTTACAGCCGTTGACAGGTTCCGGATTTGGGGAAGGCCCCTCCAAAAGCAGAGAGGCGGCGTCGACATGTCGATTGTTCCGTCTGCAAAGCCTGTATTTGTGAACGATGTGTGGGATGATCCGATCTTTTACGGATCCAGCGACCCCAGCTTGTCGTCGTACAAGCAGGAAGCTGTCACAATTTCGTCAAATGGGCAAACGCTGTTTCCGAACGCTCTCAGCGTCAGGCCGCTTGATCCGTCGACAGTTCAAGCCTATTTGAACGGAGTGAAGCTTCGATATGGAGTCGATTACATTGTTGGCGGGCCGCCTTTGAATAGAGATTTGACGTATATGGGGGCCCCTTCTCTTGTTGTTGCTGACGTTCTTGAAGTTTGGTACGCACAGCTCTAATGACGGGTGGACTGAGGAATTAACATGACTAGGCCTCGCGCATATCAGGTAAACGACCCCGGAACTCATCACGTCAAGTTTCAGTTGCCGACCGTTCCAACTTCGTCGACGATGAGTTTTGTTGGCGGAGACTACACTGATTTTCTAAACGCTACTGAAACTCAAATTTATGGCGGGGCAGAAGAGCCTCTTCCCGCAAGAATTGTTGGGCCAACGCAAGAGCCTTTCACCAATATTTTTTCGGCCAACCAGCTTGGGATAGTCATGACCGGCGTAAACAGCGGTCTTGTCATGCCAGTCATTTTTCAGGCGGGAGATTTTGTGACAATCGGGGGAATTTCTTCCCTTACAGTTTCAAAATTGGCTGCAAGAATTAACGCTACGTTGGCAACATACGGTGTCACCTATGCTGCAGCAACAAATGAAAACGGATATCTGAACGTTGTTAGCGCCTTCGGGGCTGACATGTCTACCGGGGTTGGCGCTTCCGTGACTCTGACGGAAACTGGTTTCACCGCCGGGATTATTCAAAAGCTTGGTTTCGGAGCCGTTTCGTCGGTAACTGCTTCCGGGTCCGCTCCCACTCGAGGAATAATAACAGAATCCGCCGACGGGCGCGGCGGACACTTTCCTCTCAGATACACGAATGGCGAATCTGTTTTGTCTCAAACGACAAATTTGATTGGCTGGGTTGACAGTTCTTCAAGAATCAAAGCATGGCCAAACATTGTTGGTGGCCAAACAATATACGGGCGTCTTTCCCGTACGTCCACGCCGTCGTGGAAACTATCGTTTTTTGCAAACGGATATCAACCTCCCACTGTCACGTCAATTGGCGGCAACTTCTGCGCTTTAACGGCGGCAGACACAATTCGTTTCCAGGTTAGCGGAATTGATCCGATTGATGGGAACAGCTTCAGCATACTGACAACTGTCAATTTTAACCTCGTCATCAACAGCGTCGTCGATGTTGTGAACGCCATCAACGCAGCTTGGTGGACTGCGTCTGGCAGTGGTCAGGGGACAATGGTGTCCTCTTTGCCTGAACCGTATGTTCTAGAGTCTACAGATTCTATATACATTCGCGTTGACGGGTCCACAGCCATAACGGTCACTTTTAGCGCTGCAGACGGTCCGATGACCGCCAAAAGCGTTGTTGACGCAATCAATGCTGCATGGACTCTAGCCGGACAACCTGGGGTTCTTGCTTATGTTCATGTCATTGGCGGTTTGAATTATGTGAAGCTTGTTTCGCAAACAGTTTCCGGCCCCACTTCCAGCGTTGAAGTTGCTGGCGCGCGCACTGCGATAAACAAAATTGGCTTTCCTTATGGGAAGGTGACGGGGTCAAATCTGGTCAGCGTCTATGGGCAATCAGAGCTCAGAGTTTTGGTCCCGATCATTGATGTGATGGACGGTGGCGGGTCCGTGTCGATGTTTATCATGAACATGCTCGGATCAGCCAAAACTCTGCTCGGGCTCGGACATGTGACGTCATGGGTGTACGCTAGCGTTCAAGAGATTGAAGCCACGCCGATAATCTATCCTGACACATCAGGAAGCGTTGGCATAAATATGCTCATTCCCGAAGTCATGGAACTGGGGGAGGTTCCCCTGGATGAAATGACTACGCTGCAGGAGTTTGTGAACCAAGACACTGTTCAACAAGTTAGAACATGGGCCGGAGCAACCAACGCAAACCGCCCCGTCGTATATGACCGTAACGGCCGGGTTTCAAAAAACGCCGCCGCCGGCATGGTGTATGACGTTCTTGAAGCCAAGGGAGTTGTTCTTGGCAGCGATCAATCAAACAACTACACCCCGCGTTTGAACATTCCTTTTAGGTACGACGCCGCCGCTGTCGACGTCGTCACCGCTCTTTCCGAATCATTTGCGACTCCGTCAAACGTGGCAAGCGCGAGTCCAGTGACTCAAGCGTTCAGAAAATATGTCGTCAACAATCAGACCTTGACTCACGACTACGCGTCTTGGAATGCGAAACGGGCTGCGCAATGGGAAAAAGACATTGATGGACGCGTAGCTGCGGCCATGTCGTTCGACAGTCGAGGCAACTTTGCAATAGCTATTCGAGATGCGGCAAACAATGCTCCGTGGTCTGTTTGGGACCGCATGCCTTTTACGATTGATCTGAGCACGCCAGACTCTCCAACGCTCTATTTGAGAGGGTCTTCTGCAACAATTTCCACGCCAGATTCCAGAATGACGCTGATCGACGCCAACATATCCGGAAACACTGTTGGAGAAAATCACGTTTCTGCTTATTACAACGGTGGTCAATTTCTGCGCATAGCCGATCGTGACGCCACGGAGCTTGATGACGGGTACTCGTTGATGCATTCTGTCAACGCTCGCGCGTCAGTTACATGTGGCGACGGGGTTAACACTTTCGGAGACTTTAACGGAACCAATGCAATTTCTTCAGCCATAAACTTCATAGAGACCAATGTTTCTCCTAACGCAAATGCGACAATCTATGTCAAAAAAGGCGTTTACAAAGCGAGTTCGCCGATAAACACAAGTTTAAACTTGTCGATAATCGGGGTTGCGCAAGCTGACGACACAGCAAGCTGCACAATATACAATCCGTCATCCATAGGGGACACGCTTACAATAACGAGATCCGGAAATAACGGGTCTCTACACCTGAAAAATGTCAACCTGCTTTTTGACATCAGCGGCGTTTCTTCAAGGTACAGCCTGGTTTTGGTGGACGGAGCCACTGTAGTAGCTGAGGACTGTTCGATTAAACAAACGAAGATTGAGAATCCAATTCCTCAATCCGAAAGTAATGAAGGAGTTTGTGGACGTCCAGCACAAGGTGTATTTAGGCGTTGCAGAATGTCCAATATTGGCTTGAATGGAAGGCCGATACTAACGTTTAACAACGTTGTTAGCGGAAACAGTTTTGTTTTTGAAAATTGCATGTTCAAGGCCATAAACCCGAACACTCAATGTGTGCAAATCAGGGCTGCAAACAGCTTAACCACATTGAGCGTGTTTGATGGTTTGAGATTTGTTGGATGCGATTTTAGCTTAAGCTATGCCACGAAGACTGGAAACAATCTCACAGCAAACACTGGTTTGATAGATCTTCATCCGGGTCTAGACGCAAATCCTGGTGAAAACGATGTTAGAATTAACAAGGGTCTTTTAGTTAAAAACATTGTGTTTCGGGATTGCAAAGTCCGCGTTGGTTCTCCGTCATCCGGCATCAACGTTCTTTTGCATTTGATACCAACAGCAAACGGAACAAATGCTAACGTTGTCGGAACGCCGTTCACATATGTGGACAACCTCGTGTTCGAAAACACCTCGTTCACCCACACGCCTCCGACGGTTAATGGAAACCCAAACGCCTTCACTATCGCATATGGCGCCAGAAGCGTTGTGATAATAAACTGCAAATATGAGCTGACGGGGTCCGGGCTGTTGTCGGCTCATGGCATTGCAACTCACGATGTTGCTTGGGCTTTGCATGGTGGCTTGTCCAACGGGGGCGCATCTGGAGATCCGCAAAACGCGTGGGCGTCTGCGCCAGACACGCCATGGGGCACTATTGCCATCATGGCAGACGATGTTAAAATAGACAAGTTCGACGTAACTGGTCTTTTGCAGAAGTGTTCGACAATTGGAGCTAGCACGTGGTATGAAGGAGATGCATACATCCTTTACGGTCGCACTCTTTCCATAAAAGATGTCACATGCAGTTACGAAACATTCGCTGGGGCCACCAGCAGAAGCTATCCGATCCATAGATGGAGGCTTTTCAATTTGATGCACGAGTCCATGACTGGTAGCGGAGTCACATATGAGCCCTCAGGGACTGCTGATGGGCTTGTGCTCATCGGCAAACAGTCGTTGAGCACTTCGGACCCGCATTGGGCTCTTTTGAGTTTCATTAGGCTGCACGCTAAGAACATTCATCTAACAAATTCGTCAGTTACTGGCTTCAAAACTGATGGTGGAGACCCGAGCGACGGGTGCGGCGCGTTGGTTTCCATTGAAGGTAATGGGCTCTGGTACTCGCCATATATGAATGGAATGGCGAAGATAACGAACTCAGTGTTTAGAGACACTGGTTATGGGATCCGATACGACTATTTTGAAACAGTGCATGGAGCCATGAATTTCGACATCTCTGGAAACACGATTACTGGATGTGAAGAGTATGGCATCAGGCTTAGAATCAGTTATTCTGGGTACGGAACTGTTTCAAAAAATTATGTTTCAAATTGTGACAAACCGGGAATGGGATTCTTTTATGACCTCGGGTACTCTAACTTGAACATTGTGGACAATATTTTTATTGATAACTACCCGACAGATGGTGAACTCAACTGCAGACAAATTCATATATACCCGTTGTACACTTCCAGTACAAGAAGCCCGAAAGTCTTTTTAGACAGGAACACTGCTTATGAAACGATTAAGGGCGGGGGCATAGGCATAACACTTTTGTCAGGCGGCTCGCCAGCCGGACTTCCAGCCACTGGTTCCATAAGCACAATTTATGGAGCAGAAACCGGTCTAAATGCATTTCCGGCTACTTACAGATGGACTCCCGCTGCACTCATGGTCAGAAACCCAGGTTACCTAGTTACGCCATCCCCTAGTATTTAATGAAATATTTCAAGGCGTTGTCTAAAAGGTTGTACGAGCTGATGGTGGAATATCCATTGGCTGTTGCTGCCGCCGTTCTTTTGGCCGTCGGCGCCATCGCAATGGCTCTTGCTGGGCGTGATGTTCAAATAGGCGGTTTGCTGGAAAAACTCTTCGGGAAGAAAAAGACAGACCCCAATATTCGTGTCATTCCGCCGTTAGGGCGCGTAGACGCCAATGGGAACCCCATTCCTCTTGGCGAATCAGACAAAAAAGGCTACGTGCAAGCGCCAATAAGCACTAAGATCATTGCCCCCGGTGTGTTTTCAAATCCAGACACGATAGTCGTTGTCCACCCAAACAAGGGTGAGATAACGATTCCACTTCCGGTTGGGGTTAAAAACAAAGACGTGTCTGAAGTCATTGAAATTCATCCGAACGTATATGAAATTAAAAACAATGACAAGGGTGTTAACACGTCTGAGCTTGAGGAAATTTTGAAATGAAATTTGTCGTGTTGGCGCTTTTTGTTTTGTTGTTCAGTAATTTGGCGTCAGCACAAGACTGTGTTCCATGCGACGGTAAATGTTTAACGCCAGATCAAGTGGAAAAGCTGCGCGAAGCGGTTAAAGAGTTGAAAGACATTCACGAGTCGCCAACAACGATTGAATTTCAGGACATCATTGTCATAATTCGTGATCTGGACGGGCGAGTTTATGTTAACGGCGGGTTTAAAAAACCATTGCGTTTGAAAGTGAGGATTGGTAAACACGTCGACAGGGACGTTCTTGCGACAGTTGAAAGTCGTATCTGGTACAGGCCCGAACCTGAATCTCCGATGTTTCGTTTAAGAATTCGAGCTCAAGCTGGGATTCTGATTCCTGAAATGATAAAAACAATTTCAGGAGATGAAAAACAATTTTGGGATGGCGGAGTTGGGTGGGACTTTTTTCACATTGGGGACGTGAACCTGGCGGCGTTTACGGGAGTTCGTAGCGCTGGGATCGGACCTGGAGTCGACATAACAAAAAACTTTGGCGTTCATGCCGGATATGCTGTAGTATACGACGGTTTTTCGTCAAGTGCACTGATGACAGCATATTTTAGCTTTAACTGAGGACTTCATGTCAACTCAACACACTTGGGGACAACCATCACACACTGTGCAAGAGTATGTGGTTGACGAGAAATTGGCTGAAAAATTTCCGGGACGATTCGTAGGGTCCAGTGATGTGTGGACTAAAACATGTACGAATTGTGGCTTGGAAATTGGATCTCCATCAGGAGATTTCACAAGATCAGACGTGATTTTTCCTGACTGCGAATCGTACGAAGCCGCAAAAACATAGTCATGACTGTAATCTGTGTTGATGATTTCAGTCGACTCGCAGCACATTGAAAACCCGTTAAATTCGATTGCAGCCTGGTCTCAAGTCGGAAGCTTGATTTGTACCTCATGCACTCAACTGGCCGTATGAAACACTCATGATTCATACTGACTCTGGAAAGACCATGGAACAAGCTGCTTTTTTGGAAGAGCTGCGTAAAATTCGCAATATGGAGAAGATTAATCTTAAGCCTTCTCCATATCTCAAAAGTGAATTCATGGACGACGGGGGCGAAGTCAGACCGGTAGTTCTTCGCGAGTATCAAAAGAAGCATGTGTTTGAAATGCTTCAAGTGGTAAAACACATAAACGGGTCGGACACGGGGCTGGGTAAGACGCTCGAGATTTTGAGCACGATTGGATATGTTTGGCTCAAAGAGCCGGAATACGTCCCCATCGTGTTGACAAAGAAGTCAGCTCTTCATCAGTGGGCTGCAGAAGTCGACAAGTTCATGCAAAGCATGGAAGTGACCACAGTCGACGGAAAACCATATGACCGGGAGAAAACTTACATAAAATTCTTTCAGAGCGATTTAAACAAGAAGCGCTTGCTGATAATGACGTACGACGTTTTGTTGAAGGATGCGAACGGGTCCGTCGTGCGAAACTCCGATCATAAGGCGTCTTCTGCTGATCATAAGGCGCTGGTTAAAGCTCGCAAGACTTTGAAGGAAGTTCAAAAGGCTGCCAAAGCCGAGTCTGAGGTGTTCGAAACCTGGTTCAACAGCCGTCCGTACGAAATTTGGGATCACGCAAAATCTGTCGTAGCTGTCGGTCCAGAAAAACCGCCGAGGCCCCCTGTTCCGAATAACTGGACCGAAGAGGACGAGAAGCAAACCCAAAAGTTCGAGGCGCTTGTCAACGCCGCTCAATCTTGGAAGGTTGAAGCTGATCGTTTGGACGCTATTGTGCACCCAACTGTTGTTACCCCCGGCATCATTGGGCAAATCAAAGCCTTCATGGCATCACATCCGAACGCCAAATTCATGCTGGTGATGGACGAAGCCCACGTGGTCAAAAACCATCGCGGGAAAATACACGCAACTGTGGCTGAGCTTGCAAAGCACTGTGAGAGGGTTTACGGCCTCACCGCGACTCCGGTTAAAAATCGCTTGATGGAGTTTTTCTCTCTATTTCGGATTGTTGTTCCTGGCTTGTTTCCGAAAGTCACCCAGTTTCAGAACGAATTTTGCATCACCAAGCTCCAGCGCATCGGCGGCGGCAAGCAAGTTCCCATAATAGTAGGCTACAAAAACCTTTCCAGGTTTGTCGACGTCATAGAACCATTTTACTTGTCGCGTCGCAAATACGATGTGGCCGCTGAGCTTCCGCGCTTGGTCACTAGGGAGCTGCAATGCGAACTGACTGACCTGCAGGAAGAGTTGTATGACATGGCCGAGGCCGGCCTGTTGGAAAAGGACTCCGACCCTGACGCGTCGAGCGCGGCTGTGCTTGGGGCCATGACATACGTGCAGGAGGCCGTCAACTCGCCGACTTTGTTGAACAACGATGATGGTGAACCATGGGAAGGAAGTTCTCCGAAAGTCGACACGCTTTTGGAGCTTCTCGAGGACGAACTTGACGGGGTTAAAACCATCGTCTTCTCCCGGTTTGAGCGCATGGTTTCTCTAACCGAGACAGCTTTGAAGGCGAATGGTGTCAAATGTGTGCGCATTACCGGAAAAGAAAATAAGGCGTCGGACAGAGAAAAGGCCAAAACAGTTTTTCAAGATCCAAATTCGGGCGTGAACGTGATTCTGATAACAGAAGCCGGGTCTGAGTCGATCAATCTTCAAGCAGCCGAGCATTTTGTTCTACTGGACTCTCCATGGTCTTGGGGGACTTATCTTCAGCTCATCGGCCGCATGATTCGCATAGGAAGCCATCACACAATGACCGTAGCCACCCATCTCGTGGCTGTAAGGCAAGATGGACGCAAAACTATCGACCACTACGTGATCAAGAAGCTCAAGACGAAAAAAGCTCTTGCAGACAAGGTCGCGGGGGAAGGGCTGAAGGACGGGTTGAAGTTCGTCAAGGACGACGCCATGGAGCTCGTGTCCATGCTAAAGGAAGACACAAAAGATACTTCGAAGGGCCAGAAGGGCGCCAAAGCTGCCAAAACAAGTTTGGGCGGTTCAAGTCCTAAGAAGACCCTTTCTTGTGTCAAGAACGACCCTCCCGTTGCCGTGGTGAATGTCGACTTGTCGGAGATATGACATGGTTGAAGGGTGCAGTTGCGGCGGAAACGGGATTGTTGAGAAAGATGGAAAGCTGTACGAGTGCGTATGCGCTTTGTTGAGGCGGCGCGCTGCGTCCATGCCCCCTTTCATTCGGACTGCAAATTTGCAACCCGGACACACGTCGCACAGGTTGCACGATCTGACAAAGAAGTCTTTGTTCATTTTGGCCACTTGGCCGGACATGAAGGCAATCATCAAAGCTGTCATGATCCGTCACATGAACTTGTTTGTGCGAATCACATCCGACAACGACATACTTCACGCTTACGTCGGGGCGATGTCAAAGAAGAACAAGGGCGACAACGAAGCTACTTTTGAAACTGTTGGCGACTTTGTTGGCCCTCCCGATTTGGTGATCATAAGGCTAAATGCTTTGACCAGGCCAAACAAGGCTGCTGCCGGGGCCCTGGAAGAAGCCATGGTTTGCCGCATGGACCAAGACAAGGCAACATGGTTTGTGTCGGACATGGACCGCCCATTCACCTCGTCAAGCCCAGCTCACTCGGAGACTCTTTGGGATCTCATGGAAGCATGTGCCAAAGTTCGTGTTCCTCCAGTTTTGCCTAGAAATCTTCCGACCGGAATGTTCGATTTGGAATCAGTCGAGTCCAGCATCAGTCCTGTTGCTCATAAGAGTGAGCCGAAGAAGGAGACAAAGAAGCGTTCGAAGCCGGATCCCACCCCGAACGTTGACCAAGAAGACAACTCTGGTTTGGGAATGTACGGACAAGGTGTTGGTAAAAGCAAGAGCTTCGGTCGAGGCGGGGACTGATGGAACGCATTTTGCGCGGTTTGATGCAGATCGGGTCGGTTCCGGAAGCCGAAGACTGCCTTCGGAATTGGAACCGGCTCCAAGAATACTCTCTCGATTTTCCGACTGTTGAAGATAAGCTTATCTTTGACTACTTTCGAACTTTTTACAACCAGATGTCCGCTCCTCCGGACTTTGCAATAGTTCGCGAGTATTTCGAAAAAGAGGACAATATTGAAGTGGCGTCCCGCCTCGACGAAGTCAAGGCGGCTCAGCCATACATTGGGACAAACTACCTTGCCATAGTTCGCGCCGAAGAAGATAGACAACAGACTAAATCCATAGTCATGCTGTTTCGAGATGCGAGCATGATTGCTGAGCACGGGCGGAACGTAGACAGGCCTGTCAATGGAAAGAAGGTTTTGAAGGGCGTTCCTGACGCCGTGAACTACGTATACGACAAGCTGCACGACTTCACGCGCGTAGAAGGGGGCGAGAAGCTTGAAGGAGTGGTCAGCGAGGACGCCGACGAGTTCATGGAAGAGTATGAAGTCGTCGAAAAGATGGATAAATATGCCGGGCGAAACTTGTTCGGGCTCGAGCCTGTCGACACTGTGTGTCGCGGCCACCGAATGGGGGAATATTGGATCCACACGGCTTTCGCCGGAGAATTGAAGACGTCGCTTGCTTTGAACTATGCGTACAACAATGCATTTGTGTACGGCAAAAACATTTTCTACGCGATTTTGGAAATGCCATACAAGCAGCTTCGGCGCCAGTTGTACGTAATCCACTCTTCTCACGGAAAATTTGTGACTGAATGGTGGAAAGAAGATCAAAAAGCTGGAATCCCTCCTGAGCACAGATACGTTGGTCTCGACTATCGCAAAGTTCGCGACGGGGAATTGTCTCCTCGCGACAAGGAGCGTCTAAAGAAAGTCGCCCAAGACTTCAAAGCAACATCCAGGGGTAGGCTCTTTGTTTGGAGGCCGTCAGACGAGGCCACGATCATGGACATCCGCCGCAAGGCCGAGATGTTTCACAACAAGTACGGGTGTGACGGCATAGTTGTTGACCATTTGGGCTTGGTCAAGCCAAAACACAGAACAAGCGACTTCGTCACAACTCAGAACGCCGTTGTTCGAGATGGACGCCTGATGGCTTTGAACTTTGCTCGAGGTCGTGGCGTTCCCGTCATGGCACTGTTTCAGATGAACAGGCAGGGAAAGCTTCGAGCTGACAAGAACGATGGTCGCTACGACATGGCAGCTATCAGCTATGCAAACGAGGTTGAGAAGAGCGCGGATGTCATCACATGGACATATTTGAACGATCAGCTTCGTAAAGAGGGCAAGTTCTATATGGGGAACTTGAAAAATCGAGACAATCCAATGTTCGATCGCATGATCGGTAAGATTTTGTGGATGTCGAAGCGCATGCGCGCAATCGAGTCGGGGCTAATTGACATGGACAACGATCGCCTGATCGTGTCTGCTGGAGAGCACATCAGTCAGCTCACGGCTGCAGACCTGATGATCTGACCATAGCGCTTTTGTGTTTCGTCGACGCATGAACTTCGTCAGAATCGCCATGCGCATTGCGTTCAACGTGCGCACTGCCGACGACCACCTCAAAACTTCAGATATAAGAAAGCTTATCGGGAGCGATCCGGAGCTCACTGACGACTTCTTGTTTGCCCTCATGAAGCACGACGACTTCATGGAAACTTTATATGGCTTGGCTGGCGATCGGCTGTCAGACAGCAACATACGAAAGCTGAAGTTTTTGCACAGGGGCCTGGCGAGCGAGTTGTCTTCTTTAATGAACAAGTTGGCGGAAAGATTTCCCGGTGCGAATTTTCTGCTTTTCAAAAAAGAGGTTTCTCGAGTTGTGGGGGAAGAGGTCCTTAACCCGAACGTCATGATCAGGGAAATGAACGAATGGACTTATCAATGGCACGATGTTTTTTCCCACATGGTGCGTGAGGCCGGTAAGCTCTTGGCTGCCGAGTCAAAATCCTGAGATTTTGTTTAGCTTTGTCCACATGTGGACAAAGCTAAAATCTTTCCTGCTGAATCGTACACTGTTTCTGATTTCGATGGGGGTCTTCACAGTTGTAGTGATTGGACTGTTGACGTACTTCCAAGCAATGGGTGTCAAAAAGATTCCCCTTGACGATCTGATGGAAGTTAAGCACTATCGAGACTCTGTCCAGTTTCCGCTACGCGTGTACTGCAGCGGATTTAATGAGCATCAGATGGAGATGTGGGCAGAAGCGAGCGCAGCCTGGAAGCGAGCGGACGACAGGTTGGACGTCCAGTTCATCTCATGGGAACCGCCCACCCCGTTTTCCGAAGATTTTTACAAAGACTTCGAAAAACGGACGCTTTGGCAACTTGACCCGAACGACAAAGAAACAGCGTTGATGTTTCTGAAATATAGCATTCGCACAGACGGGTTTGCCGTTGGAAATTTCATTGCCATCGTTCACGACAAAGAATTGACAGACCAGCAGAGCTTGACGATGTATGCGCACGAACTTGGCCATATGGTGGGCTTCGAGCACATCAGGGACGCGTACCCAGCCATGATGAATTTGACTGCCAAGAAGGCGATTACGAAATATGACCTTATGCAGGTCGACTACGTGTACCCTCGCTAACCCAGAACACTTAAGATTGGCTGGACGTGTTCCATCGTCAATCCGCTCGGATAAGTGCACACGTGTCTTTTTGCAACTTTTCCCATGAAAGTCATATCGTCGATGACGACGTATGACTCGGCGGGGTTCTTTTCCAGGAAAGCGAGAATTTCGTCGTCTCGACTTCCGAAAGAAGGAGTTTTTCCGACAATTTCTCCTGTGAACCCTGCTTTTTTGAATTCTTCCCTGATGTCCGGGAGAGATTTTCCGAGCCGGAACGCCGATGAAATTACGACAAGTGCCCCTGTGTGTGCGATGATGTGGTTAAGGACTGACACGTGCTCCGGCATCAAAGCCGTGCCCATGTCTAACGGGTTGTGGACGATTCCCGGGTTCATGACCCCATCAATGTCAAGAAACGCGAATTTCATGGAAAATGATACTTGCTTTGTTTTCACACTTTCGTTTTGTAAATTCCGGGCATAAGCGAGTACCCTCAGCCATGACAACCGGGCAATTTTGGTCCAGAGTATACACCACAGACTTTGACCTCTTTGAAGGAGATCTTGTTAACGGACCAATCAACACTGCGTTGAAAGCCGCTTTTGTCGATGCATGTTTTGCGGTGGAAAGTGTCGGGGCGGGCTCGAGGCCCGGTTCCCTTGCGTCCGTGACTATTTCGATGACTGAAGACGGGGACTATCGCCTAGAGGCTGTTTCGGAAGGGAAGTCTTATGCGATTGTTACACAAAAATGTCACAAGTGTTTAGCAACAATCCATGGGGACTTGCACCCGTTCAACGGGTGTGACGAAGTCCTTTTGGAAGAAATTCATAACAGTTAGACCGAAGCCAGTTTTTTGGCAATTCTGGCAAGCTTCGATGCGTTTTTCTTTTCCGCGGTCAAGGATTCGAACATGGCGGTGATGAGCTCGTGCGCATACGAACTCCATACGTTTGTTTCAGCAATGTTTGACGTCAGGTCATAAGACGCCAACGAAGACGCAGCTTTTTTAAACTTTTCGGAATCAAACCCGTCCGCGTCATGAGCCATTTCCATGATTTTCTGCGCGTTCTCCATCACGCTGTCTTTGGCAAACTTTAGCCCTTTTAGCGCAGACGAATCCGTGAGAAGGTCCATGCTGTATGCCTGAAAATCTGACTTCGCCTCCAAAGCATTCTTGAAAGCTCTTTTCATCTCCGGATCTAGACTGGAGTTGTTTATGTCAGCAACTTTTATATGGTCTCTTTTGGTCAGGTTTATTGGTGGCGGCAATGCCGCCACCCGGAAGGCGATCCTGACAAGTGTCGACAAACGCGGGCTGCCCAAGCTTTTGTCGATGACCCTATACATTTCTGATATTAGACCATGCATTTCGAAAACCCAACTGCTTGCCTCTTGAGGCAGTTCTGGCCCCATCATGAACTCATATGACGCTAGCTTGTTGAACGCGTCATTGTATCTCAGCCAGTCAGCATCTGGAACTTGAGCTTTCACTTGTTTCATCAAATGTTGGATCACGTCCAGAAGAGGTCCCTGACGCATTTTTAAGTTTCTGAAGACTTTTGCATCCGTGATGCTTTGACGACTTGGGATTGCTGCAAGAACGTCTTCTCTAGTTTTCAGCGCTTTCTTGAACGCTCTTTTCCACTCGTCCGGAATTTTAGACATTTCCAAGGCGCCAATGTACAAATGCGGGCCGGTGATGTCGATTCTTGGCGGCTTAGACGACGTTCTGACCATATACAGGGGTCAACATTAGAAGTGTACTGTTCTTTGTGGATCGAACATCGGACCAGGAATGGGTTCAAGAGCGCATACGAGCTGTGTCAAGACAGTATGGGGCTTTTGACGCGTTGACTGAAGAAGGGATTGAGCTGGAGGATAAAAATTCGACTGTTCAAATTCCGTGTCCTCTTCCCGGTCACGGGCCTGACAACAGGCCGTCTGCCAGGTACTATGCCGCTGAAGGGTCCAATTCAGAACACTTCTTTTGTTTTAAGTGCAAAGTTAGATTGGACGGCATCGGCCTCATGGCAAAAATGCGCGGCATGGAGTTTATGCGCGCTTTGTCGGAGCTTGAGAGACGATTTGGCATAAAGACCCCGCGGCGTCCAGAGGCGGACATTGGCATACCGGCAGACAAAAGCGGGTTGTATGAATCTGAAGCGTGGGCAGACGTGCCACGCGTCTTGTCGATCCTGGAGAAAAAGCTCAAGAGACTTCGACACAGAGTTGCAATGCTCGACTATGTCAAATGGTGTAGAGTGTTGGATGCGATGCAGTGGGATTTGGATCGTGGAGCTGCTCCCACCATCATGGTGCCCACTCTCATGAAGCTCAAAACATTGATGGACAACGCCGGGCAAGATGCAGATCTTTGAGTATTCTTTGAGCCTTTGCACTGGGGAAACGATAAAAGTGTCTGAGATATCGATGGGGGCTCTCGATAAATTTGAGAAGGCGGCTTTCAAGGATCCAGCGGCTTTCAAGGCAATGTCCAGCGTGGTGTCTCTATGTACGAAGGCTCCTCGTCAAGCGATGGAAGACGCAAAAATCGGGCACACGAAGCCTCTCGAGAAGCTTTTGGGAACGCCTCCTGTGGGAACTCTCATGAAAATAGACCGACCCGTGTGCATGAACGTATCGGACTGCGCAATGGCCGACAGTAAAAAATGCACCGCGCGTTTCTCAAAATTCCCTGAATGCTGGGACTATTCCATGGATGTTGATGTCGATTTCACCGACAGCATGGCGGCGGCTCATGAGATCGTTAAAGAAATCGTGATGGCATGGCGCAACGGCAGGTATGTAATCATTTCCGAGTGAACTCGTAAGCGAGCTCTTCCATCAAACGTGAAGCCCTGGCCGTGAACCTCGATGGTATTTCGACTTGAACTTCGATTATCAGATCGCCTGTTCTCCCCGTTTGCGCGTTTTTCACTCCATGTCTTAGAACAGTCAGCTGGCCCCCCGGCTGGATTCCGGCTGGAACTGGAATTTCAATGTCTGACCCGTTCAGTCCCACAATTGACGTCATACAGCCACGAATCGCGTCCAACACTCCAATTTTGACAGTTGTGGTCAAATCGTCACCGCATCTTTTGAAGCGCGGGTGGGGGATTCCGACAATTTTGATGAAAAGATTCCCTCTTAAACGGTTGTCTGCGCTTCCAAAAAAACTGATCGTCTGACCAGCCTCCACGCCCGCTGGGATATTTACTTTTACCTCAACCTCGCCTTTGGTTTTTCCTTTTCCTCGACAGCGAGGACAAGCTTGTGCGGGAATTGTTCCAGATCCTTTGCACGTGAGACACTGGCGAGATGTGTTATTGAATCCCCATATTCCTTTTGTTTTTCCCGTGCCTAAACAGCTCACGCACGGCATCATCGGTGTTCCGGGAACAGCTCCAGCTCCAGAACACTTTTTGCATTTTACAGATTCTACTTCCACATTGACTTTTTTGACACACCCGAAAACTGTTTCTTCCATGGTGAGACACACCACGGCTTCCATATCTTCGTCTATGAACTCCGGCTCTTCTGAAAACCTCCGGGAGTCCTTCATGGTGTTGAATGCGTCAGTTATTTCCCTGAATTGTTCCGCATTTCCGCCTTTGTCAGGGTGAAACCTGGCGACAAGCTTCCTGTAAGCTTTTTTGATGTCGTCCAAGCCGGCATCTTCCGCAACGCCAAGCACTTCATATGGCTCTCTCGGCATCATATAACGCTACCCGCTGGTTTCGTTGTATGATCGAACATGGCAAAGTGTCACATGTGTGCCATGGAAGCCGATGTTGTCGATTTGGAGCGGGGAGTATTTTTGTGTCGTTGCAACAGCTCCATGTTCGAACGGGTTAAAGCCCGTTTCATGTACCGATGCGTCACGTTCAACGACAATTTTTCCTCGCACCCGCGTTGGGAGCCGTCCATTTTTGAAACAATCGTCGACCTTGTCGATGACAGCTAAGAGGTACTCGTGTTTTTGCAACAAGCAGACGACAAAGTCTCAATTAGTCGCGAGTGGTTTTCTCAATACGGGTTTCACCTTGTCGACGGCATTCCCAAGCTCAAAAAGCTTGTCGACATGTGCATCAGCAGGGGTTTGTACTCCATAGACTTGGAAACCACAGGGGTCGACAATCGGATTTACAAAGACGAGTATTTCGAAGACGGAAAAGTCACAAGACATGGCATGAGAACGATCGACAGGATCGTCGGCGTGTGCATCTCGTTTGATGGTCAGCACGGGTACTACATTCCACTGTCGCATGAGCCGGAAGACTCTGGGAACCTTCCGTGGAATGAGGCATGGGACGAGCTTTCTAGGCTTGTCAACAGTAAAGCTCGGGCAATTTTTCACAACAAGAAGTTTGACGCAGAGTTTTTGTTCCCGGTTGTCGGGAAAGAATATTACAAAGTAGATGAGCATGAAGACACCATGCTTTTGGCCAGAGTGATAAACCCAATCAGAAGTTCTCCTGCTGGTCTTAAGCCGCTGACGAAGATTCATTTCGGCATTGAAATGGTAGAACTCGATGAGCTTTTCACGCCAGAGAAAAAAGAGCAGCTGCGCAAGGAGAAGAAAAAGTACAACTTTGCTCTTCTCCATCCGAGAGAAGGTCTCGAGTATGGATGTTCAGACGGGATTTTTACATACAAACTGTGGTTTTCTATGAAAGACAAAATCCACGGCCACGACTTGATGATGTACAATCTGGAAAAGTCGTTTTGCAACGTGGTCCAGAAGATGGAGCGGAACCGCGTTCACGTGGATGTTGAACGTGTCGAACAATTGTCGGTGGAATGCGACACCATGTTGAAAGAGACCGGCGACACTGTCCGGAACATAATTGAGTCCAAAACAGGCAACACCGGCAAATGGCGCACTTTGAATGTCGGGTCCCCGAAACAGCTCTCTATGGCTTTGCTTACGGACCCTGAGGGGCTGCTGCTCAAGCCAACGAAGTTCATGCTCGGCGACGATGGCGATGCGTTGTCCGACGACAACGATGACGATGATGATGACGACGGAAGCACTGCGCAAAAGCAGTATACGCTCAAGGACGAAGCCTTGAAGTCAATGGACGCTGCTTACGGAAAGCTTTTTAAAATCCAACGCAACGGCGTCGTTGACAAAGAAGGAAAACCGAAGCCAGAAAGCATATTTGACATTGTGCTTGAATATAGGCACTATTTGAAGATGAAGGGGTCATATATAGACAAACTCATGGCCTCGCACGACAAATATGGCGACGTTCGGCCTGTGTTTAATCAAATGGGCACGGATACAACTCGCATGTCTTCGAAAGCTGGAAAAATAGCAGACGGGTTTTCCGGCATCAACTTCCAGGGGATTCCTCGGGATTCGGACGATGACAAGCCCGAACTGTTTAAACAGATCCGCACATGCATCATTCCGCGTCCTGGATGGTTTCTCGTGAAACTTGACTACTCTGGCGAAGAGCTTCGTGTTGTGACCAATCTGTCTGGCGACCCTGTGTGGACAAAATCTTTTTTGCACGAAGACGGGGACGTCCATAGCATCACTTCAAAAACATTGTTCGGCAAAAGCGACGTTTCCAAAGACGAAAGAAACCGCGGCAAACGATGCAACTTTGCATTCATCTATGGCGGAGGAGCCGGAGCCATCTCTCGTAACGTCGGGTGCTCCATTGAAGACGGTAGCAGACACATGGCGAATCTTCGCGCCGCCGTGCCTGTTTTGATGGGGTATGTTGATTATCAGAAGGAGTTTGCGCGCAAACACAAATGCATATATACGGCATTTGGGCGCCGTATCCCAATCCCGACGATAGACTCCCCGATCAGGGCGATTAGGGCTAAGGCTGAAAGATGCGCGATCAATTACACGATTCAGGCTACTAGCGCCGACGTGTTGAAATTTGCTCTATGTCTAGTTGATAAAAAGATCCGCGAACTCAAATGGGAAGATCGCGTTCGATACGTCATGACAGTGCACGACGAAGTCGTGTATGAAGTGAAGCCGGAGTTTTTGATGGAAGTCGTCAGGAAGCTCGATGAATGGATGACGTTCCCATGGAAGCTTCCTAAGGCTCACGGCCGGGACTGGCAAGTCCCTCTCATGACTGAGCCTGGAATTGATGTCAACTGGAAGGCCAGGTATGACTATTTCAAGATGGTCGATGGCGTTCCTCCTGTTCCAAAGGACATAGTTGACGGCGTTTTTAAAGGCAAGCTGAAAAAAGACGAGTTTTTCTCAAACGGAAAAATATACCAAAAGGTACCCTCATTTCTCGATGGTTACATATACCGTTTGGAAGAGGACGCTGACTCAAGAGTACCTCAAGAGATACTCGAGCCTGATGCTGGTGTGGCTTCTTCAGGTCAAGCGCCTGAGAAAATGCCTGATGCTGGTGTGGCTTCTTCAGATCAAGCGCCTGAGAAAATGCCTCCCGCGCCAACAGAAACGCCAACAGAGACGCTTGCGACTGACTCCCTGCCCGATATAGGCTTGGAGGTGTCGGAGCCCACTCTGGACAAAGAAAACCCCGGGAAGACAGTTATGTTGTCGGCGACTTTGACGCGAACGGGGCCTTTGGTTAAAGCGCCTGAAAATTCACCGGGACAGGTGTTCAGGTGGATTTTTGGAGCCATTCCCTCAAAATCTGCCATGAAAAAACTCCACGCCGCGTGCGTGCTTGCTGAGGGAGATGTTCCGATCCGAATTGTCAATCAAAAAGGAGACATCCTGATCAGCGAATCCGAGAAAATTCTTGTTGATGCCGCCAAATTCAAGGTGTTGGCTGAACTGTTCGGTATTTGACATCAGCGAGGGCAGACCCCGTCACCACAGAAGCGAGTGTCTTGGCTGGAAAGACTCATTAACATGGTTGGAATGTTCGAATATGGTGAAGTTGAGTGTACGTGCTCAGACCATCTGACTAGACAAATAGCCATAAAAGTTAGTGCCCCGTGGTGCGTTGTTCAAACAGCCATGGCGATAATGCTTGGTCATGGGTTCGTAGACGCATTGTGTCTGAAGCAGCCGCTCGTGGCCTGGGTTCCGCAGATACCGCTTGATCGCTTTCAAGCTTCGGCAATTGCCGAAGTTCCAAACATGCCTGAAAGAGTTTCGGCAGTTGTTCAGGACAGGGTTTCCTCATCTTTGCAGCTGTTTGCCGACCTTGCGCAAGTGTTGAAAAACCCAGATGACGCAATCGGATTTCTCCCGATGGGAGTGTACGTGGTTTTTCAATTCCGAAGCACGTATGAAGGGTTAGCTGAGATTGTGCAAAAACTGGAGCCGATGGGGACTCCCGGCGTGCTCGAATTTCGCTATGCTGTCGCTTCAGTTTTGGCTGAAGTTCTCATCGACGCAGGAAGCATTGACAGTATCGAATTTGACGCTAACAATATACCATTTTTGCTTGGACCCGCTGCTCTTGACAATTTTTCCGATTTGGCAGCGTCCGCCATTCCCGCACAAGGACACGATTCTTTTCGCAAGGATGGATGAAAAGAGCTCAATTCGGTGAAACGCCAGGTTTGCCGACTGTTCCATCCCAGCTGCGTTCTCCCTGCCAAACTCTATCTCATGCCACGGACCGTCCATTTGTACGAAAGACACCACGTCTGCCAGCTTTTGTTTTGCAATTTCCACTATTTTGTCCGGGTCGGACAAATGAGCAAATGCTATTTCGTTCCCTGACAAAGCTATTAGAGCATGCTCTTTTTCTGCCTCATGGGCTGCTATGGCTAGACTTGATGTTATGCCAGGGTGCACTATGGGCCCCGCCTTGTGCAGGTCTCCATCCATGCCTCGATATTCTGGGGGATGGTAAACGTCTTTTTCCCCTATTGGCATTACAGACAGGCCGGTTTCGCAGCTGACTAGATATAAGCCAGGGGCTTTCCTTTGTTGTTCCAGCTCTTCCAGCAGCGTTCCCGCGGCTTTGTCAAGAAGATGCTCAGTTCCGGGCTTCACAAGCTCCACAGCTTTGACGAGATACGATTTCGCCTCGATGGCTTTGTCGTGAGCGGCAACCACGTCGGCAAGTTCTTGATTTTGTTGCAAAAGATTGCGCAGCTGTAGCAAATATCCAGCCACAACATCTTTTTCCACGCGCTTTGCGAGAGGAGACCCCGGAATTCGAGCCAAGACGGATCCCGGGTCGTCCCCCCATTCATAGTCATTCTTCGCCATCGTCAAAAACGAAGACGCAGCCAGGCCCCGCCTCCGCCTCCTCTGTTTTTAAATTGTGGCCCCCGACCATGACCGGTTGTTCAAATGGCGTGTTGGGGGCGTTGGCCTGACGCACGGGCAGTTGCTCTTCGACTGGCGTCACTGCTTCCTTTGTGTCAGCATCTGTGTCTGGAACGTCATCATATGTCATGAATTCATCGGGCGCTGGTGATGGAACTGTCTCAAATGACGGAGTGCTGACAATTTCTGGAATTTTCCCTGAACCAATGGGTTCGAACTTTAGGTTGGCTGCGCTTGGATTGTTTGATCTCTGCACATTTTCAAACAAAACCGATCTCCAGTTTTTGACTCGATTGTCAAAAACTGATGCGTTCCCCCAACTCCTTGCACATTCTCTATTGGAGCACAGAGTGCAAAACTCTCGATTAAAAGCGTCAATCGGAGCTCCTTTGAACTCTGACATGCACTCGCTCAAGTAGTCGGCTTTGTCCATTAATCGACGATACCACTAAGGTGTTGCACCCTTTCGGCAAAGGTGAGTCTATCTCTGAGCTAGTCGCTTACTTGAGTAGTGAGTCAAGGTAGGACGCGAACGCATCGATCGATGAACACAGTATAATCGTACATGCACAAAAACATTGTGCGAAGCTTGCGTCCGTGGTATGTTTAAAGTGTTTTTCGTCGGAGGTGTCAGATGAGTCTGCCCATGGGGGAACGAATAAGGGTAGTTAAGACTTCTTCCAAGCCTTCAAAAGCGCCCCCGGAAAGACTTCCGTGGCCAAGGAAAGCCTCTGACGACCTTGACGTGGAACTCGGGGTTGACGTTGAGGCCAAAATTCAGGACATCACAAAGATCGTCCACAAATACTTTCGCGTGGCAGACATCCCAATGGAAGAGCTCATGCAAGAGGTTTTTGTGACGATAGTCCACAAAAACCACACGAGATCGGCCCACGATCCGCGGAAGAGCTCATTCGGCCATTATGTCTACATGATTGCAAACAACGTTTGCATAAACCTCGTTCATCGCAAAAAGCGTTATGATAAAGAACGGGATTCCCTCGACGCCCCAAGCGGCTCTGACGATTCCAGGAGCTTGTTGGACACGCTGGACTCTTCCTCAGTTCGTCCATGGGACGAAGACCTCCTGAGCGACCATATGAAAAATATGGAGTACATCATGCGTCGTCATGGACAGAGGGACCTGGCGAGGTACATGCGAGCGGTCCGCAGCGGCGCTAGCCCAGATGTTATTAGAGAAGCGTTGTCTTGGGGTGATAGAAAGATGTCCAATAAAACAATTCGGGATTTCAGGATTCAGATAAAGATGACGCTAGGAGCGTTGTTGGACCAATCCGCAGCCTAATTTCTGGCTTTCCAGCCGGAAATCATTTCCATATATTTGTTGATCATGCGGTCCAGCTTCATCGGCTGAACTTTTCCTTTCAAATTCATCGACAAATGGCTTCTTAGGAGTGGAAGAGCCGTTGCTGGGTTTTTTAGCAAGTCCCAACAGTTATCGCACACGTAAATGTCTTTTTCCAAGCCGTCTTGCTTTCCAACTCGAATTTTTCCAACAGAGTTGCAGTATTCGCACGTCATGCTACGAATTCCTTAGCTATTGAAGCAATTATGTTGTCGAAATCCGGGCCTGGGTCCATGGACAGCTTCTCCGCAATCAAGAGAGCTATTGGCATCGGGGCTTTCGTTCTTAAAAAACTGTCTTTCCCAACCGCTATTTCAAATTGCTTCGCAAATGTTATATGTGCTTCCGACGATTCGTATGGCTCGTAAAAGTTGACGGACGTGGAACCCGGGCTGCAGGCTTCTGGGGGAGACTTGACGAAGTGGGCGGAACAAGTTGTGGGGCGAACTGGATAAGCGTCGCATCTGGCTTGGTTCAACACTGGACACGGAATGCCCATTTTGAACCAAGCCAGAGGCTTCACTTTTGCCGCCATTTTTCTTTGCTCTTCTGCCGTTTTTGCCACTCTGTCCCATTTGCTGTTTTTCTTCAAAAAGTCCACCATGACCATGGCTTCGGCCAAGCTTATAGCCACATATCTTTTACAGCAGGCGCTGCACCCTGGCTTGCATGAAACTTTCGAAGTTTTGACAACGCTAATTGACGCCTGCTGAGTTGCTGCCTTCATCGCAGCCCTCACCGGTTCAATTATCGCCGTTTTGACGTTCATTAGTTCACGATTGGGAACGCATCGTCCAACGATCTGTTTTGTATGTCGGCTGTGACGGTTTTTAGGATGGATGCGTCTTCTGTAAGGCGCCCTATGCTTTCGATAGCTCGTCGTCTAATTTGTTCTTCTATTTTTTCCCTGCACCATTTGCTTGTCAACAAACGCCGATGCAAAAGGTCCCTTGCTTCGAAAACGAGCTGGTTTTCCACCGCCAATACCGAGTGGCCTGTCGGACATAGATGCTCTAGTAGACATTTTCGCGCAAATCGCGTGGCGTATAGCTCAATTGGTTTCAACAAGCCCTTTTTTGAGTTGGCCACGACTTCGATTTTCATTGAACGCTGCTCACGGCCTGGCTGCTCTCCACCTGACTGATGAAGCTTTCGGCCTCGGCATCGTCAACTTTGTTATTGAACAAAGAAAACTGGTCTTCGTGTCGGGAAAACGACTTCTCGTCCTTCAACACGTTGTACAGGGACTGCCTGGACCAGTACCCCCATTTTGACGTAGCCTTTTTCCAAATGTCGGCAGCAGACATTTGGGTTTTATCTGCAAGGATTTGCTTCACCGCATCTTTGAGAAGAGGGCGCCCTTCCACAGTCTTTTTTTCGGAAGCAGAGGCTGCTTTCGCCGGCTTGGCGGGCGCGGGTTTCTTTGCCTCGGGCGCTGGCTTCTTCGCTGCCTTTGGCGCGGGTTTCTTTGCCGCGGGCTTCTTCGCCACGGGCTTCTTCGCCACGGGCTTCTTCGCTGCGGGCTTGGGTTTTGGCTCAAGTTTTTGCGCAGGCGCGGGCTTCTCCACTTTTGCCGTCTGCACGTTCGATAGGCCTCCCATCAGGCCCTTCATCTCCTTGACAGCATCGGTCAAAACCGCCTTTTGCTTGTTGATGGCAATAACGGAGTTGTCGATTCCCTTCAGCAACGAGTTGATTCTGGCGATTGCTTGCTTCGGGGTTTTCTTTGTTTTCGGGGTTTTCTTTGTCTTCGTATCCATGTCACTTGCCTTTCTTGTCGTTGGATCCGTCGATCCGACGCTGGATTCTAGTCACGTCAGCAAAGCTGACAATGTTAAGCGTCCGGCATATTTTTTCTTTTTGGTGGCTAAAATTGTCGAGAATGGCTTTTTGTCTCGGCATGTCAGCCGCCTCAAACGCTGCTTTGGCGCTTGACCATAGGGCGTCCCAATTTATTTTTTGTTTTTTGGCAGACGCCCTTGAAACTTGTAACTTGTATGGTTGTCCCATTTGTCAGACTTTACAATTTGAACAATCTTTTTGTATAGTAATATATGACATATGACGAATTTTCCGGCAAGCTGCGCGAGATAAAGGAAGAGTATGAGTGCGCCAAAAAGTCAAAAATGAGCACCATAAAACAGCTTGAGGACTATCTCGTTGAACGTAAGGGAAGACGTTTTTCCAAGGGTTTGAAATCGCTAAAAGGCCTGAAAGTGTGAGAACATGAACGTTTCTGACGCTTGGACCGTTCTTGGTAAAGATTGGAACTCAATAGCTGAGACCCTCTCGTCTTTACCCGACGCTGCCGCTCGTATTCAAGCCACTGAAAGCCTGCTCATTGATGCCAAGAAGCTTGCCAAGAAGTTGATGGCCGTACATCATCCGGACAAAAATCCTGGAGATTTTGACGCTGCCGCTCGATTCCAACGCGTGAAAGACGCTTTGTTGACGATAGAAGATAACACGGAATCGTTTAAAGCCAAACACGAGTCTATGAAAGCTCGCGCTGAACAGAGAGCAGCCTCGGATGGCTTCATCGTGATAAAGTAGACCTCTCATCGGGTGGTTTTTCGTGCCAATCCTAACAGCCATCCAGTATAAGCCCCGGTTTGCCACTTGTTCGGCAGACGTGTCTGACAACTTCAGGAGATGCGCCGACCTGGTGAATCAAGCCGCAGCGCTCGGGTCAGAAGTTGTTGTTTTTCCGGAGCTGACTTTCACAGGATATAGCTTTCTGTCGTTTGACGACGCCATACTTGTTGCAGAGCGTCGTGACGGGCCTACGTTCCAACGCATGTCCAACATGGCGAAGATCTTGAAATGCTATGTTGTGTGGGGTTTTGTCGAAGCAGACGGGGACTTTTTATATAACTCAGCTTCCATGGCTGGTCCGAACGGGGAGTTGCTTTTGACAAACAGGAAACTGAATCTTTGGGGAAATGATTTCCTGTGGGCCACGCCAGCAGACGACCTTCCCGGGATAGTTCAAACCGAGCTCGGGTGGCTGTCTGTTGTGGTGTGTAGAGATATTATCGATAAAGTTCCCGCAAAATCTGGAAAACCTGGAGTTTTTGTCAACAGGAAGGTTGACCTTGTAGCCGCACCCATGAACTGGGGAGGCGGGGGGTTTCCTGCAACTGATTGGATGGAGTTTTCGCAGAACAACTCGTGCGCCTTAATAGTTGCCAATAGATGGGGCGTTGAAGAAAACAGGTCTTTTCGACACGATTTCGGCCAGGGTGGGTCATTGATTGTCGGGAAAGATCTGAAGTCGCACATAGGTGGTTTGAAGTTCAACAGCAACAGCGTGGTCGCCGCTATGGTCGACCTTTGAGGCATTATGGCAGATGACTGCAGTCAAACTCCATGCAGACGAGACCCTAATGAAGAGTATGGCCCGAACACTCGGGTCAACCCAGACGCCACAAAGTGCACATTATGCACTGGAGACAAAACGAACAACATTTTCTATGTTCCTAGGGCTGAAGGGTACCCATGGAGATGCGTGCTGGACGAGTTAACATACGAGCAGGTGGCCTCTGTCATTCAACGCGTTCCTGGGGCCAAAGAAGACTTGATGCGGATAACGGACGATCCCATACTGCTAGCCATGGCTAGAGATTTGGAACTGGTGGAAGATCCGATTGACGAGAACGAGCGCATACGCAAAAGGCTGCATGCAAACAGCCTCCCCATGTACACAGTCCTTAAGGGAAATATTGACGGAACCCCATAAATGTCAGGCATACTGCCTGAACAATGGTCCGCCATAGTAGCCTAATCTGGCTCTATCAATTACAACATGCGCTTTTTCTGTCACTAGCTTTGTGAGATCTATGTCCATCACATATGCCAAAACAAACGCATAGATGACGACATCGGGAAGTTCAGAGAGCACTGCTGCGCGAAGACCCTCGCTAGCGTCTCCTCCATGGCGGAACGCCTTGACCATTTTGTTTAAGAGTTCCCCGGCCTCGCCTGCAACACCAGCCGAGTAATAAAAAGCCGGGTTTTGTCCGTAGGCTTCTTTCTCACCCATTTGCTTGATGTTGCACAGTATTTTGTGTGATTCGACGATGGCTGAAAAGATGTCGTCCGGCGCTTGTTCTCGCTCTTTCTCCAATTGTTGGATACGATGCATTAGAAAGTCCCGGATTTCCACTCCGCTGTTATAGGCAGATAAGCGAATCTCGTCTTTGGCCTTGTTCAACACGGCGTTTAACTCGTTGAGCCGGGCGTCAATTTCTGATTTCGTGTGCTTCGGAATGAAGTCTGTGTTGCATGCAAAACTTGCTTCATGCAACACTAGAGACGTTCCATATACGCCAACGCACTCGCCGTCTATCTTTGGCTCAGGCTGAAGCCACACTATTCCGGTTGTGTTGTCGACATCGTGAACCGAGTGCAGCCTTCCTCGAAACACGAGTTGCATTCCTGGCTCTAGCGAATCGATCATCAGACTACCTTTCTTCTGGCTTCGACTGTCACCGCGTGAAGTTTTTTCGACTCCTTCTCCAGGAACTGATAATACGGGCTCAGCTTGTTTAACGGATAAGCTTCCGTCATGTTGGAAGAATGCATGACGGAAAAATCTTCTACCATGCGATGAAGAAAATTCCTAATCTCGCAGTTTCCTCGCAAGACTTCCCGACGCATGAACTGATAAAGGCTCATAAAATCTGCAGCTTTGACAACCGCGTCCACATATGTGGCGGCACTGGCTTGGGCAGCTGTTTGATCTGCCAACCATGACACTTGTTTTACCGCTGTTGGAATCAAATTTTCAATCATGTCTTTTTCTGCTCTATCCATTTCTTTTTTCAAAGCAGATGAGCTATATTTGAACGGCCTCACCACGTCTCCCGTCACGGCTTCTCCCATGTCGTGCGTGGCAGCTTTCAACATTATTGCGAGCAGAACAGACTGTTTTCCGTACTTCTTTCTTTCGCGACTTGAGCTTTGGCGTTGAAGCTCTTGATGTATCATAACTGCATATAAAACTACCCAAAAACTGTGGTCTGCAACGTTTTCTGGAGTTGTTATTGGGATGCTGCTATACCTCCATACGTTGGATAGCCGACGGATCTCTCCTGACGAAGCACATACAACATTGCTCCATGGGTTTAAACTTACGGAAGGATCAGGGTCGTCGATTGCTTCGTCGAGTTCCGGTTCGCGCTTAGACTTCTTCATTTGTAGACATTACAGGAAGCATAGGCAAAGGATCTGTTTGCGGGGACAAGTCGCACACGCATCCCTGAATGCCGTTTTCAATCATTTTTCGCAACACTTCCGAAGCTTCCTCAGGCTCCAAAAAGGCGTGTTTGACAATCAGGTCGCCCTCGTGATCAGTGTATTCTATTGAATAAAATTTTTTCATTGCGTAAATCCGGCAATATCCGAAGTAACCAGAAACATGGAGAACTCTAAAGTTTGCATTTTTGACCCCGGGGACGTGGATGAGATTGGCCCATGTTCCGGGTGTTTGAAACCGCTCCGGTTGGTAAATCACGCCTGCAAAAAATGTCGCTCGCGCTTCGGTCAAAACTGCGGAATACTTTTTCGAAGATTCCGTGAAAACCCGACTCTATGCGCCAGGTTCTATGAGGTTTTGCCGCCCGGAAAGCAAAAAGTGTTCATAGACCTTTTCGGCCTCCCTCCTGACTGTCTTGCACCCGACGAAACACCTCGGAAAGTGTTTCGTCCCCATTTGCGCGTTGTTTACTCAGCGTCGAAGCAAAATCAGGAAGACTGAGACTGCGCAAGTTCGCAGCGCTTTCAAGCATGTTCAGCACACGAAGGGGGTCTCCCTTCACTTCCATGGCCTTTTGAACTAACTCCATGGCAAGCTTGTCCCGCCAGCGGTCAATTTCAGCTACGGAAATCGGCCGCAATTCTCCCCCTTCCACCACCACCCACTCTCCACTTCCGAGCCATAAATCGGCCTTTGAAATTGTGTGGCGGTCTTTGTCAGTACACGGTCTTTCAACGCGGTTTTTTGACATTATTTTGACGTCGTCGTTTTTGTCAATCATGACTGCATCCGGTACGGACGGATCGAATTTTGTTGGAAAAAATCCGATCACATGAATGCTTTCATGACCACTATCATAAAAAACGCCATCACTAGACATATGACCGCAACCCCCATCCACTTCATCAAGTTCATGGACACCGAGAGCCAGTCCATCGACAATTCGACAGTCTTTTGTTCTGGAGAACTATTGTGGGAAACCCTGCTGTAGGAAACCATGCTGTTCAGCTGATCCAGGGTCATATACCCAGCTTTCACCGGGATATTTGCCGGCATGAAAGACGACGCGGGGACAATCGTCCCTGATCGCAGCAACTTGTGCGGACTATTTCCACATTGCACGCAAACAGTTGCCATGTCATCATTTGAAAAACCGCACGTGTGACAAAGCTTCATCACAATTTCCTGTTCAACTGCTTGATCCCTTCAGTCAACAGCGTCTGCACTGAGTCTGTTCTGTCCTGAACGGATTCCACGAATTTTTGCACATCATGCTTAGCGAAACCGAGTCCCCTTAGGCCAACGCCGAGCTGGTTCATAGTTTCACTGCACTCTACCGATGGTTCGAGCTTTTCATCGGATTCAGACCCGAGTTGTTCCCGCGATTGTTCCCACTCGTGCAGTCGCATTGCAGACTCAATCTTCATGTCAGCGTTTATTCTGTCAACTTCAGAAAGAGATTGCTGGAACAACCCGATTAAGAATGGGGAGTCCAGCCACCAATCTGAGTCCACTATGTCGATCATAAAGTCGACAAACGACACTGACTCCATGATCGATGATCGAATTTGAGGTCGCTGTGTGCTGACGGACACAAGTCCGCATGTGGCACTCACAGTTCCATTTTCTTGCGTGATGGCCTCGATCATGTGCACGGCGTTCCTGTTTTCGGCTTCGACCAACAGGAACCGGCTCACTGACCCACTGGGTGAAAACATCCCAAACACATACCAGGCACGGTCCAACCCAAAAGACGGGTGTCCGGGTCCAGCCACGACAACATCTTTTACCCGAATGTTTCCCATGCCTTGGATACGTTGTCCAGGCATGAATTTTCGCTATATTTAGGAATGTGTGTGAATATGGTCTTGTGTAATCAAAGGTCTACTGCACGTAGGACAACTCGGAATTTTTTCCAGCTCTTTCAGAACACTATTCAGATCTTTAGTGGCTTGCGCAAACTCGGCATCAAGCCGATTTATTTCAATTGTCGCACTGTTTATCTCAACAAACGTTTTCTTAGCTGTACCGACTTTTTCCAAATCCTCCAACATGTTCAAACTGTCCGGGACTTGGGTATCAAGCTCCAAGGCGTTTACTGACCCTTGAAGTCTTTCAATATTTGACTGCATCTTTTCGGCCAAAGCTGCCCTGTCAACTTCCGACTTGTCAGGAAGATTCGGCACTGTCAAAGATCCAACCGGCTCCAGTTTTTCGGCGGACTTTTTCAGATCGTCTATTCCGTCATACTTTCTAATTCTTGCCCAATCGCCATAATGTTTTGTTGGTGCTTCTGGCACACCAATGTTTTTTCCTCGAAGAGCGATTACTGCTTTTGCGGCGACTTCAAGCTGAATCCACAGCCTATTCATGTTGACCGTGCGCTTTATGTCGTCGCCAAACGCCTCAAACGGAACTTGTATTTCATCAAACCCATCCAACAGCATGACTGCGGAATGCGCGCTGCTTATCCCCAGATGAAACTTTTTGCACTTCTCCACTCTGGTTTCATACTGGACAATTGATTCTGCTTGGTTTTCCAGTTCTTCCACAATCTCAGCCAAGTTATCCAGCTTGTCCACTTTGCTCAGGTTTTGTTTAAACCTGACAGCTTCGATTGCTGCTGTTTTACTTTCTTCGACAAGTTTTTTCTTGCTTTTAAGCCCGAGGGTTATCGCGTTTTGCAACACGTCTAGACCCGATATTTCAGATATGAACTGTGTGACAGTGGGACCCCCTTCGTCCAAAAGGAACACGGGGGCCCACTGGGACGCATACCACGGGTACAGGTCTCTGTCTCCTACTCTGACGCTTCCAAATCCCATTGCAGCCACCGGTTCTGGCTGCCTCTGTCCTACGTTTTCTAGCTTTTCAGACTTGCCGTCAATAGTGTATCTGTTGAGGCCTCGTTCAGCTTTTTCCCACAGCAGGCCCCATTGTTCGGACGACAAGCGAACGGAACACGATTTGGCTCCCGTTCGAATAAGATTCGTGACGGGCTTGTTGAGAAGAGCTCCTGAGATGGAGCGCATGATTGCACTTTTTCCGATGTTGGTTTTGCCGGTCACGCATGTAAACCCGGCGACTTCCAATTCAAGCTCTTCGATTGATTGGTAGTTTTTTATCGAAATGCGCACTGGTTTAAGACTCATGGCGCACCTCAGTCAATCATGTCATCTGTTATTTCTGGCACAGATGCAGCTTCCCCGTCTTCCCCGTCTTCCTCAATAATTTCCCCATCCTCGTCCACGGACACCCCGTTCACCGTAATGACCTCAGGTCCCTCGTCCGACTCGTAGTCATCGTCGTCCGCTTCGCGCTTTGTCACCGCGTCTTCGGCTAGTTTGGCGAGCTGTTCATCGTCTAGCACTCTGAACCCCTGAAGAATGTTTTCAGTGCATTGGTGAACCAATTCGTCAACGAGTTGGTTTGCTGCTAGTTCCATTCTGAAGCGTTCAATGCCCACTGCTTCAACTGTTCGACCGCTTCCTGTGGCGTACTTGAAAACATCTTGTCTTTGCTTGTTTTTGCCAACCGAAATAACCTTGTATGCTTGAGCCACGTTCAACATCGTTCGAAGTTCGTCTATGCCGACGCCATATCGAATCGTTATGAGACCAGAGTGCCCCTGCGTGGCGTCAATCTTGTTTTTGATCATCTTAATTTCGACGTCTGTCGAAATCTGTATGTCTTCGCGCTTTCTCGTGAGAGGGTTCCACAGCTTTGCTTTGGCCGACATCTTTGGCTTCAACATCATTCTGAGCGTCGCCCAAAATTTGAGCGCGTTTCCGCCAGTGGTGGTCTTTAGAGATTCTTCGCTCCTGGCCATCTTGGAAGCACCGATTTTGTCGCGCGTTTGATTCAGGAACATGACATGCGTTCCCGTTCTAGCTATCACGCTCTGGAGCTTTGGCATCCACTGAGACATGAGCCGCGGGATTTCTGCCACGCCAAGCTTCTGATCTTCATCGGACGTGTCCCGTTTAATTTCTCGAGACGACACCAATCCAGCGACGGAGTCTATGACGATGAAGTCTACCCCCTGTAACGCCGCTGTCATAGTCAGAGCTTCGGTTTCCTCGAATGTGTGTGGTTGCACACGAATGGCGCGTCCATCGCCCCCGACCTCTGGAGGTCGAAAGTCTACGCCGAGCTTCATGGCATAATGGTCTCGAACCGCACATTCCAAGTCCACGTATAAGCCGCACCCGTTTCCGTTGTCTCTCATCAAGGCGTGAGCCATGCCTGTCATGGCGATAGTGGACTTTCCGGAGCTTTCTCTGCCGAAAACCTCCGATATCGTCCCTCTCGGCCACCCCGGGCATACAAAAGTGCCGTCAGGAAGACGAGACCCTCCAATGAGGAGGTTCATGATGGTACTGCCTGTCGGAGTATAGTCCTGTTGAAATTTCGGGGTGACAAAAACCCCTTTGATCTTGGTTCTTTTTTCAATCGAGTCCTGAAATTTTCTGAGTTTCGGATGCAACTTGACCATAGATTTCGACATTGTTCCTCCAGAGTCTAGAAACTCAGAATACACCCGTTCAGTCATACGTCCGAGAAATTTTCCTGGGGCAGCCTTCTGTTGGACAGGAATGGCCGTTCCAGTTTCCAAATAGTCGTTTTGCAACGACTTCCTTTACTGCTGGAACTGACGTCATGCTAACAGAGGTTTTCACAGAGATTCCAAATAAGTGAGCAAATTCGGGTCGATGCTCGACTTCATTGGCAGGTCAACTGAACCAGTCGGAATTTTCGAGAATTGAAACCACCTTGAATTTTCGCGAAAAGCGTGTGCCACTTGTTTGACACTAATGGAACCGTCGTTCTTCTTGCGTTTACGTTGTCGTGTTAAGAATACCCTAGCCTCGTGTGCCATGAGTTTGTCCGGGGATAACTCCCCCCGCATGCATTGGATGAAGCGCGCTGCCGCACGAGCAATGCAATATGCGTCCGCTTCGTTGTTGTCCAAAATTTTTGACTGCATGGTGTCCAATTGAACAAATCGTTGCATGTCGGATTTGTCTGCGTTTCCTTTGCCGGTCACAGCCAATTTTAGAGTCATAGGGTCAAAAAGCACGCAATCGCAGCGACGTTCAAAGATTGGCTCTAACGAAAACATCATGAGCGCGTAATGGGCTGATGCATTCACCGATTCAAACGCTGGCGATTCTATGCCTACAGCTTGCACCTCATAGCGTCTCAACAAGTCTGCCACGAGAGACCTGAACTGCATGAAGCGAGCGACCGGAACAGTCAAAGGGAGGGTGCCAACGTGTCCTGACGCAATCAGATGTTGGCGTGGAGTTTTTGCATGGCTGTCATAGACGCACCAACCATAAGCTCTTAAACTCGGATCTAAACCCAGAGTTAACATCTTGGCTGAGCATAGTCCATGATAATGTTAAATCGTGGAGCTGACTGGCTTGGAAGAGTTCACGGATGAACTCTTCCAAGCGGCAGTACTGGTCAGGTCACGAGATCAAATCGTCATATGACGTAATCAGTTTTGGCGTTTCTGCCTGTGCACCGGAGGAAATCTGAGCAGAGCCGGAGCCAGAGCCGGAGGCCCCCAGTTTTTCCATGAGCTTGTCTAGCTTCATTTCGAAGCCCAGATTGTTTGAGACGTGCTTGTATGCGCGAAGTCCTTGATCGAGAATCCAAGCTCGAACTTCCGGGTCGCAGTCCTCTCGAGCCCAGAAAGCTGTCGAAGCTGCTTCGATTTGCTGCTTCTGGAACTTCGGATCGCCATCAAGAGTGACGCGGAGGTCGATGACCTCGCGCTTGTCATTCTTTGCATCTGTGTAAGCCGCTTCAAGCTTCTTGAACTTTTTGGCTGGCAAAACCCAGATGTAGAAGTTGGTGTATTTGCGCATTTTGAGCAAGTCTCCGTCCACTTGCCCTTTGTCGTCGATCGGATAGGTCATGATAACCGTGCCAACCTTTTGGTCAGCATCTCCGAACCTGTTGCAACATTCTTCAGGCTTAACCATGGTTGAGCCTTCATATTTGCTGAGACAACGAATCGTGCCAACGCCTTCTCCGTAGTGGGTGAAAGCGACTGAAAACCGCGGCTTCTTGATGTCGAGACGATCGACTTCGGTCAGTTGTTCGACGGGCTTGCTCAGCTGTTCGGCGATTTTCTGGTCGATTTTCACGAGCAGCTGTGCTTTTTCCTCATCGGAAAGAGGTGCGCCCTTTTCGCGGGCTTTTCTCGTCAAGATGTCATCGTGGATTTTCTTGAACGCAATCACGCTGACACGATGCTTTTCTCCGGGACGGTTTTGCTTGAAGGTTTCTACCCCGACGGTTTTGATGATCTTTGCATCATCGAAGCCAAATTCCATCACATTTGAATCGCCCATCTTTGCCTCTTGAACGGTTGAACGGTTGAACGGTTGAACGGTTGAACGGTTGAACGGTTGGCTATCTGCCGTTGTTGTTTATATTACACTCAAACAAATCACTTAAAAAGTCACAAATCGCTGAACACCACATCCACAATAGATGCTTTTACGCCGTCGTCGTCCCATTCGACAAGGGCTCTCGGAGAACTTTCCTTGTCATTTTCTTCGGCCATTTTGTTTTCCTCAGCAGGCTCCAAGTCTAGAGATGACTCTGAACCTAGATCGACAGGGTTGTTGTTCAGTGGCCCTAAGCTACTGAAAAAATCGGCCATTTGTTGTGCGTGCATTTCGTCGACAGGCTCGGGAAGGTCTTCCGGCCGTTTGCTCGGGTCAAGCAGGTCTTTCGGGTCGATTTTTCCTTGCACGACGGGAGGGGGCATTCCATCGGACACGGTCCGGTCTTGGTTGGCCTGCGGTTTCGCATACCCATCCCCTCCACCGAGTCGTGTGTCGGCATCATCTTTCACGAGCTGACGTTGGGACTTAATGTCGGCGTTTGTGCGGACCAAGTCCTGGTGTTTCATTTTGATAATTTTCAGCGTCTCGACGACGTCTAGCATGCCGACCTTCAACGATGCAAGGTTGTCGTGCTCCTCTTTCAACATGCTGGACACCACAGCTTTGCGGTCCTCTATCGATGGCTGCTTTTTCACGATCGGGTCATCGGCCAGCTTCTGCGCTGTTTTCAACTCCAGGTCGAGCTCCATTTGCCGAACTTCGACCGACAAGTTTTTGGCTTGTTTGCCGACCGTTTGCAAGTAGTATATGACTCGGTTCAAATACTTTCGACACAGAGCTATGCGCCCATTCAGGTATTTTGACCCAAGAGATGGGAGGGTTGGGTCCTCAGCCAACTCCACCTCGAATTCAGATATTTCGTCAAGAATTGACGATAATTGTTCTGACGTATATCTCATTGGCGGAGATTACAGTTAGTTTGGGCGCGGCTCTTCCCCTGGCTGTCTTTTGCGTGCTTCCGCACTAGCCGCTTGAGCGATTATTCTGAAATCTTCCCACAACGGCCCGTATTTTTGAGCTGTTTTCTCGCCCTCAGACTCAAATGTTAAAAACTCGACTACCTGGTCCACTCCTCGCCAGTCCCCTTGAATCACTGCTTCGATTGCTGACTCCCCGAGTACGGAAGAGAAGCGATCTACGGATCGAACCTTCTCAAGCTCAACTGACAGAGCTACGACAGTTCTGAGACGATGCTTTCTTTCCCATTTGTCGACAATGCACCACGCTCTGGAAATTGTCTCCAGCCGGTGTTCCCCGAATTTTTCCAGAATTTTGTCTAGAAGTTTACTGGCCATCTTTCATGGCTGCTTTCGACTCTTCAGACAGTTTAAATCCGCCAACTGTTTTGTTTGTGGCATCGACATCCGCCCCGGTCCTCTTGTCGTATCTTCCGAACTCGGTCACAACCAGCGTTTTGGTGACGCGAACAACTTTTTCTTTTCTGTTTTTATGGTTTTTGAACAATCCGTGCCCGATGGTTTCAACCCATTCAAGAGCCATTTCTTTCCCCTTTGATCATGAGGCTTAGCACGGCGTCCACAAGCCTGATTCGTTCTTGCATGGAAGGCGTGTTTATCTGAAAATATTTGAGTCCCCACATTTCGAGCATGAATTTTATTACAGCGTCTATACGGATCAGATCGTCCCATTCAACTTTTTCGCGAACTCCGTCATTACATATTAACTGTTTGGATGGGCGGATAAAAAATATCGCGACGTTGTCTTCTCGAAGTCTATCCACATACTCTTCGAGGGCATGGTCTCTGATGACTCCTCGCAACACTGTCGTGTGCATGGCGGCATACGCCAAATTGTCGAAGCTTCTATCGGAAACAAAATGCTCTTTTTTTGACTCTTCTGTTATCTGTCTTTCCAACACGCTTCTTTGGTATGCGTTGACAGCCTGAATGTCGGACCTCAACGCTTCCAAAGTGATTTCTTTTTCAGCCAGAAGCAACCGAGCCACTTCTGTCAAAAGAGAAAGCCCATGTTGTTGCGCCGTATATCGCGCCATGGTTGTTTTGCCAGTGCTGTGCGATCCGACGAAATATACTCTCATCTTGCATATTTAGGAAGACGTTATCGATTCTAAAAACCTTACGAACAAAGGATTTCTTAGAGCGTGCTGTCCTCGAGCGTCCCGCACGAGCCGTATGGCGTCGTTTCTTGACATTTTCTCCGGCCCAAAACACAGGGCCAATGCGCACACGAGGCCTGACCTGTTTCTTCCAGCCAGGCAGGTGACGAGAACCTCATTGCCTTCTGAAATTCTTTTTATGACGTTTCTGGCTGCCCGCGTTGCAGTCCTAGCACACTCTTTGGCCATGAATTCGAAATTGTCGTCCATCGGGGCGTGCAAGACTTCTTGGCCCCCAAACAGCCCCGCTTCTGGCTGATATTCTCTTGCGCACAAGACAATGGTGTCAAAATCTGCTAGCGCTTGTGAACTTGTTCCGCGTTCGTGGGCGGACAAAATCGGTGGGGCGTTTCCTATCCAAAGGCCGCCGTGAACATTGTGGGCAAATGACGGGCTCCCCTCTATGGTCAGGATTCGGCTCATTGTTCGTGCACGCCATCTAAGGTTGCGGACTCTGGGTGTCTGAAAACAGTTAGCGGCCCTTCATAACTGACAAGTCCGCACAACTCCGGGTCTAAAGCCACATCGCAAAAGGACATCATTTTGCCATCCACGACAAGCTCCGTGTTCATGAGCCTCACAACTTGCGAATAATCGACATGCTTCGTGTTGTGGGCGGTGCCAAGAGTTTGCCATATGGCGCCTCCCCCGGGGCATGCAAACGGACCGTTCTTTCGCACTTTTGCCTTTGTGTGCCACCCATAGTTGGTAGCCACGTCTTTTTTTCCCGCCAATTTGTTCGACAAAACCCAATCTTTTCCAACGTCTGCCACCAGCCCAATCGATCCGTCAGCTATTTCTTGAATTGATGCGTTTGTTGATCGAACGATCGCTTCCGTAACTGCTGCGCTATGCTTCGCCATTCGCGACGTATACGCCATTTTTGAATCCGGAGTTTGTGTATTTGGCTCTAGTTTGACTTTGGCGCTAGCATATATCAAGTCTGCAATCTTTGGGGTTAGCATGGACATCAAAAGCATGTCCGCAATTCTTTGTTCACCATCCATGGTTGCATTGATTCTCAAAAAATCATTTGGCTCCCCCACCATCAGTGCATCCGACATCACGCTTACTATCGCAACGTGCTCTTTCCACTTGGACTCTATGTTCACTATTCTTGGCTGGAGATAGTGTCCTGTCCCGATGATGTTGATAATCTTCTGCTCCCTGTCTGAAGTGTTTTCTTCCGGAAGTTCTTTAACTATTTCGGAAGCTTTCATTGATGAAGCCTTTCATCAACTTCTGTGAAACTCTTTGAATGGCCGTTCATTGTTCCCCCAGTTCAAAATGCATTCCGTCAGGTCTTTTCGGAAAATTTCCTCCCCAAAAGAACCCGAGCTCACTTGCTGCCGGAACTAAATCCCTTACTGACCCATGTGCCCCGGAAGCAGGTGGGGGAACACCCAACGGGTTCCATTGAGCATTGATGTCAAAAGCTGTGGCAAATGCGTGGGAGCTTAAGTATGTTTTGCTCCCACGCACAAACCTCGGAGCCCACGCCCCACTCCAGGACAAAACAAAATGTAGAAGATCGTTGTCTTCCCACTTTTTCCACAACTGCACTAGTTTGTCTGCACCTTTTTCGTGAAATAAAACTGTGCAGTCTTTTGGCGCCCCGATCACACCAGCCAACTGAGGGATTTCCACCTTCTTGAGCTTTTTGGCCCACGAGTTGGTGATTTTTATTGTTTCAGGGTTATCTGACGATGAAGCAGCAACATAAGTCAGCGGTCCAAAAAGGCGCTGCTTGTCCATGTACGTTAGCGCTTTGACAAATCCGCCAGACTGCAGGACGTTGGCTTTCCCGTACCCCAGTTTCGCCGCTTCTTGCAAAGTCTTCGGCCCGACAACTCCGTCGTTATCCAAGCCATGTTTTTTCTGGAATTCGATTGTTGCGTCGCGGGTTTTAGGGCCGAACGATCCATCAACTACCCCGGGGGCCAACCCTTGCCCGACCAGAAACAGCTGCCATTGTCTCACATCTTGTCCAAACTTGCTAATCTCGAGCATTCGTCCCTCCAACGGAGGGACGTTACCGCAAGTTTAATCCTCTGTCACACCGGGGTCCCTTGACATGCGTGGGCCACCATCCCGACCAAGGCCCCCACGGCCACAATTAGGGCCACGAGATAGAAGCCAAAATCGTCTTCCTCGCTTTCAAGACGCCCTTTAGGAGGCCCGGCACTCTGGTGCACGGGCCTTGGGTCCTCTAGATCATGTGGCTTGTTCTTGAGGTCAAACTTCGCTGGCATCATTCCCATGGTCCTTTCACGCGGCCACGAGGACATGGACACGTTTTGCAGATAGTGATTACCATGGACATGAAAACTTTCAACTTGTCGACTGGCAATGGGCTTGGTTCAACCCTTGGTTCGACGCCAAATTGTCAACATGTCGTTGGTGCTAGGCCATTGAGGAATGGACACTGTCGCTTCAAGAGCAAAGTCCCTGCACAAGATTTTCCGGAACCTTTCATCGGCAGTCGTGTCGGAAAACTCGCCAACATACGCCAGGCGCTCTCCTCTCCAATGTTTCAAACATTGGGAGGCCATGTCTCCCCTTGGGGGCCAGCATAGCAAGAGAGTCTTGTCAGCGTGATCCTTTAGAATTTCCGGGGTTCCGTGCGCAACCTTCATGTGCTGCTTCGATCCGACGTGCCATGGGTTGCAGGCAGACACTAGCGACTTTAGAGACCCGGGCGGGGCTCGATCGTACGCGTGCACGCTCGCTCCCATTTTTCGCAAAAGAAAGGCCCAGTATCCGGTGCCTGCCCCCATTTCAACAATTGGCGACAACGCGGCTATATGTCTGAGAGCTTCTTCGGTCGGAACGGCCCACGAATATCGAGACACGAGATTATCTCGAAGCTCAACCACATCAGAAGCTTCAAGCCCTCGAGACCGGGCCTCCAAGAATGTTTTCAGAAGAGGATTGGAATCTTGAACCAACGTTTCTTTCCTCTTTTTTGAAAGTTTTTTGATTTTGGCCTCGAGCTTCAGGGCGGCAGAAACGTCTGCAACTCTGGTATGCCACGCCACAGTCAAAAACCCGCGGCCACGGGTGAACTTAGCGCCTTTCCCGCTTCGGTGCTGCTCAAGGCGCCTCATTAGGTTGTCAGTCGCCCCTGTGTACAAGGACCCGTCTCCGCATCGAATCATGTAGACGACCCAAGGCATTTTACCCTCCCTGACGGATACTGCGCGAGTGGTCAGATTTACGCTGCGTCCGCGTTGTCTACGAGAATTTCAGGCACGGATTTTCTTCTGTCTGGATCTGCCATGCTGCACGGGTTTACAACAGTTTCCATGTTAAACCCGAAAAACAGGCCCGGAATGTTCACATTGGCAGAGTTGGACAAAGCTTGGACAACCCCGCGATCGTCCAATTTCCGAAAGAGCGTGGCTAAACGAACATGATCATCATATGAAAAACCGTTTGGCGTGTATTGGGTGAACTTTGAAGTCTTTGACGTGGGCATGTAGGGAGGGTCGAAGTATGCCGCGTCTCCAGGCCCAGCGTCGGTGCACATGTCCTCGAAATCTGTTTCCGCAAGCTCTGCCATGTTTAGCGCTGCGGAACAAGCTCGAAGATTTTCTTCGACGAAGATTTTTGGGTTCACATATTTGCCAAACGGAGTGTTGAACCCACCGTTTCTGTTGACTCTATACAAGCCGTTAAAGCATGTGTGGTTTAGGTAGATAATCCTCGCAGCTCTTTCAGTTTGGCTCATGCAGCTCGGGTCCATGCTGCGAATGTTGAGGTATGACTGTCTGTCATACACGAATTGAGGTTGTTTCAATAAGTCAATCAAACCGTCAATGTCGTCTCGCACGGCTTGATATGCATCCATCAAATCCGGGCATTTGTCTCCAATGACAGCCCGGTCAAATCGCTTTTGACGAGCAAGCTCAAAAAAGACGATGCCGCCGCCCAAGAAAGGCTCGTAGTATGTTCCGATTTTCTTAGGTAGCTTATCGAGAATTTTGGAGAGCATGCGGCTCTTGCCGCCCGCCCACTTCATGAATGGTCTCGGGATGGTTGACATCGTGTTCAACCTTACGCCCGATCAAGAGTTCATCACAAACACCATCGACACGGCGTGTTCCCAAGCCACAGCCGAGTCACAATCTTTTGCCAAAACCGCATGGATGTCAAACTCTTTTGTGGCTCCGAAAAGTTTGCAAAGCTGTTCATACTCGATGGTGTTGTTTTCGAGATGAAGTCTTTCTTTGGAGACTTCATTGATGAACGTCATTATTTCAACGAGTCTTCTTTGAAAGGCGTTAAAGCCGTCTGGCACAAACATGCGGTGTTTGCACCCCGAGCACTCGTGCCATGTTCCTTTTTGAGACTTTCCATCCATGAGACGAAAGCCAGGCTCTTCTGGGATCCAATTGTGAGGTCTCATTTATGCCGAGAAAATCTCGAGACATTCAGCCTCGGAGCGAGAGATTTCACAGTCTCTGATAGGTTTGAACTGCCAAGTTCCGCCTTTCACCGACTCCCAGCACGCAGAGCAAATAGCGATCGGGGTGCCGTCAGGAAATGCCGCCCAGCGGGACGGAGGACTGTGCTTGCCGTCGTCCCATTCGCAACAGTCGAGAGAGCGGTCCGGACGAATCGATCTGTAGATGCGCAGCCCGAACTGAAACTTGTCGGCGACCTTCGGCATGGGACAGTGTACAGTCGGGGCGGCGTAGGGCGCCATGCGTCGGGCAGAATGGATCTGCCCGATCTACAAAAAAAACGCGGGGTGGAGTTTCAAAGGACAACAAATGCTGCATGCTGACTTTTCAACGCTCAATGTTCACGGCTTAGCTCTGATGGAAAGGACAAATGCTGAAAGCTGCCCAAGGGTTCATCGCCGGAGCCAAAGTCGTTGTAATGAAAGCATTTAGCTTTCATTGTTCCTTCTACTCCTCCAATCCCGCTCCCGTCACATTGAAGCGTCGGGCAAGCCCTCGACTTCAACGATCAGAGTCTTATGGTTTACAGTCTCGACCGCATTGTTTAGCTTGACATACTTCTCTCGCAAAGACTCAAGAAGTTCAACCTGTTCCGCGGTGGACATGTCAGAAGTCCATGGGCGCGACGTTTTTTCCACATAACGTCTTCCGTTATCGTCATAGCTGACGTCTTGCAGCGTGTCGACCCCCTCTTTTGAGGTTCGAACAGGCAGCTCTTCCAAGCGCTTGATCGTCCCCTTTAGCTCAGATAAAGTTCTCACCGCCATGGCGAGAGACACCGTTCGGCTTCCCCATTCAAAGCTAGTCGACGCGTTTGCTATCGCTATGGCAGTTTGCAGCTCCACCAGTCGCTTGATAAGCTCATTGAGCTTTTCGCGTGATTTGTCAAATTTGAAAGCAGGAGGATCGTCGTCACGGTAAAACACACCTTGGAGACGACCTGACCATTCCTTGACTTTGCCCTTGATTTGAGCCACTTCCCGAATCGCCTCGGCAATTGATATTCGTGTCATGGGCGCAGTTTACACTTGATCTAGTCACATCGTTTGAATTCGTTGAGAATGGCGCGATAAAATGGGCTGAGGACGCGCAACACTGCACCCTTCGTGATGACAAACCTTGCCTGGGTTGTCATGTCAGCTGGGGCGATCTTCCGCTACTCCTCGTTTCGCAGTCGTCCCTCAAGCAGGGCAGTCAACTGCGCTATGACCCGTTCGGCTCTCAGATGTCCTCCCTTGGTAGGACAGCCAAGGTGACGTAGACGTCCGGGTGTTCGGTCGTGTCCTCGGGAGCATCAGACACCCGGACATGCCTGTTGTCGATCACCCAACAGCCCTTGATGCTCGGCAGAACAACACGGTCCCCAGGGTGCAAGGCGAGAGCCACTTGTGCATTCATCTCCGTTCTGCCGATAGTATCTCCATCCAGAAGAGCCCTTCGCAATTCAACACTCGCACGCATTGGCTTCATGTCGACCCATTGTTTCGCATGTTGGTTTCGACCACTTCCTTGACACTGAAGATCTCAGGGCGGGGCTCAACCCGTCTAAAGTCTATGTCGCATTTGGAAATCAAATCCGGATCGAGAGGGATGCGGTATTGCTCATCAAACACAATGGAGCGCACGCCAGAATTTATGAGCATCTTGAAACAGTTATAGCAAGGCGACAACGTCACATATGCCGTCGCCCCGTCAATGCAGGTTCCATGCTTCGCTGCTTGAGCCACAGCGTTAACTTCTGCGTGAATAGTTCTTATACACCCTCCGTCAGGGCCGATTTCACACCCGACGTCAGTGCAATGTGGCTGTCCGCGTATGGACCCGCCATAACCGGTCGACAAGATTGCTCTGTCGCGAACTATCACACATCCAACTTGTTTTCTGTTGCAGGTTGACCGCTCAGCGACTTCACGAGCTATCGACAGGAAATACTCGTCCCAGCTTTTTCGCATGAGACGAATTACACTCCTGCAGTGTCAGCATTTGTGGCGGGTGAAGGAATCGAACCTTCCTGGCGTGTGGGCACAAACGGCGTCTCCCTTTCGGGAGAGAGTGGAAAATGCCGGATTGTCTTCCTTTTGGTAGAAGCGGGATCCCAGATCCCTAACCCGCCTAATTGAAAACGCTCGAGTGTCGATGCCGGTTTTGGTGCACGAGGCAGGACTTGAACCTGCAACTTCCTGTTTCGTAGACAGACGCTCTACCTTTGAGCAACTTGCGCTTGTTGGAACCGATGATTGAGCGTTTTCGGAGCGGGACCCGGGAGTCGAACCCGGAAACTTGTGAGCAAGATTTGCGGCTTCCTTGCGAAAGCGAGGGGGCTTGCTGGTTGAGCATTGGCTCCACTGTGGAAAAGTGGTGAGGAACCGATCCTCTGTAGTCCCGCGAAAGTTTGGACGTTCGAGTGGCGACGCTGATTTTTGGCTTGCAAAGCGGGACTTGAACCCACTACACCCAGCTTTTAAGGCTGATGCTCTACCCAATGAGCTATTTGCTTGTTAGAGCCGCTGTTTGAACGTCCTGGTGCAGGGCGAAGGAGTCGAACCTTCTTAGCTTGTGAGCACTTCGAATGCTCCTGGTGAGGGAGCGAGTGGAAACGCTGGAGACTTTTGTCGTCGTGTCCAAATCACGATGGGTGACCGTCACCCTGTGCCCTGCATATTAACCGCGTCCGAGTGGCAAATCTGTTTTACGCTTTTGACGATTTTCCTGTCGTTGCCTTTACCAGTTTGGCTACTCCCCCTAGTTTTTCCGTGGTGGGGGAGGCGGGAATCGAACCCGCATTGTGCTTTCGCACTTGCTTGTTAGATCAACCGTATGGACGCGATTGGCGCCGGACCTTGGATTCGAACCAAGTTGCTTGTGAGCAGGACTTGAAGCTCCCTTGCGGGGGCGAGTTGGCCAGCTGGGCTTAGATCAGCTTAAGAGGCTGGTGGGGACCATCCCCAGTGTCCGGCATGGTAACGGGGGCAGGATTTGAACCTGCGACCTTGAGGTTATGGGCCTCACGAGCTACCAGACTGCTCTACCCCGCATCGATGACGACATGAACTTTCAAAGAACGAGAATGGGGGAGGGCGAAGGAGTCGAACCTTCTATGCTTGTTAGAATCGCTTGATGCTTTCGCACGGAAAGCGAGGGGCGAATCTGGAACGCAGTTGCGTCGGATTTACCGTCCGATTGGGCGCCGTGCCCAAGCCCTCCAAAACAAAACGCTCGAGGTGAGATGCTTGGATTGACCCGCGCGCTTGGCGGGTCGAGCCTTCCAGCTTGTCAGCATCTCTGGATGAACGCTCACTCATATTTTACATTTGAGACCACTGTCTGTCAATATCTGGCAAACATCTTCAACAAATCGACTACACGGCGTCAAAGCCACGGGCCCTGACACGATTTCAACGCTGCCGTCCGAGTGAACGGTCACATCCTCTAGATAACCTGGCAGTTTTTCCCACTTTTCACATCGAAGAGCGTCTCTCAAGCTGTCAGAACACTCCCAATCGCGTATTTGACTGTTGAGTGCCAAAATGACGAAAAGCACAACTTTCATGAGTCTTGAACGTCCGAAATGTCAAGCAAAATTTTGGCGTTGTCCCTGAAATACTCTATGTCAGCCATCCTGGCTTCCAGCTCCCTCAACTGCCCCTCAATGGTGTCCACTTTTGCTCTCAGGACTTCAACCTCAGTGGTGTCAAATTTCGCCTCCATGGTTTCAAGAACTGGCGCAACAGATCTTTTAAACAATTTTATGGAACTGCGCGCTTGTTTGGAAGATGTTCGCTTCAACCGTTTCATCACACCCTCATGGCACCAGTGGGCGTGATTTGGAACCCGTGTTTTTCCCCGGAGTTTAGGAATTTTTGGGCTGCCGTGGCTATGTACGAAGCCACGGTTGCTATGAACGGAAGAAAGTCACCATTCTCGCATGTTGCCCCTCCGGCTCCGTCTTCATCATCGATGACGAAATTTTCGCTCCAAATGACTCGCCCAAATTGTCCCCCGGCCGCCAACGTTCCGTGCAAACATGGAACGTTGGACTTGGAGAAGTTTTGAACGATTCTTCTGGCCTCTCCGTTGTCCAAACAGTCGATGATCAAGTCAGCGCCAGCCAACAGCTGGTCGTCGTTTTCCGACGACAGCTTGTGCGGAATGGACCCGATTTTGATTGCAAACAGAAACTGCATGAGCTGTTGAAGCGCAACAGTCTTGTTCTTCCCCACGGCATTTTGCGCATGGAACTGGGATGCTACGTTCTTGCGCTCGATTCTGTCGAAATCGATGACGTTGATTGTCGCTTCGCAGTTTCGGAGAAAAAGGGCCACGTGAGACCCGAGCGCTCCTACTCCGACGATTGTCACCTTCTTCATGTCATCCGTTACTTTTCGAGTTTGTCCATTTCCGCAGCATTCAAGAAGTCTTCGACGTCAGAAACCCCGTATTTGTCCTGCAAGACCGAGAGAATCCCAGCGTGCCGCATCTTTGCCTGTTCGAGCCGATCGTTTGCCGTGTCTTTTGTGATGAGCCCTGATGCCAAAGCATTGAATATGATAGACTTTTCGACCGTTTCATGCGCCTCAAGCTGTTGAAGAACAGCCTGTTCCGGCGTCAGGCTTGTGTCGGACTCGAACTTCATGCTCAAGAACTCGGATTGTTTTTCTCCGTTTCTGTTGACTTCCATGATTTTTGAAATTGAGAAGCTTTTAACAACTAGGGCCATCACTCCTCCTGAATTCCATGCCGCCCGTTTCTTCCCGTCTCAGAAAAACGTTCTCTAGAATTACATCTAGAATGTAGCGTGGTAGATCGTCAGTTAGTGGAGTTTGCAACTATCAAGCTTTGACCAGTTATTCTCCATGAACGGACTCCACGATTCTTGCAGTGGCTTCAGCAGCTTGGCCGTCGCTCCACCAGCCGTGACCATCAAAGTGCATGCCGCAATGATCGCGCTTCATCACGCACTTTCCACAGCCTTCCCACGGACCACAAACCTCACACCGTTCTTTTATTGGCAAACATGGAGTCGGGTCTGACGGGCGGTTTATCAAGTCCATCGTGGACATGCGACATGATCACAAAATGCCGAATGGTGTCTTGGGGCGGCACTGTATGAGAGCCCAAGGACGCGTTTCATTGGGCTCAAACCTGTCCACTACGAAGTCTGTGAAATCCGCGCCCGGATCGGCAGAGATTCCCGGGACAGTTCCTGTTCGAACAGCTTCAGTAACCCATCGTTTGATGTCGACGTCCGCCGCATCCCGATTCACCGTGTCAGACAAGTCTCCATTCTGACCATTCCAAGTAACATTTACGCGTGCTTCTCCGATTTGAACGATTTCGTCTGCCATTTGCGTCTCCTAATTCAGGTTCTTTTGTTCTTGAACATCACCACTACTTCTTGAGCAAATCTTTCAGAGCTGAAGTCCGACAGCACTTCGCTCAATGCACGAAGAAATGCGACAATGTTGCGTTTTTCTTCCAAATCTCGTCTGGCGCGCTCTACTTTTTCAGCCCTGGTGTCGTTCAGGGTTCGGTAGTCGAAGAAAACTTCTTTGGCGAAGTGTTCGTGCCTAAGAATCTCATTTTCGGTATCCTTGACGGAGTTTTGAAAATGATCTAGCGCTGCGTTGACTATCCACTGAAAATGATGGTCTTGAAGTTTTGCCGCGATGCTTTTCAGATTTCCGAACTTATCCATGCAACAGTTTACACGCGGGGCGGCCGAATTTCCGACAGCTCTCGAAGCTTATTGACCCAGTCAAACCCGAGGTTTGTCTTTTCTGCCGCCCCTTTATAGTCAAGCTTTTCCGGACCAGTCCACACTATGGTTGCCGCCATGTCGCTGGTGAAAATCCACCACACCAGTCTCTTCCCTAAAGCCGCTTCGATCGCGGCGAACGTGGTCAAATCAGTGTGAGACGGTTGTGGGACTCCAGAGCCCGGGTGGGTGTGTGCGAATCCAGCGACGGCGTCGCGGTTTCCCCAGATGACGTCCCACAAGCTTCTGCTGTCTGGCAAAGCGCCAACGTTCCTGTCGTTCGGAGCATGCCAGTACATGACTTTCCCGTCGTTGTTTACGACAGCCCCCGCTTCTTTCATGACATCTCCATTCGCACTTGCATCAACAACTTCCCAAGCATGTTTTTTCCTTTGCCTGTCTTGGAGTCAACCCCCCAAAATTTGTCCCCCCATGAGTTTCCTTCAACAAGCTCGACGTCGCCTGTGTCAAGAAGCTGCTGACGAAGACCAGGGTCTGAGAATTTTTCTCGCAAAAGATCCAACATGACTCTGATTTTTACGTTCTCCCAATCTTTCCTGAGAGTCGCTCCTCGTCCGAGTTTTTTAGCTTCGCCTGCCGTTTTAGCCATCCTGATCTTTGACCGTTCGACAGGGCTGAGCGTTTTTGCTGCTTGGTATGCATGCTCCACAGTTCGAAATGAGACGCCATCGTAAAAAACTCGACTGTCGTAAAAATTTGACAAAAACGCATGCTCGTTGAAAAACTTGTCGATTTTCATTGGCTCATGACTTCCATGACTGGATGACGACTAATGCACACCCAACAAACGCGTTGCCCATCAATATTTCCGCTCTGGACTCTTCCAGAGTGCATATGACTTTTCGGAAGCCACCACATGCGAATCTTCTTACACCTAGGGCATCTTTTGTGCCTCGGACGCTTTCTGTTCTTCGCTCGCTTCTTCATCTGCGCTTACTTATCTTCTGGTTCATTCATGGGCACATATGGCTCGTATCCTTCTCGCCTGTTGTGCTCCTGCATGGCTTCCACCCAAGAGCCTGCCTCAAATTCATATAGCAGTTCTGACTCCGGACTCATGAAGCCCTGTTCAATCATCTTTTTAGCGTTTTCCTCGGTCGTGAGCTGGACGCCGCCTTCCTCCCCGTCCAAAGCATAGATAAAGTTGTGGCAGACGAACTTGACTAGCCCTTTGGCGTTGTGCGGCCAGTATGGGACGTCGGACATTGCTTTAGCTTTCTTTACATGTCGACATGTTCATTTCGCCGACGCTACAAACATCGTTAAGTTGGTTCATGACGACTGCACCTCGTCGACTACAATTAGATTCATGGCGTCTTTAACCGACACCTCGACAAGAGCTTTCCAGATTGTTGCATTAATCACCACGCGTGTTTTATGCTCTTCGCACCGAAACACGGTTAGCGTGCCTCCGGGGCGAAGAAAAGCACGCGTTGCTGGTTTTCCGCACTTAACGCCAGCGCGCGATCCGCTTTTTTTGTGCGGAAAATGGCCACAAACCGGCAATTTCACCGCCCTATGACTTTTACGACCTGTCACTCGACTTCCTCGAATGCTCCTAAAGCGTTCCTTTTCCATTCGCGGCCTAAATCTTTAGATACGATTCTCACTATATCTTTGTGGTCGTGTTCTATATCCGAAAGCCAAACATCAACCTGGTATTCGGAATCGACGCGAACGCTTCCGGCGTGGGTGGGGCCGCCCGGCCCGTGCTTTTCGCCTGGCCCGGCCGGGGTGTCGTCATGGAGCTCAAGTTCGATCATTGGATTTCGCTTTCAACCAACTTTCAGCTTCGTCGCCGATTCCTTGTTTTCTCGCCCATTCTTTTAAACTTTGATCGGTTCCAGACTTCTTCCAACGTCGAACCATGCTGCGCCGCGCCTTTTTCCCGATGCCCTTATACCCTTCATTCATTGCGCCCTCACACGGGTGGTTGCCAGCAAAAGTGCTGGCCGATCATGACCTCGAAGAGTGTGGACCGTGAACTGCGGAGTTCACGACTTCACCTCCGCTGCTGAATGGCGTCGAGTTATACCTGACAACGCCGTTTGCATCTGAGAATTTGTGAACGGTGAACGAGCTCGTGTTTTCCAGAGCTTCTTTCACCTTGTCCACTGTGGACCCGATTTCGCCGGATATCTCTTCAAGAGTCCCAGCGCCGTGGAAACAAAAATGTTTGCGCAGTTTAATTTCCAAGTCTTTCATTTCAACAGTCCTTTGGAAGCCTGTTTAAAATCTCATCCAGAGAGCGGTTTAGCTCTTGGACCCTGTCTTCCAAGGTCTCGTTCAAAAGATGTTGCTCAATCGCCCCAGCCACAGCTGGCTTTTCACATATTTTTTCAAATCTTTCAAAGTCTGCAATAATGTTTTTGAAAAGATTTGAAACTGCAGTGTTTCGGGCTTTCCCTTGCAACTTTTTCAGACCTTCAAATTCGGATCGATACTGACTAGAATTTTTCCAAGTTATGCTTTCGTTGACGTCTTTAATCCACATGGCGATACACCACAAGCTTTCCGAGCTTCTCAGCTTCTCGAATCACAGCCGGCAAAGACTCTAGCGTGAAGTACGTGTCCCCTCGCTCGTTAGTGTCATGATCTGTTAAGCAAATGCCGGCATCGACTATTTGCAAAGTCATGGCATCGCAGGTGCACTCAAATCGACGCCGATCCAAGCGAAACTTCACTACCATTTCAGCTCGGTGAATCGCCCGCCTATGATCAAGGTATATAGCACCACCAACGGCCAGAGCGGCTCTTGCCGCCTCTCCGAAATCGTGCTGGGCCATTTGGCGCCTTCCAACCCCATCCCCGAGTTTTTCGATGAGCTGCAATCGGCGTTCTTCCAAACGTCGACGCTCTTCTTCTTCCAAACGCCTACGCTCTGCCTCAACCCGCCTACGCTCTGCCTCAACCCGCTGCCACGTTTCCATTCGAAACGCTGCGTCTAAAGCAGGAGCCACGCCCGGAACGTCATCGACTGACAACTTCTCGTCCAGGTATGCTTGGAGCACGTCGTCCTCGGGTCCGAGGGGCATCTCCTGACACTTGTACACCAGAGGCCCGCCCTCATGGGTTCGACCTGACGAAATGCGAACGAAGCGGTCAAGGCCTGGCTCTATGAGCCAGACGCGCTCCGAGTGACTAGTTATTTTGGCCGGGTCGGAATCGACTCTCGCGTCATCTGCCACAAGCCGGTCTCCAACCAGATACCCGCAAACAAGATATTTCAGAAGATCCGGAACCGGATCTGTTTGCGCAAACAGCTTAGCTTTCCTTCCAGAAATCGAAAAAATGTTCCACCCGTGCTCTTCCGGAAGCTTCCCGTCCAGGGACCAAGCTCGAGGCCCTGATCGCAGAGACCTACCTCCAATCCAAGGGAGTGTTATGGTTTCATCTCCTGACTGAAGAAGGTCGCGCCAGCCCATGTTGTTGGTTACATCAACAACATAGCGATTTACGGCTATGAGTTCATTATGTCCGGGACAAGCTTTTCTCGTTCAATTAACCCCTCGCATCTGTTTGCTGGATCGGGAAACAGCGGAGTACACCCGAGCCCTGTGTACTCATGGAAGCAAACCATGACTTTCGGCAATGCGGAGTACGTAACTTTCAAACCGTTTCCACCGTTTGCTTTTAAGTTTGGATGAGTGCACTGAGTCCCTTCGCGATTCATGCAGTTTCCGCACAAAAGCATGAATTTCCCGGGGCCGCCGCGCCCCCACGGGATTTCTCTGTACAATCTCTCATGATCGTTTATGACTTTCTCACATGCCTTGCTTCTGCAGGTCACGAGAATCTTTTCGGGGTCGATGCTGTCATCTTCTCTGCATTCCCACCACATAGTGAACTCGCAAATGTCATCTTTTTCAAATCCGCACAGCTGACATCGTTTAAAAACGCTTAGCGGAAGCGCGCCATCGGACAGACTTTCCATCACCACTCCTTTTCACATATCCGTCGAGCAATGACATTGGCGAACCTTCGGGTCATTTGTGGCAACAAAAACCTTTATCGTCGCCATAGTGCCCACAATGCCGCAAAGTTGTGCACACTACCCACACCTGACGAACAACCTGATACTTCTTGTTCGTCACATCGATCAAACACGGAACTTCGTCAGCCGTTAAGTTACCGCGGCAGTCCACATTCGCTCCGTAGATATGCCCTTCGTTGCCGCTGGCCATCCACAGCACTCGGTGCGCGTAATCGTAAGCATTGTCGACGCTCCAATACATGCACACGGGATCGCCAGGAGCCCATCGGGTCATTCTATCGAGGCGCTCACCTTGACTGTTTAGACCGACTCCGCACGACATCGGGTCGACAATCGTGGACACGGCGTCCATCAGTTGGTCTTGGTTTTCTCCAAACCCGAACAAAATCAAGACGGATGCCCAAAACATCACGCTCGCCCCCGATTTTCTTCTGATTCTAACCATTCTTCAGAGCTTGCCTGTCGGGAATCGTCGTCCACAGCTTTCAAAACTTCCATCGGGTCTATCTCGTCCAGCATCTTCACCCGAACTTTTTTCCTCGTCTCGTTCAAAACTTTGGTGGACGGGCAAAAGCAATCGTCGAGCTTTTTCTTAGCCGAGACAATTGCTTGAACGCTTTCCGACATTTCTGTCGTCGATTTGGCAGTCGGAACCACAGCCATTCTCACCCGCCTTGCGTCGTCTGTTAGCTTGAGATAGTCGGAGCTCACTTTTTCCATACTCCGGTTTTCTTCGGTGAGAAAATCTCTCGTGTTTACATAAACTATCGAGAACCATGCGGCGATGATGACAATGGATGCCAAAACTCCCCAAAAGAACATGGAGCCATGGCTCCATCCGATGGACAAAAGATACAAAGCTGTTGGCAATAAGCCCAACCACGAGATTGTCATGATGCCGCCTCTGGCATACTTGTTTATCGAGCGTCGATCTTTGAGCTTGTCGCTAAGCTCTGACGCGGTTTCCGCCAGAGCTCCAGTTTCGGACTCCAACTCTCTCAGATATGCGACGTATGCCAGTTTGCGCTCTCTGTTGGGCTTTTCAGCGTTCAATTTTTCCAATGCTTCCGCCTGGCATTTTTTGCCGAGCTCTTCTTCCACCTCTTTCCTTATTTGCGGTTTTAGTTCTTTTCTTACCTCTGGGATAACTTCTTCCTTAACAGAAGCTTTCAACCCTTCGGAAACGATTGCAAGAAACCTCTTGTCTTCCCTTAGGTTTTTTTCGATCACAGCCCTCAAACGGTTTTGTTCTACGAGGCTGCTTCTGAGCTGAACATAGTCGCTGCGAGTCAGCTTATACTTTTTAGCTTCTTCAAGTTCACGAACAGTGAGCTGCTGGATTTCGTTATTGATTTGCGATCCGTTCAGTGCCATGGCTTCACAACCTGTGACCGAATGTTTTTTCCGTCATTAAATTTGTTACCAGCGCAGCATTGCAGTCTTCGGGCGTTCCAGAGTTTTCAAGGTCCCCGCGTTCCGGGGTTTTGCATACGTGGTTGCCGGTGCGACTGCAGATGGTCCACGTTTCGCTACCGCATACTGAGCACTGCCACAACTTCGTGTCGTTATGCAAAACTTTGACGAAACGCCAATCGTGTTTTGTTTTGATTTCTTCGTAAGAAATGGGAACGACGACCTCTTGAGCCTCTCCGTCCTGTTCAAAGTTCAGGAGAGCATCATATCTGTTCAAGAGGTCGTCGTGTTTGGTCATGCGGCCCAAGTGGGTTTGCAGAGAAGATCTTGCTTCAATATGGTATCAACGAGCGTGACGCGCGGAACCGCGACAGCCCGAGCCGTCGCGCCGACTGGAGTTGCTGCGACGAGCGCACGAATCGTACGAGGAATCGCGTACGGATCTGCGAATGTTGCTTCGTCAATCATGAAGCATGGAATCCCGAGTCGGGCCGCGGTGTCGCGAACTGCGGACCCATACCCTCCTAAGTTGACGACTCCGTACATCATGCCTCCTCCAACCTTCACAAAGCCGAAAGCCATGGGGCGAAGTTCGGACGTGTTGACGTCATTCTCAAACGACGACGCTTGTTCATCTCCAACAAAGATGAACAAGCTGTCTTCGTCGTCGCCAGGCTTGTGGGCCTTCAAGGCGCGGATCCCGGCTCCATAGTCGGTTCCGCCTCCAGCGCGAATGCCCTTGAAGGCGTTCTCCACTCCAGCTGCAGAGGGGTGGCGGATCTGAAGCTCGCGCCCCTGCGTGTTGAAAATGGACACGTGCACTTTGTCCGGCGGGAACCCCTGAAGGAATTTTGCGACGTGAGATTTGGCAGCCTCAATCGCATTTTCCATCGACCCAGAGACGTCCACCATGAAGTACACGCGCATGCCCTTCATAGTTTCTTCGACCGCCTTTTGCAGAGCCCCGTCGGCTGCTTCTTGCAGCTTTTCCTGAGTCTCCTTAGACTTGACGCGGTTGGCGATGTTGGCCGCCCGCATGTCTTCAGCGTTTTTGACAGCTTTGTTCCACCTGTCTTTGACGTCTTGGACCTCTAGCAGCCCAAGCTCCTCGAGAGTCGGCGTGTAGATGATCAAGTCCTTGTCGGACAGAGACTTGGCTTCAATTGCTGCGGCCATGACGGCGCGCGTGACCCCGACCTCTTTCGGAAGAAGTCCGACGACCCGCTTGAAATTCGGCTTTTCACGAACGATCTTTTCGCAGATCTGTTCTTCCGTCATTCCTTCCCAAGTTTCGGCTGCAGCCATTTCCTGACCGATTGCGAGCTGGCGCCTGCCGTCTTTTGCCTGCGCCTGCTTCCAGCGCAGAATCTCAAAGAATTTCGTCGTTTCAGGCTTATATCCGACGCAACGCGAAAGCTCCATGACAGTGGATCGGAAGCCTGCTTTCACGAGGCCTTCGAGAAGCTTCGTGTTCTGCTCTCGATGTCTCAGCCACTTCTCCACGGCCTTGTCCCATCGGCCGTAAAATGGCCGACGAGCTGACCTCCCAAATCCAAGCTCGCGATTGACAGCCGCCACCCCTGGAAGGGAAAGCAGATCGTGGACGCGCAAGAGAAGCTTCGGATTGAAGTCCTTTCCGTCCTTGCGAGAAAGAAGAAGCATGGCCTCGCCAACGTCACGATAGTCTTCATCGTAAAATGCGACTTTTCCGCCGTCGACAACCGAGTCCCCCTTGCGGGACTGGCACAGCATGAACGCAGCCAGAACAACTTTCAAGTCGCGATGCTCCTGACCGAAAGCATACGACGCCCACCGAGCTGCGAATTCGTTGTCGAGCTTCCAGACTTCGGCGACTTGCGTGTACATCCAAACTGCCACTTCCGGAAACAGGCCGGCCGGCCTATACTCCCCAACGATGTTCGCGCCTTCTTTCACTTTCCCATCATCTTGAAGAACGCCTAGACGAGTGCGCACAGACTTCTTTCCCTGCTTGGAAAGCTTGTACACAATTTTTTGCTTCGGATCGCCTTCTTCTTTGTGGGTGACAGGTTCCCATCTGACGCCGACGTTGAAACGGTTATCGGCGACTACGATGCCAGGGCGGTTGTGGACCGCGTGGTCCGTGTAGCCGAGAAGCGTTTGAATAATTCTCTCTGCCGGTCCTAGATTTTCTTTGTCCATAGTCTTCGTCTCCCAAGCCCGCGCTGGGCGGGCGAGTCATGCCGGGTTTACACTCGGCAGGTTTGAATTTCCGCTAAACGTTTTTTGTCAAAGATTTGCATGGCCCCAGATCAACTCGCCGCTGCCCTGCGCGCTGTTGCCGCAAAGATTGACAACTCCAAAGAGCCTTCAAAGGAGCTCGTGGCGGATGCCATAAAGCATTTGATCGCAGGGGTGGAAAAAGTGGACATCGCCCCGCCTTTTGTCACGCCCGCAGAAGATGCCGGGGTTGTCACGAATCCCGAAACGAGGGTTAACAATCCCGTAAACCCACCATCTCCAATTAAGCGGCAAGAGCCTTGCGACCATTATCGCTTGGTCAGGGAAGGTGGTCGGTGTCCTAACTGTGGAGAATACTTCAAACCGAATTTCGGCAATTTCTGATCATGAGTTTGGCTGGCGAATGGAGACGCCAGATTCGAACTGGAGCCGGATTTGCTACCTGTGCCTCGCCGTGTCGAGGACTCGTCTTCATTCGCCAGCCAAACTCACATCTCCATCATTTCTTCAAACTTGAGAATGTTGTCAAGCTCCGCTTCGAAAAAGCAGAATTTGAACGCTATCGCATGAAGCCCGGAGGAACTGGGGAAGTTGCATCTTTCCACAAGCCTCTTTCTCAAGTGGTCGGGGACATCTTTCCCAACATTGATGAATGACATCATCCCGACTATTTGAAATGACAGCCATGCTTTATCTCCCACAGCTGGGGACCCGTCGCTGTTTGTTTTTTCGGGGGGATCGTGGGGCCACCTGAATGAGTGCCCGCACCGGGAACATGCCCACGTGTCTCCTTCAAGCTCCCAATTGTGATCTGATTCTTTCAACACATCCACGGTGATTATACCTGAAACCAAACATATGGCACGGACCCAGGAAGCGCGAACCACGCGTCCCGCGGAAGGCAGTATCCGGCAAGGCCCAAGCCGATTGCCAAGCACATGAAGGCTTCCACCGACCTGTGCTCGCCCCATTGGCTTCCATTTCTGTCGTAGCACAGTTCCAGGAACGAGGCCCCATCGCCTTTGCCCCTCATGAACTTGTCTGAAACAATTTCCATCATCAACGCGACGACCGGTTTTCTCAGGGCCTCAAGACGCCCGGGATGCAACGCGAATGTTCTCACGACGCCTTGCACGATAACGGCGTCTTTCGGAGGCTTCCCGTCAACAACTTCGCTTTCCCGGAACAGGACCCCGTGCTCGTCGTTCACATACATGTCTTCCACTCTTTCAGAAAGCTCCATTCAGTCCTCCATCGTCACAACGACCAGTCGCATGTTGACCAACGCTGTGATTTGATCTATCGTCATTCCTGAATCGAATGCTTCGTCAATGGATTTTGTCAACGTTGACAAAATTTGTTGCTGAGTTTTCGGAGCAAATGCGAAAACTGGGTTGTTATCGATTCCCATAATCCACGAGTGTTGTGACAACACATCTTCTCGTATCCTTGCATCCGTCAAAGGCTCAATTTTCCACCAAGCTCCGTGGAGCTTTACGGATTCGCCATGGGGGCGCATCCCAGTGTGATGCGACGTCATGGGCGCCGCAATCCATAGGACCGTCGGCCCTTCGTTCATCACCGTCGCATTCCAGTCACGGAACTCCACTGGATCGAGGTCAGCAACTTCGTAGTTTTCTTCCCACCATTTTGGAATGGATTGGGATGGCAAACTGTGCAAGAAGCGTTGGGAGCTGCTCATTGCACGACCTCTTTTAGTTTTGAATACAGAACCTTTGGGTCAGTGCGGGATAGACCAGACATTTGCCCATCGTTCAGTTCAATCACGATCCATTTGCCAGACTGTGTTCTGGCAACATCCACAACGTAAAACCTGGCAGAGTCCCCAATCCTAGTGATGACTTCTTGAAGAAACGAGGCCGGAACCGAGCTCGGGTCAGGACAACCGCCCGGGATGTCGTCTTCATAATTTGACCAGTAAAACCCGCCACACAAAACTTGTTTGTCGCAAACGAAAAACCTATATTCTTCAGCCACAGGCATTCCTTGAAGCCCATCCATCAATTTAACAAGCGGAACATACTCGCGTGCATAAATGTGTTGATCGCATATAAGGCCGTCGTCCATGAGGCGGCATGCAACTTCAACAGCGTCCCGCTTGCTTTGCGCAAACATGTGGGTTTTCCATTGGAACTTTTTCGAATTCGTGGCACCTTTGACAACAAACGGACCCGCGTTGTCAGGAATGTCCTGAAGCCGCCTCCAAGTGCGGGGCGTCAAATCGCCCAAATCGTCCACCCAGTTCCCCAAGTCAGCAATATATGAATGTTGTCGAAAGCTGTTGATGAGCTTGGATCCGAAGTCATCCAGCTCTTGCTCCAGCTCGCGGTAAAATGGCAAAACGCTGTACCTTCCAATCACCAACGATTCTCGGGGAATGCGAGACCGCAGTTCCACAAGTTTGAAGTGGGGCGCAACTGCGGCCGTTTCTTCAGGGCACATGCCCCGAGCAAGCACTATCGATTGCATAACAACAATTACAGCAAAGACAGCTACCACCGATATGCGTCGCTGGTCGGCGAGGGCAACTCTAATCAGCCCCTTCAAATCATTCCAGGCTCGTGCCACCGGTCGTTTTCGTTGTCCCAATGCCGGACGTCATATAAATTGATGTCGAACATCAGGTATGCTACCTGCCACGACAGATCGATGCCCGCATGGTCGCCCTTGGTGGAAGCGCGAAACCGGAGGTATAGGTCCGGTGCGTGCTCCGGCCACCAGCTGAGTTGTGCTGACAAGGATTTGTGCCTCGTCAACTCCAAGTCGAGACACAGGTCGCGATTCTTGCGCAGCATCTCAGTCGGATCCCTTTATGCTGGCCAAGGGGTAGAGCCGCCGCTCGACGCGCGCCACTCCGGCCTTTTGCAACACCGCGAGCACTGCGTCGAGGCTCTTGTACACGTGGGCGCATTCGTCCAACGGCACGTGCTTGGTGTTGCCGACAATGCCTTCCACTGCCACGGAGCCAAACTGGCGCTTGACTTGGCGCATCTCGTCGTCTATGCGCAGTTGCTTGTGCTCGAACTTGCGCTTGGCCGCGCCCCGAGCCAAAATGCGCCCCGATCCGTGGTTGACCGAGCATGCCCAGGCATGCGCGCCGTCCAGAGGCGTCAGCACCGCTGCGCCTTCGAACATGCTGCCGGGAACGATGATTGGGTGCCCCACAGCCGCCCATCTCAGCTGGTTCGCGATGTCCGGATGGCCCGCCGGCATGGCGCGCGTCGCGCCCTTCCGGTGCACTAGACCGCGCTTTGTCGTCCCGTCTGGCAGCACCAGCGTCTCCTCCTGGATTAGATTGTGCGAGATTTCGTAGTAGACTTCGGCATCAACTCCAAACTGCTCCTGGAACGCGCGGCGCACGGAGGCGGCCATGGCATGGCGGTTGGCAATCGCGTAATTGGCTGCCGAGTTGTGATGCGCCCAGTATTGCTTGCCCGTTGGCTCTTCAATGGATAGCCACGCTTCGCCGCGGCGTTTTGACGACCAGCCTCGGACCCTGGCTGCTTCGTAGAAGAAGTGCTCTGCGGTCTGGTATCCGTAGCCGCGCGAGCCTGAGTGGATCATGACCCACAGCGAGCCGTCGGCCTCGTCGCCTTGCAGTTCGATGAAGTGGTTTCCGCCGCCGAGCGATCCGAGCTGAGCCGCGGCCTTGCTCCAGGCACGCTCGATCAGCTTGAAGTTGGTGCCGTCCGCCACGGGGAGCTTCACTCGCTCGCACGAGTTCGGCAGCACGTCCAAGGGCTCTCCGCCGTTCTGCATGATTTCGAGCAGGGTTTCCTCGCTGAATTCGGGCATGAGCTTCGGCCTGTTCATTCCGATCCCGACGGCGACGCGCTTCTCGACTTCCGAAATCCAGCGCTCGCGCGGGTACCGATTCTTGAAGTGCCCGGCAGTCAGACCATCCACCCGCATCAGCAGCATACCGCAGCTGATGTCGTACCCGCTTGCTGCCATCACGAGCGTGCCGTCGGTGACGAGCACGCATCCAACAGGAACCGAGTATCCTGAGTGCGAGTCGGGCATGAGGTATGCGCCGGTCACGCCTTCGTACGAGGCGGCGTACATCAGCTGATTCCACACCTCCTCTTCGGAGGCCGCATACAGCTCGTCCGACAAGAACGCGTGGCCGTCCACCTTCATTGTCTTGGTTTTCGCCAAAACGTAATGACCGTCGTCGAGACGTTGTGCTGCATATTTGAGCGACATGTTATTTTCTTTCAAGAGCTCGTTCAAGTAGCTGTCGGATCAGAGTTGGTCAATTACACCTCGTAAAAGTATGAAACTCACACGAACGATGTAAACTTCGGCATGAGACTCCTGCTTGTAGACAAAGATGGAAAGCTTCAAGCCGAGCTGGACGCACCTTCTGTGCCTTCCGCGGTGATTCACCGTTGTCGGGCGTGGATGAGGGACGAGACCCGTCCAGACAACGTATATCAGGAAGTAACCACCTGGCCACTTCCTCCTGAGGAAAGATATGGCCCTTATCCCCAGCAAACCAGATGGTTTGAACTTCGGGAGAAGTTCGGGGAAAAGGGTGCGTACAAAGAGCTCGCCCGAAGGATGCGGCAAGTGGCCGACCATTTAGACAAACTCTCCGAGAAGGGAGGATGGCCGGACGTCTTCGGATGCGAATACCCGGCCGCTGAGCCTATGTGCTCAGACGGCCATTTCATCGACGGGATCGGAGTGACGCTGTCGTTTCCGTGGCCGGGGTGATGGCGGAAGTCAGCCGAGTCGAACGGCATGGTGTGACCCACGCACCGGTTAGCAGCCGGGCCTCGCGCCGCCGCGAGATTGACTTCCATGGCGGAGAATAGTCGAATCGAACGACCAGCCTTGCGGCTGCTCCGGTGTTCGGGACCGGTTGCCCACCTTGAGCAGTATCCTCCTAACGAGATTTATGGGCTTCACAAACCCAGCGAACTCTTCCGCGATTGTTTACGCCCCAATTCCTGCCGGTGGCAGTTTCACGACAAGAACGGGCAGAGCACAAAAGAATTTGCACGTTAGAGAAACCGCGGTCCCTGCCCGTGAAGCCGTTCAGCCTCGCTAACCCTATGCTTTTGCACAATCGACACTGCTTATACCTGGTTGGATCTACTCCCCCAGGCAAATCGGTGAACGGTTCCCATTCATGATTACACATCCTTCAGCTGTTCCTTTTCGGAAACCCGAGCGCGTTTTTCTTGCCACGTTTGGAAGTTAAAGCAGCCTTTTGCTGCTTGATGCTTCCAACACTTGCACAAGAGACACCCGGCCCGATTACCCTTCGGTCGCCTGCGCTTATGGTTTGCCATTGTGACCTCCTTGCCGCCACCAGCGGCGCGGCTATGGTCACAATTTCGTTCGCTCTACACATCGTGTATTTCTTGAATTATGCAAGATTTTGTTTCACAAAAATCTTCGATGTGCTCCCCACATCGAAGACAGAATGAATGGATTGCGCCGACGCGATCTTCTATGCGCATAATGCCAATGCGCTCCGGGACTGGGTTTTTCTTGGTGTTGACGTACACCGGCAGGCCGAAAAGCGTTCCCATCATTCCTATGCGCAAGAGCTCCCCGTGTGTTTCGATATCCAGGTGTTTTCTGCCAAACTTTCTGATGTGCGCATAGTCTGCGATGTGCATTCTAATTATCGCCGGGAAGACTTTTTTGTCTTCGAGCTTTTCCAGAACGTCGCAAACAAACTCCAACGACAAAACATACTCAGACATGTAGCAGAGGGATGAGGACTCGAACCCCAGCGGTTTCCCGCCCATCTGTTTTCAAGACAGCGCCGGTCCCTGACCGGTTACCCCTCTAAGTCAAGACTCCATCAAGTCCTTCACCATTTGGATTCGCATCCGGATGCGTGATAATTTCTTGTTTGCACCGCATGCAAATCCAATCGGTCCACTGCCCGCCATATTTGGACATGGACGCGACAAGAATTCATGGACCATGTTTGCAATCAGGCGTCCATGACTTCTTCGACAGAGGCCGGAACCTGGAGCGGACTCCCGTGCTTGTTGAACCACCTGGACCTCTTTTTCATACAACTCCCACACAGTACTACGCGACGGCCATCCGGAACCAGCGGACCCCAATGAACTAGCGTAGCGTGTTCTTCGCCACAGTTGTCTTCACACTTCCCGAAGTCTCTTCCGCCAATTGTGTCTGCCATAGCCCCTTTTTACGCTCGAAATTTTTGAATTTTCGTCATAAGACTTGAATGAAGGTGTTCAGATATGGATCCAAAAGAGTTGTCGTCCCATCTCAACGGAATTGCTGACAAGATCGATGCTTCAAAGCAGCCGAGCCGAGAGCTGGTTGCGGCAGCTCTTCGCGACACCATCGCGGCCGTGGAGCGAAACAAAGACCTGGCTAAGAAGAAGGACAAAAGCAAAGGCAAGATCAACAAAAAGGATGTTGACGCGTCGACGGCTTCTTCCATGCACATGGGGCTACTTGAAAAGTACAAGGACTTCCATGACACCGGGGCGAACCTTATGGGGTTTCGAAACGTGGTCGTCGACGGAATTCCGGAAGACTCCCCTAACGACGTCATGGCCGCTCGGAAAGAATGTGCTGCGGCGTTTGATGCCCTCGACCAAGCCTTGAAGAACGCGCGGGCATGTTACAGCAGACTTATGGCGTCGTTGGCAGGCATATAGCCCTCTTATGGATTGGGTTCCTTCATGGAACCCAAGTTCACCATTTACTGCCATACCCATATCGAATCAGGCCGGCGCTACATTGGGCTCACTAAGCACACGATGTTGCACCGCTGGAACCAGCACTGCGCCCAAGCCAAATATTCAAAAGGTGGGCGGTGGCATTTCCCTAATGCCATTCGCAAGTATGGGAAAGACGCTTTCTCTCATGAAGTGTTGGAAACTTGTTTAACGCTTGAGGAGGCGAACGCCGCAGAGCAGAAGTGGATCGAGCACTTCAAGACGCGGGATCCTCAGTTCGGTTTCAATCTGGCAGAAGGAGGGTCTCACACCCCACATCCCGCAAAGAATCCGTGGGACGATCCTGAATATCGCGCCAAAGTGGCGCCCATTCTGAAAAAATTCATCGCTGCCGGCCACACGCCCGAAGCTTTTGCTAAAATGACCGCCACCCATCGCACGCCCGAGTTCCGGGCCAAGCGATCTGAAATTTCCAAACAATTTCAGGCAGACCCCGGATATCGAGCCAAGATGTCGCTAATTGAACAACGTTCTCATGCTAGACCGGAAGTCAAGGCAAAAATCTCACTGGCGTCGCGCAGCATTGTGAAACAGCCTGTTGACGATGCGACTCGAACCAAACTGAGCCGCGCCGGTAAGGGCCGGCAGCTAAGCGATTCCACGAAAGCGAAGATCAGCGCTACAATGACAGGCAAGAAATATGCGATCGATTCTTTGAAGCGCATAATCGACAAAGAAAGAGCGGTGGCCTGGCGCGCGTATGAAACAGCAGATGACAAAATAACCGGCAAGAATTGCAAAATTCATGGGTTTGTTAACATCGAGAACTGTCACGTTGGAAAGCTGCCAGGAGGTGGACCGAGGGTGCTGTGCAGATTGTGTTCGAGAGCTCGTGACAAAGCACGCAAGGCAAAGAAGTTCACGGACCGTGTTGCGCATATGCCCAAGGCCAAACCGCCGCGCGTTGCCACCGCGCGCAATGAGCTTGTTATTCAAGACGGCCGCGTCGTTGGGCTTCAGTGCCGTGCGCACGGCCTCGTATCCGGAGACGAGTGTTTAATCACCGTGTGGCCGAATGGAAACTCTCGTGCTGTATGTAGGGTGTGCGCACGAGAGGCAGACAAGCGTCGAAAAAATCGAGACCGGCAACGACGCGGTTTGCCTGTCTTCGTAGCGGAGGGAGGCCGAATCGAACGGCCATCCTTTTGGACGCCCTAGTGTTCCAAACTAGTTGCCCACCTTGAGCAGCACCCTCCAGTTTTTGTCACCCGTTTCAGTGTGAACACAATCAGGAAAAAGTCGGACTCGTATATAGAGGCACAGAGCGGCTTTCCTTCTGAAGAAAGAGGGACCCTAGTCACATGCCCTGTGTGTGGTGGAACTGGACAGAAAGAACATAACTCCCCGAACGGAGAGTATAAAATTCTGTTATGCAGATGGTGCAGCGGACACGGAAGCGTGACCAAAGAAGTGTATGTGGCTTTCATTCGGTGGCTGAGGATTCTCAGCCACAATCGGGCGTCAGGGAACTGCGAAAGGAAATAGCCTCCTGCAGCCATTTTCTGAGCGTGCCTTTGTGTTCTTGGTGTCTTATTTTGACAACTTTCATTTGGCCTTCGGTCATTTCCTCTATGTATGATGCGTGATGCCGAACCGCGATCGGAAGCTTTTCGTGATCGTTGGTCATCACCATGAGATTGTCACATTCGTATGCAAAGACAGACTTCGGGCACAAGATGTGTAGCGCCTCGATGAGAATTTCAACTTCTTCATCACGAGCTTCGCGCAGTTTTTGAACAACTAGCGTTGCGATTTTGTGCCTGCCGCCAAACTCGCTCCCCCAATCTTCCATCACGTCCATGATCTTTAGCTTGTTCAAAAATTCGCGATTGACTATCATGACTCATGCACTTTCGACACTTCATACTCTTCGAGAGTTATCTCATTCCATGGGCGCAAAGCCTCAATCGTCATCGACATGTAATGGCTTTCGCAAATCGCCATCGTGTGTCCAGTTCCGCCGCCAATGTCCAACAGATAGCGATTTGCTTTATTGAAGCAAATCGGGTTGTTTAAACTCCGGCGGCGGAACTGATTCATGTACTCGCACAAAATCATTCGGCCCCTATGTAAAAAGCCCACAGTTCCGGCACGTCATTTGTTAACATAACCGGTGACGACAGTGGGAGAGACTTTGGCCGAAACGGTTTCCGCTTGAGTTTCATGCCAGCTTCAAACGGAGTTCTCCCGGCTTTCCGGGAGTTGCACGGGTAACAGCTTGTAACGATGTTTTCCCATTCTGTCTTGCCTCCGCACCTCTTGGGAACCACGTGGTCATAGTTCAATTCGCGCATCGACAGCTTTCTGCCGCAGTATTGGCACGTAAACTTGTCTCGCGTCAACACATTGATGCGACTAAATTTTACGCCACGCTTGTTCACACAAACATTCTTGACTAGTCTGGCGACCGCCGGCATTTTGATGGATGTTGACGGGGACCTGATGACTTCATCATACTCTTCGAGCACTTCTATTTTCTGATTGAAGAGTAGAACGATGGTTGTCTGCCAAGGAACGATTCTATGAGGTTGCATCCAAGGAGTTAGCAAGAGAGTTTGGGTCGACATCGTCATCTCCGTTTCTTCTTTTTCATGGCTGTCTCCCATGTTCAGCTGTTTGTTGTTGGAACTTTGCATGGACATCCGGAAAATCGCGTCAAGAGTTGCAGAAGGGTGGCAAGACAAGCTTCACGGGGGTCTTGCCGACGACAACATCCCTGAAAACTTCAACCCTATACAACTTGTCAACGGACTTGTCGTAGAGCTTGAACACGTCAACAAAGAAGCTCACGAAATGCTGAAAAATGCTCCAGACGACATTCATAAAGCATTAGAAATCGCCATGGACCATCTTACTGAAGACGCGGAGTACTACACCAAGCTCGCGAAAATGGAGGGGGAAGAGTTTGTAGGCTAGGACTCGTCTTTGACGCTTCCGTACCACCCGGCTTCCATTACTCGTCTTGCCGTTTCTGCCACTGCTTTTTGATCGTCCGCCCGGCCTTTGGCTAAAGACGTCAAAATTTTGCGCAGCAACGCGTCCCCTCTTTTGCGGGCTTTCTTTTCATCGGACGCAGACAGAGTTTCAAACTCGGCAGCGATGTCTTTTGCCTTCAAAAAAGGTATTTTGTTTGCGACAACAACAGTGTCCCCATTCGCAATAGCCCTAGCAAACTTGTCGATCTCCAAGTCAGTTTCTCCTATTTCCTGTCAAGTTAGTTCACGCAAATACTTTACAGTGCTGACGGCGAGATTCGAACTCGCACTAAACGCGGTTTGAGCACGTCGCCTCTGCCAGTTGGGCTACGTCAGCATGACTGTCATCAGGGCTTTCCTGTCTTGCATGGACCCACAATTCAATGGACCACACCATCCTTCAGGGCGGTCAAGTTCACATTCATATGGCTTTGTGCGACCAACTTCGTCGATCATGGCAATGACCCCGCACACCTTGCAAGACGTGTAACCTCTAAGTTTTGCGGTCCATGTATGGCCGCCCATGTCGTAAATGTGCGTGTTTTTGTCGTAGCACATCACGAGTTTGTCCATGCTATGACTCGTTGACATCTTCCACAACACCGAGCTTGCATTGTGGTTTGTGCTCCCCAATACATTCGCATTCCTCGCATTTTCGGAGGGCGTAGAAAGCAGAAGCCCCAGCAGGCATTTCTTGTACAGGAAACAATCCTATGGCCATGGACGCCATACTGACTCGATAAGTCGCCGCGTCAGCCAACGCTTGTCTTGCTTGACCTATCATCCGGGTGACGGCTTGAATATCATCAGCTGTCCATGACGTCTGCGACTCTGCATGTGTCAACATCATGATCTCTTTGTTTTTTGCATTCCACGCACCAAACACTGAATTCAAACTTCCCATAGATGTCTCTCCATGGGTTGGAGCGTTTGGTGCGTGGAACTATGGCACTGTCGGGACATGCGGCATTCGTGAACGGTTTTGGGAAGTACGCTCTGACCTCCATCAAGTTTTTTCTCTTAACAACTGTGACAAGGTCAGCTAACAGGTCCCACTTTTCCACTTCTCTCAGAGTCTCAGCTATTGGGGATTTGATCCATTCCCATTCACTGCTAAAAATGTCGTCTTCGACAAAGTCAAAGTTGGCGGCAAGACGAGTCCCCCACAGTTTCTTCATGGTGGCCCGCCCGGGATTCGAACCCGGAACACACGGATTTTAAATCCGCTACGTCTGCCAATTGCGCCAGCGGGCCGTGGTGCGATATGTAAAAATCAAACTCATCTAGTTCGACAGGTTAGTCTAGTGTCCTCCCGCTATGCGTCATGGATTTCGTATGGAACCCAATACTCGTCGTGTGCTTGCATGTCCTGTGGTCTGTCAATCCCCCAGAATGAAGCCACCTCACCATACATTTGGGGATTACATAGGTCTAACCGTCTCCAAGAAATCAAGACGTTCAATTCGTCGCTATTGTCAAGTTCGTCGATGACTTTCCCCATAAATCTTGCGAAGTCCCCTTCGCACAGAACTTTTCTCTCAAAAACTCGCACTTCGACAGACCCGGCTGTGACTCTGATTGGGTCAACCTGGGCTTCAGCTATCGGATCAAGTTCTTTATACCAGATAAAGTCAAGCTTTTCCCGGATGTCTTCTGCCGCGTCACACCCCAACTCGTAGTCAGAGAACTTTTCCAGTTCAGCAGCAAGAGCATTAAACCTGTCGACTATGACTTTGCGTTCAAACCTGTCCAATTTCAAACCCCATCCGGGCCTCGTCAAAACATCGAATCTGTGAACTGAATTCAAACTAGGAATGTAACACCCGCGAATTCTAGGCTTGCACACGTTTTACAGCCGGTTGTCTTCTCGCATTTGGTCGATGGTTCTCATGCCGAGGGACCACATGGACCCTTGAATGAACCCGATCCACCTTTGCGCCTTGTCTTTTTGCCCATTTTCCAAGAACCCCGGAACTTGTTGACACATCCATGACAGGTGGCCGCAAAGCGCTGCCAAAGTTAGCGGCGTCATGTTTGTTTCGCTCTTCTTCGCAGGGGTTCCAATTGCAGTCTCATATGATTTCAAAACTTCGAGAACTCGTTCGTCCGTCATGTCAACCCTCCGGATTCATGAACTCTTGATTTTGAACTATACACATGAGCAAGCTCACTGCTGGGGAAAACGAGGTCGTTGAGTTTCGATTTTTGTCCACAGCTTCAGCCATGCATGAAAAAATGGCTCAGACGTATGAAGAACATGGAATGCGAAAACTTGCAGACGAGGAGTGGGCTAAGTTTTCGATATTGCAAAGAGCAATCAAAGATTGGGGAGAAACTTGGGAATTTCCAGCAAAAAGTGTGGTGGAAATCGTAGCTACACGAATTGCTCGCTTCAAGGAAAAGAAGGAAAATGTTGTAAAACACATGGCTCAAGCTCTGCATGAACACGTTGGCATGAGCAGGAAAACGTCCTTGGAGTTGGCCAAGGCGTTATTTGGTAATCGCGACATCTCGTCTCTAGCATTGCAATATGGGTGGGATTTTGACGGCACAGACTTGAAAATTGGGTGTCTCAAGATGAAAAAGCTCGGCGTATATCCAGAAGACAGTCCGGTGTTGGAGCGGTTGGAAAAATTTGCCGAATCGCGCGGTGTCGACGAAGAGGCTTACGAAGCAGCGATAGAGCTCATGGACAATCAAGAAAACGCTAAATGGGAACAGCGCGCTTGAAACAGCAGCCTGAAACTTTATGCCCTGGCGTTTTCTTCACATGAAAGCTTCACGAGAATCTGTTCAGTTTTGAGTGGACATCGAAGCGGCAACAGATGACTGCGCGCACGCTCTCCGCTTATCGAACATTCGTTCGGAATGCCGCTTTCATTCCGAACGAATGGGCACGATGGACATGAATCTATTGCGATGATTCTGATGTTCTTCTCGGTGTTCATGACTCCATGACTCCCATCAGAATGCCAGTCTCGCATCCATTTTCCGGATGCTTCATGTGATTTCGGCTTCCCGGTTCCAAAATGATTAGAGCTTCGCACTCTGGACACGTTATGTAATCTCTCGGGGCCCTTCTCGGCTGAGACATCGCTTTTGCCAGCTCAGCCCTTCCTTGCGGAGTCGATAAGTATTTGGAGATGATCGGGTCTAACTGCGGCGTCAGTTCCATCGAATCCTCCATACTTAGTTTGCATTGCTTTTTCGTCGTGGGCCGAGTCGGGTTCGAACCGACAACATCTCCGTTATGAGCGGAGGGCTCTTACCGATTGAGCTACCGGCCCGCGTAAGTTTACAGTGCTCGAGGCGGGAGTCGAACCCGCATTGTCTTTCGACACTGGGCCTAAACCAGTTGGCTATGCCATTCGCCTACCCGAGCTAATTTTTCCAACAAGCCTCTAGTCGGCTTTCCACCCGCCGCCAATGGAAAAACCGTCCATGGCTCCCGTAATTGTGTTTCGCTTTTTCCGCAATGCGTCAATTTGTGCGTCAATTTTTGACACTTCATGGTTTGCTTTGTCCATGATTTCTTGACACAGTTTTGCAAAGGCTTCCTGAGTGTTTTTAAGAACCCAGTCTTCGCTACGCCATGGCTCCGACCTGGTAACGATGCCGTCAATGCTCAGAGCGGTTTCCCACACCACTTTTTCTGAATTGCCACTGATCAGACATCCGTGCTGATCCTTTTTGAGAATTGGAACAGCTATATAGCTTACGTGAAGGTGGGAAGCTGACGCGCCTTCGCCTTTGAGAGCTTGACACAGCTTTTCCAATCTCAGAGCCTGGCTGTGCGTGATCCTGTCTTTTTTCGAGTCCATGCCTGTTTATACTCTATGACTTTTTGAATTTACGAAAGATATTTTAGAGCAACGCCATTCAGGAGTATGTGCATGGTGTTATCGGCCACGATCATGAGCCATACCGCCAACCATGCTGGTCGATCTTGATGGTAGCCCGTTCCCGTGCACTCTGCCCATGGGTGGCGATACCTTTTTGGACTTGGAATATTTTTAACCCAACACACATACCTGGCGAGTCGCCACCGGTCAATGACGAAGTGTGTGAAACCAATGAAAGCCAAAGCAGTTGGGGACCCAGTGAGAAATAGAAACGGAAGCGTGTAGGTTACGGCATGAACCAGCGCTGCCACGCTCTTTTTAGTTTTTTCTCCGGCCATCCAGTCGCTTTGAACAACATAGTCTCCGATTAGATGAAGAAGAATTTGATCTGCCGAGATTAGCATTAACGAGACCTGATGTGAACGTTTCGCGGGATGGTGCTAAGAGTCGGGAGAAGCGCTTCATTCGCACGCTTCTCGGCATCGGAAAGCCCGCGGGACACTTTCTTGTAGACTGGATGGTGGAGCCAGTCTGCGTACTTTGTGTTGCCGCGAGCCTTGTTGCACTTTTTACAAGCAGACACCATGTTTTGGTCCGTGCTCGGGCCTCCGTCCTCCCACAAAACAAGATGATCGACTGTCAGGGGGACCCCGTCTTTTCCACAGTATCTGCATTTGTACCCATCTCGCCTGAACACTTGCCACGACACTTGTTGGTCAATTTGGCGCTGACATTTGCGCACTATGGCTTTGACAATTTTTCCATTCGCGTCTTCAGCCACAATTTCAGTTTCCATCAAGTCCGCTTGACGGATGAATTGTTGCCACTGGTCCAGGTCCATGTTAAGCGTTTGAGCATAGGAAACAGACCCGTCCGACTGGATAACCTGAACTTCATCGTCGAGGATGTTGCAATGCGATCTCGGAAACATGCACAGGTACATTTCTTTGTTTCCGCTGAAAACGGCCCCGACGAGACCGATTGAATGGCCAACTTCCAGAAGGTTCAGTTCTTCAAATTTCATGCAGTTTGTTTACATCGACAGTAAACAAGTTGTACGGGGCCGGAGAATCGAACTCCGCTGCAACTCCTTGTAAGAGAGTGGTCATCGCCAGACGACTCGCCCCGCATGTGCGTCTCGAACTCGAGACGCTTCTTTTGGAATTCGTTCCAGTCTCCGGTCGCCATGGCGCGGCGAAACTCGATGTTCAAGGCTGCAATGACGGCTTTGCCCTCTTCGCAACACCAAACCCCGCTTCGACATTTGCACGCCTCCATAAATGCCCCCCTATCACACAACATGGTTGGAGCGGAGGGAATCGGACCCCCATTCGCAGGGCCAAAGCCTGCTGTCCTGCCTTTGAACGACGCTCCAAGGTGCTAGCTTGCCCGTACCGGCCTGCCGTTTCCACGAACAGAAGTTTCCAGAGGGGCTTTGCATCTAATCGCTCTATGGCGGCTAGCGCGCCGTTTTTATTATACCGCTAAAAGCATGTTCAGAGTTCATTCCTCTGTTCATGTTGACACGGTATGAACTGTGCATAAAATAATTTGGCACTGGTTGCGAAGTCAATCACCTTGATTGAATTTTCATTCGCGACGGAATCAAAGAGGGGCCATTTTGTGAGGACTTTGACGTGGTCGTAATCAGGACCATGTCAAGTAACAATTCAATCACCTTGATTGAACAATCAAGGTGATTGAACAATCAAGGTGATTGAATTGTTACCGTCTTTCCGTTCGAGACAGTGTTAAAAAGGAGGCTGTCCTGAGACCTAGGTAGCTAGTCAATCCGTCCGTAGCAGAACCATCATGAGGAAATGGGATGAACTCATACGCATACGCAAACTTGGACACCCGAAACGACCAAAACCATATTTGGGTACCAAATATTCCGGTGGAAGAACTTCGAATTTATGTTCGAATTTTATGCCAAGTCCATGTAGTCAAGAACTCAGTAAGTCCTGATCATGCGTGGTTCAATCACCATATGTCGCGGTTGCAGCGGGCTGTTGTTGTGTTGAAAAGAAAATATCCTAAACACATGGCAAACAAGCAAGCGGCTTGGAACTTGGCCCGCGTCGAAGCCGTTCTGTGGCTTGAAAACACCAATGCAGACGCGACTGTGCGATCGTCTGTGTTGGAAAGTCTGAAATGTGGGCTGCCACAAATAGACAACGCACAGCTCATCTAGTGCTTGGGAACCGTTTGAAACCATCGCACTAGAAACTGCATGGAGGAAACATGCATACGCATACGCAAACTCGCACAAATGTTAAAGCAACAGCTCAGTTCATAACTTTTAACGACGAACTGATGATGAGATATGCCACCAGTTTGGTTAGGCTCATAGTGTTTAACAAACACTGTGGTCCAGAGCATTCTTGCACTATTGAAGAAACACGAATTTTTCGCAAATACGATGATGAAATCGTGCGACATACCAAAGCTTTGTCTTTTCGTTGTGCGTCCATGCCGCTTGCCCATGCTTTCGTCAACCGCTTGACGAAAGCATGGGCAAGCGGCACAATTTTTAAACGACAGCCCTAGTTTTCAACTAGAGGTAAAAAAACTTTTCGTGGACGCTGTGAAAGTAATATCGCTTCAGCTTTTCCGATAGCGGTCGCGACGGAGGGAGTTGAACCCTCGTCCTAGCCCATATGAAAGGCTGGCCTCGCCTCAAGTCGTCGCGTGGTTGCGGGCGCGGGGAGTTGAACCCCGCTGTCTCCAGCGTATGAAACTGGCGTGGAACCGTTTCACTCGCCCGCAGTGGATCCCAGGAGATTCGAACTCCTCGCCTCCGCGGTGCAAGCGCGGCGCTCTCCCAAATGAGCTAGGAACCCATTTGCGCTTCCGGCAGGACTTGAACCTGCAATCTCGCGGTTCGGAGCCGCGTGTCTTGTCCGTTGGACTACGGAAGCGTATTATCAAAAATGATTGAAATCCTGGAGGAATTTGAAGAAGGACGTTTAGGAGGAGAGCCTGAAGCTTTGGGCGCGGGCGATCTTATTCTCAACATCGTCAAGGACGTGCAATCGCTAGACGCCAGTTTAGTATGGATCGGAAAAGATTATGCGACTTGGAGCTTGAACGAAGTCAAGATACGGGTTGACACAAAGCGGAGCCATTCATATGCTCCATTGTTTGAAGAAGAGTTTCTTCAATGGCTGTCCTCGGCAAATCAGACACTGGACGGCTTCGGAAGAAAGCGGACGATGGAAGCTTTCCAAATGTCGCTTCCCGGCAAGTTGAGCATAAGCCATTCGGCAATGATCGTTGTTGGATGGGAAGAAGATGAGAGTCACCAGGATGCAATGCTACTGTCTATAGGGGAAGTTATGAATCAATAACGAGCCTTTAGCAGTCGTGGATGTGCATGAGAAGCAAAGCCCCAGGAGTCATGGCGTCTCTCGGCATCGTCACCATGTACGACCTCGTCACCATGTACGACCCTGTGCCTTTCCATTCGATTGAAATTTCATATGAAGCATGAACTTTCACGCAACTAAACAGAGGCACCGGAGTTTTGTCTTTGCATATTCGCTTGTTTCGCTTTTCAAAATGCCGCTTCACCCATCCGGAAATCTTTTTTACTGGCTTGCGGCCCAAGTTTGCCATGCAGACGGCGTTCACGACAGGACGCGCCCACTGGGGTGGCGGACCGTCACCCCATGTCCAAGACACTGGGGTTGACACCAGTGTCAATGAATTCAAATATGTAGCAAACGGTCCAATTGCCAAATTACCACCATGTTGCTTCTAGGACTCCATACCGAGCGCCGTCGCCAGTCGTGCAGCATCGTCGATGGCGAGCGCATCGGTGGCGCCCTCTCCCTTAACTGCCTGGTGGCCACGGGTGAACAACCAAAAAGTCATTCGCTCGCCATTGATTCGATAATCGTTGTGGACGGCGACCGACCATCCGGCTCTTCGCATGTCGGCCAGTTTCCTAATACCACGAATTGCAAGAATTTGCTGCTCAGCCGCGTTCCGTCGAGCCAGAACAGCCGTCCACTTCGCTTCTGCGTTGCGAGTCTCATCCGACGTGTGGTCGTCGTTTTGCGAGCGTTCAAAGTCATTCTTCATCGACAAACACCACTGGTTGTAGGCAGACTCGTTCTCCTTTTCGATTTGCGAGAAAGCGTCTTCACACGCGTCAAAAACTTCCTCGGCGTTCATGGTGTTTTTTCCTCGCCATTGGAATCACGGTCTGACTTTCCCCACATAGCGTCGCAAGCCTCCAGAGCAACAAGAACCACGGGCACCAATGGTCCCGGGACTGTTTACACCACCATCGATTTGGCACCCCCGGCGCGATTCGAACGCGCAACCCGCGGCTTAGAAGGCCGCTGCTCTGTCCTTTGAGCTACAGGGGCGTAGGAAGACTCGGGGCCTGCTTGCACAGACTCACCGAGCCTTCAGAGGCGGGAGCGGGAGTTGAACCCGCCAACAATGGTTTTGCAAACCATGCCCTTGGCCGCTTGGGTATCCCACCGTCAAAGTTGGTGAATCATTAAGGCCATGACCTCCATCGTATCGCGCCCATCTTCTGGACTTAATTCAAACTCCAAATCGCACTCCCACTTGTCCCAATGGAGAACCCCAGCCAAATCAAGCTCCCCGTTGCATGCAAGATCATACAATTTTTTGTTTTCATACAAAACCTTTGCCAGATCCAAGCCCCACCCTTCTTTTCGGAATCTTTTTTCTCTTTTTCCGTTAGAACCAGTCCATGTCACCAAAGCTTCTGTTGGTCCGAAAAGAAGAACCTGGTTTACACGTATTCGAGCGCTCAAGAGTTTTGAACCTTTTTGACTGATTCATACCGCTCCCGCGCCGCCTTCTCTGCCTCCATTTCTTTTTGGTGCGATCTGCGAGTGTGATACTTTTTGTCTGAAAGGGCACCGATCGACTGCATGCATAAAAACACGACAGTCCACAAAGCGAAGTCGCCCCCAATTGAAGCAGACCACTGCCGCTTGTTTTGGGAATGGTATCCGCAAACAAGGTTTTCTGGAAATCCCTCGAAATACACGGAGCGCAGTTCGTCTCCTGTATAGTCCGGCTCCGGCGGAGGAATTGTCTTGAACAGAGGTCCGAAGTCGGCTTTGATCGGCTCTTCGCTAAGAACAGTCAGCTTCCAACCAAAGAAGTTGTTCCGCACTGTGAACGAAATGCTGAAATCCTGCCTGGTGATTTGCACCACCGGAAGCGTTATAGATTTTGACGTATGAGTCGAAATCACGCGCGCTATTTGCTCGTCTTTTCGTTCGTAAAAGTTCATGCCGCTCTCGACAAGAGGCGTCAACTCGTCACGAATGAATTCGATTTGGGTGCCGAAGGCTCCCTTCCACAGCATCTCGTCGCCACAGATTTGTTCATTGACCCAATCTTGCAAAGGTGTTCCATTCAAAATTTTCTTTTGCATGATGGTCCATACTTTCACGGGCGAGTTATTTACAATAAGGTACTTGAGCGGGTGACGGGAATTGAACCCGCCGTGGCTTTCGCCCCCAGCATGGCAAGCTGGTGTCCCTCCATGAGACATCACCCGCAATTCTATCGTCGGTTCACGCTGTTGCCAGCCCAGACGTTCCCTTGAACATTCCCGCATTTCACGCTATTGCCTCCTTCAACATCTCCATGAACTTCTCCACATTCGATAGAGCAGTCTGATTCAACTGAAGCCAGCGGGCCTTCCCACAGAATTTTGACATCGCCTTGCAAACCAGTTTGGACTGTGACACCATCCACTTGCACGACCCCGTTTTTGATCGTGACGTTATTGCCCTGGACAACTGTTGTTTTGCCATTGACAGTAATTCTGGTAGATTGTGAAGGCGGCGTGCGGAAAGGGTTTCTCATATCTTTAGGTACTCGAACGAGGGGTAGATTTTCGTTTTAGAGCGCATTTCAAATAATACAGTGGACCCCAGGCTTCGAACCCATGAGCTACGACCCCGAGTTTTTAATTGTTTTGACTGTTGACGATGGACCACCAAAAATGCGACAGCACATGCAACTTCCATGAAACAATCGTAAACAGGATGAAGGCCATGGAAGACACGGCAAAGATTTCATTGGACTTGAAAGAGGCAGTAAAAAACCTGTCAGACAATGTGGCGGCGTTGCACCAAGCTGTGGTGAAAATGGCGGCAGAAAGAAACAACTCCATGCCGATCAGCGTGAGGGTGTTTATTGCCGTGCCATCGTTGCTAATCACCGTGGCAACGCTAGTGTGGCTGCACGAGCACGCTGGCGCGCTTCTAAATTAGCGTCCTCGGCAGGATTTGAACCTGCAACCTTGTCCTTAGGAGGGACCTGCACGATCCGATTGTGCTACGAGGACGTTCTGTTGCTAAACTGTGGACCCTGTAATTTTTTGCATGGGAAAGCCAACGCATGAACTCGTCGTGAAGGATGTCGAAACCGGAGACTATGGAAAAATTGGCGTCGGATGGATGGACGACAAAGATGGATATGTGTCCATTAAGCTAAACCCATGCGTTGTCGTGTCGTATGAATCGTTGAGAGACAAAGTTCTCACGCTTTTTCCGATTAAAACCGACAAAGAATGGGCATCGTTTCACGCCAAAAAGAACAGGCAAAAAGCAAAAACCGAGTCAGAGTCAGAGTCATGAAGCCATGACTTGCTCTGGAGCAGACTCCTCGCAAGTCGGCATGTCGCCTTTCTCCGTGCGCCTAGACAGAACAACCCTGTCCCCCTCAGTCCAGATTTTCAACCCGCAGTCTTTGCAGTTGTGGGTCCAGTCGTGGTCGCCACGCACGGGCCACCATCTGTGAACAGGAAGTTTTTTGTCCTCGTTGCGCACATACTCCAACAATCGGATGTGAGATGGCGGATAAACAAAGTTTGGATCCTTTTGATCAAACATGCAATAAAATACAATGGGGCGACCGACCGGTTACGATCCGGCACTTGAAGGGCCACAACCTTCCGTGCAGTCCACTACACCACGGCCGCCACGTTTCATTATATGCTTTTTTACTGCTTTATCTGATACCCCAAGCGCCTTCCCGACAGAAACATATCCGCGTTCGGATACCATTCGTTTCAGTTCTTCCAGTGAAGGCCATTCTGCTTTTGTATGTAGGTTCGATAATGGTCGGGATGGCCGGATTTGAACCGGCGTCCTCTTGACCCCCAGTCAAGCGCTCTTGCCAGGCTGAGCCACATCCCGCAATGCCGGTTTTGTCAGGATCCGGCAACCTGTCGCTGCAACGCAGAGCTATTCGACGCTGAGAATGACGCCAGCACCCACGGTCTTATTGCCTTCACGGACAGCGAATCGCATGCCGGGCTCCATCCCAACCGGTTTCATGAGCTCAAGGCCCACCTCGGCATGGTCTCCGGGAGAAATGAACTCCAGAGAGCCAAAGTCGACAATGGAGCCGGTGACGTTCGTGGTTCCAAAAAAGAATTGGGGCTTGTACCCTGGGGAGACTGCCGTGTGCCTTCCTCCCTCTTTCGTCGAAATAACAAACAGTTCTGCTCGAGCCTTGGTGTGGGGCTTCACAGATCCTGGCGCGACGAGAACTTGTCCATGGACCACTTCGTCGCGCTTCACGCCGCGCAAAAGCAGTCCACAATTCTCTCCGGCGCGAGCCTCAGGCTGGTCTTTGTGAAACATCTGGATTCCAGTGACAACCACTTGCCTGGGCTTCGAGTCTTCGTCCACCAAGCCGATGATCTCCACCTTCGCACCGACCGGAAGAACTCCGCGCGCGATTCTTCCGGTTACCACCGTTCCGCGCCCTTCGATAGTGTGAACTCCCTCAATAGGAAGCATGAACGGGGACTCGAAGTCGCGCTTGGGGTCTGGAATATGGGTGTCCAGAGCTGCGAGCAGCTCGCGGACGCACCCTCCCTCGTCAGCCGGGTTGCGAAGCGCTCGGAGCGCAGACCCCTGCACGATGGGAGAACCGTTGTACCCTTGAGCTTCCAAATACTCGGTCGTCTCCATGACGACCAGTTCCAAGAGCTCCGGGTCCGAGATGTCCACCTTGTTGATGAACACCACCATCTTGTCAACGCCAACCTGCCTGGCCAAAAGGATGTGCTCCTTGGTCTGGTGCTGCGGACCTTGCGACCCGTCCACCAGAAGCACGGCGCCGTCCATTTGGGCCGCTCCCGTGATCATGTTCTTGATGTAGTCGGCGTGTCCAGGACAGTCGATGTGAGCATAATGCCTCGTGGCGGATTCGTACTCGACGTGAGACACGGCAATGGTCACCGTCTTGTTCTCGTCGCGCACAGTGCCGCCTTTTGCGATGTCGGCGTAGCTCTTGGTTTTTGCAAGGCCGGCCAGAGACTGCACAGCCAAAATGGCCGCTGTCAAAGTGGTCTTGCCATGATCGACATGCCCGATGGTTCCAACGTTCACATGAGTTTTCATTGCACTTGTGGGTTGCCAGCCCTCTTTCTCTTCTCTTCTCCTTAACCCCGTCGGACTATCCGACTCCAGGGGCTTGTTATGAATCCATGACTGCAGCCATCATTTTGTGACCGTCTTTTTCTAGCCACGGAAGATAGCTGTAAGCTTCCGGCGAGTCGTTTCCAAACCAGACCCAAACGTCGTCTTCAAGTCTTCCAAGCCAAAAAACAATGTCATGCCATGGCTTGAATGATGGTTCTGCATGGTTTCGAAGCCACACGAGCAATTTGCCTGTTATTTTTGCTGGAATAGCAAGATAACAGGATTGGCTGCCCCATTCGACGTCAACGTGGACGATCAAGTGGTCCGATGTTTGGGACCAAAAGTTCTTTCGCATACATAAGCGCACGAAGCTCCCAACAGCCAACGTTCTCCCAACCCCGACGATTTCGCTATGGTGCGGATACTCGCCATGATAGTTCCATGAGTACTCGGGTTCGTGCGAGTCTGCGCTTTTCAAAGTTCATGACTCCATCACGTCTGTCGCAATGTTAAACGCGCAGCTGTCATGCGTATGGCCGATTGAAACAAGGCGCCTGCACGCATGACACCATGTCATATTCCATTCTTTTGCTGGGACTGTCACAATGGATACCATTTCAAAAAGTGGCATCTTTTCAGTCATTCCACTTTTACGCATCGTCACCCCTCAGAAACTGACTCCGGCTTAGTCACGGCAGCGGTTAACAACGCCAAAAGACTTTTTCCATCCTTGTCTGTGAGATCTGTTTCTATGTCTAGACGATTGCCTTTAGGCGTGTACACGACAACGCGGACAGAAAATTTGCCAGGCCATCTTTTATTGATTGGCTGCTTCATGCAACTCTCAACTGTCTGTTTAAAACCGGGTCGGGGTAGCCGGATTTGAACCGGCGACGTCGTGCACCCAAAGCACGCGCTCTTCCAACTGAGCCATACCCCGTTTAAGCTTGCCCTATCTCTTTGTTTCCAAAGATCCGGTCCCACCCGGATCTGTAAGCTTCGGTTGTCACTTTTGACGGACCGGAACAAGAACACTCACTTGAATAGTCCGACTCTCCATATAAAAACTCAACTTTGAACCTGTCGCCTTCGACATGGGTGAGTTGAACAAGTTCCCCTCCCCCATTTATCGGGCACCCGTCTTTGACGACTCTCATGACGCCACCAACGACTTTATGATCTTTGGTGTGCCTGATGAACGGCCGCACGCCATGGGACATCTCAGGACCAGCAATGAGCTCGTCTGAGCAATCGCACTTGTGACTCTTTTCGTCGCTCATGTGTTACCTGTCAATTCTGATGAATCTGACGAGCTTTCCGTCAGCGTCGTCGTAGCTTGCTGCAATGAATCCCCACCCAGGCTTGTTGGACTCATCCGACTGTGTGCCCACGAGTCCGTTCAAAATCCCGAGAAGTCCAACCATCGTGTTTCCATCCCCACCTTTCACAACTTGAACAGTCGGGTGCTCAGCCATTTGATCGTTACATCGAACGCGAGTTTCAATCAAACGTTCCATCGCTTCTTTGTCGACAGACACTAGCTCGTTCAGGTATGCAATGACTTTGTCGACACCGTCTTCTGCGACATGTTCCATTCGTCTATTCCTTAGCTTTTGGAGAAGATCGTCGCGATTGTTTCTGTCCATTCTTCCGCAGACCATTACAATGTCAAAACTACATTGTCCACCCAACAAATTTCCAGACAGGCTTTTTTGAAGCCGTCGAGATTTTCATCATGTCTGCCGTCCCAACCCCTCCCGGAAACGCAAGGACAATGTCCGGCTTTCCTTCTTTCAGCATTTGCCTATTACGTCTTTTTCCGGCTCCAAGACCGTAAAGATCCCAGTTTGCGGGAAACGGAACATGCTTTACCCCGTGTCTGACGGCCCACTGCATCGCCATGGTGTCTGCCCCATTGGCTGCCCCGTGTACTACTGCGGAAACCCCTAAACTCTCGTGCAGATAGTTCAAAACAAGCTCTACAGCGACTTCGTCGCTCCAGTCTCGGCCTCCACACACTAGGACGCGAATCATTTGAGCCGACAGCGAGAGTCGAACTCGCCTGGTCCGCTTTACGAGGGCGGTGCTCTCCCACGAGTGCTATGTCGGCTTGGAGCCGCCTGCGGGAGTCGAACCCGCTGTCTCCAGAGTACAAAACTGGCGCCCCGCCACTGGGGCCTAGGCGGCGATTATCGCTTGAGCGCACACACTGCCAAGTTGACGCTTGTCGCCATGATGACTGTTATGTTGCGGGATTCAAGCTCAAAATTCACTATGTCAAGTTCGGGAACTCTGTCCGGACTGCATACCCAGGCGGATTCCCCACCTCTATTCGAAAGAGCTTCCATGCAGTCCGCAAACTTTGTGGCTCCCCATGAGTCGACGAATCCAACTTTAGAGAGATCCAACAAAAGAATCGGGCCCCACAAGCTTCCAGACAGATTCTGCAACTCGTCGTCTGCCCCCAATTTCAAATGGAACGAAACGTCTCGCGTCCAGTCCCCTCGAATCGTGGCAATTGTCACGCCATCTTCTTCTCTGACTTCAACTGTCGGTTTTGGCATGTCAAGACTCCCATACTTCTTGAACCACGATCTCCCGAATTGCGTCCAGAAGCATCTGACCATCCAAGTTCTTTTCTGAAGCTTCCAAAAACACCTGTCCGTCTAACAATCCGGCGCGCCAAATTGAAGAATGCTTGACGCAGTACATGTGCCCCTTGAACGGGCGCCCTCTGTCCATTTCAAATCGGAATTCAAACTGACTGCCGTGCGAGTGTCCACAATTCCTGCACATGCCTCCTTCCACACGCTCGACATATCTTGTGGAAAAGTTGTCGACTAGCTTTTCCAGGTATGGATCGCCTGAAGACATTAATCGAATTTCTGACACTACTTTGTTCAGGTATTTTAGCGCTTCCGGCTTAAATACGAACCACTCCTCTACCGGGACTCCAAGATTTTTCATCGGCTCCTCCTGATCGGGTGGAGCCTCCTGGCGGTGATCTTGACCTCATATTTGCACTTTACAAGTTCACAAGCCTTGAGAACACCATGTCAAACGGGAAGGCGACTGGCTTGCGACTCGAACGCACAAAGCATGTCTTTGATAAGACCACTTGCAAGCGACACGTCTTTCATGAGCTCTTGCAAACTTTTAACAGCCATTTGCATTTCCAGGTCCTCCATGGTTTTTCCTTGACCCACTAAAGACTGGACGTTGGCCAGAATTGCATCAGCTCTGGCCACATTCTTGAGCATCTTTTTTGTCAGCTTCTTCTTTTTTTGCTTTGCAGGGAGCTTGGCCATATTTTCATGGTACCGGTTTTGTCGACCGATTTTCGCCCATGGTTTTAATCAGAAGTTTTAATACTCACTTGAACCCAGCCAAGTATATGATGAACTTAAGCAAAATAGCAGCCAGAATAGCGCAACAAACCGCGCTAAGCAATGAATATGAAAGCCGAATTTGGAAACGTTGCCTTGCATGTGCTTCAAGAATATTATGGAGACAAAGCGGGGTGGTGAGGCTTGGCAAATTAAGCCATAGTTTAACTTGATGTAATTTGCCATATGATGCCTCGGAAGAAGTCCAGAGGGATTGTGGTTGACGGAGTGGCGTTCAGGTGGGCAATCAACCACTCTGACATCGTCGTTCAAGCAGAATCGGGTGGTTCTATGCTTTTGGTAAACGGAGTCTGCCACAGAAGCTACGATTATGATCGCGACAAATACGTTCAAGAGCCCGTCACCCCGCGCTCAATTGCATCAGTGATCCGGCATTCCATGAAGTCTGGATGGGTATTCAATGCAAGGGGTCCAGTATTCAAAATCAATGTTGGGGATCTGTTGAAATATCGGTGCCCAACATGCAAAGATCTAGTTATCCGAAATGATCACCCAGACTATGAATGTGGATTGAACGCCATTCGAACCATCATGGACACGTGATGGTTCGAATAAAGTCAGAGATGTTGAACCCCGGGGACCTCCCCATATATGATTTCCCGAATTGGAAGCACGAAATATTTTATTTGGAGGAGAAGGACGAGCACGTCCATCTCATGAAATTTGCTGGAAACGGAATTCGAGTGACGATTCCGGAAATTGAACTGTGCTGCACTGCCAACAGTCAAGACGACGCAAGCGAGAAGGTTAGGCTGAAGGCGCTAAAGCTAATGGCTGAAGTGTGTGTTTTCATTGGTGCAGAAAACACATTCGTTGTCATGCCAGTCAGAAACCACATGGTTCTCCTACAAGAGGAGAAGTTCATGGCTGTCATGACTGTTGGTATGCTGTTTACTCGCGATCCAACGCCTGAAGACGTTGACGAGTTCCTCCCATGGATTCCGGAACGAATCCATGACTCCCGAGATTTTCTTGAAAACACTGAAAAAACTCTGGAAGTTATGGAAGTCATGACAGCATGAAATATGACCTAGTGGGTCGTCCGCGAGTCGAACGCGGGGCAAGATCCTTATCAGAGATCTCAGGGCACCGGCCCGTCACGACCCGATGTTGAACAAACTGAAGTACTAGAAGACACTGGATAAAAACAGTGCGCAGGAGAGGAATTGAACCTCCACGTTCACTAAGGAACAACAGGCCCTCAACCTGTCGCGGCTGCCATTACGCCACCTGCGCAGTTTGTAACGTGACAAATGCAAAGAATTTTTCTTCTTGACGTGGACGGGATTCTCACAGACTTCCATGCAGCTATTGCAGACGTTGCCACTCAAGCCGGGTTTCCGATAAGTTCTCAGCAAATGGGAGAATGGGAGATGTCGGCTTCGTTGAGAAAGCTGAACGTCCCCGAAGAGGTTATTGAACGCTGCATGTCTGCGATGTCGTCTGTCGGCTTCAACTGCAAGCTTGAACCAACAAAAGAAGCTGTTGAAAATTTGCCGAAGTTGACGAGAGTCGCCACTGTTCTATTCGTCACGTCGCCGAACGTGGGATGTAAAACCTGGGTTGAAGAGAGAATCTGGTGGATGAAGAAACACTTTGGGGTTTCTCAAGACGACATCATTTTTGTTCAAGACAAAAGCAACGTCCCGGGAGACGCTTTTGCAGACGACAATCCGCACAATGTTCTTCAGTGGTCAGCAAAAAATTTCGGGGCCGCGATTCTGTGGGACGCCCCGTACAACAGGTCCGTTGAAGTCAAACGGCGAGCCAAATCATGGAAAGACCTCATCGATACAGCGAAATTTTTGAGCGAGATGCTGTGATCAAACGTCCATGATGTCGAACACTGAGTATTCTTCTTCCGACATGAAGCCAGCACCGGAATCGCCGTAGACTCGGAACCCACTTTCTAATTCAACGTATTTTATTTTACGTCCTTGCCGCACAATCCCAAAGCTTCCGTGGGCCGACGTGTGTTGATGTTTTTTCCATACGTAGACGCGAGACCCCGCCGAGAACCTGTCGAGAAGAAATTTTCCGGGGTCAAAGTCCACGTCATTCTTCCATGACGTCTCTAACGCCAGCCAGCATGCGCAAGTCGTTCATGGACCCTCTCGAGTTCAAAATGGTAGCGATGCTTTCTCTTCCCTCAGAGTTGCGGAAAAGGGGCCTCAGCTCGCCGCGATACGACCCGAATTGCATCAAGCGGATCATCCAGCGCCGTCCACAACAAGCGCACACAAACCCAAACTGCATTTTTTCTCCGACAACCTCAGACCTGATGTCGGGCGATGAACAGTTTTCCATATGACGGACAATGTTGATCAACATGTCGTCGACATCATTGTCCCATGTTTTTTCATTCACAATGCGTTCCGTGGTTTTCATTCGTTGTGGACCTTTAAGCAACACACGCGCTCCCACCGGAAACCTATCAGGAAGGAACTTTTCCGGTTCAAAGTCCGCAGACAAGCTTTTCACCAAGATCTTTCAGAAACTCGGCGCCATATTTCCCGCCTGGCTCCAGACACGGTTCCATGAAATCTGGCAATTTGTCAAAGCTTCGAGCGGAAGCAATTCCCCAAGCAATGGCGGCGACGCTGTCGGTGTCTCCGCCCCATTCAACCAATTGCTTCATCATTTCGACAAGAGATTTTCCAGAAGTGACCAGGTCAAACACGGCGTGAACAGTCTTCATTCCAACTCCTGGCCCCATGACCGGACCCTGCCACCGCGGAAGCATGGTGGCAATTTTTTCTAGCTTTCCAGGAAGCATCATGGAGAGAAATGTCACTATGGCTCCCGGCTGCATTGGGCCTGACGAGTACATGGAAAAGTGGGACATCAGTGCGACCAACTGCGACGACAAAACGCCGTCTGGCGTGTCGTGCGTTATGCGCGCTTGCCTTTCCGCAACTCGAACAACTCTTTCCGGAGATTTTAGAGCCCCGATTGGAACAGAACGCATCGCCGCCCCGTTTTTGTCTGATTCGGGTCGAATTTTTTCAAGAAGCTCTTTTCCAGAGTCCACAGAGTTTAAAAGAGACTGGAAGCCTCGGGCGTAGCCGTCTCTGCGATCTCGTTTGTAGCATCGCACAAACGATTCGGCAAAAGCTTCCTTCGAGAGGTCTCCAGCAATCAGCGTTTCCGCGACTGCAATGGACATTTGCGTGTCGTCTGTGTACTGTCCGGGACGCAGGTTGTGCACTGGATGTTTCAAGTATTTTTCGAGCTTCAAAGCCTCGTCGCGAACAAACTGATCCCGGGGGAGTTTGATATATTCGGTCGCCATCGCGTAAGCGTCGGCGCAAGCAATAGACAAAAGCATGTTTGGATTCGGGTTCCGCATGCTGAAAATTACAGCGTCATTCTTCAATGACGTTTCATTCACAGTGCGTTCCATGGTTTCTATTCGTTGTGGACCTTTCGGATCAAAAGCCAGGACAAATACTCCGACTTGTTGATAGGTTCAAACTTGCTAAGCAACACGCCGGGGCCGCCGACGCCATCGACAGCGTTTATGAGCCACGCCGAGTGCTGCTCGCACGTGGCGTAGCAACGCCCCCACTTGTCTTTCCAAAAGTAGGTCGGCGTCGCAGCGCAACTGCTGTGTAAACACTCGATAGTCACGACTCTAGAACTTCTTCCACGAGAAGCTTTCTTAAACAGTCGAGACAAGTGACCTTTGACCTGGCAAAAGTGTATAGCATTTCAGGCTGCGTTCTAGACGCCGGAATCATGTGCACGTCGGGCGGGAGGGTTCTTATGGCCCATGGGTGCCCGCATGTTTGCGTGCAATATATGCGCACTTCAGGCTGTTGAGACCAGTCGCTCCAATGGATCAGGATCATAGCGCGCTCGTCAATTAGTACATGTTGCTTCTGTTGATTATTCCGAGAAATTCCAAATCTGTGTGGGAAAGCCTGTATGTGGTGTCCTTGACAAGGTGTTCGGTCATGAACCGGTACATTTTGGCTTTTTCTCGATACTCTTTGGCTCGACTGATCAAGTTTGTAGATTGATCCCCGCTAAACTTGGGGGAATCGTCGCCGGCCATTTCGGAAATCTTGGCGCTAAGAGCGCGCTGTTCTTCGCCTTGTTTCCCAAATACGTCTGCTTTCCGTTCGCATTGCTCAACGCGCTTTTCAAGGATCTTGCGAATTTCTTCAGACGTGACGTCGTAATGCAGTCCTTCAATCATGTTCATCTCCTTGTTGAAACAATACACCCAGCTCCAGGGGATGGAGTCCCCAATGTTTCGCGAGCGGTTGATGGCCGCTTGCCTTAGGCGACCCTGAAATGGCGGGCCAGGCAAGAATCGAACTTGCTACCAGCGGTTTTGGAGACCACCGAGCTACCTTAGCGTTCTGACCCATGAAGTGGGAAGAGACGGAATTGAACCGTCGACACGCGAATTTTCAGTCCGCTGCTCTTCCAGCTGAGCTACCTTCCCTTGATGGCGGTCCTGACGGGAATCGAACCCGCCTCACTGCATAGACAGTGCAGCAGCCTCCCAGATGCTTACAGGACCGTAGAGGCGACGGTGAGACTCGAACTCACATGGTAGCGGTTAACAGCCGCTTGCCTTACCGAGTAGGCTACGTCGCCAATTAAACACTTCATATCCTACGAACCTCACAAGATTCGTAGGCGTAGCATCCCCAGTAGGATTCGAACCTACACATCTGGTTCCGTAGACCAGCGCCCTGTCCATTAGGCTATGGGGATATTTTACGGCGTTTGAGTGATGGCTAAGTGTGCTTATACGCTTTGAAGAGTGAACGTTGTTGGCATCCCCACGGAGATTCGAACTCCGATTCCTAGGCTGAGAACCTAGTTGCCTGAACCATTAGCAGATGGGGACATGCGACGCTTTTCGCGCCGATCTGCTCGGGCACCTCCGATTCTAAGTCGGACACCTTTGCTGGGCGCTCCCAGCGGGAATCGAACCCGCATTTCCAGATTGAAAATCTGGCCGCCTAACCGTTAGCTAGATGGGAGCAGTTGAGCGGACGACCGGAATCGAACCGGCCTGTGCTTGCGCACGCCAGGGTGGAAACCTGGTGCCCCGCCGTTGAGGCTTCGCCCGCATAAAGTTTTTTTTTAGAAGCATTGACATGAATTTGTTTCGAATAGCCAGAAGAGTTGCAGCGATTTCCGGTCCAAACCAGTGTAAAAATTGTAGAGGCACTGGGTTCGTAAACATGGGAGACTGCCCCGAGTGCGGAGGCACCGGAATGGGGCCCCAATCGAGGCCGACAAGTCAAACGCCCATTGACGACATTGCGAGCAAGGTCATGGAAGCGTTCAGGACTGGGCAGGTCTGGGAATTTGCCGGAGAATCGCATCGAGTGCTGGAACTTCCGGGCAGAGTTACAGTTATCACCCATTCTGATTATCCGAACGATCCCAGCAAAGCCTGGGTGGAAATCGTCGTTGATCTGGACGAAGACGAGTACGAGAAAAGATTCCACGAAAAGCCAGATACCGGCGGATACTTTGGCTGGACAGTTGACATACGCCACTTGGACTTGACAAACAAAGCCGCAGTTCGGGACTGGGTGACGGAGATGGACAACGAAGGAGTGTTTGAAGGGTACGATGTCAACTAGCTCTCGTGAATGTGTTCCACGAGAGTTTCCTTCACGATTTCCAACACGTCGCCATAAGACAGCTCAAGACCCATAGCCAGCATGGACATTTGAGTTGCAAGGCTTTTCACGCGCTTCTTTGCATCTTGCCTAAAAAGTTCTCTAACTTTTTCCCCAATTTCCCCGCGCTTCCCCTCTTCGACAGCCTTTTCGACTTCGATCTTCATTTTGTTTGTCAAAGAGAGTGTTGCGGAGTCTTTCGCCTCTGCAAAAGCGTGGTTTGTTTTCAAATGCTCAGGCAACGCGGCAAGCACAAATTTAGAAGCAACATCCTTCAGTGACGGCAAACAGTTTTTCACTCTCAAAAGCGAAGACTCAGAGCCAACGCTAACGTTGACAAAAACTATTTCAGAAAAAAGTTCATGAAACGAACAAACCTGAAGACGTAGGGTGTCAGAAAGCTTCAGCTGAACTTCAACACTAGCATCTTCAAACCTTTGAACAAACTTGTCGATTTCCAGCTCGAACTGCTTTAGGAATTCTGCATAATCTTCAAGCGGCTTTTGAAGCTGCTTGCGAATGCAGGCAAGAATTTTGGGCTCATTTGACTCCGGAAATCGACCATGCTTTGCCAACCCGAGAAGACGTTCCACAGCGAGGCGTTCGAGCGTTAGAACTATGAAGTCATGACGATGCGAGAACTGCGGGTAGTAAAATTCGTAGACTTCGCCATCCAGCCGAATTGAAAAGCACGGCTTGCTTTTTTTGTTGATGTCATTAAAGAATATTTCAAACTCCATGTCGGAGTTTACTCGCGGAATTTAAGCATTTCCATCTCATCCAGGATCAGACGAACCGGTTTTTCTCAGCGGCTTGTCATGAATGCTCTTAGTCTTGACGTACGGAGCGTTGGGGTTCATTTGCTCCTTCATCTTTTGCCGCTTGACCGTGTTTCTGACTTCTTGAAGCTTGTCTATTGCCGCCGCGATTTCTTCGTCGCTGGCGCTTCCGCTAGAAATTAGTTTTCCAAGCTTCTGCACCGTCTCTTCTAGGCCTTTGACGTCCTCAGGATTCAAAGAAACAGATGTGCGAAGACCAGCGATGACTCGGCGCAAATCGGCTGCCACTAACTCGCGAGACGGCTGGCGGGAATTGTCGATTTTGGCTGCTATTTGACGCAGAAGGCTTGACAGTTGATCAGGGTTCATGCCCCAGGTCAGCTATTAAAGATCCGGCAACGCTGGACGATTCCCGAGCTTTCGCAAAAACTCGATTTCGAGCTTTGCAGAAGACGCGGAGTCAGACCCATGCAAAGCGTTGTTTGGGGTTCCGCGGCCGAACTTTGCCCTGAGCGTTCCAGGTTTTGCATTGGCTGGATTTGTCGCCCCGATGAGCTCTCTCCATCTGGCGACAACATCTTTTCCTTCGAGCGTCATGACAACCATGGACCCGCTTGTCGTGAACTGAACAAGAGAGTCAAAGTATGGTCTGCCTTTATGCTCCGAATAAAATTCCCCGGCCTGTTCTTCAGTCAATCTGATTGAAAACAAGTCAACAACCAGCATGTCGTTTTTGACAATCTCCGAGAGAATGTCTCCAACGTGCTGACTCCTGACTGCATCCGGCTTGATGATTGCGCATGTTTTTTCCATGCGCAACGATACAATCAGGACGATATTATCTGCCCGGGGGCTTCGAACAAGCTTTCCACAACTTCTCGCGTTCTGTGCTCATTGCACAAATGAAAAACGCGAAGCTCAATTTCGGCTGTTCCAGCGGTGAATTCATCGCACCCCGGGTGCTGACACACCCTCATCGTCTTCCTTCCTTCGCCATCTTCGAAGACCAGCCTATTGTCGAGCAAATACTGGCGATAGCACTCAGAGGCTTCTTCCGCAGAAGCGTGGCCGTCGTCGTGGTATTTGTCGTCGTGAGGCCCCCCAATAGGTCTTCCTGAACAGTATCCGACTGGCCAAATCTGTTTGTTGTTTTTGCAGGTGAAGTCCCATCGAAGAGACTTTTCTCGTTGTCGTGGCTGGTAGTAGTTCATGACTCTGTCTACCTGCGACACAAGAGTCGAAAAAAAAACGGGGGCGCCTTCAGGTCGCCCATCCGGCGCCCCCGCACACATCACTAACACTGCAGGAGAGGATCGCGACATCCTGCGCACGCTCGCTGCAGCCCCCAGTAATGTCGGAGTCGATCACGATAGCGCATGCGTTTCCTCGGCCTGAAGCTGAGGCGAATTCGCGTCCAAGTCCTGTCGAATTTTGAAAGATCAGGGGCTTCCGAACACATGGAAACCCATCGGCTCCGGGGGATGGAATCGAACCAGCATTTCCGCGTTCAGAGCGCGGCGGCCTTCCATTGGCCGACCCCGAAATCACATCGCTTCTAATCTGCCGTCTTGTCCCTCGAAGGGGACCTTCGTCTTCGTCTTCCAATTCACGTCCTTCCTTCAGAGTGGGCCCGCCGGGAATCGAACCCGGCCCGACGCTTTAAGAGAGCGTTGCTCCGCCTTGGAGCTACGAGCCCTTCACACCCATTTACCGCCATTCTTGTTCTTGTTCGTTTCCATTATTTCCTCGTGGGACCGGCGGGGCTCGAACCCGCGATCGTCGGATTAAAAGTCCGCTGCTCTACCAACTGAGCTACGATCCCCGTTTTGGACCCATCTATTCTTCGACGTCAAGAAACAGTGGAGGCGTGTGGAGTCGAACCACCTAGACCAAAGTCCCTGCGTTTACAGCGCAAGCCGTTTCCCGGAACGTTCATCCGCCTCCGAAAAGCTTGGGTGCGCGCACGCGCTGCGGTATACTGTGTTCGCTTCATTTCTGACTCCAAAAAGCATCAAGGCCGCTCGATTTTCATCGGCGGCCTTGAGTTCCCCTTGCGGGGTGGTGGATCAAAGGCCGCCTAGCTGTCCACCTCCAGATTTTCGAGCTTGCACTCGGGGCGACTAGAGGTGGACATCGCATGATCATAGACAAATCCGAAACCGCCCTGCACACACCATAGCAAAGCTGCTTTTGGCAACCTTGCTATAATTTGGGCTGAGCGCTGCGTTTTCATCGAAGATCTGACGTCCTAGTGAGTGAAATCGAGTTTCCCCACTTCCTTCGACAGTTTAGCACAGCCGAAGGTTCCACGCAAGTTCTGCTTGACTATAAAAAGTCTATGCTGTCTTTTACACTTAGACGTCTCGACATGTCGAGCAGTCTCGGGGTCAGTTGACCCGCCAAACATGTTACACTTCGGAAGGCAGTCATGAACAAGGCCCCAAGCACACAAGAGCCTTTCTGAATTCCGTCCTATTCAATGGGCCATCGCCCGCAACCCCCGAAAAGGGGGGCCACAACGCGTTTCCAATCGTCTTCTGACACCACGATGTCCATCGCTTCACCTTCAGCATTTGCCACCCTCAAGCTTCTGACGACCGGTCCGGGAATCAAGTCCAAGACAGTGCCGTCGTTATGCTTGACTGGCTCGACGATGCGTTTCTCGTCGAATCCGACGATTTCCAGTCCCATATGTCCCATAATGTGTGCCCTATTTGGAAATCACTGAGTGTTGCAAACGCTTTCGATTTCGACACATGTTAAAATGTCGTTCACAATGCACTTGGTGTTCCAATAAGAGCCCTGATCATGAGCGTATGCGCAGTACCACTCGCAGGACACGCATTCGTTCACGCCCGCATCGGCTCCGACACAAGACACAAGTTGTGGACAGTCTTGGCCCTGACAAGACAAAATGTCTGGAGGAGCTGGAACCGGGGTTCCTTCCTCGCATCCGATTGTCCCATCAGAGTTTTTTAGCCCGTTGGCCATGCGCTCACACGCCTTAGCGCACAGCTCTTTGCCTTCTGCTGGAATCACAACAGGCTCGGGCTCTTCAGGGCCGACTCCGCACGAGGCGCAAGATCCGACGGTGGCCGCAGCAAGAATCAATGCAAAGATTTTCATCACATAGCCTCCGCAGTCCAGAATGACCTGGTTCCTGACCACATGACGTAATCGACGCTTAGCCAGCCGTACCCAGATTCCCCCCAAGCCGGGCTCCATGAGTTTCGGATCTTGAATGCATTTTTGGATGGGTCATACCCGACAATTACCATGGCGTGTCTGCCAACTGTGTTGTTTGGCGGGTTAAGCACGCCACCTTTGTAGTTAAAAAACTCGTCTCCCAAGCCTGTTCCGAAAGTGACGCCAGGAACCTGATTGAGTGCCTTGATGAGGTTGTCAACAAGGTTCTTGTCTCGCATGATTTTGTGGAATGCTTTAGATCTGCGCTGAAAAGCTTCCCTTTGCGAGGAGATGGATGGTCGAACGCATGCATTTTCAAGCAGATAGGGCCATATTTTCTCGGACGGAACGCCGAGCCTGGCAATGACTTCCATGATGAGTCGGTTGTAGCATCCCGAGTTTACGTCATGGTTTCTAGGGGGGTCGAGATAAAGTCTGCCGTAGTACCACAGAAACAGGCGCGACAGATCTGGGACAGCTTGTTTCGCTTGTTCGAGCGTCATGCCCCTCTTCATGAGCTGCTGAATCAACACGGCTTCCCAGAAGTCTGCAGCGGCGTTAGCTGTGCAGCTTGGCAGGGACAGCTGATCCGAGATTGGCTTATAGTACTTTGAATTGTCGATCGTCGTTGTCTTGGCGGCAACATTTAGCGCGCTATCGGCAAACGAATGGTCATCCATGCTAAACGGATCAGGGTCCCAGCCGAAAGACGGTCTCTTGACGGTGAACTGAAAGATTTTCAACATGTCCTCACCTCCGGTTTAATGACGTTACCGATAAGACATTGATGACTGGTTTTACGGGCATGGGATTCACTTCATATTGCGTAGAGACTGACGGTTTGACCCAGTACGCCAAAATGGGCGACGTGCTGGACTTGGAATTTGGGGACGCCTCCCTCATCTTCTCTATCCTAGTGTGGTTCAAGACCACAGACACAGGCGGCTACTTGGTCTCGAAGATGGATGGCACCCCCACTGGGTATGGCATCTATGTTGGGGCGTCAGGGCAGCTTCATGCTCGCCTGTTTTCTGATGCGACGTACCAGGAGGAGATTGAGACAACTTCAACTGGGTGGAACGATGGCGAGTGGCACCAGGCGGTATGGGCGTATTCCGAGCCTGGTTCTGGGGCGGGAAGCTCCCTATACATTGACGGAGAACTTCAGACTGTCACAGTGGTGAGCGACAACGTGCTAGGGCAGCCGACAGCAAACGCGGCTGAGCTGAACTTCGCAGGGCGGAACAATGGCAGCGATCTTCTTGCCTGTCGCTTCACAGACATCGCCGTCTACAGCAAGGCTTTGAATGCCGTAGACGTGAGCCGCTTGTACAACAGCGGCAACTGCTTAGACCTGAAGATTTTGGACACCGGATCAAGTTTGGTCGGGTACTGGCGAGTTGACTACTCTTCGTCGAGGATCTTGCCCCTGGTGGGTGATTACGCCAGGAATCAGTACAACGGCACTCCGGTGAACATGTCCACAAGTGACATCTCTCTGGATACACCTGGGGGAGCGAGCACGGAGTCCTTGTCCTTCAACGGGACGACGCAGTACGTGGGGATGGGGAACGTGCTCGGGTACGACCGAACTTCGGTCTTCAGTATGTCTTGCTGGTTCAAGAGCACGCAAGCGGGACGAGGCTCTATCCTAGGGAAGCACACGTACACCGGGTATGCAATTCGGTTGGAGACCGGGAAAATCTATGTGCTGTTTGCGAACAACTGGACCTCGACCAGTTGGATGGCCGTGCAGACTCCGTTGACCTACAACGATGGGGTTTGGCACCACGTTCTGGTGACCTACACCGGATCCAGCAACGTGGCTGGAATCACCGTGTACATCGATGGTGCTGTCATCGCGATGACTACGGTGCGGGATACCCTGACGAGCGCAATAACGACTACAGAGCCGTTCCAGCTTGGCTATGGGGGGTATGCAACAAACGGAAGCCGTGTCTATTACGAAGGTCTATTGGACGAGGTTGCTCTTTGGAGCGGCATTGCTCTGACTGCTCCTGAGGTGGCCGCAGTGTACAACGCAGGCTCACCCCCTGACCTTCGAACGTTGTCGACTGCCTTTGCTCTTTCGGCCTACTGGCCGATTGGTGGAGAGATGCGTCTGGAAGATTCGGCGTTGTACCCGAACGTCGTGGCCGCAGCAGGGATTGGTGTGGGATCCGAAAACATTCCATGTGAGATAGACCCGCTACAGTACATGCTTGGGACTTCTTTGACTTGGGACATGCTGGCTAGATATCCGGGGCCAGGTGGGGTGGCCCCCTGGTCTATGCAGTATCTGGCCAGCATTGGAGGGCACATAATGGGGTATGTCCCAGCCCCGACTACCTTCGTTCCGTTCTCAGCGGGGGCTTGGTTCAAGCTTGAGAGTGCCAGTCCTTTGGGGCAACTATTGGGCAGGTGCACAGGTTCCGGGACGTCTCTTAATGGCTGGGCTATACAGCAGCGTTACGGTGCTATTGCGTTTTCCGTTCGGTCTTACACAGACTTGCCTCGACTCCAAATCTACACAAATGCTACTTATGTGGACGGCTTGTGGCACCATGTGATTTGCACATGGAATGGCAGCGGCACACAAGCGGGCATGACCATTTACATTGATGGAGTGGCTGTAGCAGTTACATCCGGCATGAACTACGCAGGGTCTGGGGGTATTGATTCCCGACCTTATTCCACTGGGTGCTCAGGCGCTTCGGTGTCGTCCTCTTACAATATGATTGGAAAGCTGACTGAATGCGCAGAATGGAACATTTGTTTCTCTGCTTTGCAAGTAACAGAGGCATACAACGCTGGGGTGCCAATCCGCTATACCGACCTGTCAACCGCTGGAAATTTGTTGAAGTACCATAGGCTAGGGAACACCGCGGAGACGCCTCCCGCTGCAACTCTAAACACTCTTTTAGACATCGTGAGTACGGATGCCCCAGGAGGAGTTCTAACGAGATCCATCCGATGTGACGTGGCTGCTTTCACCTTGTCTTTGGGAAACAGCTTCAACTGGCAGCGAAACCAGTCGTTCTCCTTATCCGGTTGGTTCAAGACATCTGCCTCGTTGATAGAGCAAACCATCATCGCCAAAGAAGACGCCACCCGGCGTGGGTATCTGGCGTTCATAACGGCTACTGGTGAGATCGAGTGGTCTATTGCCAACACAGCTACGAACCGCGTCTCTGTACGCACCACAGCAACATTCAATGACGGCAACTGGCATCACCTGGTGGTTACTTATGGTGGGGCGTCTCTGGCGACGTCTTTGGCCATCTACGTGGACGGGGCTGTTCAAGCCACCACCACCATCCTCGACGCCTTGACAGCAGACACTTATGATGACGCGGCCTTGTACTTTGGGTCCACAGCTAGAACTTCCGCCACGCTTCGGGGGTTGCTTGCTGGCCCCGCCATGTACATTGGCCAGTTGGATGCTGTTGAAGTCGCAGAGGTCTACAACGGCGGTGTGCCTGCAGACCCTGAGACACTAACTACGGCAGCGGAGCTTCTTGGGTACTGGCCTATCGGGGAGGGGTATCACCCTGGTACGTTGGTAGGAATGGCGCAGGCGAATTTGGTGGCCGACTACCCATTTTTCTCAGACCTGACCACAGAGAAGACTTGGGTTACGGAGGCAAACTACGTTCTGGCTGCCGGAGACACTACGGCAAACACCACGGCAAAGCTTCTTCTGGACTGGAAGAACAAGCTGTGCGCTCATGGGTACACTGTCGTCGGAAGTAGCGACGGGACCAACTACGAGTATGAAGGGGAGACGGCTGGCGGTTCTTACGGAGGAGACAGCACTGGGCCATACGACGTGTGGGAAGACTACACGGATGTTTTGTACAAAGTAGACAGCTCCCAGGGGCCAAGCGGCTGGGTACTTATGCGGAGCCCACTCTCTACGGCTGGACAGTTTTGGATCATTCTCTGGAGGTATGCTTCCAGCACGACGGTGTTCCGGGGGTACGTGGGCAACACCAAGCCTCCGATGAGGACGCCTGCGAACGAGATCTGCCCCTTCTGGTCTGCCGGAATGCCTTGGCACTACATCTCCGTAAACGAGGGCGTGTACCATGCCAGCGGAACTTCGGGATGCAGAAGTTACCTGTCGATCTGCGAGAACGATGGAAGCTTTGTTTTTCTTCGGCAGACCATAGCCACAGGGCAGTATTACCAAGGCATGACTGCCTTCATGGTTCTGGACGAAAACCGAGCCCCTAGTATTGGACAGAAATCGGTGGTTTACCACTATATCTGGGGAACCACGCGAGACAACACCCGTTGGGCCAGGTTCAACATGTATCTTTCGGGGGCAACGAATCTTCGTTGGAACATGCCATTAATTCCTTGCTACACCGGAGTCACGTCTACTCGGGCTGTTCTTCAGGATTACTACTCCAACTATTCGGTATACCCCGTGTGGGTATATGCCGGTCCACAGGATGCCACATATGATACCTACTTCGGGAACCAGCTTCTGATGGGGCCGATCCCAGACATGTTCATTGCACAAGATGCTACTCCGAACGGATCCTGTGCTCCTGAAAAGCCCCCCTACCGCTATGTGTGCGTCGAAGGGATGTTCTGGGTGCCTGGTGACACGGAGCCGGTGTTTGCATGACAATCCCGATGACAGACTTCGTTGGCTCTCGCGATCCTCTTCGCATGACCTACGAGCAGGGGTGGCGAAAGGTGTGGGAGACCATTGACCCGGGAACGTGGGTGTGTGGCAACTACATCACCAGCGGCAGCGATGTTCCCACCTTGTCGATCCTTTTTCGGATGAAGCAAGGGTTGACAAATTCTTTGATCGGGCGCTGGACGGTGCTGGCGAGTTCAGGAAAAGCAGGCACGGGTTCTCTCGTAGCTTCGGCAGGGGACAACTGGCTTAGTTCCTCAGATCTTGTTAGAGCCGCAAACGGTACCTCTCCCAGGGCGTGGATCCTGCTTAGGAGCCCTGCGACCTACAGAGGGACGTTCTATTTGCTGATGGACTGGTGGGGCTCTCTTCGCCCTCATGTGCAGTTCTACTTCACGAAGTCCTGTCCGGATTACTCGTCCCCTGTGACCGACGCTCGTCCTCCTGCCACTGGGAATGAGTGGACTCATCTGAATAGTCAACTCCTGCCCGACGCTGTTCGGTATGGCGGGATTCGAACCTACCTCATCAAGGCGCACGACGGTTCATTTGTCTTCGCCTGTGCCCTTGGAGGCACAACAGGAGCTTGGCACAGATTTCAAGCAGGCACCCTGTTCAACATTCTTCAGGCAGGAAGCTCGCCTTCGTGGGACACCACGCAAGCAGTGTCTACTAGATGGTCTGGAACAATTAGCCAGCAAGATCAGATATCGTTCAAGACTTTGCACCGTGACGGTTCAGATTGCACATTGGAACAGGTGCAATTCCAGGACTATATAACTATTAGTGAGAACGTGCTGCTGGGTGCCCATACTGATGATGTCAGAAGAAACTACATCTGCTATCCGCCACAACTAGTGAGCATAGACTCCGGAAAGAAGTGTTGGAGGGGGATCTTGGAGGACCTGGCTCTGCCTCCAAATCAAATCGCAGAAGGCGCGCCTTTCTTCCGCAACGGAGCAATGAAAGGTATCAGGATCGGTTCCTGGGTTGTTCCAGTCACTAGAAATCTGGTGTTGGTGTAGCCATGTACGCATGGGAGAAGAACTGGGTTTGTTTCGCGGACAGTTTCTCCGTTGGGTCCCCTGAAGGAACCCTGACGTCTCGTAAAGCGATACTGAACCGGCTCAAGAACTGGATGGTCTCACATGCTGGGTGGACCGTGGTGGCGTCCAAGGGATTCTGGACTGCATCGTATTACTACGAGTATGAAGGGGTTACGCCTGGGGGTTCGTATGGTGGCGACAGCACTGGCCCATATGATGTGTGGTCTCATTCTGGAGGAGATATAGCAGCTACCAGGGTGCCTTGGATCATGCTTCGAAGCCCCACAACCTCACTAGGGACGTACTACATCCTGATGGGACATACAAGCTCAAGTACGTCCCTTTCCGGGGACTTCTACTTCGGGGTATCGGACCAGATGTTCCAGGAACCTGTGGGTAACGCTCTACCCCTTCCACAGACTGGGGCTCGCATCGCTCAGCGTCCTCGCACGGATGCCTATCATACGGGAGGAGACAACGCGACCTATTATCTATATTTCTCCGCATGTGCCACCGATGGAAGCTTCTTTCTCACTGTTCGTAGGCACACCCATGTGAACAACTTCAGCGGCCTGTATATGTTTTCGCTGCTGGATCCAGGCATGATTCCATACGACAACTTCATGCCGATCATTTTTGCTTCGTCTGCCTACAGCACTTGGCGCTTTTCTTGTGACTTGAGAAGCAATAGCGGATACTATCTTGCCAACTGGATTGACTGGCCCTGGCAAAATCCCAAGGTAGACTACGACTATTTTGGTGTATCAGCTTCTCCTTGTGTCCGGCGGGTTGGCACGAGCGTAGCGGCCACAGACTTTCCATTCGACATGGATGGCAAGGTATACATGTTTCCGGCGCACATGCATCGGACATGCAAGGTAGGTTATGCACAGGGCGGTGTCGGAGGTTATCAATTCGTTCGCCCGACTTACATCGGAAGGGTACCGGACCTGTATGTGGCTCCAGAGTCGGGAATAATAAAGGGAGACGTGGTCACTGATTCGACCGGGGCTATAAAGTACTATTTTGCCTCATTCAATGTTGACACATACGACACCGTAGCAACCAGTAAACTGAAGTTGTGGATTCCTGGAACCGATGTGCCTGCTTGAGGACATGTCATGCCGATAACCAAGACCTGGTGTCACTCTGCTCCTTCTTTGCATCGTTCCCACTCGTGGTACGACGAAGAGTGGCGCACGGCTATGTGGCTTCTAAAAGAAGCCCTAGTGAATGCTACAGTGGGCGCTTGGACGGTGGTGGCAAGTGCGGACAGGTCTGTTGCGGGACTGTACGACACCTGGACCTCCTGGGACAAGGTTGACTGGCGCAATTCTCTGGGAGTGAACGCTAACCCTGGGAGTTGGATGCTTCTCAAGAGTCCGACAGGAGTGCGGGGGCCAGTTTGGTTGTTTTATGAGATCTCTTCCACGTCCGTGGGCGTGGGTACTCACACCCGCTTTTGGATTCTCACAAGAGAGCCCGACCTGTCAAACATAGTCGAGTGGAGAATGCCTTCGTTCGCGGGGATCCCTCGTGTTTTTGCTTCATGCACGTTGGCCATTACAGCCTCAGGCGCCCCCACCTCAGTCATGGACACGCTCGTAGCAGAAGACGGCAGCTTTTGTTTTTTCACCCGAATAAACAATAACCCGAATGGAGGATCAAACTACCCTGTTTCTGTTTTGATCTTCAACTTTCTGGACGATGTTATCCCGCAGGATCCCTACGGGTTTGCGCTGTTTGCTAAAAGTAGCCTTGGTTCAACTGATGACCAGAATTCCACCGAGTGGTCTGCTGGTGTTGGGCTAGATCCAGACGGGGTGTCCTCTACAAGAGCCATGGTGAGACACGTCGGAATAAACGAATCAGGAACAGTGAACGCTAACTTTGCCCCTTCCAAGCAAACAGCAGAAGACCCCTCTTGGGGGAAGTACTACTCGGAGAGGATTCCCATTTTTTGTAGTACCGAAGGTAGGCAGGGTTTTCGGGGAACCATGTCCGACATTTGGTGGTCCCCCTATGTTGGGTCTGCTGCCGTGTTGAACGGCAGCACGGCTTGGTTGGACTCGTCCACTAAAGTATGCTGCATGCAATGTTTCTGGCTGCCCTGCCCTGGAGACCCTTGGGTACTGTGAGGAGACAAAATGGCACCGCCGATTCCTTCAAAGACCTGGACCATCGGACATATGGTAATTCCAGCCGATGTGGACTCCACCACCTTGCACAAAAAGGTGATGTGGAATATCAAAGAGCTTTTGATCAGCATGGGGTTTACCGCTAGCCGGTCAGTGGCGTGGAATCCCACTCTCAACCCTCCTAATGGGGCTTGGGAAGGACCATCATCCGGGGACTTGTGGGTAGCGTGGAATTATTTGCGTTACGGTGTTCCATACGCCATGTATGGAACTTCGTGGATAAGGCTCGACCATCCAGTGCAAGGGCAATTGCTTATTGTCACAACAGGATATGGTGGTCAAGGCACCGATGCAAACTGGAACAGGGCCTGGATACGCTGGTCCCCTAGCGGGTCTTTTACGGCTGGGGTCAGTGAACTTTCGGCCCCTACAGCTCCAGATGCCGTGACACTTTGCGACAATGCCGACTTTCAAAGCGCCGGACTGACCAACAACCAACGCGTGCTTCATTACATGAAGTCCACAGACGGAAAGGGCATCCGGCTTTTTCAGATGTACTCCAACACCGTGTGGAGCCCCATGTTCTTCGAGGTGTTGTCCAACCCTCACCCGACTTTTAACGGCAAAGTCTTGGCTTCTGTTTATCCTGCTGCAAATTCGATGACCTATGGCGTCTACTATGACACTTCCCCACTAGTGGGGCTCAATAGCGTTGGAACCAGGTTCTCGGCATCTCTTGCTTGTGAGGGGGCCCTTAGCAATGGCATCGGAGAAGTTTGGACTACGCCAGACATGAATGGGACGTTGCCGATAGCTGCAATCGGTGCCGTTGCTACTTCGCCAGGACCTCAATATTATCTTGGGGATGTTGCCGATTTGTGGTTTGGATCGGCGGCTGGCGTCAACAGTGGCGACACCTATTCAGATCATTTGGGTAACCTTCGAAAGTTCGCGCAGTTCAATCACATGATTTTCCCGTGGGACGGAACCATCCCACAGACAGCGTGAGGACCCTATGTCTGCCCCTTCCCACACTCTCACCTGGACAATTCGAGGCGATCTGTACGTTCCCTCTGAAACCAACCCTACGATAGGGAAAAAAGCTTTCTTCAAGATGAAGGACACGCTGGTAACAGTCTTCGGATGGACAGTGTTTTCCAGCAGCAACTCTTCTTCTGCAGGAGCTTCAGACCTTTGGTTGTCTTTTTCCAACCTTGTATGGGGCACTGGGGCTCGTTCTTGGATTGTCTTCAATCGCCCGAATGGAGAACAAGTTTGCTTTGACTTATACGGGTGGAGTGCCGATTATACTTGGATGGGAAGCATGACTGTCAGCCCTGGAGGACTGTTTACGGGCGGCACAGCGTCGGCTCGTCCTACCGCCACTGACGAGATAATACTTGTAGCCAATGGGGAAAACCTGTTGACTACCGGAGACGCGGCTCCACGCAATTGGTACATTGCTCAGTCTTCAGACGGCCACAACACAAGAATCGTTCACATGCAGAACAACGGCACCACAACGGCCTTTTTCTTTGAACGGCTTCAATCTCCGATCTCAACCTTTGTGGACAAGTCTTTGGCAGGCGGTCTTGGAATTGGAAGCGCTCTTACTTATTCCAACTGGGTCCACACTGGTCGTTTGAAGGGAAGACTGGTGGGTAGCACAGCAGTGACGGCATCTTTTCTTTGCCCCGGCACGCGATCTGGCGGCTTAGGCGAACATGTGAACGTGCGCGACTTGGACGGGGAGCTTGTCATGCTCAGAATGAAAGCTTACTCCAACACCTCTGGGTACAAGGGGATTCTAGGCACTGTTCCTGATTTGTACATGGGGAGCAGTCTGCAGAAGAATGGGGACACTTTTCCTGATGGTTTAGGCAACCCGGGGAAATGGCTTTGTCTGGATCACATGATTTTTCCATGGAACAACACGCGCCTTCAGTCGGGAGGGTGACATGGCAGACTTGATAGGAGAGTTGGTTGACCTGTCCTTGTACGAGGAAGTTTCCAGCAATCGGGAGATGGACGGGGACAGTCTAGAGCTAGTCTTGGTGAAAGACGCCGTGCTGCCTCGCTCGTGGCCGTCAATGCTGACTCCTCCTGCGCCCCCGCTTGCAGGCCTTTACACTAGCTACTATTTAATGCGCGGGTTTAGACATTTGCACGCTCCAACCCCGGATTTTGAAACTTGGGTTGCAGCAGGCGTCCCGAACGCATTGAACCCGAGTGGAGAACCAATACAAGACGTTAGCATTCAGCTGGCTTGGTTTGAAGTAAACCTGTGAGGAAAAATGGCGAGCTACAGCTTTACACGTCCTGCGGTCAATCAGCCAGTCTTCGAATTCGACAAAATTCCGTATGGAGAGCCCACTCCAACTTTGCGGAAGTTTTATTATTATCGTGCGTGGAACACTATTCTTCTGATGTGGGAAACCTGGGTGACAGTGGACGTTCCGGACCCGGCTCCGCCAAGCGGGGATCCAATTGTTGGGTTGACACAAGCTCTTTTCTGGAGAAAAGTAGTGTAGTTTTCACCATGTGAAAACTAATTCAGCCGATTTGCATGTGGCAGCGTTTCCGCCACCTTCAACGCCAATCCAAAGCCTAGCTTCAAACACGCCTGGACCACCTGCAGACAAATTGGCAAAAGCTGCAGTCACATCGGTTTCATACGTGCTGGGAACAAGCTGATTCGGAGTCGGACCCCCGGGGGGCGGCAGCCCAGTTATAGTGTCAGTTTGAGAGCCTGACACAACCCCGGGGGTTCCTAAATTCAAAACACCGTTCAAATCGTACAAATCAATGTATGCCTCGTACCCAGCACTTCCGCTTGTCGACTCCATGACGACACGATATTTTACTGTGTAAGTGCTGTTTGGTATTTCAGAAGCGTCTATATAAGCAGTTCCTATTGATGTTGGAACTGAAACAGAGGTTGTTCCTATGCCAATGTTTACTGGAACAACCAACCTAGACAAAACAGAAGGCGCGTGGATTGTGAGCGTCCCGGAAACGCCAGGCTGTGTTTCCGAACAAGTGCACCAATATCCCTCAAGATATACGTCGATGTTTCCAGTTCCAGAAAGCGTTGTGCCTTGAATTTCCGAGTACCCTTCCTCGTAAATCGTGACTGACACAGCTCCGTCTGTTGAAAAAACAGTTCCAGACTCCACAAACAAAACCAGGCTTGAACTCTTCAAACTCAAGCGAATAGACCCGCCTACCGTGAAAAGAGGAGATACTTCGCTGTGGTTTGTGAAGATGCAGTCCACAGCATCTCTTTCTCCCCCATCAGACAGCATGCATGTTCCGGTGGAGCCAGCTTCCATGTCCATCGTGACATATTCAAACGATCCCGGATTTAAAAGAATAGACCCGGAGTCAAGATATGCTGTGGGACGACTTCCTTCTCTGTTTCCCCATAGTTTTGCTCTTCCTTCCAGGTCCCAGGTTCCGATTGGTACGATTGCGGCTCCAAGAGAATCGTCTATTTCAACTATGACTGGACCACTTGTGGTTCCAAAGAACGTCATCAAGTTTGACCAGTTAGAAAAAATTCTTCCTGCTTCAACCCCTCCCGGCCTATAGATGATGTGCGTTCCTGGGGGTCCTTCAACACCCTGGGGTCCTTCAACACCCTGCGGACCCTGCGGCCCTTCCACTCCTTGGGGCCCTTCCACTCCTTGGGGCCCTTGCGGGCCCGGGGGCCCGTCCTCTCCTGGAGGGCCCTCTTCTCCAGTATCCCCTTTTAGGCCTTTAGACCCAGGATTCCCTTGAGGGCCGGGCGGCCCCTGGACCATGTCGAGCTTTGACCCGGGCTTTGCGAATTTTAAGGCAAATGTGTACTCCCATATGTTGTTGGATGATGTGATTCCAAGCAGAATTATCTGTGTCACCATCCAGCTTTGATCAATGCCGAGCGTTCCGTATACTTGATTAAAAACGTTCGGAGTATCAAACTGCAACACTGGATTTTGGAACATTGAATCAGCCGTCAGTATGACGGTTGCTCGCGCTGTTCCTGGCTGGTCTGAAGCTTGTTTGATTACGCCGATGTTAAACATGTTCAACCTTAGCCACGATCAGAGGTATGCACCCAATACTTAGGCGTGAGCACGCCTAAGTATTAAGGTCTTCGAGAACGTCTTCTGAGCCCTCGAAGAAAGGATGATTTTTGAGCATTTCATAGATGGCCCCGCGAGGATCGCCTGTGGCTATGGCGTCCACAGCGGTCTGCCCTTTCAGTTCCGTCGCTGGCACATCCGCTACCGACGCTTCCAGGTTGGGGACGGGTACGGGCAGTTTGCCCGCACGTCGGGCAGCCTCGTTGATATACAACATGAAATGGCAAGTGACAGCTTTCATTTGAATGTCATAATGCACAACTGGGGCGAGACGCCAATACTCGGCGGCGCCCCCGTCACGCATCGGCTTGGAGAGTTTTAGGGCCACAGCTTCCTCCGTTCTTGAGAATCTGAATCCGCGCCTGAAGAGCGACTGCCTCGGCAGCTAACTCCTGTATGGCACGGGTTAGAGGTGCGATCATTGCTTCGTAGGACACGGCTTGCATGTCGTCTTTCGACACTGGTTTCGACCAGATATTACTTTCCATATCGCCCAAGGACTGTGCAACCTCCTGGGCAATGAACCCATGGTGGATGGGGCCTTGCGGGCTGGCCTTCAGGCAGAATCTGCGTGGTCGTAGAGCCCTAATAAAGTCAAGGCCCAGGTCACAGTCCTCAATGGACGTTTTAAGCCGAATGTCCGAATCCGTGGTGTAGGCACCACCGTGGACTGTGACGGCACCCACGAGCCCAAGACGAACTCCGCTTGTGGTTGTGGTCGCACCGGATCCAACCAGGGTGGCTTCACTTGGCGGTTCAACTTCATACCAGGTCGGGCTCGACTGGTAGTTCGGTACTGGGGGTTCTGGGATGTCATAATACCACCATGTACCTTCTTTTTCGATAAAACAGAGATCACCATTATACTCGGACGACCACAGTGTACCCGTATGATCACGGTCATAGATCGTTTTATAGGTCCACCTGGTCATACTCAAGAGTGAAAGCGCTGTGCCTGAACCGTACCCGAGACAGGTGTTGTTGTCGCCGTTTTTGTTCACGCCTCCGGTAGTACCACCCAAGTAGGTGCAGCAGAAGGCGCTTCGGATGTCGGCCCCCGCAAGGTGTCCACATATGACATTGAAGTGATCAATGTTGGGCGTATAAGTGAAGTCTTGAGAATACTCGAGCGCACGCCGTCCGATGGCGATGTTACTGCTGGAGTAGTCTGAGCCGTAAGGGGTAGACCAAGCCTCTCGCTCTTTGTCCATCCCCCAACCGACATGATATCCAAAGTAGATGTTGCGGGACGCTTTAACCGACCACTGGGCTGTTTGGCAGCCAAAGAGGATGTTATCCTCTGCTCCTGTCTCTGCTGGGGGGCGCAGCAAGCCTTTACCTACTTCAAGCCCGAAGCCGATGTTGCAAGGGCCTACACCCTGGTTTGCACCGCCAGAACCACCTTTCAAAGCCTCGAACCCAAAACCGATATTTCCGGGGAACTTATTGGGGTTGATGCCAGATTGCGAGAGAACTTGATAACCGAAGGAAACAGTGTAATTACCGACATCGGCTGAGTTGTAGCCCCCAGCGATCACGCCGGTCAAATTCACGTCTGCATATACCGAGCCTCCCCCAAGATAGGAACGCGGATGGACTATAACGTTGTCCGACCCGGTCGTCACTTTGGAGTTGGCATATGGTCCGCAGAGGACGTTACGAGATCCGCTGGTGACGACGCTTGCTGCGAGAAGGATATTGCGGGTTCCCGTGTAAACGTTGAGGGTTGCCCCCGCACCGGCACCCAAGCACAGATTGTCCCCTGGATAAGAACCAGTTTTTGCGGCCTCGTACCCGATGGCGATGGTTCGAGTAGCGCAGCGGCCCTTACCGGAACCATATCCAGCCAGGATGACGTCCGTGCCAGGCCGTGTGGCGGTGTATATGGTCCCGACCTGGTCTCCGATGGCAATCGGGTTCACGGCTCGGGTGTCTGAATAGCTCATCAGATTTCGCCCCACCAGGATGCCCGCAGTGAACTGGCAGGACGTGGCGGGAGACGTGCCCAGGATGATATTGCTGGAGAAGGTTCCGACGAGGTTACTTCCGGAACCAGCCCCACAGTAGGTGTTCTGAGAGCCCGAGCTTATCCGATTGCCCGAGTTGTACCCTAAGGTAACGTTGTGGCTACCCGTCGTGAGCGCACCGTAATACTGACCCAGGCTTTCTTTGCCGAGAAACGTGTTGGTAGAGGACCCGTACGTCGGGTTGTTCCGGATCGGGAGGACTGAGTTCGCGATGTTGCCGTAGCGACCCGCAACCGCGACCCATCGGGTAGTCCCGCCAGCCCCCGTGTTGAGAATCACCTTGGCGTCTCGAACAGCGTTCGAAGCGTCTGCGGACAGGTACCGGTAAAAAGTGTCGGTCTCGGCCACGAAGCCGACGGCGTTATTTCCGGGTGCGGCGGCTTCAGCTGCTGCCACGGTTGCGTACTCGTAGACGCCCCCGCCGGGACCTCCTCCTCCCGCCGGTATCCAAGAAGAAGACCCTGCGTTCCAGGTCAAGACCTGTCCGTCCGAAGGGGCTGTGGACGCCACAGTGCGATTTTGGATGCGGATGACGGTCTGGCTCGTCGATGTTCCTGAAAGGTCGCCTCCAGCCGTGAATCCCCCTGGTGCCGTGACCCACACAGGCTCTGCACCGTTCCAAGACAACACATACCCTATGCTCGGGGCCGCCTGTGGTAGCCATCGATAGGCTGTGTAGGTAGGGTCCCAAAATAGGGACTGCCCTGCCGCTCGTCCTCTGCCTACAGTACTCATTCAACCACCCATCGAAAAAAGCTAGACGACCAGACAAGCGTGAGGCTGCCGTAATCGGTCATGACGGTCTCGATAAGCGAGTAACTGCTGTTGTAAATGCGTATTCGGTAGTTCACACCGAGACCAGCATTGCCTCCCCCATCGGCTATTGTGATCCGCATGCCCTCGGTTCCCGAGGGCATGTAGGCGTACCGCAAGCCGCCGTACATCATGAGCACGATGCTGGCACCAGCGCTGGGGACGAAGTAAGACGAGTTGTAGGTGTAGATGACGGGAAAAGCACCCCCTCCTTCCCCTGGTGCCCACTGCCCTCCAGCGTACTTGAGGACTTGTCCGGTCGTGGGCAAGGTGCTCGCAACAGGAACTCCTTGAATCGAGTCGATGGGGTTGCATTGAAGCGCGGTCGGGCCTGTGATCCCCGTGACTACGCCAGTTTGTGTGATTCTGAAAATACCGGCCATGTCAATCAACCCCTACCCCTACTGCTTGTCCCCAAGACGCCAAGATGAAATCGCCGTTGTAGGCTGCCACCTCTCCCCATTGATCTTCGGGGAGAGCAAACGTGTCCAGCACAGACATGGTAGCAGAATCGATCAACACAGCATTCGTGTCCCACACCCCTGTCACGAGCAAACGCCCCGTTCCAAGGTCATCGAAGGCGAGGCCATCAGGGTCGCCAACGTCGTCTCCTATGTATATGGAACTCACGAATACGCAGTCCGTGTCGTACTTCCGCACAGTGTTGTTAGTGATCTCCGTGATATAAATGCTGCTGCCGTAAACAGCCACGTTCATTGCTTCGATCACATCGACAGAAGTCGCGACTTCTGTCAACGAGGTGTCGAACTTCCGGAGCGTCGCTGAATAGGACTGCCCCCCGGCAGCCCAGACGTGACCCAACCCAAACCGGATTTTGCGTATGTAGCCGTAGTCACTGTTGTAGATCGCGACCGAGGGAGCCACTATCTCAGGCGACGCCCCCAAGCAGGCCGCCGTGGACCACTTGAAAACACCGTAAGTGCGGTTGTTGAGCCCATCCCGACCCCAACCGATGGCGTAGAAGTTGCCAGCGCCATCGGCGCACACGCTGGTGACTTGACGCCCGGACGTAGAGAAGAGGGGCAAAGACCCCCAACCGACGACAGTGTTGGTAGCCTTTGCGATGATTGCGACGTGCCCGTTTTTCCACCCCGCACAGTAGACGTAGTCGGCGTCCTGAGCGAGATCTCGGACGCCCTGGTTGATGTGTGGTGCCACTGAAACCGAAATACTGCTGGAGTCGATCAGACTGATGCGGAGCACGTCAGGGTAATTGGTATTGGCCTGGTCTTGTTCGGCAACCCAGATGTAGTCTCCATCCCGAATGACAGGGCGGGGGGATGTCAAGGCCCACGCAATGCTCACCCTGACGAAGAGCCCTTCCGCTGCGGTGTCCGACAGAGGTGCCGGGATCGTGTCGATGCCGATAACTCTTTGCTGGGTCGGGCTGGCAGGGTCCCAGTCCGCGAGGTCGCCCCCGAGGGTGATGCTACCACCTCCCCCACCCGTCCCTGGTTCCCATTGGGCTTCTGCTTCATTCCAAGTTAGCGTGTTGCCATCAGCCGGCGTTGTTGCCGCGACGGCTAGATTTTGAATTTTGACTACTGTGTTGGATCCAGGGTCGCCTGTCACGTCCCCATCAAGTTCCGCAACTGTTCCTTCCGGGCCCTGTGGGCCCACTGGCCCTGTTGACCCAGGAGATCCAGGAGATCCAGGAGGCCCTGATGGCCCTGTTGATCCAGGAGGCCCTGGGGGCCCGACGACGTCTCTAAGCTTTGTGGAAGCTTTCCCGAATTTCATCAGGAAGGTATACCCGTATAAGCCTGCTCCGTCAGCTATTTGGATTAAAAAACATTCAAGTAAATAATAGTCCCTGGTCAAACCAAGAATTTCATAAATTTTGTTTATTGATGGGTATGTTGTAACTTCAACGAGCGGGTTTGGAACCACGCCATCAGAGTTAAGCAAGACGGATGCCCTGATCGTTCCCGGCTGATCAGTCAATAGCTTTGTTGCGCCTATGGTCGTGGTCATGTTATCCATTATATGACGCATGAAAAAGCAAACGCCATGGTTGAACACACGCAAATTCGCAGGCACGCGTTGAAAAATTTTAACGTAGGAACTGTGTTCAACGTTCAAGGATGGCCGTGGGTCCTGATTTGCTGCGAGCCTGAAAAAGACGGGAACGGGAACAAACTAACCCTGAAAATGATGACGAATGCTGAAGAAGCTCTGTGGCGAGTTATGATATCGTGACGATGTGCCTTTTATTTGGTGATTTTGGCATGGGAATGAGCCCCGACCACGTAGCGAAAGCTCTTCGAAGAATCGCCACGAAAATAGATAGATCCGAGTCCCCGAGCACAAACCTTGTTCAGAAGGATTTGCGGCGCGTGGCTCACAACATGCGAACAGCTGCCGATGGCCCTGTGAGCCTCACAGTCGACGGCGAGGTGTCGATTTACGACATCGATGTGAAGTATCAGTTTTTCGCCATGGAGAAAAAGCCGGACGAGGACTTCGCTCAATTTGGATTGAAGTTTGTTCTTGGCTCCGATTTGGAAGAAAGAACAGCTGTTGGTCGCATGGGGGTGACGCTGACCAAGCTTGAGCTCAGCAAATACGTGTATCGAAATGCTGATTTGGCGAAAACGGGCCCCCCGGGGAGCGTCAAGGGGGACCCAGAATTGGATCGTTTCGGCCTGTTGCCGAACATCATTGTCAAATGTTTTAAAGATGCGTTGTCGAAGATGGGGCTGTCGTCCTTGAAAGGAATGACAGTTTCAGACGAGGTTTTTCACCCCTGAGTCATTCGTACTTCACGAACACATCGTCCCCGCTTGACGATGTGACCCGAACTCCGTCGTCCTCAAAATATACCGTTTTCATTTTGTCCGAAACGATTCCGTTGGATTTCAAAGCTTCCGACAGATTCATGAGATCTTGAATGCGGCTGCCTCCCCGTTTCATCGTCAGCTGAACTGACGCTCCCATTCTATGCAAAACAGACTCGAGAGCCTGCGTCACAAGAGCAATGGAGGGTTCTCGCGAACCGTCTATCTTTGCGGCGATGTGTAGAAGTTCGAGAGACAACATTTGTGGGGTCATGCAAATAACCTCCACAAAAGGCGAATCAAGACATTTGTCCGACTCGTAGTCTGCTCGCCACGTCGATCACATAATCCCGAGCCGTAACCCTGACGCCTAGTTTTCTTCCAACTTCTTCAATTTTTCTCGGCTCCGAAAAGAAAAAGTCTCCAACCATCGATTCATCAGTCACAAACGCTTCTGGGTGCCCGATAGCTTCCAGAACTTTTTGCACCCACGGGCGCAAGGTTTCTCTGCGCGTACTCCTCGCATACACAACCTTGATCTCCCCACTGTTGATTTTTCTTTGAATGTCCTTTGCGTTAAGCTTGGACACCACTCTGCTTTGCATCTATAACTCCATAGCAGTTGTTTGCGTAGTCTGCAGACTTCAGAGGAAAGCAGCAGACTACGCGTTCCATTGGGTGGACACAGTCCACACTCATTTCAATCTCAAACAGGTCAACTGTCTCCTCGTGGACTTCCCGAATCAGCAACTCCTCCGGGCATGGGCACGGGTCCAATTTAAAACTGGAAAAACATGGATTACCAACGCTCACCAACGAAGCCACAACAGCTTTAACAGCGTCCGAGGAGTGTGCGCCAGCTCTAGTCAAGCTGTTTTATCCATTCATTCGTCCATGACGTCATACACCAGAAACGCGTTGACAGCGGTTAAAAGATCCTCAGCTGTCAGTTTGTCAACTGGAGGAAGATGTACTTCCAAATTTTTCTCGCGAAACCTTTGAATCACGATTGTGGCCCACCGGTTGTCGTTGAAGTCTTCTGAGTTGGAGAACCTAAGCAAGCATTCGCTGTGACTAACAACCAAGGCGAACCACGCGCGCCATCCGCGCTCTTCGATTGAAAATTTGAATGTGAATCCAGAAACTTCGTCGTTTTGCTTCAGATGATGGAACGCGTCGTTCACCATCTGTTTCCGAATTCCGTCGTCCCCAATGTCGTCTACGTCGATGAAGATCGACAGCGCCTTGACAACATCTGGGTGCAGATTCATAGCGTGATCTTTACCCAAAATGTCCCACGGTTGTTTTCTTCCATGATAAGGTCCACAGAAACCTCATCTTGTTCCATCATGCAAACCGTCGGACGAATGCCAATAGGTAGCATCCCGTTTGCGGAAAGATTCATCAGCGCTTGAAGCACGGCCTGCATGATCAACGCTTTGAATTCTGTTTTGTTCATCATCTTCCTGGCGGCTTCAGCGGGCGCGGCATATCTTCGTACGGAAGCCGAATGGAGCTAACCACCGGAACTTTCCCAGAACTGCACAAATTTTGCGACCCTTCCTCCGCGTCCATCTCAAGCTTTCCCCATGCTTGTTCCATTTTGTCGCGCTGGCGAGTGGTCAGTTTGTAACCGCTGTTTTTTGAAAGATTCTCTCTCATGCTCTCGAAAGCTTCTGTTTCCCAATCGTCTAAACCCTCGTTATCGAGCAACGCCTCGAGCTTCTTTAAATCTTCCACCTTGCTCATGTCCACTCCCTGCTTCTAGCTTTCCATAATTTCCAACATTTTTCGGAACTTAAAACAGCCCAACAAAAATCTTGTAGTCAGACGTGGAGGCTATGCCTCCATGACCTCCATGACTTCATAATTCACTTTGGTGAGGTCGGACACCAACACAGAAAATCTTTGAGACGGAAATTGTAGCAGAGACGACCAATGCACAGTCATAACTCGCGGAGAGTCGGACGAGTTTTGCTTGATGTTAACACTGAAAGTTGCCACGACAGAGTTTGACTTTAGCTCTTCCATAACCCCATGAGCCATTGAGAACTGTGAGTCTGGCGGAGCGTCTCCAACATTCTTCATGGAGAGCGCTTTCACGATCTCCATCGATATGGAATGACTTGGCCCTGTCAACATGACGACACTGTCGCAATGTCCTTTATCGAATCAGCGTTTTCTTTCAGAAGAGAATCGAAATCGAAAGAAATCTCTTGGTTTTCATCCCCAGCCGACACGCCAGACCAAGTAAGCAAAACCTTTCCGTTTTCGATTTTTGCCGTCCAGTCTCGGCCTATGGCCTTCCTGAGCGCCATGACCTTCATCACCATCTCGACCTTCCCAAGAGCACACTGCATGTCGCGGTGTCGCCCTATGTCGTGGCGGGACAACTCGTAAAGGATGTGCTCGTACGCAAAGTTCTTGTCAATATCGTGCAAATGAGGCAAACCGGTCATGTTGTTGAATTACAACGTTGCATACTACCGCAACGCATCGATTTTCGAGTTCAAGACTCGTGGGTCCCACGCAGAAGAGTGTCAGTGCAAGACTCATATGGGTCGTCGCACATGTTCGGGTCTTCAAACGAGGAACACGTGACCTTGAGGCTGCACCGCCTGCACTGATAAGAAGCACCCGCAGGAGCATATCCGAGAAACACCCACTCATGTTCTTTAGTCGGAGAGACAGACACCTCTCCCACAGGATCGGGGGCTCTCACTTTCCACAGGTCTTCTGGAAGCGGGCCCGGGTCTTCGCCCGAATCGAAAAATGGATCGTTTCCCATGGATAACGTTACAACTCTTGGATTTTTTCAACGAGAGTTTCGCCACAGTTTCGAATGGGGCCGACTGCCCACCCGAGGCTATGTTCTCCAAAAAATACCTTGAAGAATGCTTGTGCACTTGTGTGCGGCACGCGCCATATCATGACATCGCACACGGAGCATTTCATTGTGTTCATTTCAATCAGCTCCCAAGAATGGCTCCCGAAGAATTTTCGCACATGCTTTTCCCAAACTTCCCACGTGGCAACCTTTTGCTTTTTTGGCCAACTCTTCCACACATGAGAAAAGCCGGTCATACGAGACTTTCTCATTGAGGCCGCCGACTTTTTTGGGAAACTCATTCGTCCATGATCTTTTTCACTGAAATTTCGTCAGCTGCACACCTCAACAAGTCTGCCAAACCCTTGGCTTTCTCGACAGGAAGCGGGATGGAAAAACTTCCTGTGGGGGTGTCGGCAAGCATCACGATCATCACTTTGGAGTCTCTTTGCACAGACATAGGACGCGATATGTCTAAAGAAGCGTCCATGAGCTCCACCCATACGGTCCTACCTGCGTGCTCGACGATTCTTCGGGCCATCAGGTTCGGCGCAAGTATGCGACGGCAATGCGGACAGTTTCCTGGAAATTGATGGCGCCGATGGCCATGAGCTTTTCGCACGAAGCGAAAATTTCCTCCAAGTCTTCCTTCATCTTCCCAGTCCCAGAGTTGTTCAACGCTTGTTCAAGTTCCGACACCCTTTGTTGCCACTTGCGAAGCGCCAGCTTGAGCGTCTCATTTTCAGCTGCATACATCTTCGCGAGCTCTGCATCGTCAGACGCCTTGGTGGGCGGAGGTTCCGGCAGAGCCTCTTTCTCGGCCACTTCCGACGCAGGAGAGGCTGGTTTTTCCGCATGAGAGAATGCGGTTTTCCCAGGCCTGGTTCGGGCGCTGTCATACCATGTCTTAAACCATGCCGGGCACCGCGGAGACTTGGACGCGGAGGACGCGAATTTTATCAGCTGATCCACGCTGTCTGGCCCTTCTCCGCCAGGCCAGATCTTCTTCACAGGCTCCACGATGTCCTTGTACAAGACGTTCTTGTTTCGACTGTCCATCACGAATTTCAAGATTTTTACAAGCTCTTCATCCGTCATGTGCCGCATCCCGTGGATCGTTTCTCTCTTTTTGCTCACTGCGGGTCTTCCTTCCTTCGCCCATTTTTTGTAAAAATCCGGGCAGTCTGCGCGACTGAGGATGTTCCCCAAATACGATCGAAGTTGGTTTCCCCCAGTCAATTCCCCATGAACCCAGTATTGCCGCAACTCCGGAACCATTTGCGGGTATCCAATTCCTTGCCCGTGAAGGCGCATCATGTGTCGAAGCATTGCTTCGATTTGATCATTGGGTACAGCTCTCGTAGTGGGATCAGGCATATGGTCTTCTCCAGCGTTGGTCTCCAATGTTTCGTTGAGATTCTCAGGCTCGAACTCAAGCTTTGCGAGTCTGTCCGGCAGCAGTTTGTCCCACAGCGAAGCCTTCCTGGACAGGCATATCAACGGAACGCCTGACCTGTCCGCCAAGTCCTTAGCGTTTTTTAACTCGCCATGACTTGAGATTTCGTGCATGAAAAGGACCGTGTCCCCGTTGACGCTTTCCATTAAAGCAGCGCCTTTCGGGTGCATAATTCTGTCTACTTGAATCCCTCTCGCCTCAAGTTTCGGAACTATGGAGTCGTTCAGAAACTTCATGGGGAATTTGCTAATCAGCGTGGCTCGCAAGACCGGTTCTTCTTGGTCTTCCACGAGGTTTGTCAACAGTCCTGGAGCTGAGAATGGCTTTGATCTCATCGCCCCTCCAATAGTTGTACCGAATTACAACATCCGATACTTTATAGCCTTGCAAATTTACGTTTCCATGATCTCAGCACATATTTCAGCGTGGTATTCCTCGAACTTCTGTTCAAGCTGAGACTTCAAATCAGAAAGTCTGGCATCGCGCTCTCTACACTCAATGGCCCCCCGGTCAAACATGTGACGGACATCGCATATGTTCAAATAGATGCGATACATTTGTTGCACTAGGTCGGACTGCGCCAAAGCGTATTTGACCGTCATTGACGCTAAGACTCCATGACGTGATTCAAAGCGCTCAAAATCGGACAGTCTTCATGTTTAGAGGGGTCATACCCATGCCAGACCTTGTTGCACACAGAGCATTTCCACGTTGGAATGTGAACAGCTGTATAAGTCGACAGCGTTTTAAAACCTGGTGTCGAAATATACTGAAGATGCCATTCGTGGGGAAATTTTGAAAGCATAGGGTATGCTTTCCAATACGCTGGAACTGGAGATAAAGGAGGAGACCATGCCATCGATTCATTATGCGTCGGACTTTCCATCCAACAATTCCAACTCCAACTCCACCATTTTGTTTATTCCGTTTGCTTCATGAGGCGGGAGCGCGTCTGCAAGCATGGACGCTCTTGCGAGCACATGTGCTCTGTCTTGTATTACAGCAGACACGACGTTCACGGCTAAAAAGGACACGAGCTGCTCCAAAACGTCTTCCGGGATGGCAGCCAGAACTGGAAAAGATTCTGCAATGTTCCTGACGCCTCCCTCCACCAAAGCTTCCGCTAAACTTCGCATTTGCTCAGACGGCCCGATTCTCGACATAAACTCTTCTGCCAAAAGATCGTACGGGCTTCCATCGCTGTCCTTGGCGCTGCAAGCGTCCAAGTGAGCAGCGTCCACTTGGGCCAGATGCTCCGGGCACAAGCGGGCTCCGAAAGCTGTTTCGCTGTCGCACCCGCTAACAGCGCAAGCGCTCACATCGCCTCCAAAACTTTCGATGCTTCTTTCGTTGGCCATTTTTCGGCGCCGGGAGGCCGCTGCATCAAAAAGACCCACCTTCCGTCTCGAAGACCAAGAAGGTGTGCAACTTTGACGATTCCAGCTTTTTCGAGCAACTCCCTGTTCCCAGCCAAGTCCCACTCTTCAGCGATAGGTCCATCCTTGAACACGCTCATCGGAAGCAGCATGAACAGGCTTTTTGCCATTTCGACTATGTGCACTGGTCGGGGGACGCGCTTTATGGCTTCACGATAACTGCCATACCTTTCGTATACGGGGGTGTCCATGGACATGAATTCCCTCATGTCCTTGACCCCCTCGACTTCCAAAAAATCCGAGATGTTCAGCATTTGACTTTAGACCATATTTCAGGCTCTTGAGGAAGCTCTTGTTCACTGAGCCATTCCCGCGTCGGGGGTTTAAACCCATCGGAAAGAACCTTTTCCAAAACGTGCTTAGAGAATACGTCTGGGGGGCGGACGCCATGATCTCTCACATAGTGAGAGAAACCTTCGGGCCATACGTACACCCCATCCCCTAAGCATGCAGACCCGTTTTGCTTTCCGCACATCCTGCATCGAGACCACCCGCGCCATGAGGCTACGATTTTGCCGGAGTCCAAATATCTGGCCACCGCTTCCCGCTCAATCGAATTCCAGCTCCCGTCAATGTGCTCTTCCGGCTTCGGAAAGGTCGGGTGGTGATCATTGAACCAGTACCCGATGGCTTTCGTGCTCATGTTCGGCATGTCGGGATGTCTGTCAAGAATCATGTTTGTGAACTCTCTCATGCTCTTGATTCCTGAATTGGCGCCTCAATTAAGCTAGAAACTGTTTGAGAAACAGCGGAACCCTAGTGCGTCGTCGTTGAGGCTTCACGTGCGCCATCAGATCCCAATTTTAGGCGGGGCAACCGCCCCTATGTCAACATTACACGCGACACGCATGATTTTTTCAACCCGGTCAAAATGTTTCGGAACCAAGCTTTGATCGACTTTGTGTGGGAAAGATAAAAACGGCGACGAACTCGCTCAGATGCTAGGCCGCTGTTATCGTACGTTTGGATGAGAACTTCGACTCTCCAGTTCAGTCTACAAAGAGGAACACAGATGCTAGTCCTCACCGTGGCCAGTTTGACTCTTCCCGCCTGAATTCTGAACACGAAGTAAGACCGTTTAGTGGTTTTGAACCCGGAGTCCCAACTCATTTTCTTCATGGAGCGCGTGAGTTGGGACCTTAGGCGCCTGAGCTCCTTTATGATGCTGGCGTTCATGTTTCATCGCTCCAATTTCTTCGCAGGAAGAAGCCGTCCAAATCTACCCCAAATGGATCAAGCTATCCGTCCATCACCTTCTGCACCGTCCACTCGTTTCTTGCAACTTCTCTGCAGTTAACATACTCAGACGGCGGCTTGTCGTACAATTGCAAATCGTCCGTCCAACAAACCCCTGGCGCTCCATGCACCATGGCGCCGCATTTTTCACAGCATCTTCGAACGGAGCCATACGGTTGATCTCGCTGAGTCACAAGGTGTAAAATTTCGGTCATGAGACAGGTCCCTCGCTGGCCGCCAAACGTGTCAAAACTGGTTCGCAAAAACGGAATGCTCTTAGATTCGAAGAGGAGGCATCTGGCTTACTGCCCGACATGCCTCTTAGACATGCACCCATCATATTTCCCAAAACATTCAGAAAGCGAATGCTTGTCTTTTCAGCTTGAAATCGTTGAAGACGTTCAAGACGACTGATCATGACTCTTGAATTTCTTTGCACTGACCTTCTCGAGAACTGTTGACGAATCCGAAGTAAAACTCCCACAGCTCGATCGCATTGGTGCGAAACCAGTTTTCATTGTCCACTGATTGAATGGACGGTTCAACGACGTACGTCCAAAAAAGCCGGTGGGCTATGTCTTCTGACGTTTTAGGGTCACACGAGTTGGCGGCTTTGGCAAGCATTAAGTCTTCTCTTTTCCCGGTGACTCTCATAGAATCCAAGATCGTTTTGGTAGTTATGGGCCCGCTACATTTGACGACCAGACCATGTTTTGTTTCCACAGGAACTTGTGGATCCGCCCACACTCCGGGCAGGGAGACCAGACCGTATTCTGTTTTTTGAAAAATCATGTCCATGCATATCGCCCAGTATTCGCCGACAGTTTCAATCCAAAATTCCAGCACTTTTTTCTCCTCGGACCACTCGACGTCTAGCGGAGAGACTCGCATGGAGAAGATTACTTTTCTGTCCATGAAACAAGTTACATGTATTGTCCAAAATGGTTGCAAGAATACCAATAAAGAACGAGAATGGCATGTTTGCCGTCATTGACGACGACATGGAGAAGGGGGCATTGTGTTTCAAATGGACTTTAAACAAAAATGGGGAGCCCAGAGCTCAGTACCCACGTCCTGACCACCCGAAGCTTTACACTAGCATCACTTTGAAATCATATGTCATGATGCAGCGCGTCATATCCCCGTTTGTGATCAAAAATTTGAACGGGGACTTGTTAGACTGTCGCAGGGAAAATTTGGCAAAAATGACGCTAAAAGAAGCCAGAGCTCTGGATAGAAAAAACCTAGGGCCGGCGTCGCCAAAGAAAAAAATTCAGCGCAAATGGGCAAGAAAGCTTGTGAAAATGCCAAAGCCGAAGAAAAAAGTGTTTGAACTTTTTCCGGAGTCTTCCAGCTCCAATGGCGACAAGTAGTCACTCGTTCATCACAGCTTGCACAAATCTGCCGTCGCACGTGGCGGGAATCCCTTGATTCTCAAGATCCAAGATTGCGTCGCGGATTGTCGAGTTCGGGTTGTTTGTGGCCGTTATTTTCAGGCCGCATCGTTTGCAAACGAAAAAAGTTTCTGAAGCGCCTGAATTCTTTCACTACTCCCCATGAGTGGTTCATGATTTCATGACTTCCATTAGATGAATAGTTTCTTCAGGAACTTCTTCCCAGTCAAAAGTTCTTTCCCTTTGGGACACCGGGTCAATCCAGCATCCGCTCCATACGTTGATCATGTCCATCGCGCAATCATCGCAATATTGAATAAGCCTTCCGTTCAACATGAACACTCTAGTGGCTTGATTTCCACAACAAGCGCTAAGACTGTGACGAAAACAGTTCATGCACTAACAATTTTTTCGAAGTTAAAGTCCCCGTTTTCCCCTGGGTATCCGTGGGGATTGCACACAATGCGCGTTCTTCCTACGCGGTAATCGAAGGAGGTGTGCGTATGTCCATGGATCGCCAAGAATGGTTCTTTTTCTTTCACTATGGCTTCGGCTTGTTTGCCAGCGTGAAAGAAACAGTTCAGGGGGCTCCCCGAAAACTTTGGAGACACGGATTCCGAGAAAGGAAACTGGTGCGTCACAAGAATGTCAGAAGCTGTTAGCTCCGTGTCCAAAAACCGCAAAGACGCTTCGTGCCTGTCGTACACCCAGGGCTCAAAGTCGGATATGTGACGAAAATCGTTAAGAAACATTTTCATAGCAGAATTCGTCGGGGCCGGGAACCATAAAGTGGACCCAACAAATCTTGTGCCGCCGATTTCAGCCACCTCGTTATCGATCCAGTGCAGGTTTGAGACCTGTCGAAGCCCGTCTTTCATTAGCCCTAAATCTGCGGGGGACCCTCCGTACAGGTCATGATTTCCATGAACAAACACGACCTGTTTGAATTTTGAACACACAAGGTGCAAGGCTCGTTGCAGAGTGTGTGCGTTCGCCAAGTCCCCGGCGATGACAGCGACATCCACATCTTCTTCCAGAGAAGACACCAGAGATGTCCCAGAGTCCATATGAAACTCCGTGTGCAAATCGCTGGTAATCAGGATTCTCATTTCAAACAGTACAAGGCATCAAAATTTACATAACCTCTTGATGACGCACAAACAGCATGAGCTCAATCGCTGAACGCGTCGCCGCCATGTATTGGGACCCAACGAACGAAACGTCTCCTGAAATTGGTCCCGAAAACGAATTTGTGGTGGGACAAGGATGGCCGGAAACGGACGACCCGGAAGAGAGAAAAAAACAAATTGAGTATGACGAAAGAACGCTTCGCGGGCTCAAGATGGTAGACGACGAAATGGCTGAGTGGGGGCTCCCGCCGGACAAGCTTGCAACGGAGCTCCGCACGATCGCCGACGCCATAGATAGATCTGAGCAGCCGAGCTTGTCTCTCGTGGCCAGCGACATTTCCGAGCTTGTTGGTTTCTTGCGAACTTCTGGCGCCAAATCGATGGCCAGAAACATTCGAAACGAAGTGTGGTCGCAAATTTTAGCGCTTTTTCCGAGCGGAACCTTCGACCTTTCCGTTGGCCAAGGGTCTGGCCTCTACGACACCAACGAAGAGGGAAAGGGGTGGTCGGACGGGTTTGTGTCGTTCGCAGCCAAGCCAACAATCTGGTCCACCAACAACATCATAGGCGGCATCCTGTTTCGATTTCGGTACTCTCCAGAGAGCATAATTCCAAAACCGGGGACCCCTGAGCACGAAAAATGGGAGAAAGAGAACGTTCTTGGCATCAACCAAAACGTTGTTGAAGTTGGTGAGCTGTCTGGAGGCTATTACAACAAGAGATCGGGAGGGTCTGTCGACGCGTTTGTCGGAAAGATTGACTCAGAAACTGAGGCTCCCGCCGAGGTCGCGGCAACTCCAAAGGAAATCTTCTTTGGCGAGGCGATCTTTGAGATCGTCCAAAACGAGACCATTGTTGACTGGGACTGGAGCGACCCTGCAACAACAAGATCCAGGATACAAAACGTCATTGACGACATCATGAGAAGCCCTCCCATCGGAGGAACCGGAAAGCCTTCTGGCAAGAAGAACCCGTATGAAAGCATAATGAAGTTCATGAACCATTTGAGAAGGCAAAGACGGAATGTGTTCTATAAAGACGAAGCCAGCCTTATTGCACAGTCCATTGGGTCAGTTCTGAACACAGTGGTTCAAACACTGACCAACAACAACTTCCAGTACGACCCGAAGAACGCGCCGTTCCCTGTTCCCTGATCAACTGTTCATCACAGTTCTGGCGCAAACCCAAAGACGGAGTTCCACCAAAGCGTCTTCAATCTCAGGACTGGTTGGCGCGTTTCCACCAATCTTGAGAAGCTCCCCGGATTCCAGCATTTTTCCATATTTGTGCTTGGTTCCGTCGGAGTCCATCGTTGCCAACATAAAGATTCTGTGCGGCCTGCAAAAACTTTGAACAGGCTCATGTGGCTCGAGAACGGCCATGACCAAAAGAACAACCCCGTCTCCTATGGGACGGGCCCATTCATACTCTTTTTGACGAGACTGCATTGACAACATACTCTGGAACGGTTCCCCGTTCATTTGGTAGGGATGCGCGCGATCACCCCACGACCGTCCACTGTGTGGTGCTTGAAGTCTCGCTGGTTAGTGGTGCCACAGCGCTCGCACTCGTAGTGCCCATGCTTACAGCAAGTGGTCGGCTCGATGACTTCGAAGTGCCAATTGTCCAACACTGGACCGGCAAGCTCCTCAAGAGTGGTGACGGGTGGTGGGCGCAGCCACGGATGCTTGTTCATTATATATGTGTACGCCTCTCGCTTCCACATTTACGTGTTCCGATTGAGTGTTAGTCCTCCCTCCAATCCTCCTCCAGACTAGCCGACTTCACGTCTACGGGGCCGCCGTGGGTCAGTATCTTGGCAACCCTGTCGACTATTAGATCGGCTTCATATTCGGTAACGCCCATCTCATCCAGATCTGCCGTCAACCGAATTGTCAAAGCATAGGTCTTCTTCATGTCTCCTCGCTCGTGCACGGTAGCTCTTCTAAGCTTTGATTCCACAGCCTCACCACAGAGTCATCGGCATGGTTGAACGGAGGATTGACGCGATCGGCAAATTCCTCAGGAGTGATGGGTGGTGAGCACAGCCACGGGTGTTTGTTCATTTTATTGCGAGAACTCTTAACGATTTGCCGCTATCGCTGATGTCGCATGAGGCAAAGCCCGTCAAAGCTTTTCGAATTTCGTCTTTGCTGTGGTATCTAAACACGGACACATCCATCCCAATGGACGGGGAAGCCTGAACATGAAAAACTTTTTTGCCAAAAAATGCCGAGATTTCAAAATGCCTTCGGTCCTCATGCCTGTAAGTGGAAACCTTCCATCTTGGCTTTGAGAACGCATTGAATGCCAGTCTGCCACCAGGTCTCAAAGCCTTTCTCACCAATTCAAACACTTTGTCCAGGTCCAGATATCCGATGGACTGTCGTATGACGCAAACGTCTACTTTTTTCAGGCACACATAAGCTTCGACGTTCTGAACATCCCCCGACACTTGTTTTACTCTTGTGTCTTTACAGCGAGGGTTTAGATCTATGAGAGTCGGAGCGTAAACAGCGCCGCGGCGAACAGCTTCCAAAGACACCGCTCCAGTTCCTCCGCACAGGTCCATGAGCCTGTCCTTCTTTGGATCATAAGACGCCAGGTCCAAAAGGCTTCCTGGGTTTTCAAGCCACCTGGAGTACAACTTCTCATAGGAGCTTGTCGTGCACTTGAACATGTTACTCTCGCTTCAATTTTTTGATCTTTCGCCGCAGTTTTTTGATCTTTCGCCGCAGTTTTTTGATCTTTCTCGAATTGTCCGAAGCAGGGTAGTACCTCAAATCCGGGCCATAGCTTCTCTCATTCGTGGCATAGCAAAAACTGTCAATCGGCATGTCACCACTCAATTTCCACGCCGTGCTTCTCGGCTTCTCGGCGAATGTGTTCTTCCAAAGCTTGCGCCGCAGACACATACTCGTCGTAAGCTTTGCGAAACTCAAGGTCGGAGATCTCCTCGAAAGAGGAATACTGCCTAAAGCAATAATCAAACCCATCGTTGTCGATTTTGAACAGCACATTTTCGACTTGATCTTTTGTCATATCAAATTCCCATCCTTGTCTATGCAGGCCACGAATCCGTGCCCCTCGATGTTGAACCTTGTCGGATAAGTTTTGCGGAAAGAGTCTCGAAAAGTTCCGGCCGGAGCATATGGAAACGATTCGACTCCCCCCAAAAACTCGTGCATGTGAACGACGCCTGCCGCTTCCGGGTGATTTTCGAGCACATACCACAGCAGTGGAGCATTCATTGTGGCTTTGTCCCCGTACGTCACGACAAAGTCGTCCACAACACGGACGACCGGGCATACATTCGACAAAAGTCTCGGGCCCTTGATTCTTGGAGTAGTCAGCATAAGACCATTCTTGCACCTCACCGCAAGAGACCCAAAATGCTTGCTTCCCGCGGCCCACCGCCGTTCAAACATCCAAGCATACCTGGCCAGGAGTTTGCTCATGAAGTCGTGCGCATTTTGATCCTGTTCAACAAGGCCCTCCTTAACCGTGTGGAAATGAACGTCTTCCACCATAGCCCGAAGCTCAGCGTACAACCTGTCAAACTGGTCTTCAAACCGAAGCACAGCGCCGTCAGGGAAGCACAACATCTTTAGACGAAGATTGCTTTTGTCGTTAGCTATGACTGCATGGGCCCTAGACCTGTCTATCAGTTCCTGAGCCTTGACTATTGTTGAAGCCTCTTCTTCTCTCGAAGTGAGCTTGCATCCGATGAGCTTGCATTTCGGGTTGGCTTTCCGAATCTCGTCTATGATGTATGGGGTTCGAACAAGCTTCACGGACACTTCGTCCATGCATGTTGGCATTTTTCCTTCGAACGGCTTTTCCGGAACGTAGTTTGTGACTGCTGCAGCCATCACAGCAGCGTCCGAAATTTTTGCCAAATTTATGCACGATTCTAGGTATGCCCGCCATTCCATGTTGTGAATGGACGTCACCTCATGTCCGTGACTGCGCAAGTAGTCTACAAATTGGAGAGCCCATTTTCCGCGCGCCAAATTGGAAAAAATTTTGTTGTCGTCAAGTTTTCCAAAAACGGGACCGGACGTCACTAGCACTTTTTTCGACATTTTACGACTCTTGAATTAACAGCACTATGTGTCAAACCACACTTCATGCGTCATGAATTTCCATGATCAAAAGTTCGTCTCTTGTTTTTTCAACAAATTTCTTTGACCAGCGTCCCTCCATCCCAGTCAATAGAAGAAACGTGCGCGCATGCTGGCCGCACCTTGCGTGCAGAACTTCCTGCCTAGGCTCTGACTCCAAGAACCATCTGACCGCGACTTTCGAACACTCCGGTATTCCGCATTTTTGCGGAATTTTCATCCGAACAGGTCCTTCCAGACCCCGTAAAGAATGAACAAAATCCGCTGGTATGCTGGTATTTTACTCATTGTGTATCTCGAATAACGCCACCTCGTCCTTGTCGAGCGTCATAGCTATGTCAAACCGATTTATTGTTTCGTGTTTCGCACATCTCGGGTAAACCCTGTCAAATTTTGACACATGCCAAACAACGGCATCGCGTTCACATGTCAAACTATGAGTCGGATTTTCTGCCATGAAATGTCCACAACGCTTTTCAAAAACTCTGAAATTGTTCTTTATGGCGTTTGGGGAGCTTCCGTACATCAGCCCAAAGTTCAAATGTTTTTCACTCGACATGACGGAGTCTATTGTGAAAAATGCTTCGTTAACAGTTTCTGCCATCTTTTCAAAAACAAGTGTGAAAGCCGATGGAGCGCAAAATTTCATTCCAACGTTTTTAACACCCGGCATCGGGTTGCAAACGTGCAGTTCCGATTTGCAAGACTCTGCCAAAAGACTCATGAGTCGAATTTCCATTTGAGAATAATTGGAATTTCGCATGTTCATCATTGTCGTTCATCGCTCAAAATCTCGACCCCATGAGCCAGGCCAACTTTTAGCTTCGCTTTCCGCCCGACCCGAAAAGTTTTAAACTCTTGAAAGCTTTTCGGGTCGTACACGTGCTTCTCGTTGTTCAGGTCTGAAAACACAACCTGGTAAACCTCCTCTCGTCTTTGACGTTCTTTCTCACCCTGCCCCAGCATGACAACAAGTTCTTGTGATTCAGGCCAGGTTGGACTTGTGTCGCGGCCGGAGTGTTTCACAGTTCTGTTGAATTCCCAGTCCCAAACTTTCCATGAATACCAGTCTCGGTATCTAGGCTCATACCGATAGTCAGTAACAGTTTTGTATGCAGTTCTAGTGCAAGTTTTCGGAGTGCAACTTTGCCCGCCTCCAGTGCAGGTTGCCGTGCCGTTGCCATTCGAAGTGCAAGACAGTGGAATGCTGACGCATGTTTGTCCACATGGATAACTTTCCACATAGGGTTCTTGATGACTGCCGGAGACAACCTTGTCGTGGTGGTGTAGGCGCGAACCTTCATTTTTGACGTCGAATGCATTGTTGTCCGGGTTCCACCCATCTCGGCCCAAAACTTGATACCGATCAATGTGAACCCTATACTCCCAGGATGTGTCTGTAACAGAAGCCTCCACAATTTTTGTGCGAAACACAAGCCAAACGACGATTCCAACTAGCACAAGCACAGTTGTCGTCAACGCCACCCGTTTCCACGCGGCAGTATTTCGACGAAATGGGTTCCCAACTTCTTTCCATCGGCCGACGGGAGGTTCGCGGGTGGAAGCGGGAACTTCGTAGCTTTCTGTTGAAACGCTAGGTTCGTCAATCTGTTTAGTTTTTGAAACAGTTTCAGACCCCTCAACGATCGTGGAAATTTTTGCAGTCCATTGCCTTCGGCCAGAAACTTTGTCGCATCCGCATTCTGAACAGCATTTGTTCAAGCTAGACTGAAGCGACTGACAGTACATGCACTGCCAGTCAGGGCCTGCTTCGGCTTTTCTCTTTGCCTCGCCACGAAGAGCGTTTGTTTCGCTTATGTCTGACGGAAAATAATCTTCGCAGCCCGGATCCTTTGGGCGCCCACAGTTCACACAATGCTTTAATAGGCCACCGTTTCCCTTGTGGCCGCAAGTGCAGTCCCACAGCATCTCGATGACATACTTTTGCATGTATCCCCTTACGCAACGCCTTTCAACATTTACGCAAGAATACACTCGTGATTTGAATCAGGACATTTTTATCAAGCTGAGCTTGGCGGCTCTTTTCACAGCCTCAATCAAATCAAGGTCGTCTGATTCTGACAAAAGCCCGGCTTTCACGTCTCTGTCATCATGATCAAATCTGGCCAAAACCATTGGAACTTCCTTTAGACACACATATAGGTCGAACAGACCGCGCTGGCCAAGGTATACGCAGTGTGTGCACGAATTCATGTATCGAGGTCTTCCCACGATATTTCAGGCCAATCAATGGCTCATCGTGTACAGTTTGTGATGGCAAAACCAGGTCTTTCAGAGCATTTGTCCTTTGACGACGTTCTCCTGACTCCTCAATATAGCGAAGTGGTCCCGGCAGACGTGGACGTCAGCACTTCGTTAGCCGGAATAAAGTTAAAAATTCCGATTTTGAGCGCCGCCATGGACACGGTGACTGAAAGCGCCATGATGACGGCCATGGCTGCAGCCGGCGGCATTGGGGTTTTGCACAAAAATTTGTCCCCGTCCCAACAAATGTTGGAAATCGAAAAAGTCAAAGAATCATGGGGTCACGTTCCGGTTTCTGACAGGTCTACGGCAATCGCCGTTGGCGTGAACGACTGGCGTGAACGGCTTCTGGCGTGCCGTGGACTCGTGGACCTTGTGGTGATCGATTCGGCACACGGCCACTCGAAAAATGTGATGCGGGCTGTTTCAGACATAAGAGCTGAGTTTAAATATGTGAAAATTATGGCAGGAAATGTTGTTACCCCAGAAGCAGTAAGAGACCTAGCAACTGCTGGTGCTGATATAATTAAATGTGGGATAGGACCGGGGAGTATTTGCACAACGCGCCTTGTGTCGGGATGCGGAATGCCCCAGTTTAGCGCGATCATGAGTTGCGCTGAAGAGGCTGACAAACTCTCGGTGTTTCTGGTGGCTGATGGCGGAATCCGATGCTCCGGGGACATAGTGAAAGCGCTAGCTGCCGGGGCAGATGCCGTCATGATTGGTTCGATGTTGGCTGGAACAACTGAGTCCCCGGGAGAAGTTGTTGACGGACAATGGAAAAATTATAGGGGCATGGGGTCTGTCGCCGCCATGGAACGCGGTTCAAAAGACAGGTATGGGCAATCCGGCGTCTCTAAGGACAAACTTGTTCCTGAAGGCGTGGAAGCGATGGTTCCATACAAAGGATCCATTGAAGGCATCCTGCACCAGCTAGTTGGCGGTTTAAAGTCAGGGATGGGGTATGTCGGAGCAGCCGATCTGTCTCAACTTCGGTCTCGTGCAAAATTTGTTCGAGTCACCACGTCAGGGATTCGAGAGAATGGCGTACACGACGTAAAAGTTGGGTGACTCTAAGTCAATCATCGTCCGACAGGCGGACGGAAATCTTTCTCTGTTTTTGGCAGAGGCGACTGTTTGCACTCTATGCAGCGCGCTTCTTCCGCTGTCAATGAAGGAGTTGTCTTAGGGGGCTCTCCATCGTCCCTCCATCTGGGCGTCCACTTTCCACACAGCGTGCAATAAAACCCCAGCTCGTAAACCATCACGTCTTTTTGAACGTGTCCAGCATTTTTTCACCACTCGCGCATTTCAAGATTATGGGAAGATTTCTAGACAGCCACTTGGCGTCGGAAGCTGAAAACTCTATGGATTTTCCTTCCAAAGAGATTTTCACGCCGGTTTTGGTTCGCTCGAGCTCAATCCCGGACCCATGAGTTTTCATCGTCCACCACCTTATTCACATGATCATAGAAGCTTGGACCCCCGCGACGCGGCTTTCGCCCCTGTCGACCAAGCACCCATCCCCAAAGCTCCATTACGCACTCGCGACACGCGACGGACTTTGACGTATACTGGGCTCCAGTGCTTGCATGGGCGGGGCCTCTGCATACGCAGCATTTCATTCTTCTTGAATTTCTAGGACAAGCATTTCTTCAGAAACAGACACGCTTCCCGCAGAGCTTTAGCATAACCGCACGAGCCTTTCCGGCTCCGGCACCCAGTCGGGAGCAAGGTCATGGTCATCTTCGTCCTCACCCACAGGCAAGGCAAAACCTACCGGAATGGCTCGCTTCAGACGGATCTCGGTATTCCAGATCCGCCCCTGGATGCCTTGCCGAAGCATCACTTCCCGCGTCTCCATGTCGATGAGGTTGCTGCCATATATGCACACGTCGGCCCAATCCGTGGCATTAAGCCATACCCGTTTGACGATGGTGTCCCAGTCCTCGACCACGGTACCGAACGCCTTGGTGAGCACGTCCGGCGTCACAATGGAACGAGGTTCCTTGGCTGCGGCTTGTGCTCGCCGATAGGCGTCTTCCAGGGCCTCAATGACTGTGTCCCGCAGCGGCGTGCTTGGGGCGTTCTGCTCGATGAGCCTCGCCAAGGCGAGGAAGCCCTCCTGCAAAGCCTGAAGCGCCGTAACCTGGCGGTCCTCAAGGGGCCTCGGCGGCCCGAACACATGGTCAATCCTGCTCATGGTTCTTTCCTCGTGCCATTGGCTTAGTCGGATTTGATTTGCTTCAAGATACGCTCGACGGTGGGGCGCGTTGACTGTTTCTATATCGAGAACGGTCACGCTGAGGCGGTCAGGTCCGCGTTTTTCCTAGCTCTCGCCACAAGCTTTCCAGCGCAAGCCGTGGCAGCAGCATGAATCCTTGGCGGCGGCAAAGACTTATCGCCGCGCTTCGTTTCGATGATATGGTAAACGATCGTTCCTTCGATCCCAAGAGCGTGACGAAGTTCGACAATTGAAGAAAGACATGGATTCTTTGAGTTCAGACGACCGCATGCTTTGTTGTGGGCATGCACCCGATCAAACTCGTCAGGAGGATTGTGTGTGGCTGTCGAATACCTGACATACTTGCCTTCCAGACGCCAAGCGATCAGCGTGACCGGATGGTTGTCCGAGTTTCTCAGCCAAAATCTTCCAGAGGTTTCCGAGTTGTTCATTGTTGGGTTCTCCATTGTTTCAAAAATAGATTTTACACACGAACCCCCGAGATTTCCGGAGACGATTTTTAACAACATGATTGGCATAAATTGTGCAGGAAGCTTCAGAAAGTTTTAGAAAAGCTTCAGTACAGCTTTTCTTACAGTTCGATTGAAATTTTGAAAAAGCTTTAACACATAGCGCACAGCGCCATGCAACAATTTCCTCCCGGAAAGCATAATAATTGATTCAAGCGTAATGTGCTAAATGGAGCAAGACCCGAAATTGTGGAAGATTCCAGCAAAAAGCAAAATCACCGTCTTGTCTGCTGATGACGGTTCTGAGGATGAATATAGCGTGTTCACCCCAGTCAAGTCTGACATAGCGTCAGGAATCAGATTCTCCGTGACAGAAAAAATCGGGATGGCGGTGATAAACCCTAGTGTCGCCAAAATGATGCAGCGCGAGTCGATGAATGTTTGTGCAACGCTCGGCAAATCGGGATGGAGTCTAAAAGCCAACATCCACGAAACCGGGCGTTCTCCAGCCTACGCATCCATATCTCTTGAAACGGGCGACTTCAGCACTCACGTCATGAATGTTACGTCAAGCCTGAACTTGCCGATTCTGAATTCACTGCCGATTCTAAATTTGCCAATTCTTGAAAAGCGCGTTGACTCTGAGACAAGCGGCATGTTTCAACTCGTGGAAGCCAGCAACGTCGACAGTGTTAAGGTTTTTGCTCTGCTCGTGATGGAAAAAGCTGAAAACGCCTGCAGCCCCGCTTGTGGAAACATGCTTCCGTCGCAAAGATCAAAAATTAAACATCTTCCCCCTCTGGAGTGGGAAGGATGGTCTTTATTCTTGAACGATGTGTCAAGAGCGATCGAGGTGTTTGACGTGATGATTCGGTAAGCGTCGGCTTAACTGAGCTGGACAGCCTTGACTTTGTTCAGCCTATCTCGGTTTTTCTGAATGGTCTTTGACACTTCGTCGCCGTTTTTTCTCCACCACTCCGACGATTTCAGCTTCTGGCTGAGAGTCCTTACCATGAGCGGCCGGAAGTCTTCCAATCTGAATATGTTCTCCATCACTTTGGAGAAGTGGTTTGAAAAGTGTTCCATGGCTTTTCCGGAAAGATTTTCGTCTTTTCCCCCGAAAAGCTCTTCAAATTTTCCAGATCCGGCAAAATCCTTGAACTTTTCCATCAAGTCCGTTTGTTTAAGAATCTCGTCGCCCAACTGGTGGTCATGAAGAGTTGTGTAGCTGTCGGCAAAGTTCATCTCTTGGGCGTATTCGTCCATGTCGACGAGATGCATAAACTCCTCCAGCATTTTTCTGGCGATGTCTGTTGCCATGCTGATTGCGTCCAATCGCGTCTGAATTTGAGAAACGAGCATGCTACGGTATTTCTCACGTCTCATTGAGCCTCAATTATGCACACGCAAGCTTGATCCACCACAAAAGGGATGGTTCCCTCGGGGCATGGTTTACCCCCGCACATTGAGTGCTGTCGACACCCGGAGAAACTAAGAACAAGAACGATTGCCCCCAGAGTCATTGCCTTCATGCTCTATTGTTACAACGAACTCGCGCGATCCGCCAGGAAGACGCTTGTCGTGAAATTCGATCCTCCCGTTGTCGATGGAAATGTTGTCGTTTTGCAATGAAGCGTCAATGCCCAAGAGTTCCAAACACCGAATCAATGCATGGTCCGGATGGACTCCAGAGCGGTGGCCGTCTGTGCACCACATGAACTGTTGCGTCTCTGGGTAGACGTCCAAAAATTGAAGAAGCGAATCGTTCACCTTCAGGCAGACGCCGACACCCACGCGAGGAAAACCAACTTTCCATGTCAAGCCGTACGGAATCAACATGAACTGGACGCAGGTTTTAGTCCAGTCGTCGAGCGACTCTAGCGGAGCCTCTTCAAAACGAATTTGACCAAGCTGGACCAAGCGCTCAAACTCTTCGGAAATTTCAAGAATGTTCATGTTAGCTCTCCATCACGTTTCGAATGTCTCTGGCGTTGATTTCAAAAGCGCCTTGGTGCGCCGTAGATTTCACGTATTTGAAGCGTGAAACAAGTGAGCCAGATTCAAACGGGTCTTCGCTCTCTTCTAGCTTCCCCATCCTTTGGCACGCCCACACCAAAGAAGCAAGGAAGCATCCAACAACGCAAACTGTCGTCGCTTCAGACGGCAGCATGGACGGCAAGTCATCACTGGAAAAGAACGTGCTGTCTCTGTCAGCGACAATGATCGCCAACCTTATGTAAGGAACATTCATCAAGAGTTTTTTGGCATTGACCATTTTTCCGTCCGTGATCTCATTAGTTGGAATATTCAAAAACTTTTGCATGGTCATTTGCGGCCTTTCTTCGGGGTCGGAACGTAAAGCCAGTGCAATGGGCCGGAGATTCGAAGCCACATGCCTTTGAGGTTTCCGTAGACGTCCGACCCGCCCCGACGCATCCACCCGAAACGCCACACAGATTTCATGTCGTCTTTTTTGTCCATCATGACACGCTACGCCAACAACCGGAAAATTTCCGCGGAAGTTTGAAAAACCACAAAGTAACGTGCGCCATGACCGACCACAAATGGGTCAGAGCCCAGGACAAATGGGCCGCCGAGGACCGAGTGGAGCTCTGGTGGATTTGCAAAAATTGCAAAGCAAAGGTTTTCGCCAGTTGGAAACCAGATCGAAGATTTCTGAAAACCCGTGGCGGTTTTGCCAAAGTTGGTAGAAACTGTGAAGAAGAACTAGCGCGAAGAGTTATGGACAGCTAAGACTCGTGAACCAGAAACAACATCGCTTCCTCTTCAGATATTTCTTTGGAAAATAAGAACCCAATTTCTTCCAACCCGTCATGACACAGCTTACAATAGCATATTACATCATGCGATAGATGATAGCCAGCATCGTTTTCCGATATCGTTTGAACAAGCCTAAACCGGGAGGCTTTCAGGCCGCAGCCGCGACTGTGGCAAACGACTTCTTCGCGATCGTTCAAAGCAAGGTGACCTAAGTACGAGTCTTGCTGCGGGTTTTCATCGTTTCGCGAAGCCTGCTTATGGCTTGGAACTCCACTTGACGAATGCGCTCTCGAGACAGTCCAAACTCTTTCCCAATTTCGTCAAGCGTGTCTTCATCCCAGAATCTCAGCTTCAAAACTATCTGATCAAAATCAGGAAGCTCAAAAAAAGCTTTTTCCAGCTCTTCCACCTCCAACCCGAGAAGCGGGTCCTCCGGATTCGGGTCTTCCAGCACCTGAACGAAATCTTCAGAATCTGGGTCATGGTTTTTCTTGACCGGAGAGTCCAGGCTTTTCACGCAGAAAGCGCACTCTCGCAAATGGACGTCAAGCCGATCCATCCCCAGCTTTTCAGCAATGTTGGCTTGTGTCCATCCTTTATCACGAAGTCTCAAAACCTTTTGAAACCTGTGGCTGGTTCTTCCGACTCCGCCGAAAGCTCTTTGCCAAACGCCTTCCCTGATGGAATTTCCCCACATGTGTCTCCAAACATGCCCAGAAAACGATCCCTTCTCCGGGTCCCAACTTCGAACTGCCGACATAACAGATATCATCGACACTTGTTCAATATCTTCTGGGGCGGCAACCTTGTGCCACTTGCGGGCAAACATTCTAGCCATCGGGCGGAACTTTTCTACACATTTTTCCATGGCGTCGCGATCGCCGTTTTTGGCACGCAGAGCCATGTCTAAAACAGCTTCCGAATCTGACTGGTTATGAGTCAAGTTTGCCAAGGATGAAGACTTTCAGTGATGTTCGATGGCGTCGGCGATCGTGCGGAGCTCCGTTGCAAGCTTGTCCGGCGGGAGCCCCCGCCCGGTCATGGCAGCACCGCGTCGGTTCAGCATGTAGGCATTCTCTCGATGAAGCCGAGCCGTCTGCGTCGTGTGTGCAAGCACCATCGATAACGTGTCGGCACACACGACGCATTTGTCAGAAAAATGCCAATGTGGCCGGCATTCTCCGCAGTACAAACAATGGCGCATGTTTTCAGTCCGAATCCAAACAGCAATGTCTGACATTCTCCATCCCGAGCGCTTGCAAACTCTGCACCTAACCTTGACGCCATTTCCTTCCCATTTGCACGGACCAAGTCCGAACAACTTGTGCAACAAGCGCTTAAAAAGCGACGGCTGCAAAGGTGAAAGAACGGCTCCTCGCGGATCATCCCTATATCCGTCGCCACAAATCTTCCTGACGGGCGAATCCAAGACGACAAACGACTTTAGATCAACATCTGGGTCTACAGCATAATCAGTCCAGTCCATACTCTTAACCTACGTTCGCGGAAGCACACTCGTCCTGTGCAACACAGTCACCCACGGCTTTTCTTCAGCTCTTCTCTAACAGCTTTTTCAACAAAAGCGCGCCGCGTGACTCCGAGCTTTAAAGACATGGCTTCCACTAAGTTGAATAGTTTTTCATCTATGCTAACATTCAAATCCACCAAGGATGGTTTAACAGTTTCAGGAAATTTGGGCGACATTATCATTTCTCGTTTTTCGGCCTCGTCTGATATGACTTTTGCCTTATCTACCAATCGGAGAAGCTCTTTCCAGTTAGAACTAGCACCCCTGTCGTAGTTGAACATGACGCTGTCAGCCCAAGACCTCAAACTATGGTTGAACGCATCTTCGAGCCGCTGCATCGCACGCCTGTGGCGCGCCGCTTTGCAAAAATCGCAAACTACCGAAACGGCTTGTTCAGCAACTTCCTTTCGAACTCTAACGTTCATGCTTGGGTCTAATTCTCTCACATACGACATATAAACTCCCAAAGCACTCAGTTATGGCAACTGAACCAACATGACAATGAACAAAGCTTTGGCTTCTTCAGTTTCGATTTCCCGAAGCGGCTTTCTACAGTTTAGGCGAAACAACCGATCGCACTGAGAACAAGATCCTATGAGCTTCTTCCCATAAACTACGTCGTCAGCGTTCTCCGGAAGATACCAATGCGCAATTCTTATTTCACATCCTTCTCCTCCCCACACACATTCAAAATCAGGCTTTTCCATTGTCAAGGACGTATCCTTTCTGGCCCCTGGTAGCCGCCGGGGTAGGGCGACCAGTATTGGATACGTTTGACTGAAAACCCGAGCTGTCGTAGCCCCAAGACGCCTTCGTTCGCGATGACCCCCACAAGGTTAATCTCCAAGCCCGCGTCGTCGGACACGTCGAACATCTCCAGGGCCTTCTCTCGATCTAGCGTGACTTCGAAGACCTGTCTGACGTGCTTGCAACTGAAGTCTACCTGTAGTTTCACCTGGCCTCTTGCAGCAGATTGCTGGTGCTGAATGTCATATAGAATCCTTCTTCGTGTTCATACCTGTCCAAATTGCAAACTTTCGCTCAACTAGTCATTACCTCGAACACAGTGACCTCTGGGTCGTTGAAGCTTCTGCTACAGTTTTTGCAGACGCAAAACGGCCGGCCTTTTGGGAAAACTAACCGATGTGAGGCGTTTGTGCCGCAATAAGGACATTCGACGTCACGGCTGGACTCTTGGCGTCCACCCCCTGGTGAATACCTCGCGAGTGGCGACAAAGACTGAGAGTTGTGGAGACGGGGCGAATTCATTTCAACGCTTTTCTTGCTGGCGTTGGCCTACCGACCTCCACCATCTGGAATCGAACGACCTCCCAATCGTCCGACACTCTCGTTGCAGGGTGGTACCTGTCCCCACGCCCAATCATTTGAAAATGAGAGCGCACATCGGACAAGGAAAACCAAACTTTCCCCACAGGCAGCATGCGGAGGTCCCATCCGCCCGTGGAGAACAGACCGGTTTTCTTGTCTCTAACCATGAAGAGCGACAAACCTTCAGGCTCCATGGCCTGTTCGCACAGGTTGAGAATGTCGTCTTCCGATATGCCCTTGGACTCGAGCAGACGTGACAAAACCCGGTTGAGAGTCAGAACTTGAGAAATCGACATGATCTTCTCGTCCGACATGCGTCTCTTCTTTTTCGTCATAAGACGGTGTCTTTCTTTGCAGCTTCCATGAAGTCGAAGTCGTAAATGTTTCCACAGAGCGAGGTGGAAGAAGGCGAAACATTGCTCAAATGGTCGAGCGTCTCTTTGTCGTCGTAAGAAAACCCGAGTTCCCTGAGCAACAAGACGCAGTGCGCGGCAGCAAGCATGTGGTGTTCGTCAGGGTCTCCGCGAGGGCCGCCAAGCAATCCGACCACCATCGACTCAATCCGTTTGCGCACGGACAAAGGCGCTGGCGCTTCGCAAGTGGCAACAAGCCTGGCAACAAGTTCAACCATCAGCTTGTCTTGATCGCGCGCTTCCCAATCTTCGTCAAGCCATTTGTGCACAAGCTTGATTTGCTTGCGCGAAAGCAGACCCTTTCTTTTCACAAAGTCTTTTAGCGCCATCAAAATCTCCTTCAGCTTCGGCCGAAGGTTACATTGCATAGTTGGTCAGTCCTCCATGACGGACCTGACGCAGCACAGACTGCAATCTTGAAACACGCTTGAATCTGTAAACGCGGACACCATCCGTCCACACTCCGGACATGGGTTTCCAACCATGTCTGCATAGTCCCTCTCGTTCATGAAATATTTCGAACGTTTCAACGGGACTTTGTCAATCAACGCGAAAATTTCCGCCAATGTTTTCATGATCGCATGACTTCTTCGACGCAGGAGCATCGTTCAGGAAATTGATTGTCGCAGACGATACAAAAAAACCGAGATTCAAATCGGGACTTGTGATCGTAGGCGCGAATCTCGACGACGCCGCCACGCTTGACCGCAGAGACCATGCGAACGGCTTTTCCATGCTTTTCAATTTCTGCCATGACGTCGCAAACGTTGGCGGAAAAGTGTTTGCCAGCTTCACGCGGAGCGTGAAAATTGCTGTATAAGGTGCATCCGAGAAAGGCGAAAAACATGCCGAGGGGAAGACTTTCGGTCACAAGCTTAGAACCCCTGTCGAATAGGCGCGCAAAAACGCCAACTCCTGACCATCGTCAATGCGCACGATTGCGGCACCAGACGTTAAGCTGGACGAGTCTAGCGCACGCTTGGCCCCGTTTGGCCCTGAAAAATCAGCAAAGCACTCGACGACGACGCCGTTGGCATCAGACATGAAGTATCGGGCGCTTTCGAACGGAAGGTTAGCACGAACTCTTTTGGCTAAAGCTTTCAGCGCCAAGCGCCGCTTCTTTAAAGCAGTCGACTCTCGGGGAGGATCGAAAACTTGTCCTGGCATGTGAACCATGCAGAAAAGTTACAACGCGCCAAACTCCGCACAAAGCAAAGATTTCATTCTCGCATGATCTTGCTGACGAAGTAGAAGCGTTGTTCTTCAAACATTCGCTTTCGCATGCTGTTCTTTGAACCAGTGCTAACAATTTCCCAACATGACGATGGACCCTGCCACTTGAATGGAACGACGATCCACTCGGGGGCCCATGCGACGTCGCGATTCAAAAGAACTTCGCGCTTCAAAAGAACGTGCTTCACTTCAGGCGAACCTTTTCTGAAAATCTCGAAGGTTCGGGCCCCGTCACGAGACACGAGAAGCTCGCCAGGCTCGCCAGGCTCCAATTGAATTGTGCCGTCGCAAATCTTGAGCCAGCAAAAAGGGCAACAGGCCAGGATTGAGCCTTCAGCAAAGAGCCAGCGAGTTGGCGGCGGACAGGAAACCTCCCCGGACGGATTCCACTCGCAAACGTCCAGGCCCGGCCGCACTTTTTTCCTCATAACCCCTCCTAGGCTCGGGCCCGAGGGACCTTCACCGCGCCACGCTCTATGAGGTATCCCTTGATTCGGTCGATGTCCAGTCGCGTCTTGAACAGGGCCAGGTACTCTCCCCTGGCCTCCAAGTAGGACTCCCCGGCCTCGGCATTCTCTAAGAGCCGCTTCAAACCCGCGGTGTCAACAAAATCCCCGCGGTCGAATAGCTTCCACAGTTCACGAAGGGTCATGCCCACTCCCCCATTCCTTTGCATTCAAAGAGCCTCGAACCACAGAGGAGTTTTTTGTCCTCAGGATCCCCGTTGTAGTTGACGAAGATCTCTCGGCCTCTAGGAATGTCTACAAGGGCAGTGAACATGATCGCCATGTCTTTCTTGGAGGCGTCGTACCTGGCGTTGGGCTTCTGGCTGTGGTTGTATAGAGAGCCAAACCCGAGAGCCATTGCACCCCGGCCGCGCGCCCACTCGAACGTGAGCTCCTGAATGGAAGGCATGGAGTCCAAAAAGGCGATCGGGACAAGAACGACCGGGCAAATCTCGATGCACTCGCCTGCTCGAAAGCGCCTGGCGGCAAAAACGCCCCGGCCGCGCCCCCTGGACTGCCTGATTGTCAAATTGCTCGTGGAAAAATTCACTGGACAAAACTCCATTTTATGGTGAGCGGTCCTTCGCATGTTTTCCCCTGCTGGTCGCATAGGAAAGGGCCGGCGTAAACTGGGCGCTTGAGGAAGGGCGACAACAGATGCTGCTCATGCAGCATAAGCGGATGTTTAAACAAACATCCGTCCAAACATGCGGCCAGGATGGGCGAAGTTGGCAGCGATGGCAAACAACAGCATGTTTGGACCATGCAACATTCCCTAGACAAAGTCACATGTCCTCCCAATGCGTTCCAGGAGGGCCTACAGGGGCACGCTTCCACTGGTGGGTCAACGTGTCTTGCGTGCGGAGCCAATACCAGCCTTCTGGCGTCTTTGCCCACCAGTCAAGGTTTCCCATGACAAAGCGCAGCCGCAAAATGGGAAGATAAGGAGGTAGTGGCAACCCTCTGTCTTGAAGAATTTTCACATTGTTTTCGCATTCGAACGAACTTGTTGGGGACATGTCGAAAAATCACCTCCCAGGCGGCTTTAGCGGCCGATTCTTCTCCCAATCGAACACTGGCGCGCTCTTTGGAGCGGAAACCTTGCCGCTCTTGACACGTTTCGCTTGCTGCAGGTCAGGGCGCAATTGCTCGTACGTGGTGTTCAACCAGCCTCGCTGCCGATAGCTGAGCGTGCAGTACTTCTGCAAGAGAAGCTGCTGCTGCATGTCTTCGAACGCCTTCCTATCGCTGTCCGCAAGATCTTCGCATTCCAAGAGAGCCTCGAGAATCTCGCCGTCCCTCAACTTTGCCCAAGCTGCAGTTGTTTCCATGCGCGCTCCTTGCTTATTTGTGTCCATGCACAGCCGGGTCACCTGCAAAGGCACGTATGGGGCAATGATCGCATCGTTTTTGTGCTGCTCCCACCACGTTTCCCAGCATTCGTCGGAACAGTACCCGGAGCGCACCCCGTCGCGCTGCTCCTTAGTCTCCTTGCCACACATGCAGCACAACGCAGCCATCCCAAACATCGCTTTTTCCTTTTGAACGGTTACAGCAAAAGCGCCAAGATTTCCGCCTGTCAGAGGGTGTGATCGAAGCTGATGGCTCAAATGTAGTTTTAAGGTAGTTCGCAGCTAGTTGAAAGCTAGCCGGTGAACAGGTCAACCATCTGAAAGGAAGAAACAATGCCTATTCAACAACATGAACCTCTTGAGTCTGGGCCTGGTCTGATGTCAGAAGCTAAGCGCCAATGGTGGGCCGCCCCGCGATCTGGAGGACCCTTCAAGCAGCCGCGCTTGGCAGTGTTTCAGCACGCCATGAACACGACCCCGAGGCCGACTGCGCCGAACGAGTCGATCGCCCACGGATATGTCAACAACAACAAGTTTCACGACAGGGAGCCCGGCCTAGTTCGAGAAGCAATGGAAGCAATTGAACCAAGCTTTTTCAACACGTTCCCGCGAAAAGATTTGAAAGAGCCGATGGCCAACCAGTCGAAAGACGCAGCAGTTGGAGAAGCCGCTCGAGCATTCTACCGCCATGGGTTGGCAGCGTATGGAAAGCCCGGCCTGCGCGGATCGGCCGACCAGCCCCTGACCGCCCTGTAGCCGCACAACTGCGCCAACCGCATTTCTGGATTCTTGTCACCACCCCCTAATTGGCGTCTCCTCAACGCGCAGGATGTCCTCGGAGGGGAAGCTTGTTCGCTTGCCCCATTCGTCCTCGACAACGACGAACGCTCCCTTATAGGTCAGCGACTTGGTGTAGCTCCCGCCCGACCGCCCCTTGTGGGGAAAGTCGTGCACGGTTCCGTCCTTCATGAACACTTTGATGTTCGCCATGTCAGGGCTTCTCCTCGTCCACAACCAGGAAGCGAGGGCCGGTGGCTACGTAGTCGCGCGTCATCCTCAGCGGCGGAGCCTTCTCCAAGCCAGCCTCCCACAGCTCGTGATGATGCTCACACAGAACCGATCCCTCTTTGCGAGGCTGCGCGCAATTCCCGGCCGATTCGGCGCAGGCTCCATGCAGACATTTGCCGTCATACTTCATGCTCAACCTCCAACTAGAAGAGCACCCCCGCAAGGAACAACATGGTTTGAACGTCCGGCGGGCCATGTTATCCCACGCCACGCATGCCCTGAGCACCCGGTCATGGCAGCGCAGGGAATGGTGTCCATCTGAAGCAAAATGTCGACGTGCTCGATGTGGGGCGCGTTGTGGAGGAACGGCCTTCCCCTGCATGCGCGCTCTTCCAGCTCGGGCGGATCCGGCTGTAGCCGCCCAGAGCGCCACTCCTGAAGCTCTAGCTCTGCGGCATGCGCCCGTTGCTCCCACTCTCCAGCAATTCGCTCCCACTCTCCAGCAATTCGCTCCCACGCTTTCTTTTTCATCGCCAACTCCATCCGGGAGGGTGCTTGCACCATTGAGCAATTTCGTGAGGGGTGAACAGCACATCGGGCCGGGGAACGCATTGGCACCACCCGTCCACGATTCGTTGCTTGGGGTGGGGGCACTGCACGCCGCGCTCGATCTGCTTGCCGGTCAAGCCAACCCCCGGGTAGCAAAGGTTCACTCCGTTGATCTCGTCGGGTTTGTCGGCGTAAGACTACATCAGGCTCTTGTCCGTCCAGACCAAGCTATTCGAGTCCTGCCAGCAGTCTTGGGCCGACTGTTGACACCCAAGAGCGAGGAAAGTTAAAAAGTGCAGAGCTAGCTTCATGCATTGACTCCTTTCGCCCGGCAGCGCTAAGGGACTAGAGCGTTGCCGCGGGCCGAGGCCATTTCCTTAGCCTGTGTTGCTTCTTTCCTGGCTTTGGCAAGCTCGCGCTCCAACTGCCTCACCCTGGAGCGTTGAAACCTTTTGGAAGCCTCGGCTTCAGCGTCCTGGCGCGAGCGCTCGCGGCTTTGGTCAGCCTGCAACCGCTGCATTTTCAAAGCCTTGGCCGCAACGCGGCCGTCCCACAGCCAAAGGCCCCACAGCGTTGCAAGCCCTAGCGCAGTGCCGATCGCCACCCCTGCTTGCTCCGCCGGGCTTGACGCTTCGGCAATTTGCGCAACGAAGTTTATGAGGTACATGGCCGTAAGCCCAAGAGGGCCGACGATGAAGCGCAGGTAGACCATGAGGCAAAGGGCGGACGCGACCATGGAGGCAAGAACCAGGTGCGCTTGCCCTTGCAGCAGAAACGCGATGGGAGCAAGGGCGTTCAGAACGGCTCCTGCGATTGCGACGAAGGAAAGCAGGCGGCTTCGCTGTCTCATTGGAAGCGTTACGGCTGAAAATGCTGAACTTTCGGCAGCCGTTGCGTCTTTCATTTGAGCCTCGCTTTCGCGGTCGTGCAAATCATTCGAACATTGTCTTTCGAATTTGAGACAGGAGGACGAGGCTGCAGTCCGAGAGCACCGGAGCCCTCTTCCATTTGCCGCGCCGATCGCAAAACTGCATCTCCGACCCCCCAGGCTTCGGAACAGCCCACGACATGATCCTGGAGCGGCAAGCCAAGCATTCCCACCCGTGGCCCAAAACGTCCGAAAACAGCTCCATTTTTTCCCAATCGTGCTGTTGCATCGCGAGCCTCAGATTGGTCAGCTTTCGTGCACGGACTGCAAAAGCTCTTTTTCAAGAAACTTGAGGCCAGCTTCGAAAGAAATTTTTTCGCCCTTCCACCCTGAAGAGCACTCGGCGCACCTGGGCTCGAAGAAGCCTGAGCGGCGCTTGACAAAGCAAACAGCCGAAACCTGCCTCGAGCGCGTCCTCAAGCACCAGTCGCACAGGACGCGCTTTTCAAACATGGTCCTCATACTTGGGCAAGACAACTCTGCCAACCAGCTTGCAACTGTTGTCAAGCCTAGGCTCGACCAAGCCTTCAGAAAGGCGCAAGCTTTTGTTCCCGACATAGGCTTGACGAAGATCGGGAAGCACCAAATACCTGTTTCCATTGGACACTTCGATCACGTCTCCTGGCACAGCTTCTTTTTCAACCATTGCAGCCTCCTCACGCAGTCCCTTTGAACCGAATTGGGCGAGGGCCCGTTTGCTCCTCGACGACGAGCACAAGCGGCTCGGAGCAGCAGAGCCTAGCCGCCAGCTGCCTTTCAGCTTCCTTCAAACGCTCAGGGGGCCCTTCAAACGCGCATTTGGCACACACGTCCGACCCGTTCGGCCCATACGGGCGCAGCTCGCGAGGCCCGACGCCCCCAGACAGTCCGCAATGGATGCAAGCTCGCTCAGCCATTTTAACCCCTTTGCCCCGGCCAACTGCGCGAATGGGCGTTGAAAAACTCGGAAGACTTGACGCTTTTAACAGCAGCTTCCCTGGAAACAATGTCCAGGAGAAACTCGGAAGACTTGTGCACATATTTAACCACCCAAAAGGGCTCGCCCGTCGAATCGTTTTTCCAGACAAAGTTCAAGAAACCTGACGTGTCAAATGAAGGCGGCTCATTGGGCTTCGCAATTGAAGACCCTGGAAACACTTCCACGTAAGTCCACCCGGATTCTGTCGCCCCCACTCCGTATCTTTCATACGTGTCCGGCCGGAGCTGGCTGACATACTCGACCATGCCGTCGAGCACCACGGAGCCATGGCGCATCGTCTCTGGAACGAGATGTTTGGTGGCGAACACGATTTTGTTGCCACGATCGAGGAAAATCGCATGCCCATTCAGCTGCCTGGAAAAGCAAACTTTTCGCGAAAAGGCTTCCCTATGGCTCACATTGTCCATTGGCGCCGCTCCTGTTCTCAAACATCTGGCGCCTGGCAATTGGCGCGGACAGCTTCTGCGCAGTCGCCTGACGCTTCCCCGAGGCTGCACCCCCAAAGCTTGGCGAGGTTGTTCAAAACTGCCCCGCACTGTTTCTTGACGTCAGCCTCGCTTTTTTCCTTCAGAACCTCAACCGTTTTCACGCCCTTGATTTGCATGATCGCGCCAACAGTGGCGGAGACGTCTGCCGCGTTGTCTTTGTCGATTGTGACCAGATACTGCGCCCGCCCGTTCGCGCTGTCAGTTTCAGCTTCAAATGGCGGAGTTTGCTGGGGAGGCGGGCTTTGAACGGCTCTGCGCCTCACATATGGCCTAATGGGCGCAGGCGCATGTTCAGAATGATTTTTGCAGAACTCGACGTAGTCCCTTGCCATCAAAGGGTACGGGAACTCCTTCGAGAATTTGACCGTGACGATTCCGTTCCTGTGACGAATTACCTTGACATGCTCAGCAAACTCGTGACATTTCCCATCTTTGTACATCTTGCCAGCCAGCAAATTTTCGACAAATCCTTGCCCCTTTTTCTTGTCCCTTCGAAAGAGATGTTCGCCACGAAGCTTTTGCTCTTCATTCATGGTCACAACCCATTGCCATCTCATGAAATCTCCTCCTTGACCGGGAACAGCAAGGCTCCCATGCCGTCCCAGTTGGGACCGTGCCAACTGGGAAAACCGTGAAAAATTGTGCCGACTAGACAAATTAGGAAAACCGTGAAAATTGTGCCAATTAGGAAAAACCGCGAAAGATCTATGCCAATTAGGAAAGACTCGTGCCAATTAGGAAAAAACCAAGTTTTTACACAGCGGGTCCTTTTTTTAAAGAAAGACCCATATTGCTTTATTCTTGCCGCTCGACGTCCAGTTGAGCCCTGGCCTGTTGACGGGCCCGCTTTCTGGACCTGCGAAGGAAGGCAACATGAACCTTGCGGCCTCCGATTCGCAAGGTGCCGCGAGAACAGCACCCGTACTTGCAGGAGATGTTCTCGGTTCTTTTGTTGCCATACGGTTTCATTGGAGTCCCCTGTTCTATTTGGAGACAGCAACGAGACAGGTGCCGAGGAAGAATATGACAGTGAGCAAGCCGATGATGGATAGGCAGCCCATGCTGCTGTTGGAGTCCACTTCTTCAACGATGAACTTTTTGCCCATGAGACCTCCTGAAGAATTGTACACTGTGCCAAGATCGGCTCAAATATGTGCCAAGACCTGCTCAAATATATGCCATATATTTGAGCCGATCCCCTGCCATATACTCGGACGCGCACGAAATTTTCGGTCAGGACTCGTGCACGTCCCACAAGCTCAGCTGGTTTTCAATTGCCCGGATGGCTTTGTTTAATCGAACGAGTTCTAGCCGGGTTTTTTCTTGACTGTTTTTTTGCCAAGAGCCGATTTGCAAGCAAAGGGAAAGTTCTAGACGCTTGCTGTTTTGCCGAAGTCTTGGGAGAAAGCGTCGCCGCTCTGCAGCGTCCATCCGGTCTTGGACTGGGGTGCCAACAACCTTTTTCCAGTTGTTGGTAAGCCATTGTAAGGCGGCGACATCCATTCCCGGCATTGCTCAGCGACGGGTTTTCTTTGCCGGAGCGCGCTTGGCCTTCTTTGCCGGAGCCTTCTTGGGCGGGCGTAAGTTCACGGTTCGGGCGGCTTTCGGCCCAACTTCGATGCGCAGCGCGGTTTCCAGCTGTTCCAGCATCTTGCGAGCCGCGGTCTTTTGCCGGCTCCACTCTTCGGGGGTTCGGCGGGACAGGACGAAGGCGAGAAAGTCCCTGGCCTTCGCGGCTTGAGTGGCGTCCATTTGAAACGTAACTTTTTTCGAAGCCATGATCGCTCTCCGTTTGCGTTTGGCGCTTTGGCGCCGGATGGTGCTGGGACGTGGCGAGCCGCAGACGGCCTCCGCCCCAGTCGGTTATAGACTACGTTACCAGTCCGGACAGCAAATTGCCTGTTCCCAAACGACGCCCATGAGCGTCAAGGGTTGTGTTCGTCTTGGAGTCATATGTTCCCAAGAGCCTTCCCTGGGCGTCGTATGCCTTTTGACGAGACCCTTGGTCTTTGATTTCCCCAATTCTTTTGCCCGATGAGTCTTTGAGGACCATTTTTGCGAGCTCCTTTAAACCGGGATACTCGCTTTTGGCAAAAATTTTCGTAGGGGATTTTCGCGGGGAACGATGGCCTTTGAAGTTTGTTCAAAGGCAAGGCGGCTTTTGAAGGCTCGTTTAAACGGGGAGGGAGGTTACCCCCTTTGAATGGCAACGCAAAGTCGTCGGGGGGGGGGCGGATCTGACTCTGCGTTGCCCTTCAAAGGGGGCGTTTAAACCGGTGCAATTAAAGCCTAATAACTTTGAAATTTGCTTTCAATAGTGATTTTTGACACGAGTCTACCCGGCGATTTTCTCCAAACCTCATTTTCTTGAAATTCTCTCTGTTGGAACGGTCGGACGTTTTTCACTGCTCGCTCGTATCTCTGGGCTTCTCGCTTGAGATAGCCACCCTTGCGGGCTTCGTGACAGCAGTGCGAGATTGTGGCAAAAATTGCCTCAGTGTGCTGGACCTGGACCGGTTGGAGAATTTCAAGGAGCAAAGGCCTGGAGGCCGGGTCTTATTCAAACATTTGACTGTTCGAACTCGGGTGCGATCGCACCAACTCAGGTCGCTTCAGCTCGGCTATTCCGACTTATCCTAGGCAATCGGTACGGCTCCGCTTCCACGACATTAAATGTCGGCCATAAAAAGTTTGTTGTGGGGTGGGGTTTCTGGTGGGGGGAGATTTCGCTAGAACTTGAGAGCGGGTTCGACGCGCTTGACGCATTGCGCAAGAAGAGCGCGGGTTGCGTCATCCACTTCGCGAATGGCCTTCTCGTAGGTCTTGGTTGCCGACACCTTCACATCGGTGTCGAACAGCGTGAGCATTGCGTTTTCGAGGTCGTCGCCCTGCATTCCGAGCTCGCCCAGCAGGCCTCGAACCAGCTCTTCGGCGTTCGCCTTGAGTCGCTTGGACTCCTCGACCACGAACAGCTTCGCGAAATCCGTGGTGGCCACTGCTCCCGAGTCCCTGAGCGACAGCACCGTGTCCTTTTGGCACGTGTAGCGGTTGGTGCACACCACCGAAACGTACTTGGTTTCGCGTCCAGGGGTGTCGGAGTCTTCGCAGGCAGGCACTTCGACCGAGTAGGGCACGCTCATGGTGGTCACGTCGGCCTTGAAGGTGTCGTTGTACAGGTCCCTCTTTTCGACTCCATACTGGCGCATGTCGGTTTGCACCATGGCGAACCGGGCCTCCGCCTCTTCGAGCGCAGCCTTCAGCTCGGCGACTTCCTGAGCCTTGTCGGACATTGCCGGATCGAACCCGAGGCGCACCACGTTCTTGTCGCGGCGGGCCCCTGCGAGGGCTGGGTCCTGAAGCTGGGTGGTCAGCGCGCTCGCGGGACCTCCCTCAGCGTTCTTCTTGCTGGCGAGCTTCTTGAGGGTGTCCAAGGCGCTGATTTTCGGGGGATTTGCCATCTCGTCATCTCCTGGGTTGTGGTGGCCGTCTCGCGATCCGGTACTCGCGACCCTGCGCGATCTGCGTTCTCCTTTCACGCCGACATGACTTTTTGAACTAAGAGATTTTCCTTCGCTTGCTCAGTTTGCTCCTTTGTTGCAAACTTATGGACAATTTTCTTTAAATTGAACTTTTTCGTTCTGAGAACCGTCAGATCTGCTCCGTGTTCTAGGAGCAGTTTGCACACTTCAAAGTGCCCTGCTCGTGCAACACACCGGAGCGCCCAATCATCATCTGCATGAACGTTCGCTCCGTGTTCTAGAAGCAGTTTGCACACTTCCAAGTGCTTACCCTTTGCAGCATATTGAAGTGCCCAGTCATCATTTGCATGAACGTTCGCCCCGTTTTCTAGAAACAATCTGCACACTTCTAAGTGCCCCCATGCTGCAGCATACTGGAGCGCCAAATCGTTTTTCGCGTGAACATCTGCTCCGTGTTCCAAGAGCAGTTTGCACGTCTCTAGATACCCAAGTTTTGCAGCTTTGGTCAGATCCATCCAGTCACCTCATGCGCTCATGACTTTTTGAATGGAAAGAGTTTTTCTTGCTTGCTCAATTTGTTCTTTCGTTGCAAATTCTTTGACAGTTTTCATTAAATTGAACTTTTTCGTTCTGAAAACTGTCAAATCTGCTCCGTATTCTAGGAGCAGTTTGCACACTTCCGTGTGTCTTTCTGACGTAGCACACCGGAGCGCATAATTGTTGTCTGCATGAACGTTCGCTCCATTTTCCAAGAGCAATTTGCACACTTCCAAGTGCCCATTCCGTGCAGCATGCTGAAGCGCCCAGTCTTTATTTGCGTGAACGTTTGCCCCGTTTTCTAGGAGCAATTTGCACACTTCCAAGTGCCTATGTGCTGCAGCTTTGATCAGATCCATCCAGTCACCTCAAGTGTTCATGACTTTTTGAACGGAAAGTTCACTTTTTGCTTGCTCAGTTTGCTCTTTCGTTGCAAATTTATTAACGACCTTTTTCAAATTGAACTTTTTCGTTCTGAAAATTGTCAGATTTGCTCCGTTTTCCAAAAGCAGTTTGCACACTTCAAAGTGTCCGTTTGACGCAGCGTATCGGAGCACATAATCGTTATCTACATGAATGTCTGCTCCGTTTTCCAGAAGCAGTTTGCACACTTCCAGATGCCCATTCCGTGCAGCATACTGGAGTGCATAATTGTTATCTACATGAATGTCTGCTCCATGTTCTAGGAGCAATTTGCACACTTCTGGGTGCCCGTTTGACGCAGCGCGTCGGAGCGACCAGTCATTACCTACATGAACGTTCGCCCCATGTTCTAGGAACAATTTGCACACTTCCAAGTGCCCATTTAACGCAGCAATTTGAAGCGCCCAGTCATCATCTGCATGAATGTCTGCTCCGTGTTCCAAGAGCAATTTGCACACTTCCAGATGCCCATTCCGTGCAGCTTGTTGGAGCGCCCAGTCACTGTGTGCGTGAATGTCTGCTCCGTTCTCTAGGAACAGTTTGCACACTTCCAAGTGCCCATTCTGTGCGGCTTCGATCAGACCCATCCAGTCACCTCCGCGATCGAATACTCGCGATCGGCGCTGGCTTGCGTTTTATTGTGAACGGAATGATGAACTACGCGCGGTTGCCGAAGTTCTCGCGCGCGTCGTCGACGTGGTCGTCGTTGGTGTTGGCGCCGTTGGTGTTGGCGCCATAGTCTCGCGTCCCCGCTCCGGGCCGTTGGCGCCGTTGCCTCATGTTGTCCGCGGGCCTTGGGGCGCCTACTGACCTGGCCGGTCGCATGTGCACGTACACGGGCGAGCCTTCTGTGTCCTCGTCCGGAATCGGACAAGAGCAATGCAGTTCCATCATTCCGAGCGGGATGGTGAAGTCAAGCATTTCGACGCCGCTTTGAGCGACTCTCAGCTTTGCTTGAAGCACCACTTGATTGACGTTGGCGTACTTGTTTGGCGGGCCGCTTTTCTCAAAATTGTTCATTGAATCCTCTAACGAATTGTTGCTTTATTCCAACTGAATTTTTCCGACGTATCCTTCTTTATCGAGAGCCTCCGGAGTTGGTCGGCCGAGTTGTAGGCCGATGATTTCTGTCAGCACCATCGCATCATCGTCGCTTGTCAGGCGCAATTTTTCTCTGACGTATGAAGGGCTCAGAAATCCGTTTTTCGCGGTGAAAATTGCCGAGCCGCTGAGGACCCCATCGCCCAACAGAGACACCACCCATGAATTTTCTTGGCACCCAAGAAGTTTGCAAGCGGAGGCGGGGACCCTGGCGAATGACATGACGTACCTCGTTCCATTCCCTGGCTGGTACTCCATTATTTTACAATACGGAGCCGGATCGTCGACAATCCATTTTATGGCTTCTTGTATTTCTTTGGTTCTCATTTCGTCACCTCTTTAAAAGTCGTGAATTTCCAAAGCCATCGACTGAAACGTCAGCCAGGCGTCGCGGTCCACCTCGTGCGGGTGCGGCGCGTTCCAACATTTGTCGCACCACGTCAGCAAGTACAGGGCGCCGGGCTCGATTTCCGCCGTCCAGTGCGTCGCTTTCCCACGGCAGGTGTCGCACTCGTCCGACCTGATTGCAATCATCGCCTTGACCTCGCCATTGTCAGTTCTGACAATCATGTTTCGTGCACTTCTTTGAGCAAGACGTCTGGATGCGCAACTTCAGCCCAATACAATTTCGTGAGCTCGTCGAGATCCTTCCGACACTTGAACTCGCTGCTGTGAATCAATGAAATTAGCGTCACAATTCCGCCGCGAGTCTGCCCGGCAATTTTGACACAAGCCTCCCTGGTGTGCCAGTATTGATCCCAGCTATGTTTGACTAGCCCGGCTTTCAAAATGCAAGCGGCCAGAGCGGGCAAGTTTCTCCGTGCTTCTTCAATCAGGGCATCATCGGCGTCGTTCATTTCTTTCCCTTCTTGGCCAGTTCTCTCATGTGGGCTCGTGCTGCCTTGACGCAGGCTCCCCACACCTTCAGAGCGTCGTCCTCGTTGTCGGCGTACACGTAGTGTCGGAATTCTTCCGTGTCCCCGTATCCCGAAAACACTGACTTGTCAGACGGGCAACGCATCGCCATGCCAAACCCGAATTCGACGGCGGAATTCGTATCGTTATCGCCGAAAGTCGTCATTCCGGCATATCCCGGATGTTGGTCGAGGTATTCCCACTCGTTGCTTCCTAGTTTCTCAACGGCCGCGTCAAGCTTTTTCGAATAGTTGATTTCGCCCCGTTTCATTTCTCGTGAACTCCTTCCACGATCGACTCGCGGATTAGCTGGAATAGCTGGTTTTTCGTAAGTCCTCTGTCCATTAGGTCCGCGGCAGCCTTCTTGAAAGCTTCTTCCTTCTTTGTGCGCACTCGGCGCAGCAGCGCGCTCCGGCTTTTCTCGGCGCCGCTTTGAATCCTTTTGACAGCTGCTTCGAGCTCGCGAAGCTGTTGCGGGTCCTGCCGGGCTTTCTCCGCTGTCGAGAGAATCGTGAGAACGAGCTTATTGCTGTCAACGTGACTGGGCGCTGCGTGCTGCAGCTTGCCCAAAACATCTTCAGCTTTGTCCTCTGGGTAGAGCAGGAGCTTCACTGTGCATTCAGGTTCCAAAACAATTGTCACGCTCACCCTGCTCGATCCATCCAGCCAAAGCTTTCCGCTAATCTTGTGCGACATTGCCGGGACTCCTTCTTCCCCTGTCCGATACGCGCACAATCGGCCGAGCTGCGCCGTGATTCAGGAGTGGCCACCCGCCTTCGAGGTCGTCAATCAGGGATCCGGCTGCCTGCCTGTCGATCATTCTGCTCAGCACGTAGTTTCGATTAAATGGAACGCCAAAGTACTCGCGCTCGTCCAACCACGTTCCAATTACGCGATCTGGCAGTTGGCGGCGCCGGGCGCAGACCTTTGAGCGCATCGTGACGTCCACCACTTTTCCACCGATCTCCAGCCATCCGTGCAGCACCGGCAGCACTGCGTGCACGCAGTATCCCTCCACGTATGTGAATCGAGACTCTGGGTCCATTGTTGCCAAAATTATTTGGCTGTTGTAGTAGCATTGCTTGATCGGAAATCTGCCGCGACGCAAAACCCGCATGACATAAGCCGTCTCGTTCTTCGTCAATTCTTGCGACAAAGTTGGGCGGCCCTCGCGAAGCACGTACCCCTCAAAGGAATCCGGGCGTCCCATCTGGTCGGCCATCCATTTCATTTGCTCGAGATATTGACGCAGCTCATTCATGGCCGAAACCACAGTGACGCGACACCCAAATTTTGGGCATTTTCTGACACGAGCAGCGCGTTTCCGAAAGCCACCATGTGCAGCGAGCACTGGGAACATGTGACACGCTTTCCATGGTCCAGCTTCTCGACATTGGCGTTGCACCGGGGACACCGTGCGCCAACTTCTTCCTTGACGATGCAAGACGGGTCGATTCGGCTTCGAAGCGTGGCGAGCACAACGTATCGATTGCGCGGAAGCCGTTCGACGCAGGAATCGCTGGTCGCAACAAATTTCCCCGGCATGAACGCTGGGGCAATTCTGTAATCGTTCATGATAGCGTGACCTCCGCGACCTGAATCAGGTCCTCTAGCTCTTGCTCAGTTTCGGGAACTGTTTTGTGAGTCAGGAGTTGGCACACGAGGCCGAACTTGGACGTTTTCGGCAGCTTGTTGACCAGTTCTTGCACGGACATCGTGCGAGTTGTTCTCAAGTCTTCTATATAGAAGCCTGCAGCTTGCACCAGCTCTCTGATGGACAACCGTTTTTCGTTGTCCAAAATCAAGTCCCTTGACCTAGACCGGCAAATGAACTCGTTAACCAGCTCTTTCGGGATCGGGCGCGTTTTAGCACATTTGCGCTCGTACGACATTGCCAGTTTGGCAAGGCTCTCAGTAACGCGACCTCCAAACTTCGGATTCATGCGCCTTTCAAGATAGCGGCGCACAGCTTCGGTCGGATCGCATTGGGGGCAGTTTGCGACGTGATTTTTGACAATTGGATACAGAATGATGTTGTCCACCATGAACTGACTTACCGGGCCAGTCTTGTCTGTTTTGAAGTGTCCGTTCTTGCCATGCCCGTCGCCTTTGACTGTGATGACGCAGTCGAACATTCAGTCACCTCCGCCGCCCGATACTCGCGATCGCTGCGAGTTTGCAACTTCATTCAGTCGTCATGGACTTGTGCTTGCACGGCGGCAAGACTCGCTTGAAACCTTCAAGCCTCCTGCACCGATTTGATGAGCTTGACCCGGTCACGATATAGCGAATCGTGTTGCAGTTCGTACCGGATGTCGAGGCACTGGGATAGCTTCGCCCAGAATCGAAGCTTCTGCGCAGTCTTCCCATTCTTGACCACTTTCCATGTGATGGAATCGTAGTCTTTGTCGTCCTTGAGCGCCGATTTGCTGAAAGCCCTGATGTAGACCCGGTCGCATTCGAGCACCAGGCCGGCCGGCAGCGAAACTTGAGCTCGTTTGAGGGATCCGCCATAGCGCTGGCCGGGAGGCGGATCCTCGTACACGCTCCACTGCCTCGACTCCGGGTCGATCAGTCCGAGAGCCTTAGCAAAGTTGAGGTTTCGCCTCTCGAAATAGAGCGTGAATTCCCAAGGCGCGGCAAGCACGAGCCTGTCGCCACATGCGGGGATGAACAGCCGCTGCTTGTCAGTCAAGTTGTCGAAGGCCACTGTCAACTTGCTCAGATCAACTGTTGCGGACTTTGCTTCCTTCTTTGCTTTTGCCATTCATGCCTCCATCACGTTTTCCATGATCAATTCGTCCAAGGCTGATTGCAAATCGTCCAAATGCGCGTATGGCTTGCCTTCTCCGAAGGCACATGACCCGTCCACGACTCGAAGGTTCTGCCCGAGCTCCAACACCCATACGCGCATTCGGGTCCCCACGTCGTCGTCAATATACTGGGCGCTATCCACCCATCTGATGGAAAACTGGTTCTCGCCAACGCGCAGCGGGGTGCCGCTTTTGAACTCGAGGGACCTATCTTGGCGCGACCATCGCCTCAACCGGTTCCAAAGCCGATTCCACCCTTCCACCACTTCAGGACGGACGCACTCTGGAATCGTGGAAGGCGTGTGATACGGCCGGACGCCAGATCTTTTCCTCATGTTTCATGAACCTCTCTCACCGAGTTCAGCTCGTCTGCAATCTTGCAAGCTTCAGAATAGCTGTCGGCCTCGTTGACGACAGCGTCGTCGCATTTGACTGTTGTGGACAGGGCTCGGTACCAACCCGAGGCGTCTTGCAACACAAGCCAGGGCTTGGACGCACGGCGCGGATCCTCGTGTTTGCCATACTGCTTTTTGGTGATGATCAAGAGTTTTGCCGACCTCACGATTGCCGTCGGCCCAAAACCGTCAAATTTGACGCGACAAATTAAGGATGTCGTGCCTGTGGTTTTGCCCCATCTGTCTTTTGAGCAAGTGACTGATGCAGACGGGTCTTCTTTCACCAAAAAGACGTATCTCACTCGCATCACCTCCTCAGTCCAGATGCATGCTCCTATCAGTTGCCCGTTCGAGTGTCACTTTCACGATTCGAATGATCATCATGCTCCTCGGTTCACTGGCTTCGGCCCAAGCATTGGGCACTCGCCCGGAACATCTTCAGGAATTGGGGGCGCACGCTGGACGTTGACATGCAGTTCTACCCCATCGCCTTCGTCTTCCATCGTCGTCATGATGCCGTACGTGGAAACCACGTACTCGTTTCCGTTGGAAAGCATGGTGACTACAATCGAAGCGGAGTGACTGACGCCTTCGGCTTCCTGCTTGTCCATGAATTCCTGAAACCTTCGCGCGAACTTCCACGCTGTGGCATCGGCATCGGATCGTGTTTTCCTCATTCGTAGCTCCCTTCGCACGCGTGTTGGGTCCAGACCGCGATCGGATACCCACGCGAGTCGCGCAATTCCGCCGGCCTTCAGACCACGTGCTTCCACTTTTGACCACTTCGTATACCGCGAACCAAAGCGTTGCTTACGCCGAAAAGCTCGGCAATTTTTCGTGTTCCGAGACCAGTCATGCTCCGTATTTGACGAATGTCTTCATCATGAAGTTTTGAACCCCGTCTGTCTGACCCGATGGCATTTTCTAAATATGGAGGTCTGACCCCACGAGCTTTCGAATTTCTGCTTAGCAGCTCGGCCACACATTCATCGCTGCATACTTTCGTTGGTCTGTTTGAAAACTTAGCAAACTGGGACCCGCACACAACACATGTAGCTGGCTTGGCGGGTATGTACTCGTGCTCTATTCCAGCTTTTACTGCCAAGCCGTGCATGAACTGAGAAGGGACATTCGAGTACAGACCATCGGTCAGTTTGGACTGAATAAAATAAACGTCATTGTTCTTCGGCGAAACATGAAGAACGAGCACGGGCATTTTCATGGCTTCGACGAACCACATCTTCGTCGCCATCTTTTTGGCAACAGCAGAGGTTATCTCAATGAGGAAGCGTTGCCCGTCTCGGCTAGCCACTGCGTCTATCGGGAAACTATGAGAATTTTCTGATAACCAGAATATGTCGCTGAACCCTTCTTTCGGAAGGATTGTGTGGACAGCACGCTGCTCGACAGTGCGTCCGGCGTTTGTTTTATCGGACGGCGATGCACCAGACTGGACAGCATAGCCCCACACTTCTCCGTGCAGCCACCGTTCGAACTTACACCATTTTTTGATTTTGTCGAGTGATTCCGGAGTGCTCATATGAGCACTCCGGTATTAAAGACTCATTCATGATCGCGTGTCGCCACATAGCTCGCACATTTGGGGAGGCCATCGTCCGTCATGTCTGCAAAGCGGTACGTGATGGTCGAGCCGATCGCCGGAGGGTTCTCCCGATCCTTGGCAGTCAGTCCGGTGCCGACGTTGAAGGTCTTGCCGTTCGGCATCCGAACAATCAGGCCGCCGGTCTTGCCCTTGTTCGCCTTCTTGCCAGCCTCATGCCCGATGACAACGGCCTCGGCATCCTGAAACGGCTTGAACTTCAACAGAGTGCTGGACCTTCGCGGCTCGTAGCGGCTTCCCGGCTTGCGAAACATGAGCCCCTCGGCTCCTGCGGCTGCCGCAGCCTTCAAACTGGCCTCTGCCTCTTGGCGGCTCTTGCACTCCGTGTGCGAATGAGCGTAGGCGTACTTCATGCTGGACATTCCGCAAAGGTGTGTCAGACGCTGCTCGAATCCCCCGGGGAAATTCGGGGCGTCGAACATGACGAATCGGACCTGCTCCCAGGCACGGCCGGAACCGGCGCTCTTAACAACCGAGATGGTCTTCTGGAACATCTTGCGGCCCATCCACAACTCCCCGTCGAGAGGCTCCTGCGGCAGCCCGGCGGTGAAGAATCCGGGCGCGGCGTAGACGTTGCCTTGTCTTGAGATGAACACCTCGCCGTTCCAATAGGCCCGCACGCCGTCGAGCTTTTCAGACTCCAGCCACCCGGTCGGGTCGAAATCGTCCTCGACCGTGTTCGCCAGAAGTACAGGCGGTCCGAACAAATCGGTCTTTTCGTCCTGGCGGAGCTTTCGTCCCTTGCGGGCCTCTTCTTCGGCCACGATGGCGGCTTTCTCCTCCTCGGAAAAGGGGATGAACCCGCCAAATTTGTTGACCCGCCGCGCCTTGTCGCGCGCCGCTGCCCCGCTCTGGCCCGTCGCGGGGTTGCCGCGCGCCTCGCCGGACCGGGCAGCTACCTCGGCCACTGCCGGAGCGGCGAGCACGTCCGTGCCACCTCCGGACGCCGCAGCTGGCTTGCCTCCAGTGCGGGCATCTTCAACCGCTTGGCCTCGCTGTGCAATGATATGTTTGCACGTGCGAAGATCGATTGGTTTGCTCTGTCGGGTCCAGGCCGGGCACGAGCAGCTATATACCTCTCCGCGCCGGAGCAGCTTGTAGGGCTTGGCCCCGGAACCTTGAACATATCGGATTTCGCCGTCTTGCCAGTCAGACATTTGTCACCTCATTCGAGTCGTCTTTCGCCTTATTGACGGCGAAAGACGCTGCTTCAAGTTCCTGAGTCAACCGTTCCTGCCAAGTCTTGCGCAACTCTTTAGACTCTAGGCGTTCATCGGTCAATTCCACGATAGTGCAAGTCTTCATATTTGTCACCTCTCGCGTCCGATACGCGGCGCGCGGCCCGATCGTCGCTCGGCCTCAGGTTGCATGCTCTGTTTGGCAGGATTTCAGGCGTTTGGCGACATCAGACTCGGTACCGAAGAACATCAGCGTCATGACCGTCCAGTTCGACACAGAAGCATTGAACTGGACGGTCATGACGCTTGCACCTCCTCCACTAACTCTTCCAACACCGCCGTGACGGCCAGCCCCCTGATTTTGGCCACCACATGCGGCGGAAACAGCTCGACATCCCCGATCCACTCCCACAAAACCCTGTGTTGCATCGCGCCCATCAACGCTCCCTGCGGGTCGCAGAGGAACGTGGGAACATGGACGTCCAGCCCGGCATCATGCAAGAATGGCTCGAGTTTCATGGTGATGTTGATGAATGTTGAGCTGACTGTCGGGACGCGGTGTGGGGCGAAGAGTAAATGGTTGTCTGTTTCTTTGACTCGCGAAATTTTGAATTTGGCCCGGCTCCAAGCCGAAGCCAAATGTTGGCTCAAATAATCTTTTTGAGCTTGATATAAACTGAGCCGGGCGTTGTCGAATTGGTCCTGGATGACCTGGTATTCACGCTTGGTCATGACGCTTGCACCCCCATCACGAGCAAGTCTGGGCGATGCTCTTGGAGCAGCTTCTCAAGAAGCTCTGCTGGGTCTTCGCGCCAGAACGTCAGGTTCAGATACCCTCCGTTGCCTTTGTGCCAGGTCACCCAGACGTCCCCGCCTCCGGCAGCTTCCCACCCTTGCAGAAAACATCGGTTTGGGTAGCTCATTTCCCAGTTTTCTGTCTTCTTGGACCAGGAGTTGTTCTGGTTTGCTCCATCAGAAAACAGTGCCGCCTCGCCCACGATGGAGCGAAACTCGCCGATCTTCTTGAGCCCAGTCGTGCAGAAAATTAGCCAGACGAGGTCCTGCGCCTTCTTGGAAGCATCGTTCACTTTCATGTCATTAGTCCTCCAGCTCGGGGTGGTCTTGCAGAAAGAGAGCACCATCGGCGCCATATCCCTCAGCGGAGGCGACTTCAGCGAGATTTCCCGGGAACCCACCTGGGTCGTTCATGAGGTCAGACGCCGAGTATTTTGTGCCGTTGATTACCCACCCGTAATCGTCCGGGTCTCCGCCGTTTGACCAGCCCACGACACTCGAAAATTCCAATTGTTCCTTCGTGATCTTCGGCATTTGTCACCTCTTGGTCGGTACGCGCCGAGCGCGCGGATCTGCGCAGCGCTTCAAAAGGTCTTAAGCTATGCGATACGGGCACATACGTCTTGAAGGATCACTTGGTTTTTTGTTCTAGGTTTTTTGCTGCTTTAATGCAAGCGGCTGCAATGCGTCGCAATTGTTTGGCACTGAAATACCCGGTGGCGTCGACAGTCATGAACTTGTCGTTGGAGGTTATTGATATCGCCACTGTGTCCACAACATCGCTTGAAACTTCATGGCTTGCTTGTTGAAGCGGTTCTCCAATTTCAAAGTTGGCGTGATCGTATGGGTCGCCAGCCACAGCACGAATTATCATTTTAACATCCTTCCTTGCACGGAAAATCGATCGCTCGGCTCATTTTGTCACTTTGATCATGACGGAACTCGTGGTGGTATTCACGCTTGGTTATCTGGTATTTGCGGGCCTTGCGCGATCCCAAACCTGCTGCGTGAGCTTCCTGACTTTGGAGACGGAAGCCTCTTCGAACGATGGAAGCCAGCTTCCCTCCATCTCGACCGGCTCTGTCGTGTTCACAAACGCGTATGCGTTTCGAACCTCGGCAACGCTTTCTCGGTCGAACTGGACTTCGATCGAAATTGGCGTCCTTTTCTTGCCTTCCACCGCTTCGGCTGCCACTTCGTAGCTGGCTACGAAGTGGGCTGATTCTGCTCGAAGCACAATCTTTTTCACCCGAATTGTTGCCGACATTCCGTCACCTCCATGACCGAATATGCGAGATCACGCCCGATCGCCGCTTTACCCTCCCACCCGGTATGTGCGCGATCGGTCGACTGCCAACGCGCTCCAGGAGTTATGCACTTTTTAGGCTAAATACCTCATGTGCCCATGACTTTTTGAACGGAAAGAATTTTCTTCGCTTGCTCAATCTGCTCTTTCGTTGCAAATTCCCGAGCTAACCTTTTCAAATTGAAGTTTTCCGTTCTGAGAACCGTTAGGTCTGCCCCGTGTTCTAGGAGCAATTTGCACACTTCAAAATTCTCATATTGTGCGGCCCACCGGAGTGAACGATCATTGTGTGCGTGAACGTCTGCCCCATGTTCTAGGAGCAGTTTGCACACTTCCAGGTGCCCATTGTGCGCAGCACACTCTAACGCATAATCGTCCGCACGAATACCTGCTCCATGTTCTAGGAACAGCTTACATACTTCAAAATGCCCGTTTGATGCAGCAAACTGGAGCGCCTGATCACCGTCTGCATGAACGTTCGCCCCGTTTTCTAGAAGCAGTTTGCACACTTTAGGGTGTCCGTTTGACGCAGCCCACTGGAGCGCCAAGTCGTTCTTTGCATGGACGTCCTCCCCGTTCTCTAGAAACAGTTTGCACGCCTCAAAGTCACCAAGTTTTGCGGCTTCGATCAGACCCATGGTTTGGCTTTCACGCTTCTTCCCGAACAGTTTGCACGAGCTCGGAAAGCTTGTTCGCCAGGTCTCTGAGCTCTCCTTCAGGCAATTCCTGCGCAGCCTCGAACAGAGTTTGCACTCGATCCTTCGGGCGTCGCTCAATTACCTCGAGCGACAACAGCTCCCCGACTTCCGGGTTGAAGGTCCTATACCCGCCTTCGTGGAGCTTCTCCCCCGTCAGCTTGTCCCGGTTGTAAGCCATGATCGTGAGCACCTTCTGGCCTCGGCGCGTGGTCCACAGGGCTTCCAAGGTCCCCACGTAGTGGCGCCTGTTGCAGCCTTCCTCGTGAACGGCGCGCTCCGATTCGAGCATTTGCCTGTCTGTTGGCGGCTCCCCGGCCTTGTAAGACACAAAGAGCAAGGAGCCTCGGCCGCAGTCCCTGAGCTTGTTCACCATCTGGCTCGTTGTCAACATTTCGTCACCTCCGCAATCGGATACGCGCGGCAGAGTGCAGGCTTCGCCATCCTTCAGTCCAGATTTACGTCTCTTACCAGGTTTAGATCGTCTGCCAATCGGTAAGCTTCGTTTCTCCGCATGTTCTCGTCAACCAGTTGTTCGTAGCTTCTCAAGCTGTGTCCGAACCCAAAAACGAGGTATGCCTTCACTCGCGAATCATACACGACCGACCATGCTCCTTGAGTTTCTTTCATTCTTGCATGAGGTTTCTGGCTTCGCCCAAGTTGTGCCACTCTCGAATCTGATATGCCAAGTCTTCTGCTGACAGCTCCTTGCCCAAGAAGACTTGTTGCTCGCAATGGGAAAAGACCGATTCCAGTCCGCGCGGGTCGATGTTGCTGTCGTCGTTGCAAACTAGAACAGTGTATTCGTCGGTCAGTCCCGGATCCGGCTCATACTCGATGCATTGGGTGACATACCACCATTTCCCCCAGAACCATCCAATGAACGCCATGGAGTTGATGCCGGCGTCGTCGCAATCGGTTTCTTCCATGGAGCCCATGGCTCTTTCGCAAGCATCGAGAACAACGTCTTTCATCCTGGTCACCTCCGATCCCACGCACATTATGCGCTCATGACTTTTTGAACGGCAAGTTCACTTTTCGCTTGCTCAATTTGTTCTTCTGTCGCAAACTCTTTAACGACCTTTTTCAAATTGAACTTTTTTGTTCTCAGAACTGTTAGGTCTGCCCCGTGTTTTAGGAGCAGTTTGCACACTTCAAAGTGCCCATGTGTTGCAGCATATTGGAGCGTCCAATCGTCTTCTGCATGAACGTTTGCTCCATGTTCCAGGAGCAGTTTGCACACTTCCAGATGCCCATAGCATGCAGCCCGCTGGAGCGCCCAGTCGTTTTCTGCATAGACGTTTGCTCCGTGTTCCAAGAGCAGTTTGCAAATTTCCAAGTGCCCACTGTATGCAGCATTTTGGAGCGCACGATCGTTCTTTGCATGGACATCCGCCCCGTTTTCCAGGAGCAGTTTGCACACTTCCAGGTGCCCATTCTGTGCGGCTTCGATCAGGTCATTGTCGTTTCCCATTTTTGGTCGCCTAAATTTCCTGAACGTGCGCCACGGCTTCTTCAGCCATGACTGTTCGCGCCAATTTGTTCAGCTGTCGGGGAGTTGCTCCAGAGCGGCGCGCAGACCGCATGGCAGCTAAAGCTCGATTCAAGTCCCCCTGAATTTTTCGAGCTTCGCGCTTTTTCTCGGGCTCTCTGCTAACTCGCAAAGTCCTGAGCTGGGCGGCCAACTTGTTGAAGCCGCCTCCTCCGCCACGCCTCGTGAGCTCTTCCTTCATCTCTCTTTGTATGTAGTGGCGCGTGATTGAACGACTGCGCGAGAGCGACCAGTCGCGCCATTCGGGGCGCAGGCCGAACTTCTTGAAGAGGGACCAGATCAGTTGCGAGTCTGCGTCAAACTGGTCCAAATCTGGGATTCGCGCGGCAACTTTCACGGTCTTCTTGTCAAATCGCAAGCCGACGTGCACGATCGTGAAAGACTTGTTGTAGGACGGCTTGATCAGCTTGGCGTTGGCGAGGAATGCCACGATGAGAGACGCCTTGGCGTCGTTCTCGTCGCAGAATTCTTTCGTCGTTTTCCCGAATTCGTCCATTCGGCCACCTCCGAGATCGAATACGCGGCGAGCTCGCGCAGCTCCGACTTACCCTGACTGGACTTTTTTCACTCGGCGAAGATTGATCGCGTCTTGGGCTTCTTGAACAGTCATTTTGTGTACAGCTGTTTTGTAGCGACGCACGAACTTCAGCATCATGTCGTACGACACAGGGTTGTGCAAAATGTCTTTCATCAAGGCGAGCAAGACTTCTGGGTTTTTGTCCAAAATCTCCCCATAGTCGCAAAAACCAGTGTCCGCGAACCAGTCAGCGAGCACCGCCGAAAACTCTTCTTTCACGCCTTGTTTGGAAACTTTCATGACTCACGACTCCCGAGTTTCTGGCTTCATTTGCTCATCACCGACATCAGGCGAAACTCGTCCCATGCCATTTTGAAGACTTCGGGCCAGTGGTCTGCCAAAGCGGCATTTTTCTGAGTGCACATGACTCGCAAGAAATTTCTCTTGGCATCGTTCATGTGCAGCTGCAGTTTTTCGTCTTCCACGCTAGACCCGTTGTCGGGCTCCACGCTGGAGACGTCTCCCCTGCGGCGAAGCACGAGCTTTCCGCCCCACCGGGTGCCGTCGTACCCGTACCCGCTTGGAGTGTGCTTGTCTCGAGCACACTCCTCGCAAAACCCCATCACGTCTTCGTACACTCCGTTGTCGCGCCACAAGTGGGAGTACTTCACCCGGAAAAAGATCTTGGCTTGACGCCCACAGTTCTTGGTTCTGTCCTTGTTGGGAATTTTTTTCATGCCGTTGCATCGCATTGCGTCACCTCTCGCGTCCGATACCGCGCTGCGAGTCGCGGCTCCGCCATTTTTTAGAAGTTTGTGCCTAAACAACTGAGGGGGTGGAGGTCGCGATCCGATCAGCGTACCGGACAGCGGAGGTGTCGCATGGCGCGAAAGAACGACAAGACAGACGTTTTGGACATGATCGAAGTGATGGAAGTGGAGGGTAGGCCCCTGGCCCACATGCGCATTTGCATCACTGGCCACCTGGCCAAATCTCGGGACGAAATTGTGAAGCTCATCAAGCAAGGCGGAGGAGAGTTTCACTCCTCGATGAAGTACCACACGACCCATCTGCTCACCAACGCGGACTGGACAAAGAACTCTGTCGACGGAACGTCTTCCAAGTTCAAGAAGGCAAAGGAATATGGGGTCAAGGTCATCAACGAAGAGCAGTTTCTGGCCCTGCTGACCGGTCCATGAAGTGCGAAAGCTTCGATTGCGTCGGCTCTTTTGACGAGCACGAATGCGAAGAAGAAGCTGTCTACTTTTTCGCATGGGGTGATGACGCGATCGCCGTTTGCGATCGCCATTCCCACATTTATCTCGGAGACAGCACCGAGATGTCTGAAACAGAATTCCTGATCGCCAGAATCCATCAACAGTGAGGTGGCTGAATGAAGCGCTTTTGCATTGACAACAAATCGGATCCAGACTTGGTAAGACAAGCTGTTGTCGATCTCAAAAGAACAGTTCGGCTTGGAAAAAGGGCTGAAAAAGTTTTGCAGGCTCTGAAGCAAGACGGACACTTTGACGGGGATGTCCCGATTGTCGCCAAAAACGGATACCTCGGATACGTCGCTTCTGTCCACAAGTTTCCCGCGTACCAGCCGATTTCCCGCGACGACATCCCGGGGTGGAGCGAGATTTCCGTCGAATGCGACGAGAGGCGCACTGGCGAGCATGGTGGTTCGAAGTTTTACACCATGCCCGTCTTCTTGAGAGGTCAAGCTCTGTACGCTCAGCTCGACGATGACAACATGCTCACCGGAAAAATTGCGCAAAAGCTCCAAAAGTTGAAGATCGCGTCGGCAAGGCTTGGCGAATGCCGTCTCAAGTCAAACGGAACGGTCACGTTCGCCGTGAGCGACAGGTACTATTGCGGCGCTGTTTTTCGCGTCAGGCGCAACATCAACGCGTCTGCTAATGCCAAAGCGGATGCTAAGGCTTTCGCCAGCATCCTGGCTCAAGCTTTGGTTCAGTTCGACGACCGAGACTGGCACGCAAAGGCTCGCACCCCGCAAAAATTGCTTGACTTGCGGCAAACGGTTCCTTCATGGCTGATTGAAGACGGGCATGTCGAGCGCATGTTCAACGACATGTTGGACGCGATTGAAATCGTAAATGTTATGGGAGTTTAGTGGATTGGGTCTAGCAAACCACAATCTTCGTGTAAATCGAGCGAGTGAGCAAGCGAGTTTAACAGGCGGGGGCCCGCCTCCAAGTCGGAGGGTCAGTCTGCCCTAGAAACGGTCCCGCATCAGCATTCAAACACGAATTTGGCGGATCGTCAAGTTTAAGTCTGACGATCCGCCAAATTCGACATCCCAGTTGGCGATTCGCTATCGCCGCTTATCCCAAATTCTTCCGTCCGCCTACTGCGCAGCCGTCGGGTCTTCGCTTGCGCCATCAGCCAATTCCCAGTTTCAAATGGGGAACCCCCATATAAAGCCTACTGCGCAGTTGTTGGGTCCTCGCTTGCGCCATGACTGGCCCAGACTAAAAGGTGTTTTTGCCTCACGTAGTGTCCAGCATATCATCCTCCTCTCACATTGTCATGACTTGTCGAACCTGTGCCTGCTTAAGCCATCCTATAAGAATGCAAGAAACCTTTCGAGGAGAGTCTGTGCTGTTCAATCCGAAAACGTGCACAAACGGGCCCCCGCCAGCAAGTGCTCGAAGCTCCAAGCCTCTCCTGATTTTTGTTTTTGAAATCAGGAGGAGGCCGACGCTCACTCCGTTGGCTGACAGCATCCAACGACCCGTCGTCTCATTCCACCAACAGCAGTCGGGCTGGGTTTGGAACCCAGCTTTGTTTAATCGAGACAGAATGCACTGCGTCACCTCCTTGGCTAGAGTGTCCAACGCTTTGGATGTGTCTGCCAAGGGCTTTCTTGTTCTCATGTGGTTTGAACTTCTTGAATTATCCACTCTTCAAAGCCATCGTCGAACGAAACCTTTTCAATTCCTGTTGGAAGATGGCGCCGAAGAAAATCGTTCAAACAATCTGAGCACACGGGGCGAAGCTTCATGCTGTCCTTGAAACGTATGAAGCAGTCAGCGTTGTTTTCCCTGCCCCTAATCCAGCACGTGTAGCACGTCGGGCGCGTCACCATTTGTTCGACCGCCGAGAGCGACGACGTCGCCGCAGGGGCGCCCCGACGGGCTCTAGCGGCTGCGCGCCATGTCGCTCGATCTCCTCGGCTAGCTGGTTGGTGCCCGCTGCGCGCAAATCGAACAATACCGTGGCACAGTCTGCTCTTCCGTTCCGATCGTGTTTGAGAACAAACAGAACCCCGTCGGCCAGCATCTGACTGTCTCCGGACGACGTTTTCTCCTTCAACGGAGTTCCAATTTCAAAAAGCTTCATCATTTCCCTCAGCGCGGCCTCTCTTGAAGAGTTTGGCATGCGCCTTTCAATGAAGCGATCAATCGCGTGTTCGGTAAAGCTGACCCTCATGGCAAATTTCCTTAAAAGTCACCTCGTTTTGAGCCGGGGCGGTTCTTTAGACCGCCCCTCCTAAATTTTACGCAACAGCCCGTTGGGCGCGCTTGGCGGCTTGTTGGGCATCCCACTCCTCGATGGTGGGGATTCGGACGGTGCCGTTGGCGGTCTTGGCACATTCCCCAGAGTAGTGGAGCATCATCTGCTTCCACAGGGCGGCCTTGGTCTCCGGGCGCTTCGCCACGATCAGGCCACGCTCTGCCTTGTCGTAGAAGCAGTGGGGAATGTTGCGGTAACAGTCCTGGCTCCATTCGCGGGTCCATTCGCGGGTACGCACTCGAACGTGGTAATGGCCGGGATGCCTTTCCGAGTCCTTGATCCACATCATGGCCAAGGAATCGCGCAAAGCCGCGGCAAGCTTCTTGTACCCCAAGCACTCGATCGCGTTTGCGCAAGCCGTGTGCACGGGGGACTTGCGGTTCAAGGCCGCGATCCGCACCAAGCCGTTCATCAAGCCGCGCACCCCGAGAGGCTTGTAGTGCTCCGTGAGGAAGTCCACGAGGGCGGGGTATCCGCTCAGTTCAATCATGGCTCCCATTTCGTCAGGATCCGTGGGCTCCTCGGCGTATCCCTTGGAAGAGCACTCCGGGCCCATGCCCCGCTCGACAGACACGGCGTCCGTGAGCTTGAGCTTGCAGCGGACGCACTGGGTGCAGATCCCGTTCAGGACCATGTTGCCGTGGACCATCTTCTCGGTGGAGATAGCCCCGACCAAAGGCCGATTCAGCTCCAAGCGGTGCGCCTTTTCAGCCGAAGTCTCCTTGACCACAGGGGTTGGGTCCTGAACGGACAGGACGGGGGCGGGGTCTGAAGCGGGTGGCGGCTCGCTCGAAGGGGGCTCGGGCTCGGGGGAAACTCCTCGTTCGAAGTCCTTCTCCTGCGCGGACAGCCGAAGCTCCAGAGCCTCTTGCTCGCTGTCCGCCACTGCAACGGCATCGTCTTCTTGACCGTTCGCAGCAGCAAGTAGTGCATCCAATTGACTAACGAAATCTTGCGACATTGCGTCACCTCCACTGTTTGGTACTCGTGGCGCGCTCGGGCTTTCGATCATTTCCAAGCGCCGTTCTTCCTCTTCAATCATTTGCTGTTTTACTGCTCCCATAGCGACCCCGTACGTTCAAAACTGTTGAACTTCCATGATGATCGCTTCGTCCCGAAACATTTTTGAAAACCAGTTGTCTAGCTTTCCATGATTTCCTTGACGTGCTCCACTTCGCGTTGGTGTTTCCATTCGTCCATGCCGTCTTCCAGCGATTGACATAGAATGTGGGACTTTCTTTGTAGAAGGCACAAGTCACAAGCCGGCACCAAAGTTCCGCTTTCCAGTCTAAGAAACACAGTGGCTTCCTGCCATGTGTGCACCCCGTTGCGAAATCCTGTCGAGCATATTCGACACTTCATGGCTAACTCAGCTATGAGTCCATGAGCTCTTTGACGCCCGCCAAGTCGAGAGCTGCTTTGAAATCGCCTTCATCAATGAAGGCGGCATCCGCTTGATTTCGGCGGCAGAAGTTCAACAGGTTGGACATTGCGTCGAAGTGGTCTCGCGCGAATTGAAAAGTCTTGAACATGTCCTCGGAGCTCATGCCCGTCAGTTCGTTGCGGTTCTTCATCAGTTCTTTCACCAGCTTGGCCTGGAAATTCAGCCTCTGGCGTCCGCCAAGCTTGTCAATGTACCGATCGACTTCCGCCGGAAATGCGGCAGCTTGCTTGTCCCATTCGGCGCGAACCCTTGCGTCAAGCTCGCGGAGCTCCGCGCAGTTGTTTTCCAACCATGTGCCGAGGGGTTCAGTGTTGTACTGGCTGTACCCAGTCACTTCAAACGGCTTTCCCACCAAGATGGTTGGCAAGGCAGGCTTTGAAAAATTGGGGTTGAACTCTTGCAGCGGCGTGGTTGGACTGTAGTCGTATTCAATTACGTACGGCGTCACGGCGTATTTGTGAACTGCGGCAATTATGGTCGACCCGTCGGTGATGAACACCTTCGGAAAGCCCCACAACCCGCGGCGAGTCAGCGAACTGTGGCTGCTGCCCCGGTTTGGCGGCTTCTTTGAGACGCCGATTTTCTTGACTTCGACGCGAGCTCGTTTCAAAAATGCGACGCTCAACTCCATCTTGACAACAGTTTCGTTGCAAGTCTTTTCATGCCACAACATTTGGCTGCATTCTTGTTCGGCCCACTCGTCCACTGCTTGTTTCAAATCCATCTCTTCACCTCGACAGCCCTAAGACGACATTGTTTCCTGAACCAGCCACTCGTCCCATCCATCCTCGATGGACACTCGTTTGGCGACGTCATCAAACGAATTGTCCAGGCATTCGCGACATAGCGGCCTGAGCTTGCCATTCATGGTGCGCATGAACAAGGCTGCCTGCTTCGAGCACGTCGAGCGCTCAGCAAACCTGACGTCCCACTCAGGAATCTTCCTGGCGCACTTCACCATTCAATTTCTCCTCAGTCTTCCGTGATCGAATACGCGGGCGAGCGGGTGAGCTACGATCGGGCTCAGAGCTTTTTTCTCTCAAGATAGTCGGCCAGGTTGCAGCTGAAACACAGCACGCGGTATCCGTCCGGAAAACCTTCGCGTTTCAACCATCGATAAAACTGAACGCCGCCAATGACTTTGATTCTCTTTCGGTGTGCAGCTCCGTCCATGTTTGGGTGATCAATGCTGAGGACTCGAACATCACCATTTCCACACTGAGCACATCTACACTCACCATTCGAATACCTTGCCAAAACCTCTTTTTTCAGGAGCAGTTCTTGCTCATACCTTCGCGCCAGATCCGGCCTGGAACTGCGTGTTGGCCATGATTTGAGAGAGTTGCAATTGTGACATAAAACCTGAAATCCTTCAGGGAACTCGTTCTTTTCCAACCACAGATAAAGCTTGGATCCTCCATCTGGTCCTTTGCGATTCTTGTCGTCGATGTGATCGATGGCGAGAGCATAGAGCCTGGATTCGCCGCATGCGCATTTCATGCTCCCGTTTGAATAACGCGCAAGCACCCGTATCTTGCGTTTCAAAATTCGCTCACGACTTTTTGGTTGAATTTTATCTCGACGTTTGTGATGACTTTTCCTGTGTTGGGCCTTGCGCTTCTCCGGGTCGCGAGCTGATTCATATCCTGCGCATTGTTCAGGTCGGTCTGCGCGATATTTTCGCAAATAGTCATTGCGACAGGTGGCACATGCTCCGGCCTTCGTCCATCCATCTGGCGGGTTCGCACCATGTATGGCACACGGTTTCGGCACCCTTGCCATGGCAGCCTCGCGCATACACTGTTTGCATTCGCGAGCCACTCTGTCTCCGCGACGACGGACATAACACTGCTCTTCGGTCAAGTTGCCGTGTTTCGCACAGGTTCTGATGAACTCCATTAGAAACACTACCGAATGCAGGTTAAACTTCCGTGTTAGAAGGTGTTATAGGAAGGATGTTAGAGAATGTTAGAGGAAGCTGGAGAAAATTACGGACGGTCAATGCGAAGCGGCGCAACCCTACCGAACGCGGGCTTGAACCCCGTGTTGTTGCGCGTAAGCACCCACACCACGTCCATTCCTTTGGGACGCAGCTCGTAGGGCACCGTGCCGCAGTCGCCGTCCGTCAGGACGACAATCACGTCGAAATCCGTGCCCAGGTGCTTCGGGAAGTCCCGAAAAAACTCGTCGAATACGGTCCCTCCACGTCCGACCACCTTGGTGCGCTTGAGATCTTCCACCTTTTCCACACGGTGGACCCCCGCCCAGTGGGGAGACGCATCGCAGGGGATGACGTATCCTTCGGTGTTGTTCCCCAGGACCTGCAGCTGGGAGATTCCGTAAGCCATGTCGTCGTCGCCCATGGACCCTGAGGTGTCGAGCATTGCCAGCCAACGGGGCTTGTGCATGTAGCGCCGAGGCAGGTACATCTTGGGGTTGGTGCCCAAGAACCGCCGCCTGATGCGCTTCCAATCGTTGTTCAACCCCGCGTCCTGGACCTTCTTGAGCAGGGCGCTGCGAACGATGTCGGTGAACTTCAGGGTTGGCTTCTTCAACTCGCCGAGCATGCCTTCGATTTCCGACGGCAGACTGCCTCTCATCTGAGTCGCCTGGTCAGCCGCTCGCATGAGATCTGCCTGGACTTCTTGCTGGGTCATGTCGGTGTCGATGTGAGAATCCATGCCGCCCAGTCGGTCCATGGGCGACCCACATTTTCCGCATTCATGGCCATGCTCGTGAGGATGCTGTCCGCATCCGCTGCTGGGATTCTGTCCAGGCTGGTTCCCGTCTCCTCCATCCCCGTCTTCCTCTCCAGGCTGGTCTCCAGGCTGATCCCCAGGGGACTTGCCCTTTTGACCTTGCCCCTGATTGCCCTTTTGCTTCTGGCCGTCTGCGCCCATGGACAGGTTTCCGCACTGGGGGCACTTGCGCGGGGACTTGTTCCAGTGGTCGATGATCTCGTCGTAGATGGACTCGGGCGACCGGCCGTGCAGCGACTTGTCCGCGAAGCAGAACTCCCCTTTCGGAAGCTCCTGCTTGCCGTCGATGAACGACAGGAGGGTGGCGAAGCTCAGGGGCTCCCCGATGTTGCCGCCAAACAGCTGGCCCTTGCGGTGCGTCTTTTCGTGGTCGGTCCACAGGCACGCGTTGACCACATAGTCCACCGAGATGTTCCACACCTGATGCATCTTCCCCTTGCCTCGCTTCGGGTGGAAGAAGATGATGTGGTAACCCTCGTGCTGCATGACAGTGGCCAGCTCGTCGGGCGTGAGCTTGTTGAGGAATTCTGGGTTCCAGTAGTAGGTGCGGCCGTCGGTGGCCGCCGTGTCGATGGGCTGTCCGTGCAGTTCAGTGCACAGCTCGTGCGGCTTGGGCGCCGAGTATGCGAACAAGAATGGGTTTCCACCGTTCTCCGGCTTGCGGAAAAGCCGGGTCATGCAGGAAGAGACCTTCTCCTGCATGGAGTTGAGCTGGGCGCCGTTGGGCGCCACCTTCCTGGGGTCCGAGAGTCGTGAACCGATCATTCTGTCACCTCCACAATCTGATACTCGCGGATCGGCGAGAGCTCCACCGCGATTTGAGCTTCATTCTGGCAGGGTCCAGCCTTGAACATATCCTACACGAAATCGGTGACGCAGCTCCACCAAGGAGAACACGATTTTGTCGGGTTCTCCTGAAACCATGACGTCGAGCGAATCTGGCTCGATTTTGAGACCTTGACCCTGAAGGAATTTGACAATTTTGTTACGGGCTCGTTTCGTGGTTTGAATCTGTGCCTTCATGCTGTCATCACCACCTTCACCGAGTACAGGTCCCATCCCTTTTGGATAGCTTTCGAGGTTATTTCCTTGCGCCTGAGGACCAAATCCAGCTTCTCTGCCCTCTCCTTGATGCGCCAGGAGAGCTGTTTGTACCTTTGGAGCCCGTCTTCGAGGTCCGACCGCTGCGGAATCGGCACTGTTGCTCGTGCAGAATTTGCAACCCAAGCATTCTCCTCTTCGATGGACTCGTGCAGCCTGCACAACCGCAGGGCGATCATCTTGGCAATGACGGTTGCGGGCGTTGGCGTTTTCTTGACGATCTTCGGCACCACTTCCGAAATTTTCTTCAAAACGGCCGCCTCGTCGCCGAAGAACACGAGATTGGACGTGACGCTTCCTCGCTGAAGCGAGCCCCAAACCATGTCTGGCGTCTGCACCCCTCCTCGAGTTTCGAGGGAACTCATGAAAGCGGACACCTTTTGGAAGTGTCCGTGGGCGCTGTGAAAAGAGAAATCCTTGATCTGCTTGAAGCAGTCTTGTTTTGCTTTCAGCGCATTGGAAATTGCCTGAGAATATTTCAGCATTCAATCACCTCCTGGCCCGATACGCGCTCGGATCGCCAACTGCCGATGCGCTTCATGAATTGTGCACAAACTCACACAAGCGCTCGTCGCAGGTTGGCCTTTCGCGAACGTCCGGCGCCCTCAAGTTGCACCGCGCACATCTTCTCTCGCGATAGATGATGGTCCTTCCGCGGTCGTCGACGTCTCGAACAACTGTCATTCTCCACTGGTGTCCTTTTTTGTCCGGGGGATCAGGTTTGCTGCCATTCTCCCATTCCCAGGCTCGCTCATTGTCGACGTGTTGGAAGTTCACGACTCCATCACTTCTCGCATGCGGAGCTCGTCTCGAGTGACGAATCGAGCTCCTGGCGGCAAGTTTTCTGCCTTGATCCGGTGAGCGTGGCAAAGAGCTCTCCACATTTCAAGGCCGTTGTCGAGCCTCAAAATCCACTGAGACGCTTTCTTCTGGCAGCAAAAGCATTTTTTGCCTGGCAAAGTTTTGCAGCGAGGGATTTTTATATGGGAAATTTTAAATGTTCCGTTGAAAAAATCAGGTGGGAATCTTTTTGGCATCAGTCCCTCATTATGTCTCGGATGTTGTCCATGAGGCACTTGTTCGGGTCGTGAAAATCTCGGCGCCCGTGGCGCCTTTTGATTGCTCTGCCGCATCCGGGGCACTGAACCGGCTTCTTTTCCGGCTTCTCTTCTTGCGGAAACATGACGAGGGGGGCCTCAGAATACGGGCGATAGCTAACTTTCCACCGTAGACGGAACACCTCTTTCAGAGAAGCATGCTTCTTTCTTTTCGGAGCGATTGCCCACCCGATGGCGGCAGCCTGCTTCAAACACTCCCAAATGTGTTCTGGCGGCTCTGCCAAGAAATCGGCCACGTCTTTTGCAGAGAATTCTTTCAAGTTCGGATCCGACAGGATCCTTTCGATTCTCGGCATGAGGTCAGGCCGTGCAGACAATGTGTGCCTCGCTAGTCTTTCATGATCAGCGCGATCATGGTCATCCTGCATTGCTCGGGGTCGTGCACTTCGGCTCTTGCGTGCCGACGAGCTGGACAGTTGCACCACGGACAACGCCCGTTGCCGCGAGCGGGGCGAGGTGCCCGGCTCGCGGGCTTCCAAACGAAATGACGACGATCGACCAGACGATACAAGACGCCGCTTGCTGCCGCAAGATCTTGAGGAACCGTGACGAATGGCACGGCGCCAGACCAGGTAATGACCCCGCTTTCTCTCAACTGCTCCAAATATTTTTCGACATCATGGATGCCAGCAAAGTCAGCAGCGCTTGCGACCCCGACCTTTTCGAAAACCCGCCGCATTTTGAGAACGATTGACGGGTCGAGCTTTTCTCGCTTCTTTGGCTTTGGCGGCACAGCGGGAGGCGGAGCTGCAAAGCTGTTTTCATGCCTCACTGCGCCGCCACGAAGGGCCAAAGCGTCCAAACAATCTTGGACGTCTTCCACGTGTTCGCGAAGTTCTTTGGCGAGGACCGCGGGAGACGTCGTGCGAGCCCAGTCCAAAGCCTGGAGCTTCTTGCCGACTTGAATCAACAAGTCTGGGCGCGCTTTTCGGACTGGCGGAGGGTCGCCCTTTGCGGGCTTGGGCTTAGGGTCCTTTCGCCGGTCTCGGTTCTTTGCCATGGCGTCACCAGTTCATTCTTTGGTTTATTCTTCGTGCACCAATTTGAGCAAACAACTGCGCGTGCGGCATTCGTTCAGCGGTTTCCCGAAAGCTCTATGCTTCGGGTCTGTGCACCGTTTCACTGGCCATGAGCGAACACGAAGAGCCACGTCCTGTGCTTGGGAAAGTAGCGCGGTCGCAAGTTTTGGATCCTTGGCAGCGCGAAGCATCGTTTCTTTGTCCGTTAGAACGTTGTAAAAGTTCACCGGGTCTTTGGCTTTTTCCATCAGATTGCAGATCGTGCGGAAAACCACGCTGTCTGTTTGATTCCTGACCCCGACAGCCAGAAACATGCGCTTCTGCATGTTTCTGACCATATCTCTTTCCAAGTTTTCGGCCTGTTTTCGTCGACACTCAGCCCAGTAATTTCGTTTGACGCCAGCCTCTCCATATTCTTCTAGCGCCTTTTTTCCTTCCCACAAACGTCGAAGTTTCAGTTCATGGTCTTCGACACCGAAATGACGCCGAGTCAAAGCGCGAAATCTTTTGAAGGACATCATGGCGTCACCTAGACATTACTTCGTACACGGTGAAATCTCCAGGAGCGAGACCATCGAGATGAAAAATCACCACCTGGCGAAAGTTTTTCGTCAACGTGTCAAAAAACACGGGGGCACAGTCGCTGCACACGAGCTTTACCTTCCCGGCGTGCGGGCTTCCTGGCTTGAAGCGCGCGAAATCTGCTTCGTTCAGATCGTACAAAACAGCCACAGCAATGCTGTGCCCGTTTGAAGACGGAAGCGCAGTCGAGTTTAAGCCGCAAGCGATCACGGCCTGGGCTAGAGCCTCGTCGAACTGGCACTGGTTCATTCGGTCGCCCACGATTCGGTCGCTATGGTCAGGTTTGACCAAACAGTTGTCCGGACTGTGTAGCCTCTCGTCTCAAGATCCGCCACGTTGACGCTTCCATCTTTGTGGTCGATGATCAGCCTCACAAGCTTTCCGGACGAAATCTCTTTGAACACGCCGGACAGGCCGCGTTCGTGCACTTCCGCCACAATCGCGTCGTTTTCGTTCATGACTTGTGACTCCTCGACGAATCGGAGACCGTGTGATCTCCGCGATTGAATACTGCGCGATCGCCGCGAGTTTCACTGTTCGTGAATGCAAACTCCATTAAGCACAGGAATTCGTAAGCGTCTATGTCATGTGACATATATGTGGGTGGGGACTCGCTGTAGTGCTCCACATTTCGAACAAGTCCATTTGTCAGGAATTTGGCAGGTAGGAGCAGGATGGGTGACAGGTTCGGTTTATGGTGAAAACCCGCAACCGAACCTGTCAATCGTACTGATCAGTCGTTCAAGCTTTTTCTGATTTTCACGTATGTGGCCATCAGCTCCGGGACGCGGGTGAGCTTCCAGTCCTGGATGATCTTCATGCTCAGGACGGACTTCACGGCACCGATGGCGAACTCCGGAGGAATCTCTCCCAACCATCCGAAGACATTCTTGGTGACCTTGAGAATCCTCTCCTCCTGCTTCGCCTTCTCTGCGCCGGACTTCTGGTCTCGGCCGAGCTGGGAGATGATGTTGCAGCCCGCGATGGCGCAGACCATGATGCGGTCCACGGTCATGTTCTCGATGTTGGGCTTCTTGCCGTCCTTGACCAGAGCATCGATGATGGGCTCGATGTGCCGGTAGTGGTCGAGCCACACCCTGAACTTGATTGCGGCAGCCTGGCCCACGCGGCCTGCCACGAGCATGGTCTGGAAGTCGACCGTCTCCTTCATCACCAGGTCCAGGTCCCTGGCCGCCATGGTCCAGGCGCGAGGGGACGGGTGGCAGTAAGCCGTGTCGTCGCCCTCGGGAGGCGGCATGAGCAGGTATTCCTGGTTCTTGCTCAAGAAGCCGACGATGAGGCCGTTCACGCCCTCTTCTGCGGCCCAGATCTGCCACGGCTCGAAGCTCGACTCCACCTTGTACACCATGCACCTGTTGGTCAGGGCGTGGGAGACGGGGAGCGAGAAGGCGCCTTCCTCGGGCAGGTTGCCCGTCGAGATGATGCTGTGAATGTCCAGCGGACGCCCGTTGATCGTCCTGAACTGGAACAGTTCCAGCATCGGGTTCTGCAGCTCGGGCTTGGCCTTGTCGATCTCGTCCACCACGAGAACGACGCCCTTGTCGCGCGTGCCCTTGATCGGGAGGAACTTGGGCGTGGCGTACTCGGAGAGCTTGGTCTCCGGGTCGATCATCGGCAGGCCGTTGAGGTCGGGGGCCTCGAGAACGGAGAGGTTGAGGTAGACGGCCTCGCGGCCCTTCTCCTTGGCCGCCTGGAAGGCCATTTCAGTCTTGCCCGTACCGGCCGCGCCGAAAATCATGATGTTGCCGCCGGAGTCGATGCTGAAGCGGTAGAGGGTCTTGAGCGTTGCCTGATCTACGTTGTGGATTCCCGTGAGCATGTGTCACCTCGTTGTGGGCCGCTCCATCGCGGCATGGCTGGATACGCGGCGGACGACGCGGCTTCCGACCCGGTTTGAATTTCGTGGTTTCGATTCAAGCGCCTCGCCCGGCTCCACTAGCAATACGCAGCAGTGCGCTGCGCTTCCGACTGTTTTGAAACAGTATCGTATTATATGGAACCGAAATTGTGTGTCAAACATCTCAAACACTGCGAAATGAAGTTGCAAGGTCGAGTTTGGAAATGCCCTGCGTGTTACAACAAGAGGAGGCGGGAGCGGTACGCTGAGAGAAAGGACGACCCGAAGCGCAAGGAGCTTGCTGCCTCTTGGCGAAATCGTCTTCGCCCGAAGATGCGCGAATGGCGAGAATCTTACAACGAAAAGTTGAAACGATCCGCGTTCGAAGCATACGGAGGCGTCAGGTGCAAATTGTGTGGGGAGAACGAAATTGACAGGCTGGCGCTCGACCATGTCGCAAACGATGGACATGCCGATCGTTCTGCGACAAAAAGATCTGGCACGAAGCTTTATTCTTTCCTCAAAACGCACGGGTGGCCCCCAGGTTTTCAAGTGCTTTGCCACAATTGCAACATCTTGAAGCGCGCAGCCAGGTATTCAGAATGCGCAAAGACGCGCAAACAGCAAGCCACTCTTGCTAGGGCCAAGTGGATCAAAACGCAGGTTGTTGTTCATTATGGCGGCGGATTCGCCGCATGCGTCAAATGCGGGTACGACAAACTTGAGGCCCTTACTCTTGATCACGTGAACAATGACGGTTATGCAACCCGCGGGAACCTCAGCCCCGGGAGGACCGCATACCTCAAACTTATGAACAGCGGCTACCCTCCTGGGTACCAAACTTTGTGTTTCTGCTGCAACATGGAAAAGGAAATCATGCTGCGCAGGTGATCTCCGGTGTGGCTCAAGACTGTACATTGAAGACTGCGCTTTGCTGTGTCGCACAGCCAGCAATACCCAGCAGGCCGCCGAGCCTTCGATCCCGTCTAAAGCCGCCTCGTCCCTGTTCAAACAGGGCGCAAGTCTGGCGATTCGTCGAGTACCCGCGCCAAGAGGTGACGAATGCCCAAGCCGAGAACAACGAACCCCAAAATTGAGTTTGTCCACTCGGAGCGAGCAAGAAACGCTGTTCTGGCCCGCGTGGGCGCTCTAAACGCCCAAGGCAACGACCGGGACGTATCCAACGTTGTTTACGCGCTGCGCGACAGAGCGCGAGTGTCCGCCCGTTACGTGTGCTGGAATAAGGTGGACTCAAAGCGAGTGTCCACCCACTACGTTCTTTGGAGCGATGGGTCCCCAAAAAAGGACGACTGCCTTCCAAAGAGCGTTGTCAACGGAGTGAAGAAGGACTTTCCAGGAGAAACTGGTTTCTCCTGCGTCTTGTTCAGACACGTTTGGGCAGCCCAAGCGGAACCCAGCAGCGGATTTCTGCTGGCTTTCCCTGGGAGCGAAGACGACCTCCTTCTCGAGATCGAGCAAACGTGGATGGAAGAAGACATGGAGCAAGAGCTAGCCCCGCTCTTGCGCGAAGAATTCAAGCATGAGGTGCACCAGTTTTTGGCGTCGAGAGCCCTGTACTCGATTCGAGGTGGAATGCATCAGGCTCGCGAGAAGATGATCGAATTTGCTCACGGCTACACCCTAGCCTGGAACAAGTTCGGTGGCGAAAAAGTTCACCCGCGTCCATACGTGATTTCGCCGCGATACGGAAAAGGATCGCAAGGGGTTGCCTATATGCTCACGATTCCCCCGAAACAGCTTCTTGAAGAAGCGCAAGACGAGTTCGCTTACCAAATTGTGATGGAATCGTGACCTTCAAGGCGCGTTGGAGCTGCAGCGGCGCGGCGAGTATTCGATCGCGGAGGTGACGCAATGGGACAATCGAGCTACGAGAAAATTTACGAGGCGCTGGCTGCCACGAAGCAGTGCAAAGCGCTCGTGGCAGCCATCCCGGAGAAGTTCGCACAAGTTCGCGTGACGGGCGTGGAATTCACTCTCAAGCGCCCGAACGAGTTCGGACAACCCGCGGAAGCCATTCCCCACTACAAAGTAGTCGGTCCGAACGGGTACGTGTTGAACACGCAAGACGGCCATGTTTGGCTATCGGTTTCGATACTCGTGAATGATGAAGTCCTCGCCCCGTTGGTGAACGAGGTGTTCGGCGTCAAGGGCGGCGTGCCCACGTACTTCTGCAACAAGGAAGTCGTTCTCGGCAAGAAGAACCGCCGGGACACCGACTCGTTTGGCGACTGGTTGTGCAGGCGGGTTCGCTCCCAGTTCGAACAGGACATTTTGAGCGCCCAAAAGCGCGTTCAAGAGCAAGTTCGGCAGATGGCGGCAAGCGAGGAAACTGCTCAGCTCGGGCGAGAGTTCCTCGTCCGATGCGCCGTCGACGACATCAAGAAGGCCTTGGGCGCCTATGACCACCTCGGCAAGGAAGTTTTGTCCGAGGCCATTGACGAGTTTCTCGTCCACAGCATCACGGACAGTTGAAGCTCTAGGGAGGTGACAAGTGGATTCGAAAGAGCTGACCTTTTGGGAAAACGTCCACAAAGACGCCAAGCGTCGAGCTGCCTTGAAATGGGGCGAGACGCACGACATATGCTGTCATAACGGGTGGGACAAATATGGAGCCAGCAAGAGTGACATCGCTGGCGCTGTGGAGGCTGCGGTTGGCCAAATGTTGTACGTGGCGGAGTCAATCGGCTGCAGCATGGCCAAATTCGGGTATGTGGAACTGAATGAGCATGGCTGCGCCGGCATAAGGCTGTTCGAGGACAACCCGTCCGTCGAACAGTTGGCGGAATGGTTCGCCAGAGGGTCGACCTCATTCGACGACGCCATTGTCAACGCAGTGAAATGGGACAAAGTTGACCTGCGCGGCGTGCCGCTGGCAAGCCAATCGGACGTTGACGTCGGCAAAACATTGATTGAGCTCAACGGCGGGCTGCCCGTTCCCGTGACTGAAGAAGCGCTTGAGAGAATCGCGCTGAAAGTCGCGGCGTCATATGACGCGAAGCTTTTCCAAACAATTCAGATAAACCAGTTTGACATAGATTTGAGCTCCATCAAGGAGCCCAAATTCGTCGACTGCGTGATTGAGATTGGTCGGCTGTTGATCGAGCTCAATGGTGGTCCTGCCTCCGCGACGCCCGCCAGGTTCGCCCATCGAGTTGGTTGGGTCTATCTGCGACAGGGTTTGCAACGATTCACCGGCAAGCTTGGCAGCGTGGAGATTCGGGAAGGCAAACCGTTCAACAGCCTGACGAACAATGGCTCCACCCGGATTAGCCATGGTAACAAAGCATTCTTCATCGAGGGCAAAGAAATCCGAGCTGCTTCGCTCAGGTCTGCCCGCGAGAAGTATGTGAATTTGGTGCAGGACGGGTAATGACCGGGTTATGCTCATGAGATTTGCGATCCTAAGGCTACTGGCTGGTGGAGGTGACTGAATGACTGACGAAACAAACAGCCGTCCAACTTACGTTGTTGGCAACGATTCCAACCCGGCGCACATTCGCGCTGCGGTCGAGGGCTTGCGCAAGATGGCAAAAATGGGGGAAAAAGCGCGCCAGGCCCTCGAAGCTCTAGAGCGGGATGGGCATTTTGACCAGCTGGTTCATTGGGTGGACGGCGAAGACAAGTCGTACAAGACAATCAAGTGCAACCGCTTTCCCCGGTTCGTCGAAGTCAGCGCGGCGGACATGCCAATCCTGGACAGCCTGTGGCTGGCGTTCGGTCCCGTTGTCAAAACTCAGTATGGGGGCCACGGGTGCGTGGAGTACACTCTGTCGCTGCGCGGCGACAGATTCTATCAGAAAAAGGACCGCTCGCTCGTTTTGCAGCCGATCCCAGATCGCATTCGAGTCGGCACGCTTCGAGTTTCTAAGAAAAAGATCTCCTATCTGTCGTACGGGTCCAAAGCCGCCTATCCAGTCACCGAGAAGAAAGCCACTGTCGAGGCCACAGTGTCGCGCATCAGCAAATGCGATGCTTTAGTCCCTCTGAGCGAAATGTGTTCCAACTTTCTTGTCGTGACAGGAGAGGGCCTACTGAATCAGCGCGCCAGGGACATGCGAGCAGGGTCTTGCCGGTGGATGACTGACGGAGGGCACGCGCAAAGGATGCTGGAAGACGCTGTTCGGACATTGTGGATCGAGGGCGTGCACGAGTCCTGACAGCTAAGCTGTTTGTGGCCTTTTTGCACATGGCACACACAGTCGTCTTCACCGGAACGCTTCAGTGGACCCCGCCAGCAGCTCCTGCGAACTCTGGACAAAGCTCGTTCACCGTTCAGGCGAGCTACAACTCGCACAACGTCGGGTCGCTCGACGTTCCAAGCGGAACTGCTCCCGCTACTGAAATCGCGATCCCGTTTGGCCAAGTGAGCGAAGCCCGGTTCATGGTTGTGAAGAACCTCATGACAACCGACGTGGATCTCAAGCTGAACGGGTCGGCTGACCTGATTTCAATCCCGCCTCAAGGTCAGCACATGCACATTTGTCCGGTCGACTTGACGGACGGAGCGAACCCGCTGACCGGGGCAAGCGTCACCGTTTTGGCAACGCCCACTTCCGTGCAAAACATTTTGTTCTGGGTCTACGGCGACTAGCTTTGTTTGACTAGTGCCGGAGCTGCGCGAGCTCGCCGCGTATTGCCGCGCGGAGGTGACGCGTGGCAAACTTCGTGAACGTTCCGCCCGAGGCGATCGAGGACCCGCTCAAGCAGCTCGGCTTCTTCCGCTCAGTGGAAGGCGCGCAGGTCGTGTACGAGAAGCGTCATGACTGCGACCCGAGCGTGCGCGTCAAGGTGTACACTTCCATCAGCTCCGATGGAGTCCAAGTCCGCCGTCGGGGCAAGGACTCCATCCGCGTGTGCACCATTGTTCAAAGCTGGAACAAGACATACGGCATCGGAAAGTTTCCGTACATTGCCCGCGTCTCAAGCGTCGACCACGTAGTCAAAAAGTTGCTCACCACTGTGAAGGCCGCTTGGGAGCGCGGGGCTGAGTGGCACGCTGAGCAAACAGTCAAGAAGGTGATGGGCGCATGAACGTTCAACTCTTGAAGCTAAAATCCGAACATGGGTATCCAGGACCATACCTGAAAGTTACGCTTCGGGTTCGACGCCCGCGCGGCAAAAAACATTGGGACGTGAGATGGCACGAGGGTTACCACATTCTCTACAATGATCATGGGCTGCGTGTGGACGAGCGCGCTGACGTCATACGCCAGGCGCGGCAAATCTTGCAAGACCCCATTGTGCAGACGCAGCTGACCCCAATTCGGACGCAGCTGGCCGACATGAAGCGTCAACATGATGAAAACACGCTTCAACAATATGCCGCGGCCAAGCCAGTCCGCGACGCAGAGCATGTGAAGAACTTCCAGGACGAAATCAAATACCTCACGCAAGAGATGGGGGCTTCTCTGGAGGATATGCACCGATGGCTCGACGAAGTGGTGGCAGAGCTAGTGATGGGGAGTTGAAGGTGACGTTTCTTCGTCGGCTGGAGCTGCACGAAGTCGAGTCGTCCATACTGTTCATGGACGATCCGGACTTCCCGGAAGAACGCACGGCCATTGTTCGAGTCAAATGGAACGGTTTTCAAGGAACGGCCAGCGGCGGCCCTTTCTGGTTCGACTCTGAAGAAAAGTTCAGCCGCTCTCCACAGCATGCAGCTCTGTGCGTTGAGGCTCTGGAAAACTTGCAAGCATTTCTCGACAAGATGGCCGAGCGGCTCGAGCCGCTAGTCACGAAAGAGTCGTTTGACAACTGGACTGTGAAAAAAGTGCAAGACGGATGAAGTGTTCCATTTGTCACGATCCTGAGGTTGTTCAGTTCATCTTGGACTGGAGCGACGGCGTGTTTTGTCGCTGCAAATACCACGTTGTCAACATCGATGGGCGAAAAGACTTGAAAAACATAACTTTAGAAGAAGCGTTCATTGCCTCAGTGCAAGGAGAATGACGCGAGGACTTAGTGCGTGCTCTGAAGTGCGTTGGAGCTCGCGCGGTTGTCCGAGTATCAGACTGTGGAGGTGAAAGAATGAAGCTTTCCGAGATGACCACTGCGCGTTTGGCTTTCAAACGCACCCAGATCGACAAGATCTTGGCAAAGCGGCGCAGGTTGTTCGCAGAAGCGCTTGTGGCTAATCACAAAAAACTCTTGCGGCTGCACAAGAAATCCGGCGGCAGGATCTTCCGAGGCACGTTCGCAGAACTGCTGAACTTTCTCGGTGACGCAGTGTACGGGCGACAGGGCCACCCGCCTTACGCCCACTTTGCCGCCAACATGCGAGAGGACCCGGACGCCAATTCAATCTTCGGAGAGTGTGCCTACAAACAAGATGAACACCCGTTCGAATGGGTTGACCACAATGAAGTTGGGGAGGACGTTGTGCGCGAGTGGATGTTGGCACTGGATGGGAATCCGCTGAATGTGGCCGAAGCCCGCGCGTTGCTGCGCGTAGCGGGGGTGGAGGTGACGGAATGAACTTATATAGAGCGAAACATTCACGTGGCGTCGAATTGATCGTAGCGGAAGACGAGGACGCTGTCAAAGAGATGGCGGAAGGCTTTCCCTGCGAGGTGTCTCTTCTTCGAGAAGACGTCGATGAGGACGATGGACTCGAATTGAGCGAGTACGTCGTCTACCACGCAGACAGATATTCCAATCACGAAACACGCGTGGAAGCTATCGACGAAAAAGATGCCATACAACAAGTTGGAGAAATGGGCGTGCTAGACAGCAGTTACACCCATTGGGCTGAATTGGCCTGAGGCTGCATCATACGAATGGAAAGGGTCATGGCAGTGAACAAGTTGCAACCGTTGGTGCAGATGCAACCGTGCGTCGAGATCTTGTTGGGGCGCGAGCTCCCGGACATGCGCGGCGCGTTTAAGCGGACGAAGATCGTTGTCGGTCGCGTCGCCACAAAGGCTATGGCCGATGAAGTCGTTGGCAGAATTCCACTCCGCGATGAAGCGGAGGAGCCAAACTCATCTTGGCTTGAATGCAGGAACGCTGTTGCGCCCGTTGGACGCAAGGTACACACCAGTGTGGATGAAGGCGTGAAGGCAGTCATCGCGAAGCTTGTCGGCAAACGCGCCATGGACGACGTGGGGGACTATTGCGGCGTGCTTGTGTTGGCAAATGATATGGAAGGAGTGACGGAATGAAGTTGGACGAAGAAAATGTGCGAAAGCACGTGATCGCAGTCGTAAAAGACGACCCAACGATCCCGGAAGACGAACTGCGCGACGGTCTTCCGGTGGTCTCCATCGACGGAGTGAAGTGTGCCGTGGACACCAACAACGGGGTGATCCAAACGGGAGAGGGCCGCGAGCAGCGCTGGTTCGAGCTGCACTTGCGCGACGTGACCCCCAAGCGGTTTCTGTCGCGCGAGCAGCAAGAGGCCATGGCTGCCGAGCAAGAGGACTGGTGGCTCGTCAGCTCTTCCCAGCGCTCGTGCTTCGTGCGAAACAAGAAGCGCTCCGGAGCCATCATGGACTTCCTCATGCGATTTCCGGGCGAGGCGGCGTTTGGGATGGATATGCCCGAGGCCGAGCTGGCGAGGGGCTTCGAGTTCATCGACGATGAAGGGGACCGGATTCGGACCGAGTTCATCGCCAAAGAAGTCATGGAGACGGTGGCTGACCCGCCCGATCCGCCTCAGCGCCCGCAGGCGGCCACGCCTCAAACGCCCACGGGCTCCATGGGATGCCCTCCAGGCCAATGCGTTTGCGGCGGATGCTACCCCGATCCAACAGAAGCTTCGCCCGAGCCGGACAGGCCGGACTTCAAGCCTGAGGACTTCTACTTCGGCGTGGCAGAAGCGTCCACCTTCGGCGGAGACACGAACGACAAGTGGCTGACCGTCTGTCCGAAGAAGCATTGGGATGAGCACCACATCCCGTATGATGGGCACCTGGACGTCGAACATCTGTTTCCCGAGTATCTGCAGTACCCCGCGGACATGGAAGCCATCTGGATCCTGCCCGACAACGCGATGACCGAGGACGTGGCCATCGACATGACCGTTCTCGGATTCGAGCGCAACCTAGAGCTGGAGGGGCTGCTCGACGAGGTTCACGAGTCATGAGAGGAGAGTGACAAAATGGATTCATATCAAGTGGTGACTTTCCTAGATTGGGATGTGTCTGTGGTGGAGCACACCGACCCGGTGCAAGCAGTCAACATGGCCATCGATGCCACTTTCCCAGGAGACCAAACTCGGGCCGAGTACTTCATGGCTGACCCTCACGAGTGGGAAGCTGGGGAAGAGAACCTCATGGCCATCGGTCCGACGGACTTCGCGTTGTTGATCATCGTAGGTGAAGTTAACCCATACCCATATCCGTTGGGAATCATCCGAAAAAAGTGACGGCAGATGAGCACAAAATGCGCTGTTTGCACCACTCGTGAAGAGTAGCTTGTGGCAAAATTATGTCGGAGTGAGGCAGTATGAAGTCGTCACAGTCGTCCTCAATAAGCCCATACCAAGCTCAGGTTTTGGTTCTTCTGGACTGGTGGGTGGAGTCCAAGCGCGACAGGATTCTTGACATGCTGAAAGACGCTGACCCTGATGGAGTCAACGGAACGACAATTGAAGCCGTAGGCCTCTGCCTCATGAGACTCTGGGACTGGGAAACAGAATTCTTTCAAGATGTCCAAAACAATGACTTGGCGCTCTTGATTTGGACCCGTTACTCCCCCTGGTGGCTTTCAACCGGACACATGGACAATCGGCATCTCGACTGGGAGGTTGCCGGCCGAATCGGTGCAATCGCCAAGGGCCAGGGTTGGATTGAAAAACATCGCAAGGCGCTCGAACGCGCCGGCAGACGATTGCGCGCCGTAAAGAAAATCCAGGAGGCGTGAGGCCAGTCGGAACTGCGCGAATTCGCCGCGTATCGGTCCGTGGGGTGGACCGGCTAAAATGGCCACCCTGCTAGTGCAAACACATGTCTGATCTGTGCTCATGGTGCCAACGCAGGCTGGCGACCCGCTGGACTTTCTGGACCCAGAAGCCAGACGGGTCTGGGCAGACGTATCTGTACTGCGCCTGCGACGACTGCTGGAAAAATCTGGCGAACAATCAGTATGAAGAGCACGAAGTGAGTCGCGACGAGTGGCTCGTTGCGAAAACTCAGGCAACGTGAGGCTCCACAAACACGAGGACGCAGCACATGATCAAGACGAAGGTTTTTGTCGTGGCCAGAATCGAGGGGTGGCAGAACAGTCTTGCCGAACGGATCGCCACAACGCTCGGCTTGCCTCCAGGCAGCGTGCAAGTGAAATTGCGCCGCGGAACAATCGAGGCTCGGGTGGAAGCCCGAGCGATGAAGCCCGAATCGAAATTCGCAACCGAAGCGGTGAAGCTAATCCTCTTTCTGACAGAGAACCACTGGCCGTCTCGTTGCCCGCCCGAGGTCATTCTGCGCGGCCCTTGGCAGACATCCCTTTGCTCCCTACACAGTTGGCAAGAAACGAGGGCGAGGGAAAGGGCTTCCTTCGTCGAGAGAAATTACAACCCAGACAAAATCCGCAAAATCGTTCGAGACAAATCGTCTCCGATCCGAAGCAAGCTTGCCTCGGCTGCGAAGCACTTGTCAGACGCCGAATTGCAGGACGTGTTCAGGGAGGCACTAGAAAAATCGAAGGTGACGGCAAACAATCATTCGTGAAGAGTGGCTTGTGGTAAAACCCGCAGTCCGACTGGGCCATCAGGATCAAGGTCAAGCCGCAGCTCATCTGAAGCCCACCAAAGATCGCGCACAGCTGCGCGTATTCCCCGATCGGAGGTGACTGCATGCTCGACTGCACGATAACAGTTCCCGGCGGAGGCAGCGGCCAGGGGTGCCTGAAGGAGAACAAGATGGAGAAAGTGACGCTCAAAAAATACTACTCCTGGACGGTCAGTGTGGAGATCGAGGCAGACCACGTGGACCTCGACATCTTCTTCAAGAAGAACGGGGTCCAGGTTATGTATAACCAGTGCTGCTCCAGCTTCATGCTGCAACAGTGGGACGAAAAGAAGGCCTGGGCCATCTGCCGCACCATGCTGGACAAAGCGGTCGACCCGGATCCGCCCAGGAGCTACACGGAGGACGCGAAGAAGCGCAAGAGGGTGCTTCAACGCATGCTCCGAGACGCCAGCTCCGGGCCGTCCGGCCCTCTGTTCGATCTGATCCGCCAAGCCTGGGATGAGTGGCAGCAACAGCAAAAGCGGGCTCAGACCGAGCAGTTGCGGCAAGTCGTGCGGCACTTGTCGCCTGATGAGGTGGAAGTCGCAGTCGCCGAAGCTCAGGTGGCAGATGTCCATAGCCGATAGCCAAAGGATGAAGAGCACGAAGTGAGTCGCAACGAGCCACTCGTCGCGAAAACTCAGGCAACGTGAGTCGGATGAGGTGCAAATGTCAACGTTCATCCGTTTCCCCGAAATTGATCAAGTCAAGTTTCAGACGAGGCCGGAGGAAGAGGATTACCCTCCGGACTTCGACGACCCGGAGATGAACCGCTCCATTCAGGAGAAGGTTCAAAGCGGCAACGAATGGGCCTGGTGCACAATCGTCGTGAGCGCCGTGTGGAACGGGTTTGTCGGGGAGGCCCGTCTTGGCGGGTGTTCTTACGAATCTGAGGAAAACTTCCTCGAGGACTATGCCCAACACGACTGGATGATGTGCGACGCCTACAACGATCTGTTGGGAGCTTTGGAGAAGACGGCGAAGAGTTTGGAGCCGCTCATGACGCGCGAGTCAGTTAACGAGTGGCTCGTTTCTCAAGTTCAAGAAATGTGAAACAATCGGGACGAGCTTCCGGAAAGCCTTCAAGGCTACAAGGCGCAGAAATCGATGGAGTAGGTGATAATGGACAAGAAAACAAGCAAACACCCATCGTCTGACAAAACACGAAAAATGACTGTGAAACAGTTGATGGAAAAACTTCAACAGCAGGATCCAGACGCCGAGGTTTCCATCAGCGTTTCCTTTTGGCTCGACGATGTTCCTTCTGATTCAGACGCAATTGTCGGGTCTTCTTCCCTCGAACATACGTCGCTGACGGCAAATTCAACATCACGGGGTTTAACGACCTGACGAAGAGCGTCTCCTGAAGCAGATCGGAAGCGCGTCGATCGCGCGCGTATCGATGAGTGAGGCGGCACCTGCTGCGTTCGGCGCCTGGCTGGCTCCCCGGCGCAGAAAGGCCCGCCTCGCTAATGGGATCGTGACGCAATGGTAGCGTACCAGCCTTTTAAGCTGTGTTGTTGTGGGTTCGAGTCCCACCGGTCCCACCACCATTGGTTCCGAACACAGTGGGGTGACGAAATGAACGTATCGGTTTCAGACAGCTCCGTAACCTTCCAGGGAGTGGACTCCTACAATCCGCCAGCGTGGATTGACGAGGCAGTCCAATTTCTTCAGAAAGAACTGGGCATGTGCTTCGTCGAAGGAAACAACGACCGGGGAACGATCACAGTGACGTTCGCTGAACCATTCGACGAAGAAAAAATCGAACAAGTGTTGGAAACGCTGGAGGCGAGGTTTTCATAATTGAACGCGATTAAAACGATTGCAGAGGTCATGGAGTTCAACTCCGACCTTCTTCCGCCCGACGGGCTGTCCGAGCGCGCCATGCAAGCCTGGGCGTGCGTGACGGACTTTGTTGCCAAGCACGATCTGACGTACACTGGAGGGTGCAAAGCATTTCACAACCCCGCCAGCTGGGATGGAGACTACGGCAAAGATTCTGTTCTCGTCGTAGTTTACGACGGAGGGTCAGTGGGATCGGCGTTTGACTTCGACAGGGAAGACTACGCGACGATCGAGGCAATGCAGAGCGAGCTGGCGAAGCTGGGCTTGTTTTCTGAGCAATGCACTTCTTGGTATTCGGCAATCTACGAAATGTCGGTAGTTCCGCCGCAACTTGGTTGACACCAAAGACAAACCCTTAAAACATATTTCGCAAATATGTGCCAAGATGTGCGCGCTTGAGCATGACCGAAGGCGCGCATCTTGCGCGCGTATCGGCAGCGGAGGTTACAAATGGCAAAGTTGGTTTCCGTTCCGCTGATTCAGCTTCAGCTTGGCAAAACCAGAATTCGCATTAGCTCGAAGAAGGGCTACGTCTGGTGTGATTCGAGCGAAACAGTTGTGAAAATTCGCGGCATGAAAGATGCTGAACTTCTTGAAGACTTCGCGCGCCACATGGAGTTCAAGAACGTCAGCTCCGGGAAGTTCGAGAAGTTCAGGTTTCTAAGCTATTCGCATAGGCAGAATTCGACCGACGAGGAGATGTCGTGCGACGGCCATTATTGTGTTCAGATCGTCCGTCAGTTCATCCGGAACGAGACGGAGTATAGCGCCGTGGAGGTCAGGAGGGTCAAATGTCCCGTCTGGTCGAGGTGCAGGAGTTGTGAAGACAATGGAGCTCAACATTCAGGTGCCTGACGATTACGCGCCGTCTGACGGCGAGGTGGACAACCTCGTGTATTTGACTTGCAAGTACACGTGCGGCTGGCCCATGAGAAGCGTTGACCTTTTGATTTGTCGACAAATGGCCGGCGACATGCGGGGAGCTGAAGGAATTTCCAAGCTTGTCAAAGTCGCTTGCGAATACTGTTGGGATCACGTCTGCGGGGAGCCCGACGACGTTTCGGTTGAAGCGTTTTTCGAGCACGTCAAGCATTTCCTTGAACACTGGTATGAGAACACAACCCCGCAAGAGCGTTCCAAGACATGAGGCAAAATTGAAGCTCTGCGTCTAAAACCCCGCCTTCCATCCAAGTCTTTAACTCCGCTTTCAAAGCAACCCGCTTCAAAAGATGGCCTTCAAAGACCGCGGTCGAAGACTGTCTTTTGAAGGCTCCCTTCAACGCGGTGCGGAAGGCGGTCGATCGCGCGCGTATCGGAGGTGCGAGACGAACCAACACGCGAAGGAGCCAGCCATGAGACTGAAAGTTGAAAACCTACCGATGGCTTGGCGAGAGGCTTGTCAAGCCATCGCTGACCCGCAACGGGTTCCTCAAACGCATGTGCGCCTAACGCCCCTCCCCGATCGACCAGGGTGGATTCTTGAGGATGCGTCAGACCCTATGGAAGAACGGGCTCCCCTCGACGCATAGCGCAAGGCGGGCGATCGCGCGCGTATCGGGAGGTGCGAGACGGCGAAACCAGAGAGACACATAATATTTTTCACCGCTACGCCAAGGAGAGTGAGAAAATGGGGCATTAGCGATTGCCCAGATCGATCTTTGTCCCCCTCGGGGGTCGATCCTATGGGCCAACAGCGGAGGGGGCGGGCGGCCTGATCAACCACCCGATGGCCGAAGCGGGCCGGGCTCCCTCATGGGACCCGGCCATCGGCTTGTCGGGGATGCCCTTTGAAAGCCACGGGAAGTCGGCGCGATTCGCGCGTACCGGTCCGTGGCGGGCACTCACAAATGCGGCAGGAGATGACAATGAAGCTTTCCGAGATGACACTGGAGCAGTTGAAAGCCAAACGCGCCCAGATCGAGAAGTTCATAACCGAGCGCATGGAAGAGAAGCTGGCTCTCCCCGCCAGCATACCTGCTTCGATCGGCGCGTGGACAAAGGACGAAAACGATGAGTTGTCCGATTTTGAAGGAACCGAAGTACTGCACAACCAGTATTCGTTTCTGAACGACGACGGCATCGAGGCTGTCGATTTCCGCATCCGCGTCTTCCGCGTTGGCAAGGACCTTGTCGCGCACGGGGAATACTGGCTGCACATGCGGGCTTATTGCTATGGTCTTGTGGCCTGCCAAATCAAAATGCTCGGAACCCCGCACATCGACAACGCGATCCCGTGCGACGAAGACGAGTTGTCATCGCTGGACTTGAAGAACGCTTTGGAAGTGGGCAAATTCTGCAAACGCCATTTCGGCGTGAACGCGGACCCGGCCACCTTTATCCACTGCAGCTTTTGACGAATTGTGTCCCATGGAGGTGACGATGAAGCTGAAACTAACACCCGAAGAAAAAATCGTCGTGATGCGAATTGTCCTCTCTGCTCAGGAGTCATTTTACTCTGCGCCGGAGGCGTTTGCCGAGAACGGGAAAGAGAAAGAGGCGTTCAAAAGCGCCGTTTCCAAGCTCAAGAACGGCTGCGGAATCGAAGAGACTTCCAACATGACAAGTTTCGTTTGCTCGCAACTTGAGACTTGTCATGCAAACGACGACGCCGATGCCGTGTATGCCTATTTCCGCACCGAGCCAAACCCTGCCGACTGGGAAGAAGCTGTAGAATCCGAGCAGGATGGCAGCATCGGTCTCATCAAAAGTGAGGCTTGCGGATGGGAAGAGCGCGAAGAAGTCCCAACGCCACTGTCGAAGGCGTCGGGGTTTAAGCGCTATTACCTGGGTGGTGCTGGCTGAGCACTGCTCTGACTGGGCCGTGGGAGTCGGCGCGATTCGCGCGTATCGGACGGGGAGATGCCAATGTGCAACCACGAAAAAGCCCACACGAAACGCTACGTCGGCTCAACTGACGTCTACCGGTTCTGCCCTTCCTGCTTCTCGACCTTCGACGGCGAGGAGTCTGCGGTCAAGAAAGCGCTCATCAATGATGCGTGCAAGGCCAACGTGACTGAGGCGGACGAAGTCGACGGCCGAATGACTGTCGAATCGGAGTGGTCATGATTCGCAAAGCGTTCATCGTCGGCGGGTTTTTGGCGTCCATCATGCTCTTGTGCATGGCGTTCGTTCTCGTGTGCGCCATCAACCTGGTGCTAAACGGGTACAACCCAAAGTGCGGGCCTCTCCCCGAGCGAATTTGGCGCAACGCCATCCCGTTCATGTGCTCTCCCAAGCAGAATCTCCCGGAAAGCCGCGTTCAAACAGTTCGCTGGCACAGCCCTCCAGCAAAAACCCAAAAGCCGAATCGCGCCCCAACGCCCCGTTCTGCGCCAACTCGGCGCCCGTCGCGTTGCGCTCCTCTTCAGCAAGAGCCCTACCGAGTTCAATGCGATCGCGGAGTGTGCTATCACGATCCGGGGTACCGCGCCAACTGCGGACTTGCGGACAACTGGAAAGGAAACTGACCTATGGCAAAGTTTAAAGTGACAGTGTCGTTCATCGTGGAAGCCGAGGACGAGGACGAAGCCGAGGATAAGGTGGAGTTTGCTCTTGGGCTGACTTCAGCGGCAAATGAAGCCGAGGATATAGTTTTTGATGAGTATTGCACAACTGATGTGACGGAATGAAGTGTTCGCGATGAACATTCAAGACGAAGCGCAAGCGATTTTCGACAAATGGATGGACGGCGACTGCGCCACAGCCCTTCTTGCTCTTGAAAAGCATGGGGGGCTTCTTGGCCATGCGATCTGCGCCCAGCTTGTGCTGCTCATAATCGATGCGGACGAGTCGAACCGCACAAGGGGTTTAACTCGCATTAGCCTCCCCAACTTCATAGAAATGATTGAAGAAGCGGCGTTTGACCGCCGCATCCTAGAAGTCGGGGAGACCATGGAGAGGTAGTTAGACCTGCAAAGGTCGGTGCAGATCGCGCTCGTCCCCGCGTATCGAGCGGGGAGGTGACGAGATGGGAAAAGTTTGGAATATCGTGGGGCCAGAAGGCGCTCTCTCTGACAAGGAGACCCGGCAGGCGATCAAGCAGCTCAGGCAGCTTCGGGCCGAACGCTTCATCTTGTTGGAGAGCAAGAAGGAGGATTACAACGAAGCAGTGGCGCTCAACGCGCTGTTCGGTCCGCCACCTAAGCCCGAGCAGCGGAGGTAGCATGAAGCTTTCAGAAATGACGCCAAAACAACTCCGCAAAAAGCGAGATCGAATTGACAAGCTTCTCGTTGAGAAAAGCTCAGTCAAGGTAATCCGATTCAAGTTCGACTCAGGCGACGACCACACCGTCGGGGCCTTTGAGCTGGAGGCTGACACGCCGCTCGGTCGGCTGGTGGGTAGCGGCACCGTCAACGGCGATTTTGGCGAAGAGGACTGGGAGCTGAACGGCCAAGAGCTCGTCGAGTGTCCCGCCTTGGGCTTGCCTCAAGCGAATGAGGCCAGCGGCGCGTATTTCGAGGAGCGTTCAAAAATTTTGCTTGTTGAGGCGCTCGAACAATGGTGTGAAGAGGCGCGGACCCTGCTTGCAAAAGGACGCCGCCTCACCAAGTGACTCGGCCCTAGGGGTGACCAATGGCGTGCACATGGTGCAAATCGAACGATCATCTGGGCATCGAATGCCCGCAACGAAACGCGACCCCACGGACCGAGTCGCCGCCGCACCCAGACTCGCGTGCCGTGGCCCAAGCCATCTTAGACCAGTTGTTCTCGGAGTTCGACGGCGAGTTCAGCATCCGCCTCGAGGACGACACGGACCATAAGGTGGAGATCAAGTCGCACTGCCTGGTTGCGGCGGGCTACAGATTCCGCTTGGAGTATGGGCCAGATGACTAACCGCCCCAAAGCATGTTGGAACTTGGCGCGGTTCGCACGTATTGGCGAGTGGAGGTTCCCATGGCCCATTCGATCGATCTTCCCGAACTGAATAGCAACTCTGCGGCAGACGAAGTGGCTTCCGCTGTGGAGCTGATGCTCAAGGGCGTCGTGCAAGACAGCGGCGACGCTTGGCTGGACGAGGATTTCACCTGGCAGCTCCGCGTCGTCGACGGGGAGCTGATCGCCGAGTCTTCCGATGGCAAGCGGTACCGCATCGAGGTGAAAGCCCGCTGATGCGCAGTCGGCAAAAGCGCTGGGAGAAGCGCCGCCTCCGCAAAGAGGTGCGTCGGGCCGAAAACGCCCAATTGCAGGAAAGGTCCTGCGCGCTGAGCCTCTTTTGCGACGAGTGCGGCGCCTTGGCAGTCCAGTTCATGCTGGCTGACGAGGGCTTTCGCCGAAAAGCCCTCGCGCGTTGCCCCCGGCACAGGCTGGTTCCGGGAGGCCACATGTTCGGCACGGTTGAGAAGATCGATGGTGAAGAGTTTTTGGCTTTCAAGGTGCAAGAGTCATGAAGTGCAAATACGGATGCGGGTGCCAGAAAGAAGCCACCCGCTTCGCCCGAGTTAAAAACTCAGACTCGATGGTCATCCGGTGCGAAGAGCATTGGGAAAACTTCAAGCAGCACTTGGTCGGCGCTGGCCCGCAGAAAAAGAGCGTCGAGATTGAAGCTTTGACCGAAGACGAAGCTGTAATTTTTCAAATTCAAAGAGACTAAGAGCCCCTTGCGCGCGTTGTCGACCGGAGCAGGCGAGATGTTCACAATCAAAATTCCACGCAAGAGACCCCGCAACGCGCTGTTTTTGGCACAGGCCATGGGCTTGGCTCTCCGTCCCAGGCGGCTTGTCAAAAACAGCAAGCGCGACAAGTCTTGGAAAAAGGAGCAATGGTGATGCACTTCTGCGGCAATCCTTTCCACGACGTTCCCCTGTACATCGTGTTGGCGCTGCCGTTTCTCGCGCCAATCTGGATCTGGCTTCGAGCCCGGTTTGGCCGTCAAGGGTGCGACTGCGGGCACGACCACGACAACGGGGAGAAGCATCCATGAAATGCGACGCCATCATATCCATGTCCGGGCCGCTTGACGATGAAGTCGAGCGCTGCGGCTGCGGCTGCCGCGCCGTCCAGTTCATCTTGTTTAGCCAGGGCAAACTGTCCTGCCGATGCGAGGAGCATCAACTGCAGACGCAGTTCAAGGACGTGCGACGCCTCACTGAGGAGGAAGCCCTAGTTCATTCGACGATGGACGAATGAAGGCTGTGAGAACCCGACCGCCGAAAATCCGGTTTCCGCCTGGAACGTTCGTCCGCTTGTGGGATGAGCCGGACCGCTTGTGGGAGGTGGTTTGGCTGTACCGGATGCGAGAAGAGCCAAACGTTTGGCTCCACGTGTTGAAAGTCGCGACACATTTCGAGACCAGTATCGCGCGAGGCGAGGCCCGGATAATCTGGAGCCCGGTTGTTGGACTTCACAACACGGGCATAGACCCATGGTCGTACAGCCGAATCGTGTCTACGCCGAACATGATTCGGCTAGCTGAGATCGCCATTGACGACATCATGGAGTCTTGAGACTGTCAGAATCGGGCGCTTTCAAGCGTCCAAAGTTTATGTGCACGAAAATTCTCCTGAGCCAAATGGAGCAACTGCGATGGGATGGCGTTTCGAGACTCGTTGGCAACGAATGGTCCTTGCAGTTTTTCACTGACTCCTGGACCAAGGGGCTGGCCGTCACTCTCTACTTGACTGGCTTCAAAAGGGAAAAGAGGAAATGTCTGGTCCTGCGTCAAGGCCAACGAGTTAAGCTGATTCGAGAAATGGTTTGCCTCTGGGCGGGGCGCGAGTCTGTCGAGTCGACTGCCTGGATTGGCAAAAGGATCGACAAAGACACGAGAATCGGGCCGAATTTGCAGCAGTTCGTCAACGCCATCATGTCCAGGTGGGTCGACGGAAACCAGGTGGCTTGCGACCGGGCCATGGGCCAGCTCAGGCGAGCTGTGGCGAAGGCTCAAAAAGCAGGGCTGACTGAGGCTGACATGAAGGCTGCCTGGGACGAGGCTTTGCTCGCTCAAATGTTGTTGTCGTGATCAACTAGCCCATGCCAGAGAGCTGGAAAATACCACTGAAAAGTTGGTATGATTGAGCGATGCAGTCCAGGACTGGCTGATGACTGTTTGAAACGGGTCGGAGCTGCCAGCACGCTGCGCGTATCGACCGCTGGAGGCACCACATGAATTTCGTTTGCTCTCAGATCGAGACATGCGGCGGCGCGGATGCCGTGTATGTCTATTTCCGCCAGGAGCCAACTGAAGCCGACTGGGAAGAAGCGCTAGCTTCTGAGCAGGAAGGAAACCCGGACGAAGCGTGGGAAGACCGAGAAGAAGTTCCCACCGCTTTGACTGAAGCAATGCAACTCAAGCGATACTACATGGGAAGAGTTGGCTAAATGGGAAAGCGGGACCCGTTGGCTGCGTGTCCAGATTTTCAGGACTTTGTTGACTCCATGGACTTCCAACAGTTGACGGAGCTGGAGACGGTTGTGCGCGTCGCAATGGCTCGACAAAAGCGTGACATGGCAAAAGCTGCCGGGTACGCTTTTAGCGAACGCTTTGCCGATCGCGCACCTGAAAGCTACGTCACAGGCATTTCAGAGCTGCTTTTCAACACTCCAATTGGGTTGTTGAAAGTCGTTGACTTGGAGTTCGAGGAACCAACAGTTACCTTGAATAACAAGAAGGTTGGAGAAACGGGGGCTATTGGAGCTTTTGAGCTGGATTTGATAGTTCACTTGCATGGGGCCAGGAACCTAGGGGAAGCTGAGTGGGAAGTTATGCGCTCCGTGCAAAAATACCGCGATGTCATTGACGAATGGACGGTTTCCGCCGTGCAAGAGGAATAGGCAAACCTGGCCCTCAAAAGCTAACGCAGCTCGGCGCGGTTCGCGCGTATTCCCCGATGCGGCAATAACGCCGCCTGTTTCCCGAGGTGACGACATGACGAAGCTGGACCTGTTGGCGCGGATTGACCGGCTGGTGGAACAGGGCGCAGTGTCAGTGCAGGCGCTGCCCGAGGGCGTCCGGCTGGACGAGCTGGACGATTTCGCCTGCGCGGTCGACCTGTTCGGCGATGCCACCCCGGCGATCGACATCGAGCTCGAGCGATATGTCGACGTCCAGCCCACCGGCCATCGCCGCTGGGACTCGTCCGAGGACTGCGGCGAGCACTTCATCGACAGCGGCTACATCCTGGACTGATGCCGGACGAGCCACCACCAGGGGGTGCTGTTCCCCGAGGCGACATCGCGCGCTTGTCCGAGTATCGGAGCTAGACGATGACTAACTCGAACGGAGAACCCGTGATGAGACACGTTCTTGTGGAATGCGACGGCGAGCACTTCCTGGTAAAGGTTGCCGACGACAACGAGTGGGAGCAAACCCTTCGGTACTTCAACGACTGCGGCTTGAAATTCTCCACCCGAGAGTTGCTCGAACCGCTTGTGCCGGGTGAGCTGAGCGACATCCTTGCCCCAAGGGACGAATAGCGAGGAATGGGAGAAAATCCATGAAGTACGTCGTCATCGTGGGCCATCCTTTGATGCAAAGGGACCCCTGCATGTTCACGGACATTCAGGGCGTGGTTGGCTGCCAGTCTCTGGAGCAGGTTCAGGAGGCGATAAATGCCAACCGCGTCCACCGAAATGGAGACTGGACTGTGTTCGAGCTGGTCGACGGCAAGTTCCAACAGCGGAGCGTCTGCTTCGAGCCTGACGGCAGAACTGTCAAGAATGTCCAATGACAACCCGATGCAGTGCGACGGAGTGGACTTTGGCGGAAACTGGAAACGATGCAAAAACAACCCGGTCGAGTACTGGGTGCGAGTTGAACCCAGCTTCCACTGGGTCAAGCGCATTAGCTTGTGCGCAGAGTGCGCCCGCTTTTACTGGATCCAAACCGTCTATTCCAAGCATTCGTTCAAGCAAGCAACCTTGCAGGAGTGGGTTTGCCACTGCGTGCAGGAAGAATAGCCCAGTCCAAACCGTGGCGGGAGGGTGACGAATGACAAAGCAAGAACTTTTCGAACTGATTGACGGCTACTGGCCCGTGATCTCCAAAGGCAGGGTTGTTGGGTTGGAGAACGACGAGGGAGAAAAGCCTCTTCCTGACGGGGTTGTTGGCTACGTCGACGCCCACCCTGAAGGCTCGGACCGGGGAGGCTACGTTCCGTTTCTGGAGACAGACGGCGAACAGGTCTACCACTACGCTTGCAAATGGCGATGGCTAAGCGGAAGTCAACGGCGATAATGAGACACGAGCGCTATCACCAGCCAAAAGCAGTGCCCTGCGAATGCGGCTCCACAGAGGCGTACTGGCATGGGCCCGAGACCGGCCTTCGCGAATATTGCTGCGACGCGTGTTGGGCTCGTCAGCAAAAGCTGTGCGTCTCCTGCGGCGAGCCCATTCCGCCCAAGCGGCTGGAAATCCTGCCGGGCACCACGACCTGCGTCGCCTGCTCCTCGGTCACAAAAAAGAGCATTCAAGACATGCCTGGTCGAGCCGTGGTTCAGCACACGGGCGGCCTGCACGAGAAATATTTGCACGAAGAGGACTTGGAAGACTGAGATGGCTAAACAACCAATTGACATCCCGTGCGCGTGGTGCTTCGGAGGAACCTTCATGGCCGTGCATTTCATGCAAGACTTGGACGGCACAGGACCACTGACGCCACTGTGTGTGGGCCATACCATATGCACTGAAGGATTGTTCATTCCTTTGGAAGAAGGACTAGACGCCTGGATGTACGAAGAAGAGGACTGAAGAACAGGTTTGGCCCCGTCTTAGGGCCAAGACCCCGTCCCAGGTAGTACAAAAGCCAGGAAGACCCCTCCGCGTGGCAGGACGGGCCGGTTCGAACAGAACCGAAACCCGAGCGCGCTCGTGCGTATTCGCGACGGGGAACAACGCAATGACCCGGCCGACCGGGTTTTAAGGAGCTAGCCATGATGAAGGTGACCATCCGAGTCGAGTTGACCGTGGACGAGGACGAGATGGCAATCGAGCAGATCGACCTGCCCGCCAAGATTCGCCAGCTTTGCCGCGACGCGTTCGGCGAGTTCGGAGACCACAGGCGCGATGCCAAGGCGTACGTTGCCAAGCGGTACTCTGGCGCGTGGTTCGACTCTGCGAACAAGGTCCGCGAGGTCGAAGGACGTGTCGAGCTGGCCTGCCTCTTGAGCGCGGGGGTCTCGGACGCGATCATCGAGGTCCAGGCATGTTGCCCCAAGTGCGGCGCTGTCGAGCCCAGGGCTGACTCCACATGCCCCGTTTGCCGGGACGCCTACTGCAGCATGATGGAGAGCGCCGACGCCCAGATGGGAGACTCCACGCCATGAAAATCACCGTCGTGACCCTTTACAGGGGAGACACCGCTGACCACTACGTCGGAGCCGTCGCGGGGTCTTTGACCCACGCCCAGCGGCTGGTCGTCGCCAAGCGCCTTGACGCCAAGTTTGGCGAGGAAGACGAGAACGACGAGCGCCTGGTTTACTTCCGGGAGATTGTCGTGGCCCAAAGCGTCAACGATTTCAAAGGGGTTCAGAACATCGACGACGAAGACTACGCGGGAGACTGATATGTGGCAGGAAGTCGAGCAAGATCTGCCACATATTTGAGTTGAGCCAATGGCCCTGACAAACCACGCAAGCCCGGCTTGCTTTCCCATAGCCTAGTGGAGGTTAGCGAGAATGGGGTGGCGATGCGTTTGGTTAAGAAACAAGTGGCTGCAGCGCGTGCAAGGATACCGTTCGAACAGCTGCTGCGCGCTGGTTTGCTTGCAGCAGCTGGCAATGGCGGAAACCCGCCGAGCCCTGTCTTGCCCGAAGGAGGGTGAAGTGAAAACGTACCGAGTCAAAATCATGGACGAGAGCGGTTGCCCAGCCGCCATCGAAGTGCGGGTCGGAGACGCGGACAGCCAGCGCGAGGCAGAGCTTCGAGTCAAGGAGCTGATTGTGCCTGGCGTCGAAGTGGTGTCCGTCGAATTGGGCGAATCGGACGAAACCGAGCCATGACCTGCTTCTGGTGCCTTTGCAGAGCCGTGCAGCTTTGGCTCCCAAACAGTCCGTCCGATGGTCCGCTCTGGATCTGCGGCAACCATTCGGAAGACTTCGTCAGAGTGTTGGCGGAGTCAGGGTTCAGGCAGGCAACGCCTGAAGAGTTCGACATGGGCGTAGTTCATCAGACGTAGACCCATGGCATCACTTGACAAAATATGTGGCATATATTTGTGGCAAAGCGCGGCTCGGTCGGGTCCAAGCATTCAAGCCTGGCGTGCATGGTTGTCTGCGCTCAAATGTGTGGCAGGATTTTTGGCGATCTGTGCCAGGGGGTCTGGTTGGAAACTGGCGGCTTCAACAGGCCGCAGACGCTTTGAAGGAATCCTTCAAAAGCGCGGTTCAAACCCCTGGCAGGAAGTTTTAAAACCCATGGCATATCCTTCAACGAGAAGGGCATGAGCAGCCCTGGATCGGCTTCCAACTCTGCCTGATTTGCGCCATTCTTCAAAAGACATTATGCCAATCCTTTTTAAACATTCTGCGCCAAGATCAGCCGGACGCCATGGCAGGGGTTTGAGACAGGGGTTTGCCAAAGGACCGACCGGAGCAGAGCCATCCACGGATTGCCCCAGTGCAGTCCTTTGGCAAACCCCTGGCAGGGGTTTTCGAACGCCACGGCAGGACTGTTCAAAATACATGCCGCCCATTTCAAGCAGCGCGACTGTGCTTGAGCGCCAAGGTGAGCTCCCAGCGCGCAACCAACTGCGCGGGAAGCAAAGAGATGTCTGCCAAGGGCCACGCGCAGTACTCCCACCCCTCCGAGCCGAATCTCTGGATGAGGGATTTGTCCTTGGGACAGAAGTAGTGATCGGTCCCGCGAAGGGTGCCTAGGTAAACGCAAGCGTCGCAATCATGGGTGTGCAGCGGCATACTCGTCACCTCCTGTTAGAACCCAAACCTGTAGCCCGAAGCTAGCGGGACTCGAGATACAGGTTTGGGTGGATCCCCTCGGGGACCCACCCTTCAGGCGGGAGCGGTGGCGGGATGTCGGTCAGCGGACGGAGAACATCGCGGCAGTGACGCCGAGCTCGGGCTCTTGGCCGATGGCCCACACCCGGAGGGAGACCGAGAGCTGCTTGGCGTAGCGGGACCCGATGTGGCTCAGGTAAGCCATCTGTCCGACGAACTTGAACCCATCGGCCTTGTACTCGGTCTCCTCGTCGGTGGGGGCGCCGTTCAGGAGGGCCTCGATGGCCTTGGTGGCGGTGGCGGCGTGAGAGGACATGAGCCCGCGACGATTCTTGTCCTTGGTCTCCTTGGTGGCCTGCTCGAACTCGGTCTGCAGGTGGTACATCAGGAAGGCGTTGGCGATCCGGACGTCATCCCTGTCCTCCAGAACCCGGCGGACGCCCTTCTCGCCGATGAAGGGGTACTGGCGGCCATCCCGGTTCACGACGGGCGGAATCTCGGAGGCGAGGGCGGCGAGGGTCGAGTCGAGGTCGGTGCAGTTGTCGAGATTGATCGTCATGGCTGGCTCCTTCGCGGGTGTTGGTTCGTCCCGCATCTTCCGTTACGCGGGGTCGGGCTCGATCTCCGCGCGGCCCCATGCCGCCCGATCATCGTCTCCCGTCCTCGCACCCTCCGGTACCGCCTGGGGCCCCAGATCCCCGCCCGGTGGGGCGGTGTGTGCATGTGTATTACCATGTGGGATAGACCGGAAGTCCGGGGGTCTCCTGGGTATCCATCTATAGGGAGGGGTTATACCTATGTATATGTAGTATACCATACCACATAGTGGAGATAGAGAGGGGTTGCAAGTACCCCTTCTTGGGAGGGGAACCGGATGCATGCCTGAAAATGGGTCCTCGCGAAACGATCTGGGTCCGCTCAGTTTTTGCGCAAACAGTTCTTTTCGTCCGATTAAACACTGACCGATTGTTCAGTATTTCGATTGTTCAGTGTTCCAAGGAACAAACGGCATTCATCGCCAGAAGCAAAACGCCATGAGAAGGACCGATGGCAAGATTGTTTGCGACCTGAACAGTTGCACGGCCCTGGCTGTTGTGGCGATGGTTGGAAAGCCCAACTCCGGGGATTTGGGGCCGGAGTGGGTGTCGTTCAGGTGCGCCGAGCATTCGGGGCCGTCGTGGGATCGGCATGTCGACAAGATCCCGGTGCAAGAGTGGGAAAAGCTTCAAGGCTTGAGGGAAGTGCACGAGTCGTGAAGCTTTTTGGTGGAAAGCTTCGCTTTGGCTGAAAAAGCTTTGGGTCCTCCAAACAATTTGTAAAGCTTTTTTGGCGGGCGTCGTCATGGCGTGCAATTTCCATGGCGTGGCGCAAAGAGTCGCTGCGGCTCAAAAAGTGCTGGACGGCAGGGTTGGCGATGGGAAAATTGTTTGGGATTTTCTCGAGGATCTCAAGAAGCGCATGAGCGAGGAGGCGCGAGACTACGACGATTGGGGAAGGAGCGTTCCCTTGGCGCAAGAGGCTTTGCGCCAAGTGCAAAGCGGCAGCTTCGCTTCGCTCAGCGACGACGCTGTGGGCGTGCTGACGTCCAATGTGAAGCAGCTTGTCGACAATCCGTGGATGGCCGGAGTCTGACCTTCGAACGTTGTCCGATCGCTCGTCACTCTCTCATGGTCTCGGCCACGCAAACCAGGTCTGAAATTCTCGCAGCCAACTCGGCGTTTTTCATTTTCGACAAAATCCTTTTGGAGGACGGGCGATAAAGAAACTCCTTTTTCGGGTCCTCCAGCCCGCCATGGCTTGTCACCATGGCCACAGCTGCTTCCAGAGTCCACGAGTTTGTTTGGAGGTGCCAGCCGCGGCGCCGCTCAAACACCCGAAAGTCGCCAGCTTGCCCAGCTGCGTCCGCTATCCCGGCCATTTCCGCAGCTAGCGCCTCCCGCATCCCCTCGTTCGCTTCCTCAAACGGCCCGTCCTTTTTCCAGTTTGCAAGCTTTGCTTCAAACTTTCGAATCGTCAGAAAAGCTAGGCTTTTCTTCGGCCAGTGCTGCAGCTCGCCGCGCGGCCCGATCGCCCACGCTTCGCCGTTCAAAACTGGAAGCGCGCTCCCTAGGTTTTCCCAAATTGTTTTCAGCATTGAGTGTAGGCTCGAGCATGAGCGAAGTTTTGGACAAATGCCCCAATTGCCAATCCTACAATGTGCAGACAAAGGTCGTTCACAATCCCGACACTTGCGACATGAACGCCGAGGCAACTCTTGCTTGCTTGGATTGCAAGCAAGAGTGGGAGGGCAAAGTCATGTCTCCTCGAATGGAGGAAGATCGTCGGCGAGGGTTTGCGATTTAGGGCCTCGCTCGACAAGCCCTTTTCGGGTGGTTACAACTTTATTTTTCTGCCCAGCCATGAGCATTGCACGCATCGCCGCGCGCGTGGCTGGCTTTGGGAGCGAGCCCGGTTTCCCGGACATCCTTCCGCTCGTTTACAAGTTTTTCGGCCATGCGAGCTGGGAAGACGTGGAGTCTTCGCCCCTGGACGACGAAGACAAGGCTGCCGTCGGCGACGTCCTTTCGAAAAAAGCTCGGCTCCAAGATCTTTACGGCGCGTGGGAGGCGTCGCGGCGCAGCTTTCGCGACGAAGACAAAGCTTTCCATCGCTTGGCCATGGGGCGGGCCCCGGTCGTCGAAGCTCTCTCCAATCTGATGAAAGCCGCGCGCCCCAAAATCGAGCAAAGCGGCGAAAAGTGGAGCCCGAAATACGACGCCGCTTTCGACTACATTGTCAAATGGGAGTTTCCGGCCGATCCTGACAAAGGCTGGTGGGTGGACGTCTGGGTGCAAGGCGTCCACGACTTGACGACTGCGATTTTCAGCCAGCTTCTGCATTTGAGCAAGCCGAAGCTGTAGCTCGGAAGCTGTCGCAGGCGTTTGGCTGTAAACTGCTCAAATGCAGGAAACATCTGTGCAATGGCTTGAGCGCGTTCAGCTCGAGTCGAAAAATCCCGAAGCCAAGCGGAAAGCGAAGCAAGCTCTTGCGCAGTGGCGAGCCATGACTCTCTTTTGGAAACAGGAGGGCCTTTCGCTTCGGCGCTCGCTATGGGACCTTTTGGCTGGCGTGAGCGAAAGAGGGGGCAAAATCGTGGAGACGTTCGACTCCGAAACGACAATCAGGACTGGGGGGCGCCAGTTTGTCTTTCCAGTGTTTGTCGAGGCTTTGCAGCGGCGCGCAAGGGACCCGAAGACGGCTCCGGGGGCCGTCTTCGCGGGCGTTCATCCAAAGTCGTTTCGCGCGCCGCAACGCTCCAAGTGGGGCAACGACATTTGCAAGACCTGATTGCGTCTTCGCGACATGAAAATCGAGAAAGTCGTGACAGCCACAAAGACGCCCCACGATTGGGAGCGCGACGGGTTTCATTGGCGCTGCAGAGCTTGCGGGGCGATTGCTGCGGAATTTGGCGACAACGGGTTTCCGGACCCTTACGGATCGGTCGTCTATGCCAAGGGCATGGACTGCGTGGAGGCTTCTTGCGACGAGATGTCGGTTCTCAAAGTGATGAGGAGCTAGAGTTCACAAATCGTTAACTGCGACGACAAAACATGAGCACGATCTCCAAGCGCGTTGCCGCGCAATGGCTCGAAGCTGCCGTTTCAGGTCCTGACGCTTGTCCAAACTGTCGCGGAACTGGCTTCGTGAACTTGGGAGACTGCCCCGAGTGCGAAGGAACCGGGCGCAACGTTTCGGAGTCTGCGCCGACTGGCCTGTCGATCAGCGAGCTTTACGACAAGTTGATTGCGGACGCAAAAGCCAACAGAATGAAGAAGCTTCCGGTCAACCAGATCTTGCACCTGATGCAGGACTCCGAGTCGATATCGCGACACGAATTGAGCGATCGCGCGCAGGAGCTTTTGCGGATGGCTCCACATCTTGCTGAAGAAGACTGGAGGCAGCTGACCCGTCTACTGATGAGAGCATACAACGCCTGGGGAGGCATGTAGCTGTTTTCAGTTTCAGGGGGAGCTGGGGGGAAGCGTTTTCGAAGCAGAATTGGAGTCTCCAACGTCTGGAAGCTCAATGTTCCATTTGCGTTGGACCAAAGTTTTGACAATCCGGTAGGCCCATGTGGAGAAAAATCCGGCAAGAACGCCGTAAATTGTGCGCATGGCGAGCGACGCAGCGAACACGCTCGGATAAGGGAAGCTCTTCATGGAAGCAGCGAGCAATGCGCCAACTAGAATCGGAAGGGTCGGCAGGATGAGCTCCCGCCAGATGCGGGACTTGATGAAGCTCGAATCCTTCAGGCTTGGGCTTACAACCTCGCTAATCTTTCTGAGTATCCCGCTGATTATGTTGACAATCATCGCAAAAACAAACGCTGCGATGACATGCTTGTAGAATGTTTCCCCGCCAAGAGTTTCGATGATGTCCATTTTGTCTCCTCGCAAAAGGAGCTTTATCATAGGCGCATCATTCGGACATGGAGCGGAAGACGCTCATGGATGCTTCATGCACTGTTTTCGGGTTCATCTCGGACGTGTGCACCCTCCATTCGACTTTGTTGAGGGTGGCAAACAGTTTTTCGGTTCCGCTTGACGCGTCAAGCGACAAAGACAATAGAACCCCGATGTCTTCTCGGTCCACGTCTGTCAGCTCGTTTCCTCGAGAAAGTTCCCAACACATTCTGGAGCATCTAAATATTTTTTCCATGGAGTCAGCGTCCTCCATGGCGACCCACCGAATGATGCGCCTCCTAAGCTGGTTTGCTATGTCCGGCGCATCGTCTCCCAAGATTATGTGAAGCAAGCCCCCGGACACTTCATTCTCATACGTGTCTTCTCTCATGGAAAAGATTACGCGCGACCGCCCTTCATTTACGCGGGGTGTCCCGCCAGGTTTCCGGAAAATCTTCAATGTTTCTGACAGTGGGGCGGTAGGGGTCGACGCCGCCGCCTTCTGCCGTTTCTGCGGCGTCGTCGACGTCTTTTCTATGAAGCCATGTCTTGAGGCTTTTCACCACAGAGTCTGTGGCGCCGTTTTCTGTGACTTCCGGAGCTCCCTCGACCTCGAACTTGTACGAGTACAGCACTTGAGACAGCATGACCCTGCCCTCGTACCGCTCCCCGATTTCAAACTCAATGGCCGGGAGTCCGCTGCTGTCGTCCAGTTCCTGTGCTCGCCACCCTCTGGACTCGATTTCGCGCATCAGTCTGCCGATTTCTCTTTTGTGTAGATCTAGAAGTGGGTTCATGTGGGTAGCCACAACGAGAAACGCTTTTCTGAGCCAAAACGCTGTGTCTGGCCGTTCCGGATCGGACGCGAGTCGCCTCAAAAAAGACGAAAGTCTTTTCGGACTGGAAGCGAATTGTTCCCACATGTTTCCGGCCGGGGTTTCTCCTGCCAGCGACTCCCTGATTGATCCCAGCGGGTCGGAAGAATACCCCTCGTCTTTGTCGGACGGGTCTTCCATCGCTTGGAGCGTCCAGTGGTACAGTGCGTCAGCTTGTTTTGCATACAGGGTATACGGATGTGCTACAATCTTAATGCCGCCCGATTCGTTCGGAATAACGCTTATGTCTCCAAACGATTTTATGGCTTTTGCTATGTCGTCGAGCGTTTCAATGAATGCATGTCTTTCCATGAACACAGTTGCTTATTTAAAATGTAATAAGACGTCATGGAAATCTACATAAGCACGGACATAGAATCTGATGGGCCGATCCCGGGCTCGAATTCTATGCTGTCGTTCGGATCCGTGGCTTTGACAGCAGATGGCGAAGAACTCGGCGCTTTTTCTCGAAACCTTGAAACGCTGGAAGGAGCCTCTAGCGATCCGGACACCATGGCCTGGTGGAAGAAAAACCCAGAAGCGTGGGATGCGTGTCGGAAAGATACAGTTTCGCCAGCGAGAGCCATGAAGGAATATGTGGACTGGGTGAAATGGTTGGGGAACAGCCCCGTGTTTGTGGCTTATCCGGCTGGGTATGATTTCACCTTCGTGTATTGGTACATGATGAAATTTGTCGGACAGAGCCCGTTCTCATTTTCTGCTGTGGACATCAAAACATTTGCCATGGCTTTGATGAGAAAGCCGTACCGCGAATGCACGAAGCGTAAAATGCCGAAGGAGTGGTTTGCGCCTGGCGCAAAGCACACACATGTCGCTGTTGAAGACGCAAGGGAACAGGGTTTGTTGTTCATAAACATGCTCAAAAGTTCGCAAAAGTATCGCTTGCACACATGAGCGATAATGGAGTTGACATGAATCTGAAAGATGGAAAACTGCTGATTTTTTCTGGAACCAACTGGAAGCTTGCCGGCGACAAGAAATGGGTGGAACACACTGTTCCATACCTGGCGAACGGAAACGAGAAATACGTCGGGGAGCGCATCATCGACGGGGCCCCCCACGCAGTGTTCAAACTGTGCGACGACGATTTTGGCGCTCAGCTAAAATCCATTGCGACAAATGCGTCGGCCCCGAGCGTCAAAGACTAAGCGCGTTTGCCGAACAAATTCGGACGTATACTTCGAAAAAGTTACCACTGCGGAGTAAAGCATGGGCGTGGAAACAGTCCTTTTTCAGCAGGTCTGGCAGCGCATTTACAACCCGAGGTCAGGCTGTCCCGACATCGAGATCAGCCGCGTCCTCGATGTCATGGTGGAGATTCTGGCCCCATCGATGCCAGGGCTGACGGACCCCGAGAAACGCATCCTTGCTCGCACGGCCATCGAGGGCGAGGTCCACACAAGCAACTTCACCATGGCTGCCAGAGCCATGGTTGACAGGTACACGGGGGATATCGACAAGGATGGCTACCCTGTGCCCAGAGAATGGTCCGACGTCGAGGCCGATGAGGAGATCAAGGCTGCTGAGGCCCTGACAGCCATGACGGCATTGAAGGATCGAAAGCTCTTGGTTGAGGCTGGTCCCAACCTGTGGAGGCTTGCATGAGAGTCAAGAGCTGCGAATATACGTTGTTGGTTGACTTCGATTACAACCCTGGTCTATCCACCCGCCTGCTCGACCAGGACGGATTTCCGTGGGAGACCGTCTCCAGCAAGGGTGTGCTGGAGGATCACAGCATTCAGATCGGTATCAGGCCCCTGCGGGCGAACGCCCCTACGGAGGTCCGCGAACTCTTCTGCTGGGATGAACGGCTGCCGACGGCCATGGCCCACAGGGTCTACGACGCCATGGCGCACCTGGAGGCTATCGATTGGCAGATCACCACAGTCTTCGTCAACCCGAAAGACACGATGCCGCTGAACGTCAATGTGGGATGCCTGTCTAAGGAAGAGAGTTGCCCTGAGGGCCATGTCATGTTCTCTGCCGGGGGCTTCACATGGGGTCCGCTGCCTCTGTCGCCCCTGGTATCGCCTCCGAGGTGGCCCTTCCCTGGACACACGCAGGCCGGGGCTAGGGCTACGACCCTAACCCTGACACCATCACCGAGCGGACACCACCTGAAGGCGTCGCTGTCCCTGGGAGGCCAGGCGGCGCTATATGTGGACCTGCCGTGGCAGGATGCCATCGGGTTCGCTTCCCTGGCCTCCAAAGAGGGTTGGGAAAAGGCCACTGCGATGTTCTACCCTCACGGGGCTAGGATCGTGGGGGTGGCGGATGAACAAGGGTGACCACATCACGGCAAGCTGGATGCGCACCAGGTTGGCCTGCCTGGCTGGGGTGCAGATGAAGCTGGAGGGTCAGCAGGTCACTGTTTCGGGCATCGTGCGGCACGTCCGAGGCAATGACCCCACCGCTCCCACGAGCATCCGAATCTACATCGACCCGGACGATCCTGCCTGCGATCTGCCGAGGACCCGCCCTCCGCGTTGTATATGCTCGAAACCCCACGTCGAGATCGAACCCCAGCACATCGTTCGCTGAAATCTTCAAAAGAGTTTTTGAAACGTCGTATACTTTAGACTTTTAATGTAATGTTTAGTAGTTGGTAAACAATGAACAAATTCGGAGAATACGTTAAAAACGTCCGGGAAGCTAAAAAGGCTGAGGACTCAAGTTTTTCTCTTAGAAAAATTGCCCGAAAAGCGGGGATGTCTCCAACATTTCTAAGCCGAATGGAATCTGGGTCTGACTCTTCGCTTCCGTCAGATGAAAAAATAGTTAAACTCGCTGAAGCCATAGGGGAAGACCCCGACGTCTTATTGGCTGTGGCTGGAAGAGTTTCAAGAAGGCTCCAGGATGTCATAACAAAGCGGCCACAGCTTTTTAGGGAATTGATCCTCCAGTTAAAAGACGCTCCCGATCATGCGATTCTGAGGGTGGTTCGAGAAGTCAGAGACGGAAAGTGGTGAGGAATACGCAAATGTTGGAACTAAAAAACTACAAGCTCTTTTTTCAGTTTTCGGAAGTTCATCCGAGCGCTAGACTCGAAGTGATCTTTCACCGAACGCTTCGCATTCCGGACGACGAAAAAACTTACCCGCTCCCCCCGAGCTTAGGAACTTTTCCGATTGCCCATGTCGACGACTACAAAGACAAGGTTCCGGAAAAATGGATAAAGCACGGCGGGGTAATGCTCCCCATGTGGCAATCTGAAGCAGTGTGGCTTCAGTTCGTGTCGTGTCATGTTCCCGGTCATTCGCATGTGTGGCCTTTTGCCATCAAGGTTTCCACTGGGAAAAGGTCTGCAGTCACCGGGAAAGCATGGTCAAAGACTCTTCGAGAAGGAGACTACCTGGTCATCCCGGAACAGAAATGGCTTGACGGGTATGTAGTGGAAGACGGCGTAATCAGGCAGTTTATCGCTGCTCCGCTTGGGATGGGCGCCACGGCAGAGGAGCAGATCACTGGGAAGGCTGAACACGGTGGTCTGCAGATCGAAGTATACCCCATGTCCGCTGTCGAATATATGAAAAGATGGCCTCAGCTCCCTGTTACACGTCAACGCAGGTCCATACTCCGAAGTTATGACAACGGCGAGGAAAAAACGCTTGGCGGAGTCGAGCTTTTTGACTTTGACTATGAAAGAGAAGCCGATGATGACACGACGCCAATCGCGTGTGCTGGGTCTAGCGCGTATCTAACCGGATCCGTAAACGTTTCCAACATTTCCGAGATTTCCGAGAGTTGGTCGTCGACGTCAGTCAACACGGTCAACGCATCGTGGAACGGAGCTCGCGGCATAACGACGAAGAACTGCTCACTCACGCCGCAGTCTGCAACAATTCGTCCCGACATGGGTCTTGCTCCTGGTGGCCGGATGGCGCAACAGGTGTTTTCTGACACCTATGGCATGGAAGTTTGGGACACAAGTCACCACGATAGGTGCTTCGTTCACTTGTCAAACTCTTTAGCATGGAAGGCCATCACAGGGAAAGATGCGCCGACCATTCCGCTGTCTGCGGCAGACTATAGTCGACATGGAATGCCCTGGTTCAGTCACTATTGTGATGCCCCAACCGTGAAGCCTTCCAAAAAGATTGCCGGACTAAAGAGCGCCATACAGATCGGTGAAGAAAAAGGCGTCCCTATTGTTTTGGAGAATGAGTCGGCACAGCCGAAAACTGTTGTGCACACGACAGAAGTGCGCGATGGAAAGTGGGGTTGATATGTCTTGCAGGATCACGTGCTGTTCGAATCACTGCTACCATGTAAACACAGACCCGATTCACATGGTAGTTCCATACGGCCATTTGATATACAAATGCTGCAAGTGCGGACACATTATGGTAACTGCTCCATACCACCCGGTCCAAACGTGGGCTTGGAGCCCGACTGTCATGCCGGGGCCCGTCACAGTTTGCACGACATGGTCATTCAATCGCGATCAAGTTAGGGGTGGAAGGTGGACTTGACTTCGGGCTTTGATGCATGTGAAAACGTATGACTCCTGCGCAAGCATCAGCTCTCCTTCGAAATATTGCCGAGAAAATCGACAATTCAACCCTTCCGTCTATTTCCCTGGTTGCTGCTACATTGCAAAATGTCGTTGTAGCCCTCGAGGGAGACTCGTTTAGCAGCCCCCCTGGAGGAGCTTTGGACGATAGGCAGCAGAAGGAGATAGAGCGAAGGAAACAAAAGGAGAGCGAAAATATTTTGAAGAAAACGCAGGAAGACCTCGGGAAAAATGTCGAGCGTCTTGTTGAAGATGGGTTTAAAAATCTTGAGAAACAAATTGGCAGCTAGTCCCATACCGTTTGTCCACAGAACGTAAATACGCTTACTTTTTAAGTAAACTGGCATGTGTTTAAGTTTCTAGCCAGTCATGTGAAGGTAAAGCGTGTCAGAGTCTCTCTTCTTCTGAAAAACAGAAGTCTCAGATCGTCAGACATTCTTGACAATCTCCGACCGAGCGTAACGCTCGAGTTTCCAGGCGGAAAGTGCAAGACGATAGTCATGAACGACTGGCGAAAGTCTCCGTCTGACGTGTACACTAAACTTGAAAGGATAGTTAGACACTTTTCTGGAGATAAGCCTGAGGCATGCTACGAAGCTTCCAAAAGGATATGGAAGCGCGTCAAAACAGCAGTGCGCGCCGAATCCAGAAAAAAGTCCGTAAAGAAAAGATTTGACACAGCACACAGAAGAGAAATTCGTCGGTATGTTTTGTCAGACATAGAAAATAGTCTAAAGGCCCTATCTAAAAAATCGATAGCAAAACACATTCGGCCGAAAGATTTGGCTGAAGTATGGAAGCGCCTTCAGGGAGAAAACATGGTGGAAAAGATCATGAACGGATGATTTATTCGTCGTGTTGACTAGGCATTGCAGGTCTAGTCTCGTCATCTTCCCAGTCTTCTGTTTGTTTCGGCGCCTTCCACAACCACAAAATCGTCGCCACGCTCAAGATGGCCAGTCCAACGGCCAGCCCGAATGTCGATAGCCCCACCACCCTAGCATACTGGCTTCCTTTGTCAGCCATGACTGCCTTTGCGGCTATCGGGACCAGAAAAGCTGCATGCATCAGATGGTCGACGCCAAAAATTAAAACCATGCCGCGCGGCTTAAGTCTCCACGTGACAAATCCTGCATACGGACTTTCCTTCATTTCTGGCGGGCGACGAATAAACCGTGCCCATAGCCACACTGGCGCATATGTGTCTATGGCTCCATGAGACATGAACAGCGTGAGAACAACAGAAACGATCATCGACGTTTGGTCAAACAATAAAGACAGGATTGGAATGTACGCGGCTGCGTATGCGGCGCTGTGAACCGCCAGCATCCACGGAGATTCTTCAGTTTTTCTTCTCGCCATGGAATCAGTTTGCGTCATCCAGTCTGCCAACAGGTGCACAAACATCAGAATGGCGAAAATGCCGCCCGTTTCTTGTATGAAATTGGTCACATGTTGCAACGATATTAAAATCTTTGGTAGTGTTTGTAGGTTACTTCAACGGCTTCCATGTGAGGAGCAAATGGTCAAACCATCCGATATTGGTTGGGGAAAGTATAAGAAGTGGGAAGGTCCTCTTTATTATGGAGGCACCAAGTTTGTACTACCGTCAAAACCAACTGACGAAGAAAAAATAATTGCGGTGATCACTGCTACAGAGGGAGGGTCGTATTCAGCCATCAACATGTACGACTCGTGCGTACTGAGTTCGGGCCTCATTCAATGGTGCGAAGCCCATTATTTCGTGTCGAGCATGCTAGGGGCGGTAGCTGAAAAGGACCCGGCACTGCTGACGCCTTTGGACGATGCGCTCCGCGCGTCGTCTGCATCGTTCAAGAAGCGTTCGGACGGAAAATGGCGCTTTTTCTTCACCGACAAGCGTGGTGAAGTGAATTCAGCCGTCAAGCAGCAGTCTTTATTCCTTGGCGGCAGCAACGGCTTGCTCGGTTCGTGGAATGAGGAATCGATTTTGCATGCGAAGACATGGGCTGCTGGCGTGGCGTCAGTGTGGGAAGATCAAACGGCTCAGCGCGTCCAGACATCGTACACAGCGTCCAGACTCGGCATGTTTGTGACGAAGGATGCCAAGGCCATTTTGTTTGGTCCGAATGCTCCACGCAACAATGACGGCTTTTCCGGAGCGGTGCGGGCGGCGTTTTACAGCTTTGCCGCCAACCTTCCTGCTGTGGCTTCAGAACAGCTTCGTTTTGCTGCTAGCCAATCGCATGCTCCAATTTGGTCAGAAGCATGGGCGATTGAAATCATTAAACAAATGACGCTCGGGCCAAAAATTCCGATATATCCGGGAAGATATAATAAAATCAGGCCGGTCATCGAATCGATGTATGGTGTCGATTTGCCTGATTTGGCCAACGATTTGGCTCAATGGTATGCCGACATGAACTCGACCTCCGGCACGTATCCGGAGTTTTTCGACATAAAAGAAATACAGGAGGAGCTGATCGCGGGAGGGTACGACATAGGTCCTCGCGGGGCAGACGGCGTTTTTGGCATGAAAACCAAACAAGCTTTGGCAGAGTTTCAGTCTTCACATGGGCTCGTGGCCGACGGAATCATGGGCCCGAATACTAGAAGAGCTATGTCGGAAGCCCATATCGGAAGAGTGTCAAATGTTCGTTAAACCACTAGAAGAGTTGACAGACACTGAAGTCCTGGACTTGTTAGATCTGGTGAGCGAAGAATTGAAAAGAAGGAACTCGCTAAATGTGTGTCTTGGCGATGACGGGTACGACGACCAGGCTGTAAAACGCGCCACCGAGTTCCTTTCAACCGCGATTCGACTTAAAGGTTGACATCCACTGTCACTACAGGAACAGGCTTTCTTTCTTCCAATTCCTTCTGAACCATCTCGAGAACACCATCTAAAGCCGACGCTGTTTCTTCCCATTTTTCCACATCTAGATTTTTCTCCCAGCTATCCAAATGTCTGCGCAGACACAACATGGCTTCATGCATGCGCTCCGTAAATTCCGGGGAACCGACATGAACTATGGTTCCGTCTACAAGCTGTTTGAATACCCATTCATTCTTGTCAGATCCGTCATGTGGCTGATGGTAATATGTAGAGGTTTCTGCGGCCTTTCCATCCTTTCGAACGGAGGCATCGATTCGTGCTGTTCCTCGGATGCGGACCCACCCACCGACTTTTAGGTGTTCGAGTGGTGTCTCGACTCTAAGAGCCACTTTTTCGCTTGGACACTCGACTGTTGCAAAATGACTTTTCCCAACTGTCGTCAAAAAACACACGCGGCCAATGTGGGGGCCAATTTCAAATGTTGTTAGCATGGCGAAAAATTACACTGGATCGTAAGCTCTTCTAAAAAACTTCTGAACATGTTTTTCAATGACGCTTTATTCGTTTGGGAAACTGATGGAAATACTTTGGCAACCGGAACCAGGTAAGTGTCACCATTGTGGACGGAAGTTTAAACTGGTGCGCCGATTCACTACTGGAAGACATCATGTCATATTTTGTTATTCTTGTTGGCAAAAAGCACAGGAAGGCAAGCAAGAACTTTTTGTAAACAGGCAGGAGTGGAGAGACAACACTGCCATGAAATTTGAGCTGTTCGACGATGTAAATGAGGAGCGTGGAGCCACACAAGACGCTTGTTGGAACTGAAAACCGCCCAGACCTGTCCAAAGGTCCGGAAGCTTATTTTCAAACCGCTCTAAAATTCGTTCAAGAAAACTATTTGGACGAGCTTGAGAGAATATCGTCTGTAAATTTTGACACGGTTGATGACGATTTTTTCTTTCGCGAGTACGTGTGGGTCGTCCATGCCACCGGGTTTTCCGCAAAAGCTGTTGGAAAATTCATGCCAGAACTTTTGAAAGCTTACGGATGGTGGAATAAGCTAGCAGAAGATTCGTTTGAAGACATGATGGGCCGGGTCAAGCCGGTTTGCAACAACCCGCAAAAAGCCAAAGCTATATATGACACGGCAAAAAGAATGTTCCAGGCTATGTTTCCGACATCCGGGGAAGGGATGTTATGGAATGACTGGAAAAATGATAACCTGAGTTCGCCGGAACTTTTAACAAAGCTTCCTTATATAGGGAAGGTCACATGTTTCCATTTGGCTAGAAACATAGGTCTTTTGGAATTTGTCAAACCGGACCTTCATTTGGTCAGGATGGCAAAACACTGGGGTTTTGGCAACTGTGTAGAAATGTGCGAAACACTGCAGAAACATCACGTTGACAATGGCGGAAAAAAACTCCCGCTAGGAGTCATAGACCTCATTCTCTGGTATTCGGCAAGTCATTTCTCAACATTAAATATACGACAACCAGGGGACCGATGATTTATTGGTTCTAATGTATTATGCAGGATGCATTACATATTTTGTGTGTCCGGGTTTTCAGGAACCGGAAAAGACGAGTTCTGCCGACGTCTTGTTGAAGGCCACAGTGCAGTTCATACTGGTTTAGCTGATCCAGCTAAACGTCACATGGCTGACATATACGGGTTCACTCACGATCAGTTGTTTGGTCCGAGTCATATGCGCAACGCCGGGGACCCGAGGTATCCGAAAACTGCCATCACCAAGGCTGGTGCGAGACTGGCTGACATGTCCGAGTTATTAGACGTTAGCGGGGATGACCACACGGATCCTGAAAAGATTTGGTGGTGTGCCGATTTGGACTTGACAGACGAAACTGAGATCAGAAATCTTGTAATGGCCCCGAACGGTTCCGCTTGCGCTGGAAAGAAGCTTTTTCAAAGCAGGCGACTTGGCGGAACTCAGGTGCGAATCTTCTTTGAAGACACAAACCCGATGTTCTTCCTATCGCCACGCGAGGCGCTTCAAAAGTATTGCGACCTGATGAATCGGATGTATCTGTGCACCTGGGTTCAGGCCGGCGTCGAGCTGCACAGAAAGTTGGCCGTGCTCAGAGACATCCTGACTCGGGACGACCAGGTGAGTCGACCTGTTCATGCATACGACAGGATGCTTGGGCTGATGCCGAACGAATTCAGAGTCGGGTCTGAAGCGAGCTTTCATCGGCAGGCGACCTACGACGTCGTGACGTGCTTCTCGGACTTCCGGCACCGCCATGAGATCCGTTATGTTCGCGAGGCGGAAAGAGAACGCGGCGGCTTCAGGGCCGTGCTCATCAGGGTGAAGCGTCCCGGAGTGGAAAAACCGCCATTCAACCACCGCTCCGAGACAGAGCAGGCAACCATCCCAGACTCCGAATTCGACTACGTAGTCGACAACAACAACACAATTTCTGGCCTCCACGCTGTGGTGGACACGATCGTGAGCCAGGTGAAAGGCGAGAGCAAGTGAACAAGGACACATTGTTGCAAGTTTCCGAAATCGTGTCCCATGCCGGGTGTCCGGATGGAATTGGGGCGGCCATGATATGCAATGCCGCATACGCTTCATGCGGAATGCACCCTCCCCCGACGAATTTCGTTCAGTACGGAACTCGCTTTCACGATAACCTCGTTTCACGCTCAAAGCAGCTTTTTGTCGACATCACACCCCCTAAGGGACGATGGGAAGAATGGATGGGTTTGGACCCCGTCGTTCTCGATCATCACGAAACTATGATGCATGTGGTCAACTCGCTAAATGGAAAATATGGGGGCGCGGATCACTCTGGAGCCATGTTGGCGTTTGAGAACGTCATGCTCCCTTTGGCAGGCGACTCGATGCAGAAACAAGACTTAGAGTCGTGGGAAAGACTAGCCCGTCTATGCATGGTTCGCGACACATGGAAAACAGCGTCCCCGGATTGGGACGATGCGTGCGCTCTGGCGCACGCGCTCCTCTTGTACGGCCAGAAATGGGGCGTTTCTGCTGCGATAGCTGGCAAAGTTCCTCTTGATGAGCTGCTTCCTGTCGGCGCCAAGGTTCACGATAAAATTCGACGTCAATCGAAAGGGGTTGTCAAGAATTCTCCTCGCAGAAACGTCAAGATTGGCGACGCTTCTGTCACCGTGGTTTTCTTCAATCATGCCAATGGTGGAACCATGAGCGACATCGCCCACTTCGTCATGGACTTGATGCCATGCAATGCAGTTGTCTCATACTTCTTTGTTTACGACAACGAGGAAGTACAAAACGTCGCGTCTGTTCGAACTGATGGGTGTTTTTCTGCCCGAGGACTTGCCGAGTCGTTTGGCGGTGGTGGACACAATAACTCTGCTGGATTCCGAATCCCCGGGGAGTACTCTCCGAATCAGATTATTGAAATGGTCATGGAAAGGATTGTCACGCTTCATAGCCGATAGGGCAGAACGCTATTTGATTACCCATCGTTCGATTATTATTTGTATCAAAGTGACGATCGTCGCGATGACAGAAACAGGAATGACAACCTTCCTGCTCAGTCCCTTTGAAGTTTCTTCAGCTTGTTTGCTGAACCCTTCAGAGGATGCTTTTGCTTGCATTTCGATCGATTTGACCGCAAGGTCGGTCGTCATTTTGACATGTCTTTCAAAAGATTCCATGCGCTTGTCGTGAATGGAATCTGTTCCTATCAGCTTCAAAATCTCTATGCCATATTTCGTTTCAAAGTCTTGAAAAGATTTCAGCAGACCTTCCATCGCGGCATGCGTCGTTTTTGCTGCTGATGCTGCTTCTTCGGAGGCTGTCAGTGCGTCACTCATTTTGGCCTCCAAATTGAGAATGCTGTTCCCAAGTTTTTTGTCTTCTTCGTTCAAGCGAGCAATCTGAATCGAAGTCCAGTCTTTGAGCTCAGAGACTTTTCCAAAAAGGCCTAGGTGCCCGTTTGCAGCCCGCATGAAAGCCCGCATGAACACAAACGACATTCCGAATGTGCCGGTTGTTTGGATGTGATCTGTGTGCACCCATGATAGCGGGTATTCCTTGGTCGTCTCGGAAACCGCCCACCATAAAACTTTCCCGTCTGACGACTTCATGGGCCATACTGAAGTTGTTCCCTTGTTGTTACCATCTTTTGACGTGTCTGCTTCCGCTATGGCGTCTTGAATAATCCCGTGAAACATCTCCGGCACGAGGTCTAACAACGTCATGTGCTGTATTTGATCAAGCGTATATCCAGAGTGGTCTAAAACATAGTTGTTTGCCCACGCAACTTTTCCTTCAGCTATGTTTATTTCAAACACTCCGCAGTCTTCTTGCGCGCGGCCTTCCTCACGCATTTTCAAAATCAATTTTTGTGGTAAGATGCCCTTCATGTCAATTTTTCCGAGAAATAAAACTCTGAGGTATCGTGTTGCATGGAAATGGAATGTGAAAAATGCTTTGTGTCGAACACTTGTTCAAGACGTGGGTCTAGCCCGCTTGCGTTTGGGGGACAGACGTTCAAATGCAGAATAGTCGGAGGATTCGGCAGAAAGCCGATTGACAAATCCATTTTGTCAGTTGAGTCTGTAAAGAGTTATGAAAAAGACGGCCCGTGTCTAACTGTTGCAGAGGTTCCGACAGTCGAAGACGGACTTGTGACCTTTGCAGTGACGAAGATTTTTTCTCCGCCGTGTCTTTCTCAAAGAGAGACAAATGTGGCTGTGACGTCGTCTGACGTCACAGCCAAATCCTATAAATGATTACGTGTGCGCGCCGTGCAGGAGGGGTTCTACAGCGCGACACCATTTCATGAGCTGTGGATGTCTGGCAGCAGCTAGGCGATACATTCTATATGCGATACGTCTATACGACATATGTCCGTGAGGTCGCGTTCTCAATTCGACGACGTAGTATAGCTCTCTAAGAGACATTTGGAACACTGAACGATGCAAATATCCCAATGGAATAACATACTGGGATAGATCCGGGTCGTTCATAACCTCGTCAGCGTAAGACGTCACCGACGACATTGCCGAAGTATACTCGTGTTCCAACTCCGACCCCGCAATATCATCAGGAATTGCGAAGCCATACTGCGTGGTGAGAGGTTCAACAAACTGTTCGCACCTTCGGTGTCTTTGTAGATCCCTGAAGGCTCCATAGTCCATGACTATGTCAAAAGATACCGGCACCGTGTCAAAAATCTTCGGGACTCCCGAGTGTTCTGGTCTGGCGTCCATGTGTTTGGAGAAAGACTCCCAGTCCATTTCGTGTCGGTGTTCGACAGCTTTTACGAAAGTGTCGAACACGCCTCGGGAATCCGATGGCAACATCGAAACACACCAGTCGGGACTTTGCGGATCGAACTGTTCGTTCAGCGGCCCGAGCGATTTCACCGCTGGTTCGAATGTATTCGGGGACGCGTGTCTCATCAACACTGGACACATGCCGGAAACTGCCGACAGAACGTCTGATCCGATTTGTTTCAACTCCGGGTTTGTGTGTCCCAAGAGAGTGGAAACCAGGTCTCTAGCGTCCCTGAGATTTATGACACACGCCACATTCGTGCCAGTGCCAGCCGGCAAAAGATATCTCAGGTTGTCAAATGCTCGAGCTCGAACAACTCTGTCAACCGCCTTCGGGTCGCTTGGATCTCTTCCCATTAAAATAGCGCAACGTTTCGCCATCGGCTCTTGCAACCGTTCATATGTCGCATATAATCGCCCTGCAAATGCTTTCATGGTCTCTGGGGCGCCCGGAGGTGTAACGAAGCTTTCCCCAGAAAATTTTTGATACCTTGTGCTCTTTTCAGAAAAGGCGGCTCTTTGCACCGTTTCCACGACTTTTGACGCCACGATAGACAGCCCCTCTATGCACACTGGGACTGTCGCAAGTTCGGCGACGGAGCTGTGCCCATACCCAATCACCCACTTGTCGTTAAATTTGTCGGCTTCTTCGGCTGTGATGCTCGCCAAAATCTCTCTGGCTGACATTGGCGAACGCGAGTATTTGGCCAGTACAGTAGCTTGTACAGATGGGTCCAGAAGTTCCCCATTTGGGCCTGTAAGACAAAAAACATCAGACATGAGAGTCCTCCATGTTCAACATACAACAAAGAATGTCTGCTCTTGGTGTCTTCCATCTCAAAGCGTTGCATACGTTTTCCGGAGTTCCAGAAGACTTTAGACCGTGGGAATGCGGTTTGTCTCCATCTGCGTTATATAATTGTTCTTTGACATGTAGAAAACAAATGGGAGTGAAGACTCCGGAAGTCAAATGGATGAGCATAAAACGGTGGGTTACGACGACTCCAGGAGGAATACATCTTCCACCGGGGGTTTTCTTTTCCATCAAAAGAAAGGAAAAGTTTACGGCCTTGCCGAAGGCACATTTTGAGAAAAAAGAGTTTGTTCTGCTGATGTTTCCGTACGGGAACGTGTGGAGTCAAAAAGAACTGGATGTTCCCATCGACGAAGAGTGGATGTTTTCCGAAAGTGATGGAATGACAATTTTGGAATTGTTAATGAGGAAAGATGCGGCTCATCCCGTCCGTGGCTATTTCAAGTCATGTTTCGAATATATGGAAAACAATCAAGATCAACTGTGGATACACATGAAGAGGCGTAGAAAAGAAGTTATCCCTGTTGAATCTTCAACCAACTGAGAACGGACAAAAGCCTTGCTTCCTGTTCAACCTTCAAGTCCACATCCTCTCTGCCGGATATGGCAGGAAGTGTCACAGTTACGTTTGTTTCAAATTCTTTGACCTCGACTGAAACAATTTTTATGGATTCCACTTTGTGTGGACCTACGTATGCTTGCATGGAACATGGCCATGGCCCGGGTCCGATCACTATTGTGAGCGTTTCGTCTGCAAACACTCTTGGGGGATTCATTTTTTCTTTGAAGCAAACAAAGTGCACTTTAGCCCAGGAACCCGGCTCAAAAGTTTGAAATAACCCTCTGCTTCGGTTTTCACGCTGGGGTCCACAAGGTCTGGTTGAAGTCCGCGAAGCATGTCCATTGAGATGGCTGGCAAGAAATCGTCGGAGTCAAGATCGATTCTGAGCTTATTGACAAACCCTATCTGCTCAGAATCGACAAAAATCTTGGTGACTGGCGTAATGACGCCAGACTCAGACACGGTTATCGACAGTTTTATCTCAAATTCGACTGGTTGCATGCTTTATTGTCCTTGTGGTCCTTGTTACCACATGCACTTTTCGGCGCATGCGCCATTGATGAACTGCTTGTTTCTCATTTTACCCTGCCGGTGTTACAGCAGACTTATCATGTCGTCATGATCTGCTCCGGTGCCAATAAGAACCACCGGTATGTTCGCTGTCTCTTCGATTTTATCGATCATCGCCCTCGTTTCAACTGAGAGCTTGTTGAACGCTTCTCGCCCGCCACGCAGCCCGTTGTCGTGCCAGTTTAAATATTGCACAAAATTCAAAATCAGCTTCGTAGCCCCGTTTGTGGCGACCGCGTCTTCCAGTCCTGTCCACGAGAAGGTGCACACCCGTCTGACACGTTTCGTTACAGTAGTTTTTTCACGCTCTATGAGACTGCTAACTTCACTGTCTGGCATTCCGGCTTGTTTGGCTATCTGCCCCCAAGTCAATTCTTTACAGTCAGGATAGAAGTCCCCTGAATATCCAAGTTGCACACCATCTTCTTCAACATTCCCTACGCGAATGCCGAAGGTGCGGAGATTCAGATAAACATCCCCAACATCCCTTGCCGGAATTGCCATATCATCCATGGCCTTTTGTGCCGTGCAATTCCTTGAAGTGCAGTGTGGGTAGCTCGAGCCATGATCAATGGACAGGGCGTATCCCTGAGATCCTTCGTGCAGCCAGGTGTTTCCTTGTCGGATCATCTGTTGAACGCTTGACCTGAAGTGCGAGCCGTCGAGAATGCGGACACAAGACGCAAACTCCTCTAGATCTACTTCCGTTCCTGTCCATTCCTCAACAGACCTCGACCCAGCAAGAAGAACTGATTCCTTCCTAAGGATTTTATCCACCATTGCTGCGGAGCACCCCTGCATGGTGGACGCAATATGTTTTGTAGATCCAGGGCCGGTTTTTTCCATTTCGGCGTGGCTGGGAGTGACCATGGAAGCTCTAGAGTGAATTGCGACGTTTGGCTTGCCAGTTTGGATCCACTCCGTAATGAGTCGGCTCCAATGTTCGCTGTCGGTTATGGTGATCCCAGAAGCTGGCGACAACCACCCCATGATGTCCAAAGCTTTAGCCTGTCTGAGCGCCAGAGCCGTAGGGAGGGTCTTTGCCACAAATTTATAGTTTTCGCTTTGAAAAGTGTGTCCAGCATTCGGAAAATTCGACGACGAGACGTTGTTCACACAGAATTTGTCAACAAGCCATGCCGAAACCTTTCCTTTTCCAGAACTACCCCACATTGCGTCCAACAGTATGTTAAATTTTCCTTGTTGCATATCACTCCTCTGGGGAAAACAAAATGCGCCCTTGATACTCTTTTACGTTTGTCAGACCGGTTGACTCAATGTCTTCTCCGTTCGGATTGAAGACAGCAAACACAAGCTCTCCATTCCCCAAGATGCCATTATGCTGTTCTGACACCTTTCCGATAAAAATCTCGAGGGGCAAGTTGGTTCGGACCTTTAAGATCTCTGGACGATCGGCCACCCACCCGTTGGAGTTCAGATGGAGGGTTCCTGGGGGAGCTTCATATGACTTATCAATCTGGATCACTGCAATTTTCATCTTCAAACACTTCCGATTCTACCGAGGAGATGCGAATGAGGTTTTTCGTCCTCGCTATTTTTCCGAGGTCTTTCATTTCCAAATATCGAGCTATTCGAAAATTTGGATGTGATGGGTACCCAAAAGCAGCGAGTCTGGCTCCTTGAACTTCCTTAGGAGAGTACATGCGACCAACTAGTTGGAGTTGTCTTCTCTTGTTAACGCGGTTCGCCCACCTCATTTCCAGTCTTCGCCTGATTGCCTTTTCTGTCACAAACATGACCCGGATTGTCATATCTGACGGTATTTTTCCGTTAACTCTCAGAGACACTCTACAAACGTAGTCGCAAGCCAGAGCGAACGCCTCCTGATATGAGTCTGCCCGTATCAGGACATGCGCCATTTTAAACCTAGGGGGCAGAATGACTCTCCATATTTTTGTTTCCTCGGTCACGCCAGCTTTCGGTCCAAGCAACTTCTCCAGAGTTTCTTTCCTGTAGCTCGGAAACGCTATACTCATTGCTGCATCATATAACTGTTCAAACCTTGTTTTTCCAACTTCAGACGATGGTGCTGGAATCGAATCAAGCAACTCGATGGGAATGGTGTTGTTGACGAGCATGAGTTTCAAAAGAGAAGATAGGTACTGCTTTTCTTTCAATCCTCTGAACCGTTTAACGCATTTTTCTACCGCGAGTGAAATCTTCTCCATGTCAATGCGGACAGTGCCGCCTTTTTGTCTCTTGGAATCGATCATGCTTCTCACCTGTAGAGTGTCATGCGATGTGTAGACTGAGAGAACATACATGACAGTACGATGCATGCCTGTTCTCTGCGGTGCTTTGTTTTTTGAACCAAGAAAACATTGTGCCGATCTGGAAAGACAGAGGCATGACCCGAAAGATCGGAGCAAAAAGGACTGTCCAGCACTTCGGTTCACAGAAGTGCTGAACTACAACGAGTAGCCGGATCAAATCCGTAGCCCCTCGTTGGGATTTTTTCTTGCTTTTTTCTCCTTTCGATCTGCACTATTGTTAATCAATTCAATGGCAGTGAGAATGTTCCACGAGCAGAGACAGAGACGGATGAGGAAGAGTGAATGCGCACGTTTTTGATTTTCCAAGACTTGCCAATGCATGTCGAATACAGGGTGGACGACATGCAGATGATTCCCGAAGGAACGGAGATTCATTTCAAAATAGAACTTAAGCACCCTCGCGATCCAAAGAGAATTCGAAACGTGGACGGCCCTTATTTGGTTGTAAAAAGGCGGCTCATTTTTTCGTCAGAAAAATCTAGTGCTCGGGGACTTACTCAGTATCTTGAGTTGGATGCTGTGTAAAATGACAATACATTACAGTTCATGTAATGCCATAAGTAGAACTGTAATGGAGTTCAAGTCTCGAGTTTAACAAGATTGGAGGACAACATGAAGAGATACACTCTCCATGTGTTTGTGGTGACTTTTGTTGTTTTTGCGTTTTCTTGTTTGTCAGCTAATGCTGGCGGTCCAGGCATGCCTGGAGGAAACGTAGCTGAAACAGCTCCTGAACCGGATGTTTCCGGTGACGCGACTCCTGCCCGTCAACCGAGTGTTTTTGATGTTCAACAATGGGCAGTTGAACGAATGGTCGCATGGTCAAAGCCCGGCGTCACTCTACACCCTCCTGCTATGGAGTCGTTTGAAGAGGGGAAAGCAAGATATGGGTTGATAGCGAACGCAGTGTTCCAGGCAGTTGTTCAAAACAAACCGGTCTTCAGCGGGTCAAAAGCTCGTGTTAGAACAGCTGCCTTAATACTAGCTGTGTCCATGTTTGAAAGTGCATATAGAAAAGACGTCGACATGAACCTCGGAAAAGAAGGTCGGGGCGACAACGGTCGTTCTTGGTGTCTGATGCAAATTCAGCTCGGATCTCCCATATGGATCGACTCTTCTGGAAAGCGAGTAAACCTTGTTCAAGTCTGCACTGAAGAGGTGTCCGACAGCGGGAAAATAGTTAAAAACTGCAGATACGACCCGCCTCTTGGCGCTGTTGCATCGACGCCTTCTCGCGTTGTTTTTGTCGGGGATGGTTACGAGATTACTTCAGATCAAACTCGCGGCTATAGTGGTCAAGATTTGGTTTCAGATAGAGAGTTGTGTTTTTCCACGGGTCTTCGGATTATGAGAAGGTCTTTTTCAGCATGCAAAAACCTTCCTCTTTCTGATAGGTTGAGCGCGTATGCGTCAGGTAACTGCGAGAATGGAAGAGAAGCCTCGAGGAGGCGCATGGCTGTGGCAATCAGATGGATGGCACAGCATCCTTCTCCGGTAAACGATGATCAGCTCGTTCGGCTTTTTTCCACCCGTTCCGTAAATGTTCCACCTGCCCCGAGGGAATCGTCAGAAAAGACATCAGAAAGCATTGCGCTTTTGCCGTGATCGTGGTATGTTTGTCTGAGCGTAGGGGGCGTAAACTCGTCCCCTTGGTCGGTACCCGGTAAGTCGGCACGTCGAGTGCCGCATGGAGGCAAGACATGGACGGTTCTTTATGGGAGAGGGTTGACGGGTCTCTATGGAGAGAAGTCAAAATCCCGACAAACCACGAATTCTTGCAAAAATATCACCAATGGATATACAGGAAGGTATCTGATCGTTTCCGGCGCGACAAGGATCGCGTTCAAGACACAGTCCAAAACGTCAGGGTTAGACTTCTTCAAAAAGACTTCATCGGAAGATGGTTTTTCAAGCATTTGACCCACGAGCTGGTTGATAGAACTCAAGCAGAGTTTGTGCTGGGAAACAACATAAAACTCAAGTTCATATCCGCAGTCAGCCCAGTCGTGGGAACTCGTGGCCAGATTGACTCTTTGTGGAGAGTGTCTGACCTGCTTGAGTATGCGAAGTTCAATCGAGAAAGATACTTTTATTCGGTGCAGGGGCACACTATCAACTCCGACACCACGCTAAAGCTTTTAGGATACCCTCCCGGAAGCTACAATGCTTTGAAGTCCTTGTATAAGCAAGGACGTCTGAAGCCTTCTGAACTTACTGGACACGAATGCTCAGAGTCTTTGCTCACGGCTCTTCCTGTCAACGGGCTGTGCTCTGAGCCAGGATGTGGCAAAAAGCATTTCAGTCGCGGGTTTTGCACCAAGCATTATGGGAGGCGTCTCAAAGACAGGTGTCCGATTTGCGATAGAGGTAGAGCTTCGTTGCGATCCAAGGGCCTGTCTCTTGCTGACGATTGGATGAAATCTTCGCATGCGGCTGCACTTCGATGGGACGATTCGCAGCTCAAGTCGTTTCTGAGGCGTTGGCGCGGGCAAAACATGATCAGCTCTGTTCCGCAAAGAATAGTGCGGCCGGATGGGCAAACCGGCCCGTATAAGGGGATTGAAGCTGGTTTGTTGAAGTATGCATGGAATCTCATCAACAACGAGGTCATCAACGACTTTAAACGCATGACTCGCACCATGGACATGACCTGCATGGTGTTTAACGACGGTGTGTCCCCGGACGCTGATGGGTCTGACGCGGTTGTATGGGAGCTTGACGATGACGGGATGAAAACTCAGATGGTTGTGAAGGACTCGTCCTCCATGGACGAATTTTTTGCTTCCGAGAACGGGTTTGACATCATGTCCATGGTCCGACGCGCCAACTTGTCAGATAACGAGATCGATGTCATAATGCAGGTTGACCTGTTAGAAGAAAACGTGCGCAAATACGCTGATGCTATTGGAGAGTCCACTGCTCGCGTTCATCGCACGAGAAGTTCGGCTCTTGAGAAAATGCGGCATGTTGATGTTTCGGACGCTGTGCTGATTGACATGGTGGAAAATGTGTGTCAAAAGCACGAGTGTAACTCTGACGACATGTTTGGGAACTCCCGCGTCGGCCCATGCGTTCTGGCCAGAACCGAGTTCTTTTACAAGCTGTCGAAGCTAGGGTTGTCCGTTGAAGAAATGTCTGCCCGAACCGGGGTATCTGTTGATCGTGTTTCGTCTTCTGTGGGTCGGGGGGAGCTTCGACAGAAGGCGTGCGAAGGGGCATTAGTTCAATAGCCCTTTAGTTGCATGGTGAACACAGCCATGCGCACACATCTGTCTGCCAGCACCAGGTTCATACTAGCGGTTCTGCGTTTGAGCGCAGACATTGCTGAGGGTTTCGGACAGGCTGTCCTCGATATCCTCTCCAAGCAGTATCCAGAGATGAAGGAGGAAATGGCGGAGGATCCGCAGTACGCGGAAAACCCTGCCGCTTCCATCGGACATAAGCTTGTTGCCATAGCAAGAAAACAGCTTCAATATAATGAGCAGGATGCATACGACGCCATCCAGGACATGCTCGTCTATATTGTGACAAGTAAGTTTGACTTCAAGGCAGAAACAAAGAAGGGGAAGCCTGGGGCGTCTACTTGGAAGAAAGCGTTGAGTAACATCTACGCAAATCTCCACGCCAAGGCCATGTCTCACTCGTTCAAGAAGTTCAAATCTGGAAAGCATACGGACGAAGAAGTTTACGCGGACATGCTGTGGCGCAGAAATCAAGCGTTGAGCGGCAATGTGAGGTATACCTGGACTGACAAAGACGACGACGATTTCGTGGACGTCGGAAAGCGTCTAATTAACAAAGGTGTTGATCTGAAGGCTATTGTTCCGACGAAGCTTCGTCGCAAGAATGTTCGAGACAAGTCCATAGACGAGGCTTTCGGAAAGCGCGGCGAAGAGGGAGGAGCCCCCGAAGGCGGTCTCGGACGAATGCCTCAAGACTTGGATACGGCCGAAGGAATGCCGCTTGATGAGAAAGCCGCTAAGAAGAGTTTCTTGGATGCTTTGGACCAGTTGATCCCGGATCTTAAACGAAGTCTTCCACTGACAAACGACAATCTTCCTGCTCAAAAGATGCTGTTTGATTTCATCTTTGACGAAGACGGCTCCGGAACTTTTTTGCCTGACATCAAAGCCAACATGGGCCAGGCCACGGATTTTCGGAATTATTTGGAAGAAATATCTACACGTGCTGGCCCGAACGCCAAAGAAGCTAAAGAAATTCTGAAGAGATACGGAAAGCGGTGGTCCGGATTCGTTGGGGATACCCGAACCAGGTTAATGAAGTCAATTCAAAACTTTGTCGAGGAATATCTCCCGGAACACGAGTATGAACAGTTGTGGAATGCGTTCTACTCCGACGTCACCCCGCAGGCTGCGGAAAAGATTCAAACTAAAAGAAATATTGAGCAACTCAGCTATCTTAGAAATGTTGATCTTCGAAAGCTCTTGCGTATGGAAGAAAGGCAGAAGCTTGGGCTTTTGTCTGACAAGGAGACGAAGGACAGGTCCAGCCTTCGTCAGCGTTTGCTGAAAGACGTAGCAAACGAAAACGCTGAGTACCAGCAAGATCTTGAAAGATATAAGAAGAGAATGATAACTTATCTGGAGAAGCAGTCAAAATATTCTGACTTGCCTCCTGAGAAGCAGCCAAAGCTCCCAATAAAACGTCCTGTCAGGCCTCAGAAGCCTCTGTCTCTCGATGAACAACTGAAAACCGTCATGGCAGAAGACGGTGGAAAAATTAAGCAGGAAGTTGAAGAAGAGTTCAAGATCAAATTGGACCAGGACCAAAAAAATAAAGAGGAAGTGGAACTCTCCGAGTCTTTGGCTGAAGAAGCCAACGCTGAGGTCGATATTAGACACGGTGTTGCGGCTTTCTTCAAACGTTTTCTGCCAGAATTTTCTTGATGGACTCAATTCTTGGCGATTCGTTTATGAATGGTCGCCGGCTTCGCCCGGCGACCCTTGAATATGCGTTGGAAAACTATCCTAGAATTATCGCGTACATAAAGCTCGGGAAATTGTCAATAACCGCCCCTCATTCGTGTGATGGGAATGATGTTGTGGAGATGCGTGGTGTCGCATCTCCTCTCTACCGCATCGTCATGACGAGGGGAGACTTCGACAAGTGCATTTCAATTGCAAAGCTTATGACGATACCCTTGTTTCCTTCTGACACGGAAAAAGATTGGATGGATAGGGCCTCTGCTCACGTACGAAATATGTTCGGATGAAGTAACGTTTGTTCATGGAAGATAAAGAGAAACCGGTTGTTCTGGTTAAATGTCGCAGGGGTCAAGACACCACTACGCATGGTCAGGAATGTTCAAGCATGCAGGCGTACAATATGTCTTCTCCGGGAGACACAATTGTTCGGTTTAAATGCTCGAAGTGCGGGTATACGTGGTCAACGCCGGTTGGCGGACAGCTAAACTTGCCTCCTGGGGTTTGATGACCACATTTTGTCCCCGTTGTTTTAAACCGCTGGAACCTTTCGGGCAAATAAACAGAATGATTTGCCAAGAGTGTCGATGTATATTCGACGTTAAAATCACTGTTGAGCTTGTAGAGGTTTTTCATGCAGAGAACGCGGGGCGAATTGGAACGAGAAATCCTGCAGGCGGTCTCCTGCCCTCCGGCGAGAATAGTGGTGGAGGGACCGAGAAAGACCGGTAAACGCAGGCTTGTTCATGATGTGCTAGAACTGAATGTTTCGCAACAGGATTTGTTGGAAGTCGATGGCTCCATAGAGGGAGCCAGGCAGGCTCAACAATTCATAAAGACATTTCCCACCTTTGGCGAGTCTCGAGTTGTTTTGGTGGACGGGCACAATTTTTCCGATTCAGCGCAAGACGCATACTTGAAAATATGCGAGGATGGGACTGATTTTTCAACCATAATGATGATTGTTGACGATGGAGTAGTTCTGCGTCCGGCGCTCTTGTCTAGGGTTGTCGTGATGAGACTGTTTGAAAAAATCTCCGGAGACGATTTTTTGTCTTCTGTCATGCGCGAAAAACGTGAGCTTTCAGGTGTGTTGTCTGTCAACGCTCAAGAGATGGAGAGCCTCCATGCTGCTGTATGTAGCGCTATGGAAGGAAATGTCGATCTCCTCCACATTCCTCGTTTCATGTCGGAATGGTCGAAACTGGATGACGATATGAAAGAGGCTGTTTTGGCCGTATTTGACCACGCCATAGGCAACTGTTTTGGCACCAGGGCCGCCAACATATCTAAACTCGTCGACACTTTGAGATCTGTGCCATCTGCGAATGCCGAAATACACTGGTGGCGATCATGCTTAGCATGACGTGATGTAATGTGCTCATTCGTGAGCACACTCATACTTGTTAACGGGGACGACGACTTTCTGAAAGAGCGAGTTGCTCTTGATGAAGCCGCCATGGCTTTGACTTCGAACGTGATTCAGTTTACGTTTCCAGAAGACATGGACAGATATCTGGAGTTTTTAGACGTTCGTCCAATATCTGATGTTCAAAACGTAACGATCATCTGGAATGCGTCTAGCGTTCCAGATGCTTTGAACGACGGTGTCACCATAATTGTTGCCTCTAAAGGAAAAGTTTTAAGTAACAACGGAGCAAAGCGCACTGTTAACGTAAAGAAGCCGAAACCATATGATAACGGAATTGAATATGTAAATTGGATTCTGAATGAGGGAGAGAGACTTAGAATAGATCTAAGTCGTGTGGCTAGTGCGCTTTTTGTGAACTGTGGAACGGACCTTAGAAAGATCTGTTCCGAAATCAGGAAACTCGGGGCCCTCTCCGATTCACATGACGCGATCGACCCTTCCATGGCTCGACGCGTCATGTGTTTTTCTGCTGATCTGACGCCGAAAAACGTTGTGGATGCCATATGCGATGGACACCCAGCAAAGGCGCTTGCCTTTTACGACAAACTCCAAGAGAGAGGGTGTGAAACTGGGTGGGTTATAGCATACATGCAACGTCATGTCTTGCAACAGCTTCGCGCGAAAACACTTCTTGAGCAACAAGCGTCACAAGACCAGGTTTCAGCAGCGCTTGGTGTTCACCCGTTAGTTTTCAGGAATACGATCGTTCCTAGGTTGGGTTTATGGAATGCTTCTTCTCTTCGAAAAAGTCTTGTGACTCTTTGCGACCTCGACGTTCTGCATAAGCGTGGGGTTGATGTTTCTTGTTGGGGACTCGAACCTGAAATAATACGTTTGTCCGAGGAGGCCAAACAAAATGACACAAGCCGCGGGAGTTGACACACGCTATAACGTTGTTGAAATGCACAGCGCCGTATACGCGAAGAGCGACGCTGGAAAATGGGTGAGGTTTTTCACCAATGAGGGAACTCATCCGTTTGATGAAATTTTGTGGAAGACAGTCGACGCCCGCATTGTCGATCCCAAGGGAAACGTTGTTTTTGAACAGAAAAACGTTGAAGTGCCGGCCTGGTGGGGAAACACGACTGTTGGAATCGTGGCGGACAAATATCTAAGAGTCATCCACGGTTCGAAAGAACGATCAGTCAAACAGATGATTAAACGTGTTGCCGAGACTCTGCGGTCTTGGGCTGAGAAACAGTCATACTTCAACACAGTGCAAGACGCAGACGTGTACGAAGATGAGCTTTGTTATGTGTTGCTGCACCAGTATGGGGCGTTCAATTCTCCTGTTTGGTTCAACATTGGTGTTCCTGGTCGAAAACAGGTTGCCAGTGCGTGTTTTATTTCAGGCGTCAAAGACACTCTTGACGACATAATGGACTTCCAGAAATCTGAAGTCAAAATCTTTGCTGGAGGGTCTGGATCCGGCGCAAATCTTTCAGATTTGCGCTCTTCTTATGAACGTCTGTCGTCCGGGTCGTTTACTTCCGGACCATTGTCATGGATGAAGGGTCTCGACAAATACGCAGATGCCATGAAATCTGGTGGAAGCACAAGAAACGCCGCCAAGATGATTGTTATGGACATGGACCATCCTGATGTGCTGGAAACTCGTGATGGCAGGCCCGGGTTCATTAGATGCAAAGCTGCGTCTGAAAAAATCGTTCACGATCTAGCTATGCTCGGGTATAGCGTCGCTTATGACGATCCTAACTCTGTGTATAAGCTTGTCCCTTACCAGAACGCGAACCACTCTGTTAGTGTCACAGATGAGTTCATGCGTGCTGTGGAAACAGACAAAAATTGGGTCACAGTGGAACGAACCACAGGAAAGACGGTTAAAACATATAAAGCCAAGGACTTATGGCGTGAAATTTCCGAGGCTGCTTGGATGTGCGGAGACCCCGGGATTCAATTCACTGACACCATCAATGAATGGCACACGACACCTAAGGCTGGACGCATCAAGTCCAGCAACCCTTGCAGCGAGTTTTTGAACGTGGACAACACTGCTTGCAATCTCGCAGCAATAAATTTGACGAAATTTTTTGACGGGCACCGTTTGATGTTTGACAAACTATCTCATGTTGTGCGTGTTCTTGTGACGGCACAAAATGCGATCATAGACGTGGCTGAATACCCGACAAAGCTTATCGAAAAAAATTCCCATGATCTTCGACCAATAGGGTTGAACTATGGAAATCTCGGGTCTCTCATCATGAAGCTTGGTTATGGGTATGACTCTGACGAGGGGAGAGCTGTTGCAGCAAGGACTGCCAGCCTCATGACCGGGCTTGCATACTTGACGTCTGCAAAGCTTTCGTCGAAGACTGGGCCATTTCCGGCGTTCAATGAGAATCGGGACGACATGTTTTCAGTTATTTCAAAGCACATCGTTGCAGATGCGAACATCTGTAACAGATGGGGGCTTGACAAGGACCCCCTTGGCGACGACGTGGAGAGTCAAAGCGCTGCTGTATGGAGAGAAGCTCTAGACCTCGGGAAGAAATACGGATACTCTGTGTCTCAAGCTACGCTGCAAGCTCCCCTTGGGACTTTGTCTTTCCTGATGGAGATGGACACCACCGGCATCGAACCGATGTTCTCTTTGGTGTCTTACAAGTCTCTTGTTGGAGGCGGAACCCTCAAGCTCGTATGCTCGGCGGTAAAAGATGCTCTTCTCAATCTCAAGTATTCTGAGAGCGAGGCATCATCCATTTGCAAACATATTGAGGACTTTGACTCTATTGAGGGTGCGCCAGAACTTAATTCTGCCCACCTTTCTGTTTTTGACGGATCCATGCCATCTGGGAAATCAGAAAGATGTCTTGCACCCATGGCTCACGTGAAGATGCTTGCTGCTATACAGCCCCTCATAACGTGTTCCATCAGTAAAACTGTCAATCTTCCGGAAACGGCCACTGTTGACGAGATTTCCGACATCTATACGGAAGCGTGGAAACTTGGGGTGAAATGCATCGCCATATATAGGGACAAGTGCAAAATGTCCCAACCACTAGCTTCCAAGTCAGAGTCAGTTTCTGCTCCGAGCACTCAGCCGGGAGAGTTGCGCAGACACCTTCCGTCAAACGTGTCTGGACACCGACATCGATTCACTATTGGCGGTTCTAAGGGATACTTGATGATGAATGAGTACCCCGACGGGACGCTAGGGGAAGTCTTCCTGAAGCTCGGAAAAACCGGGTCTACCGTAGCAGGTCTCATAGACGGGTTCACTCAGCTTCTGAGCCTTGCGCTCCAGTATGGAGTTCCGTTGGACAAAATGATCAGAAGCTTTGTGCATACAAAATTCGATCCTGCTGGGTACACAGACAATCCAACCATTCGTTTTACTGATAGCCTCTATGACTATCTTTTCAAGGTTCTGGATACAAGATACTATGGGGGCATGAATTCTGGTCTTTCGGACCGAGTTTCTATGCTTCCTGAGTCGAAAGAACACGGTGAAGAGGTGTCCTTTTCGTTGCCTCCACCTCCAACTATGAACATGAGCGCCCCAATGTGCTCGAACTGCGGAAGCATTACCAGGCGTGTTGGTACGTGCCATATGTGCTTGACATGCGGCACCAGCACAGGGTGTAGTTAATGAGAAAAGGTTTTTTTGACGTGTTGACTGACGAAGAAATGGAGCATGTTGTTCCGATTTCCAAAGAGGAAATCGATGAGGCTCTTGAAAAGGGACGTCAGGATATGGAATCGTGTGAGAAATACCGCGAGTCTCATACTCCTTCTTCGCACCTATACCGCTGACATGTAATGTCAGCTATGTCACAAAAACCCGATCAAATAACAATTGATATTCGGCAGCTTCGCAAAGATTTTGAGCTGCCAGAGTATCAAACAGACTCTGCAGCCGGGATGGACCTTCGGGCATCCGTTTTGGCCCCAGTGACGATATTTCCCGGGGGTCAGGCTTTGATTCCCACGGGGATTTCCGTATCCATCCCCAACGGATACGAAGGTCAGGTTAGGCCGAGGTCCGGGTTATCGGTCAAGCATGGGGTGACAGTTTTGAATTCCCCCGGCACCATAGATGCAGATTTTCGTGGAGAAGTTTGTGTCATACTGATCAATCACGGAAAAAGCCCTTTTATAATTAACGACTCAGATCGCATAGCACAGTTTGTCATTGCTCCGGTAGCTAGAGCAAAATGGCACCCGGTTTGCTGTCTTGATGCCACAGAACGTGGAGTGGGTGGTTATGGTTCTACTGGAACCACGTGAGGAAACATGAGTGATAGATACTCGTACGGATACGACGCCGGAAACATCGTTGACGGGGTTGTTTGTCGAGACCCCGAAACTAAGATATGTATCATAGTTGACGAAGACGGTGAGGAATTCAACCCCCAAACGGTGTTGGAGACTCTTGTCGGGAAAAAAGTCCGCATGACAATGATCTCTTTCGAGGCTCTTGAAAATATGGAAAAAATATATGAGGCAGCGGTTGGGAAAGCTGACTAATGCCTAGCTGTCTAAATTTTGGCTGATGTAGGGGATTACGTCGTTTCGTCGCTCTATCAGCACACGACATCCGTGAAACAACTTCAATTCATTGAACATTTTCAGATTATGTAACGATACACTTTCGATTGTCACTCCACCTATCGGAGTCGGGCTCACCTTGGCAACCGGCGTAACCCTTCCAGTGGGGCCGACTTGCCACACTACGTCCAGTACTTTAGACTCTGCTTTTTCTGACTCAAATTTCCAAGCAATTTGACCCCTTGGCCTCATGGCCACTTCGCCAAGGTTTTCAAGAGCTTGAATGTTGTCAACAGACACGACTTGTCCGTCGATATCATATGGTATGCTTTGTCTGTTTTTAGTTACGGTTTCAAAATGCTTTTGAATAGTTTCAACGTTTCCGTAAGCAGACTCTGGTGTTTTAAAGTTGAGACTCATCAGTTTTTTGAACGCCAACTGCATTGTTTTCGGCGGCGGTTCGCACTTTATCCAATATGCCAAAAATGTTAGGTTTGCGCAGTCTTCTCCGCCTTTTTTCTTTTCCCGAACCTTTGCCGCGGCCGTGTTTCGCGGGTTTGCGTATATTTCTGCATATTTTTCAGCGAAGATGTTTTTCAGCATCACTATTTCCCCTCGAACAGTGATGCTCATGGGTTCGGGAAGGTCTTTTGGGATTGTAGGAACCTGTTTGATGTTCTTTGTTACATCCTCACCAACAAATCCATCTCCGCGAGTTACGCAGCGGATTAGTTTTCCGTGCTCATATACGAGTTCCATTGAAGACCCGTCTATCTTGTCGGTTATGTGGAATTGTTCAGCCCCAGTCTTTTTTGCCCATTGTATTAGTTCTTCCAGACTGTTTACTTTATCCAACGACCCCATTGGGATGTCATGTTTGACCTTTTCCCACACTGAAATGACTGGGGGGCTGGCCCCGACTGCGTGAACCTCGAAATGATCTGGGCAAATTTGTTTAAGTCTATCCCGCTTTGCATCATAGACGTTGTCTGGGACCATAGGGTCAAGGTTGTAATAAGCTTCCCTATACTTTTTTAGTTCTTCGATTAGTTTTTTAGCTTCTTCGTCCATGTCCAATCTTACGCTCGAGACGCACTAGGCTCTTTGTCCGATTGTCTTCAACAGGAGAATCCATATGACTCGCCATAGCTATGACCTTGAGCCAACCATTCGCACAGCTGCCGATGAAGACGCCGAATGGCAACGAGTTAACTCGTACATTGCTGACGTGCTCAAGGACTGCTACGTGCTTTTTGCTAAGCTTGCGCGTCTTCGAGGGGACTTTGCTGGGTCAGAACTGGCCAAACTGGATGAGATATCATCTGGTGTTCGTGACATGGGGCAATCGCTTGCCGGATTCTCGAAAGCCTTCAACGAAGGCGAGTACTCTATGAATAAAAAGACTCAGTTCGGGGAAGAGGGTGAAATGGATCTCCCATCTGATTTTGAGCCGACAGCTGAGGACTTTGACTTCTCCAAGCCGACTGAAGAGGAACCGACGGCTGAAGATTTCGACATGGGCGGACAGGGCGAAGAAGACCAGGGCGAAGAAGACCAGGGCGAAGAAGGCCAAGGCGAAGAAGGTCAGAAGTAACTATCTAGTGTAATCTGCTAATATGGCAGATTCTCCCGAGTTTTTTCCGATCCCAACAGAGTGTCCTTCGTGTTTTAGCCCTCTGAGCATTGAGGGTGATTTTTTATACTGTCGTTCAAAGAAGTGCCCGACAAGGTTGTTCGGGGATGTTAAAGTTTGGGTCGACCGTCTAGGACTTCTGTTTTGGGGGGATGCTCTGATCGGGTCTCTCACTGATCCGGAAAAGTCCAATTCAATAAACTCTGTGGCGGACTTATATGGAATGTCCATCGCAGATTTTGAAGAACATTGTTCTGGTTTGAAGATGGCGAAAAAGTGTTGGAAGGTTCTTCATGACAACATGTCGGTGCCGCTTGAAGTTGTCATTGCTGGGATGAACATTCCGAACCTTGGACTGTCGACAGCCACTGACATGGTGAAAGCCGGGTACGACACCGTGGACTCTGTTGTGTCGATCTCAATTGAACAGCTTATGGCCGTCCCGAACATAGGGGAAACAACAGCAAAACAGATAAGAGCGGGCCTTGACGCAAAAGGACAATTGCTGAAAGATCTTTCTTTCCATCTTGACATACGTTGTTCAGACTCTGGCCCCCTGGCTGGCAAAAAAGTATGTATAACTGGAGACGTGTGGGCCCCAAGAAAAGCAGTTCAAAAGCTTATAGTTTCTGCTGGCGGAAGAGCTGTTGACAGCGTGTCAAAAGACACTGATGTTTTGGTGTGCGACGACGCTTCCAGTTCCTCTGGGAAGAGCAAGCGGGCGGTCGCTTACGGGATACCAATAATTAATGGGTCTGATTTGAAAAGAGTTCTTGACGGAGAGATTGACTTGAATAAGTTGGTTGCTGAACGATGACTATGGAAGAGTTTACTTGCAAAGTTCAGAGCGTTGTCTTTTCAAATAGGCAAACCGGCTTTTTCGTGTTGAAGACGACGCTTGATGGCACATCAAAGCCGATGACTGTACGTGGAAGCTTCCCTGGAGTGAGCATAGACGCTGGTCTGAAAATACGCGTCAAGGGACGGCATGAGGACAACCCCACATATGGGAAACAATTCAACGCAACTACGTGTGAGATTGTGCCGGAGCTTGGAAAAATCGGTGTGATCAGTTATCTCACAAGCCACGTCAAATCAGTGGGGCCCGTCACTGCATCAAAGCTATACGACGCGTTCGGGGATAATCTTCTTGACGTGCTGGAAAACAATCCGGACCAGATACGCAGTTTGTCGTTTTTGACGAAGCCCCAAATTACTGCCATTTTGGAAGAGTGGAATTCAGCTTCCGCAATGAGGACCTCCTCGATATTTTTAACTGATCTGGGGCTGAACGCTTTTCAGTTGAAATCGGCCTTCGGGATGTTTGGGTCGGAGGTTCGGAAAATTGTTGAAACGAATCCGTACGATTTGTGCATGTGTGCAGGAATCGGCTTTGCTACAGCTGACAGTGTTGCTAGACGTCTTGGGATAGAGGTGGATGACCCGAGACGGGTCAAAGCAATGATCCTTTTTTTCATGAATGACCTGTCCCAGTCGGAAGGCCATGTGAGCGTGACTTCAGGACAAATTCTAGAACATTCAAAAAAAGCTTTTAAAAGATATAATCTTGAACCTTTTTCTCATGGAGACTATCTTCTAGACACTTCTTTCTATTCGCAAATAATGGAGCTCAAAGCCAGCAAAGACATTGTGTGCGATGGGTTGAATTTGTATCTTCCCCACCATTGGCTTCATGAATTTGAATCTGCAAAACAAGTTTCGTCCATCATAGACTGTGGTGGTGTAGACTTTGACCTTGATGAAATGATTGCTGAATTTGAGGCGGCAAAGAAGCTAAAACTGTCGGACGATCAGAAACTGGCTGTTTCACTACTAAAAAACTCCAGGATGTGTGTGATATCCGGGTATCCTGGAACTGGAAAGACGACTCTGGTCTCTGCTTTTGTGCATGTTTTTGAACGCATGAACCTTGACTATGCGCTCATGTCTCCTACTGGAATAGCTGCTAAGCGTTTGTCTCAGGTGACAAACAAGCCAGCATACACCATCCATCGCGCTCTTGGATGTGACCGAGAAGGACAATGGGAGTTCAATGCTGCCAACAAATACTCGGTTGATGCTGTAATAGTTGACGAGGTTAGCATGGTTGACGCGTCAACTTTCTACCATTTAATCACAGCTCTTCCTCCAACAACAATAGTCGTGCTTGTTGGGGATTCAGCTCAGTTGCCGTCTGTTGGAGCGGGGTACGTACTCCATGAACTTATGAAATGTGAGCGTGTTCCGCATGTTTCCTTGACTAGAATCTATCGTCAAGAAGGATGCTCAGATATCATAGAAGTTGCTCATAAAATTTTGCGCGGAGAACAAGTTGACTCGTCTTTCAACAAGGAGTCTGAATTTGTTTTTTTCTCCATGCCGATTGACTCAATACTTCCTGAAATCAGCAAACTAACCTCCATGATGAAGGAGAAAAAGTCAAACTTTCAGGTCATAGCGCCAGTATACGATGGAGACTTGGGAGTAAATAACTTGAACAGAAGTCTTCGGGGGACTCTCAATGCTGATTTTGTCGATGGAAAAGCTTCTAAGATCAAACACGGTGACGCCGACATGTTTGAGGGGGATCGTGTCATGGTCATCAGGAATGACTATGACCGAATGGTTTTCAACGGGGACGTCGGGAAGGTTCAGCGCATTTCAATAAAGCAGGACGAAGTTGAAGTCAGGGTTTTTAACTGGTTCGATTCGACTGCTAGAGTTCCTAGATATGTGGATAAAGTCTTCACGTTCAAAATTGAAGAAGCAAGATCCATGTTGAAAGTTGCGTACGCTTGCACAGTGCACAAAGTTCAGGGACAAGAGTTTGATTATGTCATTCTTCCTATGACAATGAAATACGGGATAATGTTGTATAGGAATTTGGTGTATACAGCAATAACTCGAGCCAAAAAGAAAGTGTTTGTGTTCGGGGACCCGACAGCTTTTAGCTTCGCAATTAGAAACGATCGTGAGACCATTCGAAATTCAAACCTGTCTGGACTTGTGACCTCCAGTAAGTTTGAGTGACCCGAAGTGTAACTTAGGGTCATGTCCGAAATTCGGTTTCTGACTTCTTCAGACGAACATCTGTCCGATCAAACTCCGGGCTTCCGAAAAGACGATTATCGCGCAGCGATATTTTCGAAGCTTCGCTGGCAGGGAACTGCTGCTCGGAAATTCGGCGCAGATGCCGTGTTGCGCGGTGGCGATTATTTTCACGTAAAAATGGCTAACCGAACTTCCATGGCCACCATGATAGAATCCATGGCCATACATGGTGGGTATCCATGCCCGACATATTCCATTGTTGGAAACCATGACATGGTGTATAACGACCCCACAACTTTATGCAGACAGCCGTTGGGTGTTTTATTTGAGTCAGGTGTTTTTAAGCGACTAAAAGAAGAAGTTTTTGAATCTGGGTCGCTTAGTGTTCGCGTGGTGGGGGTTGATTATACGCCAAGCATGACTACTTCTGTGTTGTGTGAATTGGTCAAGTCGAAAGGACACTCCCACACAGTTGCTGTGGTCCACTCTTTGGCCGAAATGTCTCCCTCTCAAAGAACACAGTCTTTCTTTAATGAAGAAATTTTAGACTATCGCGACTTGGTATTCCCCGGGTGTCCGGACGTGTACGTGTTTGGCCATTATCATAAAGATCAGTCAATCGTGGAGCACATGGGGATCCATTTTGTTAACTTGGGGGCCGTTTCCCGTGGGGCACTGACTGTCGACAATCTTGAGCGCAAGCCAAAGATTTCGCTAATAAAGTTTGACAGTTCCGGTTTGTCCATTGAGGAACAAGTCGTACCTCATGAGGATGCTTCTCGTGTGTTTGATCTTGACAGAAAACAGGCAGCTGAAGACGGAAAAAAATCCATGGAGGCATTTCTTGACAAGTTGCGCACTAATGCCGCTATGATTGGTGGGAATGACATCAAAATGCGCATGAAACGCTTCATGGAATCTGACGAGTTTTCTTTTGACGAAAAAAAAGCTGTTCGCGAGGTGTTTGAAGCCGCGGAAGCTGGCCAAGAGGAACTTTGACATGCCTGTTGACTTATATCTTAGCTACACTGGCAGAAAAAACTATTTATCGTGCCCACAAAAGTATTGGTTTCGATATGTCAAAAAACAGGAAGTTTTTGACGACCCTAGGAAGGCCATGTTCGGCCTAGTTATGGGAAAAGTTTTTGAATGGTTCTATAACAAAAAATTCTGGTCTTTTCCGAATCCGGAAAAACAATGTTTGCAGGCGTCAGATCTCGCTATCGAAGACGTATGCGATATGAAAAAGTTTGATGCTCGAGTGCATGGAGACTTCTTAAACAATCTTCGGAAAGACGTAAGGGAGTTTGTTCCGCATGCTGTAAAATCGATAAGAGATCATAAGCTGTTGAATTTAAACAGTAGATCTGAAGTCGATTTGACCGTTGATCATTTGAGTAAGCAGCATGGCATAACCATTCGCATTGGGGGTAGAGCCGACTTTGTTCATGGGCCAGGCTCCATATGGATTGTGGACGGTAAGGGGTCTGTTCACAGGGAAAAATTTGTTGACTCGGACCAGCTTATTTGGTACGCAACACAGCACTATCTGAAATACCATGTGGCTCCGAGTCGTCTCGGGTTTCTTCACTACAGGTTTCCTCAGGATCCAATGCAGTGGATTATGTACGACGAAAGTTCCATGCGATCTGTTTTGGCTAAAACGTTCGATGTTGCCAAAATGATCCTTCAGGGTGAATTCAACGCCACCCCCTCCGGGGAATGTCACAGATGCGAGTTTCGCGTTTCGTGTCAGGATGGCACGAAATACCTGGCTTCTCGACGTGTTGCGAATGGAGGTCGTATAGAGAGTTCTTCTTTTGACCTTGAAGATGTAACCTGATTAACGGAGGCCACATGGGAAAAATTGAGGATCTCGACGAAAGGTACAAAACCCTTTCTCATAGGCGAGACACACTACAAAAGAACAAAAACCGGATAGAGGCTGAGCTTGAAGCTCGAAAGAGAAATCTGAAAGCTCAGATGGAAGAAGCCAAAAAAGCGGGTTTCAACCCCGACAATCTGCAAGAAGACATTCGACGCAGCGAAGAGGTGTTGCTGATCAAGCTTGACAACTTTGAAGCTGAGCTTGAAGAGGCTGAGCGAGCTATGACTCCAATGCTTGAAGAAATCAAGGGATGACATGCCTGCGAAGTTCGTGTTTGTTGCACAAGATCTTAAACGGGGGCTTGCCGTTGCCAAAATCGTCAAGCCCTCTTCTGGGGACTATGTTGTCAAGTTCGACACGAACGGCGCCACGCTATACTCTGCTGACAAACGTCGGATGTCGCTTGTTAATGTTCCAGCAAGTCAAACACTTGGCGTCGATGACGGGTGGGTCTCCGACGAATACTGCATTCCTTTGGTGAAAATGTCGCTGTTTGACTCGAACCTGGACACCATAACATTTGCGTTCACAGAAAACGCAATGACGATTAAAGCCACCGATGGAAAACAGACACGCCGTGCTACAATCAAAAAGCGCGCTGATTCGACAAGACGCAACATGATGCCAGCGATTCGGGTTGGAAAACCTTCCCTGGTTGAAGCTGGAAAGTTTGGGAAACTTCTTCGTTTGGTTGGGTGTTCTGCTCTAGTTCGTGAAACCAAAACTGAAGAAGAAATGCGCATAAACCAGGTTCATTTTCGATCGAACATGGCTTCTTCAAACGCCAGGTATCACGCTTCAGTTTCCATGCTTGAAGGCATGGACCTAGATTTGTCGATTATAGGTTCTGACATACCGGCAATCAGGTCATTTTGTTCAAAGCTGGATGATGTTGTTGGGTTGTTCCAAGATAAGCATAAATTATACATCATAGACACAAAAACGATGTCGATGCTAGTTTTAGGAAAAGTTGTTGCGACAAAGTCCGACTTTTCTCTGCCATCTGACAACTTCAACACCGAGATTTCCTTGATGAAGGATCAGTTTCTGGACGGACTCAACTGGGCTCTGACAGCTCTTGACGGAACTCAGCGTTTAACCTGTGAAGTTCTTGAAGGAACCCTCGTCATGTCAAATAATGGCGAGGTGTTCAGTATGCCTGCATCTTTTAAAAGAGGAACTTCGTTTCGGGTGGACCTCCCGGCAAAATTTCTTCACGCTGCTGTCAGCCATACGGACTCGGACGAGGTCCTGATTAAACTTGGTCATACAGACAATCCAACCATTGTGGAAGTGTCGGACACTGACTCGAGCGTGAAACATTATCTTCAAATCATGAGGAGCAAATGAACGGAGGTCTTGAAATCAGGTTGAAAAATTTGCAGATGGGGACATCGAAGCTATCTGCATACAGAGACTTGATGGTGTCCCAAGCAGCTTCTGCTGATGCAAGAGCAACTGAACTCCAACAACGATCAAATCTGTTTCAGCGTGCATCAGACGTTTTCAAAGAATGGCTTGACGATTCTTTGAAAGAAAATGTTGGAGCTATCAGCGATTTGGTGACAACCGGTCTCCAACATATAATTCATGATCAAAAGCTGACTTTTAGGGCAAGACAGGAGATGAAGTTTAACAGGTTGTCAATGAGGTTTGTCATAGAGGACGACGGAGTTGAAGGGGACCCGATGGCGTCCTTTGGCGGGGGCGCAGTGTTGACGGCGTCCTTCATCCTTCGTTTGGCTATCATGTCAAGATTGAAAATGGGGAACTTGTTGCTTTTGGATGAGTCCATGGGCATGCTAGCAAATAAATATGTCCCCGCAGCTGCGTCGTTCATGAGGCAGCTTTCGGAACAGACAGGCATCAACATTCTCATGGTCACTCACAACGAAGAGTTTTTGAACCATGCTCACACTGCATACGAGGGCCGAAAGAACGGCTCCCTGCGCCTTCACAGGCGAAAGTTGCCTGGTGACTCGTGAAAACGGAAATAGAAATTCGTAAACGGTTGGAAAAGCTTAGGGTTCGATATTGCAGAAAATATTGCGCAGATGTTTCTGGAAAAAAGCCACGCAACTGTGTTTACAACATAGAACATGCCCCGGTTGAACGAGTTGACCACGTTCCGACTGAGGTGGAACTCGCTCCGAGGGTCACGACAACGCTTGTTGTTATACAACCTGACTTTCCGATCCGGTTGTGCATGTATGGGTCTGAAAAACCGGACACATGGAATGGAGACGTGTGCGACGACGATGCTACTGCGCACGCTTGTCCGTATTTTGAGCCGAAAATACCTGAGGATCGTGCGGTGGAAGAATTTGACAAACTCATGTCCGATGACGAGTTTGTTTTGGAGAATTATAGAGACATCGCGTCTCTGCAATGGGTGCTGAACGAAAGAGTTCATCTTACGCCGCTGTCTACATTGGACAAGGTTAAGATATGGTTTGACAGGTTTTTTCGCGGAAGGCGGTCAACTAAGCTTCTCTCTGAAAAAACTGAAAACAAGCCGGAGGATCATCGGAATGCTGATGATGAAAATTCTTGAAAACGATTTGCACAGGTCCAGAAAGCCTTCAGCAGCTCCGTTCATGATTGAGGTTCCGGCGCGGCCGGAGTTTTTGCCTGCTCTTGTCTCCAGCACACGCGGGAAGTTTCTTGTTTCAAGACGGTTGACAGACGATGGAAAAATTAAAGTCGGGGTTTTTGATCACGATTCTGAAAAAGTGGATGAACTGATTCCGTCTATGCTGACGGCAGCTTGTGAGTTGTCAAAAGAAGAGAAATGGGGCAACGTTTTTGGTCCGAGAGCTGTTAAGACGGCTTTCAAATATGTGTCTAGTCATAGTCATCTTCCGGCTCAACCCCATGTTTGCATTGCCCCGTCTTCTTGGAGCAACTTGAAATTTGAGAAGACTTTTGGGGTGAAGAAATCTGAACTGAAGTATCAAAAATATTGTAACATGGTTCAAATGGATATTCCGTTTGTTGTTTTTCTTTCTAAACCTGAGATGGTTGGTCTGTACACGCATTTCCTTAATGGCCCTGCATCCATACTTTTACATAATGTTCGTCGCGGCATGTCTTTTTGTGTGTAAAAAGCATTGTGACAATAATTGACAGCTTCATTGAATGGGCCCATTGCGGACTCGAACAATCTGATGAAGCTAAAATCTATTTATTGGGCAGGGGCGTGTCGCCCGCCCAATGGGAAAAGCATCGGATTGGGTATGTGATTGGTAGCTTCCACCCTGACTCGTCTACTGATCCAGGCCACTCGGATGTTTGTCGGGACAAGTCGTCCGTCCAAAAGTGGTGCGATTCGTGCCGGTTTATTCGGTGGTCCTCACTTTGGGAAGACCAAGAGGAAGGACCTAAAATACAACGGGTTGGCAAACGGATACTCGGGTGCGTGGTTTTCCCCCTAACATCTTATTCCGGGGCCGCGGTTGGGTTTCAAGTGCGTTCAATTGTTGGCAAACAGTTTGATTCTTTCTCATTGTCAAGAAGACCAGAAGGATACTTCTTCGGCGTCGGACCGAACATGGATGCAATATGGTCCAGGAAAAAAGTTTTTGTGGTGGAGGGCCCCTTTGACCAACTAGTGTTTGAACGCTTAGTTTCTCCAAATGTTGTTGGGTTAACAACTAACACGTCAAACACCCATCAAACACGCTTTTTCCGACGATTCGTCGATGAAGTCGTTACACTGTTGGATATGGACGAAGCGGGTCGAGATGGCGTTAAATCTATGCGCCTGAAATTATCCGATGGCCCAGTTTTGACAGAAATAAAATACGCCGTGAAGTTCGACAGTGGTGAGAAGTGTAAGGACACGAACGAAGCGTGGAAAGCATTAGGAGATAAGCGCTTTGCGAAACATTTCACTGACTTGATTGAGAGGACGTTATGAAGAAAGTTGCAAGACCCAACACAGAGGTTATCTTTGGTGATTTCGACACCGCTGAAGAAGTCACGTCAAAGCTCATTCCGAAGTATCACCCGGAACTCTCTACCGCCGCTTTCAAGTATATCTGCAGGAGCAAGTCTTCTAAAAAAGGAGGCAAGCCGGTAGCCGGAAACGTGTACAAGATGAGCGGGAAGTTCAAGCATCTTGTCGGAGCTGACTTTGTTCTTGAGATTGCTCTTGACTGTTGGAACGGTCTTGAACCAAATCAGAGGATCGCTCTGGTTGACCATCTTTTGTCAAGGTGTGTTGGCGAGGAGGACGAACAAAATGGAGAGATGAAGTGGAAGATTCGTCCTCCAGAGGTTCAGGAGTTTCCGGAGGTGGCCGAACGCCATGGGCAATGGAACGATGGCCTGATTGAGATGTCGAAGTGTCTCATTGCAAAGGGATGAGGCACTGTTTCGGGGAACACGCGGTCGATATGGTGGAGTGGAGAAATGGTTTCTAGACTAGATCTGAAGTATAGGCCGCGCAAGTTTTCCGACGTTCTTGGGAATGAAGGGGTCGTACACCTTCTTTTGAAGCGCAGTTTGACTGGGACTCTGACTGATCAGTCCATGCTTTTTGGGGGTCCGAAAGGGACTGGAAAAACAACGCTCGCCAGGATAGTGGCGATGGCTATTGTCTGCTCTAACAAACAAGATGGGGAACCGTGTGGAACCTGTTTGGACTGTCAAGCAGTTTTAAACGAAACCTCAACTTGCGTTGAAGAATTGGATGCTGCGTCTCAGGGGACGGTAGACCACATAAGAGAGATGGTTCGAGACTCTGAGTACGAGCCTGTGAATGGTATTGGAAACGTTTACATACTGGACGAGGCTCAACGTTTGAGTGCTGCGTCTCAAGACGCGATGCTCAAAGCTGTTGAGAACCGATCCATCATGGTGATAATGTGCACCACGGAGCCTCACAAGATACGTGCTCCCATTCGCTCTAGGTCCGAGGAGTACCCTGTATCTGCTCCTTCGATTGACTTAATGTCTTCGAGGCTCGCAAAAATTTGTGACGAAGAGAGCATTCAATACGACCCGAATGCGCTTAAAGCGTTATCTCAGATCTCTCAAAACTGCCCCAGAGTTTGCATTCGGGCGCTTGAAACACTTTCTGTGTCCGGTCCGATTAACATGAACAGCATCAGTAGCTTCTTTCGTTTCAGTAGCTATGAAGATGTCGACAAAGTTCTATCTCGAATTGATGAAAGTCCAAAATCCGCGATCAAGATATTTGACGATCTTGTGGACAGAGAGGGCCCTGTGTGGGTGCGGGACACTATGCTCTTGGCCATATCAAGTGGTCTAAGAGTTGACGTTGGCGCAGGGCACAATTACCCGTGTCGTATGACTTTTTTTCAATCTCGTTTGCGTGGATGGGCAGAGTTGGCTTGTCAGCTTGGGATGATGGAAAGACCTACGGCTGCCGGGATCTTGTCGGCTTTAATCTCGACAAAAAAAGCTTTTTGCGTATCGGCTCCGATTTTGCAAGTTCCAACTGCTCCAATTGCTCCAACTTCAACGATTCCTGTGACTTCTGTTGCTCCAGCCTCACAGTCTTCGCAAACGGTGAAAGTCGCGGTGGAAGACGAAGACCAACTTGAGGTTGACGGGGTCAAATTTTCAACCAAAGAAAGTCTGACCACTTTGGACTCCAAAATCGAAGCAAGACAAAGTGTCGACTCTACCAATGAGGTATCGGTAAGCGTAGAGTACCGATCAGACATGGAGCCTATGTCTGATCGGGAGTTTGCTCGTGGATTTATTGACAGAATCAAATAAATGGGTCGTCGTTGGCCTGTCTTCGGCTGGGGAGAAGGAGACAGACTTGAAGGCGATTTCGTCTGCCGTGCGCCGCATTTTGGGACGGGATTTAAAAGTGTTTGTCCCAGCGGTTTCAAAACAAGCTAGGGACGATTCGCATACCTTGTTTTATATGGATGGTTACATATTTGTGGAGCACAGGGATGGGATTCCATACGTAAAGCTTCAGGACACGACTTATTTCAGTCAAGTGTTGTGCTCTAAACGCGGGGGGCGTGTAGAATACTCGCTTGTCGGGGACGATGTGTTGGCCCCTCTAAGGGAAGGCGTCAAAGATCTTGGAACGTGCAAATTCTCGGTAAACGATAAAGTGCGTGTCATAAAGGGGGACTTCAGAAACCTGCGCGGGAACGTTCGAATGGTGTATGACGGTGGAGAAGTTGTTCAGGTTGACTTCAGCCAACGTTCAAAGCCTTTGCTCATAGATTTTCCTGTAATATACCTTCAGAAAGTTCCAGATGAATAAACACATACTGATAGATGGAAACAACCTCCTACACAGAGCTTTCCACGTTTTCGTGAATACAGAAAGCTCTGTGTTTTCTTCTGATTCCGGGTACCCGACGGGAATGATTTACGGCCCCCTTAGCATGCTCGCTGATTGGATCCCGACTCTTGGGCGTTTTGATGCCGTCCATTATTTTCAAGATGGTTTTCCTTCCCGTCGAAAGGCTATGGATCCGGATTACAAAAAACGCGAACCAGGCAGGTCCTCGCCGTCTGATTTGCCCCATCGTCCTCTCACTCTTGTCGACGGATTTGAAGCACGGAACGAAGTCGACGTACTGATGCATGTCATGCAGCTTCTCGGCGTAAAGATGTACTATGATTCGCATGAGGAAGCTGACGATCTCATAGCTTCTTTCATAAAGTCTCGTCCCAACGATGTTCATGTGATTGTGTCGTCCGACAAAGACTTCTTTCAGCTTTTGGCAAATCCTAGAGTCGCCATATATAGGCCCGGGTCTAAAGGACCAAGGTTTCTCGATGCTGAAGAGGCTGAAAAACACTGGGCTCTTTTGAACAAGGGAAAACATCCGGTGGTGCCGACGAGATGTGTCCGTATGTTTAAAGCCCTGTGCGGCGATGCGTCTGACAACATTCCGGGAATACCGAAATTGCGAAAAAAGGTTGCTGTGGCAGCGTCCGTTGGCATGGAGAACATTGACGGTTTGGTGAAGGCCAACTGGCCCGGTTTTTCAAACCTGGAAAGACAACACGCCCAAGAACTGGTTGATAGAGTGCGATTGAACTGGGACCTTGTCGGCTTGGTCGACAGTTTAGACCCGCAACCAGTTGAGTGCGCGAAGCCTGATCTTTCTTCTGCAAATGCCATTCTGAAAAGTTTGAGCATACATCTAGACACGTCGTTTTTGATCCCTGGGCAAGAACGAATGGTGACTGAAGACGTTCCCGTAAAGATCATTGACGATGACTGGATGTCTTCCATATGATCTTTATGCTTTGATGTTGCATGACCATTCCTGACCTGTGTGGGGCGGAAGCACTTCGGGCTGTCATTTCATACTGGGGCAAGCACGCCGATTTTTCGAACGAGTTTGAGATGCTGGAAGCTGCAAACTCCGTCGGCTTCGTTGGATTTTATGACGAGGCCGACATAAAATCCCTGTGTCAGTATTTGGACTCAGGGCTTCCTGTGATTGCTGATCTTATTGAGAACGAAAGGTATTCTGTGATCGTGGGCATGGACGACGTGCACACGTATGTCGTCGATTCTAAGACGGAGCCGCGATATGCGAAAATTCTTACAAGCGTTTTTAACGAAAACTTTGAAGCGCGACGACTAATCATAATCGCTCCTGAAAAAATTGTTTAACAACTTCATATGTCCTGTCTGGTAGTGTAACACAGGCGGTCTCGCTGCGCGGGTCCCGGCCACCCTATACGCATACAAAAATACGTAGACATCTCCCACATACGCATATCGATACCGACACAACCAGGCCGGGACGAAAGATGTCGAACTATATTATTGTGCAGGATCCGCGTGACTTGTCTACCAGATTCAGCAACAAGGACCGTTTAGGGTGGGACGGCCAAGAGCTCGACATAGACGAGCTTATTGAACAAAATTTGGCCCCACAGATGGAGGAGGTTTTCGATAGCGGAAATGCTCCGGATTTTAGCTTGATAGAAAGATATTTGGACAGAATTCCGGACAGGGAAGCTGACCTGATCACTTTATACTATCGCGACAGAATGAAGCAAGAGCAGATAGCCAAGCTCTTTCACATAACGCAGGCAGCCGTATCTTATAGGCTCCATCGTGGCATTCGACGCATACAGTTTTTGCGAACTATTCCAGAGTTGGTCTTTGACCAATTTGAACTTGAACTTGGGCCGAAGTTCACAGATCAAGACCGTGAGATCTTATGGCGCATGTACGAAACTACATGCCAATCAGAAATCGCAAAACAAATGAACCTGACTCAAGGAAGAGTTCGACACAGGTTCTTCAGATCTCTTGTGAAAATCAAAGAGCTCATTCATGAGGATGCCATGAAAGAGCGCATTCATCTTCAAATGCAGTTGAAGAAGAGCGGCATTGAAGAGTCCGATGAAACGCGCAAAGAAGTTGATGACGCCGTGAACGAGGCGATCAATTGTTCTAGGTATGCAAAATATTGGACCGTGTTTTTCGCCATATCAGACAAGCATTTCAACATCTTACACGAGGTCTCGCTCCCTCAGTTTATGGACCGCGGCGACGCTCAGATCATGACCATCGAATAGATGTAAAACTTGTCATGGTAAAGAAACTCGACAAACCTGGTGGGTTTCCAGAGTATGACATTTAAAGTAAATGTTAGTTGTCTTGAAGACATGAAAGGACATACCGCCCCTGATGAAGAATGGGCAGTGTATGAGACCCAATGGGACGAACGGAAGTGCATATGCGCAAAGCGCGGAGTTCATCGTATCGAGTCTAGCTCCCAAGCTGACGGGACATATAGACTGATCGGTTATTTGGATTTGGACACCGGGGAAGTGACCTCGGGCGGTTGCAAATGCACGTTTTGCCAAAAACGGGAGCCAAACAAAGGATAATCTCTCGTCTCGATACGCCGAGACCGTAGCTCTTTATTCAGAGAGCTACGAACAATGGATGCTTTCCCAATTGGCGGCGGGTTCTCGTTCAGCTTGGACTCGATAGGCGGCGTTTGGAAGTGGACGGTGTCCACTTCCAACCTCCAAGGTCCCGGCCAGCTCTATCAAGTTCAAGACATTCTGACTCCATACGGACCCATGAACGTGATCGTGTCCCCGCTTCCAGGGGATGTGGTGCAAGCCATGGCGCAGTCCATTGTGAGCGTTCAGGGTCAGCTGAAGCCTTCCATGTCTTTGATTTCTTCCTCGGTCTTCACCCTTGGAATAACGGAAGGGGACCCGGGAGCCAACATTGGGATTGTTCAAATAAGAAATGACGGGGGTTTCGGCTCGTATTTGTCTGCCAACGCCACTCCAGACGTTCCATGGTTGTCCGTTTTGACGCCAGAAATCCAGGGAATCGCCAAGGGAGGCACTGCTTCATTCAGCATAACTCTTGTTCCTGACAGCATGCTGGCTTCACAGTCTCCTTATGTTGGACACGTCAGAATTCAAGATGTGAACGATTCGTCGTCTTTCATCACGGCGACTGTGAACGTCATCGTCATTCCGCGTCCGGCCATTAGCGTCAGCACGCAAAACGTTTCGTTTACCTGGTCGTACCTGACTCCTGCTTCCTCCGCTCAATACGTTGTTGTCACAAATTCCGGTCCTGGAACATCAAATCTTGAGTTTTCTACTTTAAAGGTTTCGAGCGCTGCGTGGCTCTCCATATCTCCAGCATCTGCGGGCCCTCTTGCTGCCGGGGAGTCTGAAAATCTTATTTTGTCTATTGTGTCTTCGTCTGTTCCAACCGTTGTTGGAACATACTCGGAGACAGTTAGAGTAACGTCTGCGAATGCTTCAAACTCTCCGGTCGATGTGCTCGTGACTTTGACAGTAACCCCCTAATGAAAGTGATTTTTGCTCGGTAGAGACTCTTCATGAGCTCTGCTGAACCATTCAAATTCACGATCTAATGCCACACACATTGAATAGACTTGTTGTCAGACCCGTTATGTCGAGGTAGCTCATGAGTATTCTGAAAATCGAAGACATTAGATTTTCGTCAAGTTCTATCGATGAGTTCTTTTCTGATTTGCCGGTGCTGAAGACTGCCTCCGGAAAAGTTCGGATATCTGGACTGAACCGTCTTGCCGGGTTCGAGATGTTGTCTGACGATAAGCTTGTGAGAGTTTCTCAAAAGGATTTTTGGCGTCTAGGGCAAGACGACGAGGGGTATTTCATCGAGAGACTTGTAAACGACGATGACGGGCCAGTTAAAGGGTGAAAAACAAATAAACATGTCATAATGAAGAGTGGGCGCGTGGGGGCTGAACTCGTCGCTTAAACTCATTATGACACGTCGTGTTCATGGCTGATTTTGAAGCTGTAGCACGAAGAGTGGCGTCGATCGGAAAGGTCCGCACTGCCGGCAAAATCGAATTCGTCAAGGACCAAGGTCCCGTTAGACGCGATGTCCGCGTCAAAGGGTACAAATGGTCATCCGATGCTCTTCGTGACTTGGCAAAAATTCTATGGGCTGGACAAAGAGCACATAGCTACGCCATGGCTGCATTTCGCATCTTCTCGAAGATGCCGTCGTCAGAATTCAGTCCTGACGGACTTTTGGGTGGGAGAGGATACATCCAGTCTATTAAAGACATGCGATCTGGGTTGTCAAACGCTGTCGAAGTTCTGTCGACATTTACTGACACCATTCACGACGAAGTGAACGCCGATCATTGGAACCCGGTCGAAAAAGAAGCCGAAATTGACGATATTGTTGCGGATGCCGGAGCTGTGAAAGAAAATCCGGAAACCTTTGTGGAGGGGCAGTTTGAGAAGGGCGGGGAAGAGGACCCGCTCGTGAATCCTATGGCTGAGAACCCTGAAGTGTCTGAAGACGAAGACCAGGACGACCAGGACGATGAAGACCCCGGGTCTCAGCTTCCTCCCGACGTTCCAAGAACCTCGTCGGATGTTCTATACGACAGATACTCTATTGCTTTCGACAACATGCTTCGGGCTCGAGTCGCTAGCTCCAGAATGTCAGGAGGAGCGTTAGACGAGCTTTTAGTTCCGGGCATGGAGCCGACGATAACAGATAGAGATTTGGGTGGCCCCAGAGCTTTTCCGCTTGGCCCAGCTGAGGGTGGAGAATTCGGAAATTTTGAAGATCCAGAATGCCCGTCAAATCTTGATGACACTTCCATGGAAGAGCAAGAACTTTTGCTTGACAATGGGTTGTTCCTTCCGTCGCTGCTTCAGGGCGGCGATGGAGACGATTTTCGTCTTTCCAGAACTTCTGCAAATCTTCCCGAGAGCTATTCGTGGCTCCCTGGTTCAGACAACTGCAAAAGCATGAACTGGTATGGGCTCGGGGTAACCGAAGCTGACATGGAATGGATGAAGGCTAACTCTAAGCCAAACATGCCAATGGGAATTTTGCCAGAGACTGAAGACTCCGATTCTGAGTCTCTTTGGGATGGGATTAGGATTCGGTGATGCCTTCTCAATTGCCCACGACTGACACCATGGGCCGAAAGGTCAAAGACTTCGGAGTGGGCACGTATGACTCTCCTGTTCAATCAGAATATAACGCAGAAGGCGATTTTGAAACCATGGGGGAATCTCTTCCAATTAAAAGAGACCCGAGAGATGATGGGGATGAAATTATTGGGGACGCATATGCGCCAACCTCTGACATAAGCAAGACTGGTGCTGCGGAGCTTCCTGGCGATCTAGGGCGTCCGCCAAAACAACGCAAAAAGCCAGAAGACAGCGTTATTCTTGCCCCGATAGAATCCGTTGCTCAATCTGATCTCCCAAACGATCGCAACAACCCGCCAGCTAGGTCCGATTATTATGACAGGACGAAAATAGGAGACACCATGCTCCCCGGTCCGTCAAACAACGACCAAAGCTTGGAAAGATTTTTGGGCTCTCTTGGGAATTGGTGGTCTGGGTGGACAGAGAACGACATGGCTCAGCCAACATCATTTCCGGGAGTTGACAGTCCTCCAGAAGAAACTGACAAATACACTAGCGTTCCCATGGGAATTGCTGGACGAAAGCTGGGAAATCGCGCCATGGAAAGACAAGCCACCAATCTAGAACTGGTTGGAACGCTGACCTCAGACTTTCTGAAGAAAAACGGAAAGAAAGGGTTGACGAGAAGGCACGTCATGGCATTTTTGCAAACAGGCGGGTATCACCAATACCTTGCCTCCGACATCATTAGATGCCTTCAACAACGTCATAACGTTCATGTTGCAGACGTTTTGGATCAGTTTCCTGTTTCTACTAAAAAAACTGCTTCGACAAGTGAAAAAACCGCTGCTATCAGACACCTTGTCGACATCGGAAGCGCCATAGCTTCCGTAAAAACTTCTAGCCCCGTAGCGTTTGAAGTGTTGAAAAGATGCGGTAACAACATAGTTGAAAATGTTGCCGAGTTGGTGCGAGGTCTTGAAGATGACTAAGAAAATTGAGCTCGGACAGTCTGGCCTCGGCGATATCTCAGATATTTTCCATAACCATGGAGTATCCGATCTGTCATGGCTCGATATCGATGCTGAAGATTACCATAAAGCCGAGGCCCTCCCGAAACAAAACCTTGACATCATACCTGAGCTTCAGAGAGCTTTAACGTTCGAAGATAGCAACGTTCCATCGCTGATTCCTCTTAGGCCGCACACTATTGTCAATACGAATCCTCTTGACCCTCCAGGAGCTCCGGCAAGAAATGTTGCTCCGGAGATCACGAACAAGGTTGCGAGACAAGTCATATCCGGGCACAACCCGCGTCACATTGGTGAGCGAATCATGCTGGAATTCGCTCCATCTCAAATCAGAGAAGCTTCTTCAAGCATTTCTGCAGTTTTGTCTGAGCGCGGTTTGCTGGGAAATGTGTATGTGGACGCCAGACATTTCCCAAGATGCGCTCAAGACGGGGATGACAAGAAGTTTGTGGCAACGAAGGCTGCTGGAGCCAAGTTCATTCTAGCAAAAGAGGAGTGCGCAGGGTGCGTTCACAACAGGGAAGGGAATTGTGCAAATTTGCACAAACGTCTTGTTGTGTCCATTTCCTACGATCGGAAAATGTTTGCGAGCTATGCTTCGAAGCTTGCACAAGAAGGGCGTTTGAACAAATCGGATCTTGACAAAGCTATTGTCGGGTCTGACGACGACAGGAAAAAAGTTCTGGCGTCTTCTTTCATGGCACCATCCCAACTCGGCAATGACTCTCATAGTCGATTGACTTTGCGGCATCAGGACAGGGAGCAAAAGCCCGTTTTCTCTGACAGGGAAATTGCGGAGCATTTGTCTCGTCCTAGGAAAGCCGTCAAAACTCTTACGAGAAGCTTTGTGGCGGCAGCCAGGCATCTCATGGCTGGAGGGTCTGCTGACGCTATTGCCGGGTCTTCAGACCCAGAAGCCAGAAAGCTTGTAGGAAGCTACGGGCTTCTGGGGCACACTTATCTGGACATGGACGCTCTTGGCGGGTGTCAAAAGACTTTGAATTTCATTGCAAAAATGAGCGCGTCTCCAGATTTTGTTGTTCGACGTTCTGCATGTTGTGGGGAGTGCAAAGACGCTTCTGACGGAGCATGTTGCCAAGTTAGGTCTATTGCTCCCATAACAGATTCTGACGAAATCAACAGGGAGCATTTTGTCGCTGCTCTTCTAAGGGCTGTGGATCGTGGAGCAGTTACAACTGAGACGGCAAGGCATGCGGCTGAAAAAGCTCCTGCAACGTCAAACTGGAAATCTTTGACGTCTCAAGCAAATTTGTTAAAAGCTTCGAAGACAATTTCTAGATATTCTGGAGCAAAAGTCGCGGCTCATCATGGGGCCCCGATTCCGTCAAGAGATGACGCTATTGTGTCTCATGTTGACGCTGAAGACGTTCGGAGAACCATTTCTCATTTGATGAACTCCGGTTTTCACGGCAAGAGTCTCAAAGAAGCTATTTTGAAACGATATGCGCGATCTGACTTGAAAAAGGTTCCTCAAGTCGGAGCTAGACTTGCGCGCTATGACGGCGTTCAGGGTTTGTTTTTTATCGACCCGACAGCCTACGTCGATTATGGGCGAGGATGCGCTACTGGAGCAAAACACTTCCGGAAGCAGGGAGCTGAAAACGTTCTTGTTGGGGACTCTTGCGTTGGATGTTCAATGCAAACAGCCCCTGGGTGGTGTTCAAAGTATTCGAAGTCACTGGTTCGAAAAATTCCTGACGCAGTCATTGTTGCAGCAGAGGACCTTCGAAAAATTACTGTTCCTGTTGACAACACCCCTGTTGAAAACCCGGTTGATAAATATGAACTTTCTTCCAGCATAACTGTCGAACCAAACAAGAAGATTTTCATGCCGGTCGTCAACTTTGCGGACCGAAGTGTGACCAAATGACATAGGTACAGTTTTGTACCTATGGACGATGACACAAAGCCGCCTTTTGACGACGAGGGCGCAAACAGCAAAAATGGAAACGGCCACCTCATAGTTTTTCCCGGTGGGAAGACTATGAACCCGAAGGACGTAGGAGCGGACTTCGTCGTTGGCGGGTCTGGGCAAGTCCCTACTGGAGAGCTTCTTGACCCTGCAGACGTCAAGGCGAGTTTGCGCGATCGCGTATCTTATGTAAAAAGCCAACCCCTTGTGAAAGCAATGGCCGAGGGAGCTTCTTCCGTGGCCATGGACACGCTTCTGCTGGAAATAGCAGAAGAAATATCCCACTTGAAGTGGGAGCGCAGGGAAGCGGCAAAGAGCGGAAGAAGCACGGCACAGCACACGGTTGCCAGAATAAACGGGCTTAGGGCGTTGGCTGAGACGCTAATACGTCGAAAAGAAGCAGCCATCGCCGAAAATTTAGATCTGAAGTCTCCTCGGCTACAAAAGATTTTTAAAGTATGGATGCAGTTTTTCTATGAAGCCATGGAAAAGTCTGACGTTCCACCAGAAATCATAAATGTTGTTTTCCAGCAAATGAAGGCCGACATGATTGGATGGGAAAGGCGTATGGAGGCAGAATGATCGGGTCTATTGGCGTATCTTATGATATTGTTAAATCCCTGATCTCTGATTCGGTTTTTCAGATCCAGGCTGAAGAAGATCGCAGGATCTTTGAAGCTTTGGACGCGGCGTGTCTCCACAGCAACGATGGACTCGGGGTGTGTACTAAATGTTTTCTTCCGTTTATTTGTGGGGAATCATGTTTGATGTCCGACATTATGTACATCATGGACTCGTGATTCACAAGTCAATACCTGATCAAGCAGGTTGTGGCATTGTTTGTACAAACGAGAAAGTTTTTCTTGGATTTTAGGGTTAGTTTCAATCACCCGTGGTGGCAGATATCTCGTTTTTCTGGTCTCCGAAATCGTGAAATGTTGACATGCCTAGCACAGAAAAGAAGCAAAAGAGCGAACTTGTTAGCGTCATAGACAGCTTCTTGGACGAGAAGCAGGCTGGAAAAGATGAAAACAAGGTTGAGTTTCTATCAATAATAGATTTCATCGAAAGGTTCAAGCTTCTTCCAGATGGTCTTTTTCCGGTTCAAAAATTCATTCTGAAGTTATACTATAACATACCGCTGGACGACAAAGAAAAAACAATTAAAATAACTGACAGGTTCAACGTCAAAGTTCTTTACGAGTTCACTGAAGTAGAATATCTGGAATTCCTTCATGACCAGGGAAGATGCAATATAAAAGCTCAGGACTCACATGTTAGACATGAACTGATTCTGGTTTTGGGGCGCAGGTCTGGTAAGTCCACTCTTAGCGCCATCATATCCGCATACGAGCTGTACAAGCTTTTGCGTCGAGTGTGTCCTCAGGCGTTTTACGGCATACCAGTTAATAGCGAAATCCGAGTCCTTTGCATAGCAAACGACAAAGAGCAAGCGTCCATTGTTTACGGGGACATGGCTGGGTATGTTGATAATGTGGACTATTTCAAATCGTCCATGACAAATCAGACTCAGACGTTCATGAGGTTTCAGACCGATCAGGACAGGAAAAAATATGGTAAAAACGGCAGGTCAACCATTGCGGCCACTTTCAAAAGTTCAATAGCTAAAGGTCTTCGTGGACGCGGAATTATATGTTATGTTCTTGACGAAATAGCATTTTTTGTGGACGATGGTAAATGTGTGAAGTTGTCTAGTCTGGTGCGGACATCAGATGGTTTGCGCACCTTCGATGAAATCTTGGACACCAATAACGTGGACAGGTCCAAGACCGGATGGACTAGTATTCGTCCTATCGAGGTACTTCAGGAGTTAGGACACACAGCTGTCGCCACCCGAGTCTATTACGGTGGTAGGCAGATGGTCAGAAGCGTTGTTACCAAGTCGCGCTATAATATAGATCCGACGCCTCAGCACAGACTGAAGGTGATGTCGGCTAGCGGCAATATCGAATGGAAGTATGTGAGAGATATCCAGGTAGGCGACTACGTTGGTATCAATCGATCTGCGCGAATTTGGCCTGGTAGATACGTATGCTGTTCGGAAGTTCATCGGGCCAAGAATGTGAGGTGTACGCAAGTAGCTAGGATTCCTGAGTTCTTGGATGATAAACTTGGCGAGTTCTTGGGGGTGCTAGTCGGAGACGGTACTTGGTGTTCTGGGGAAGATGACAACCTTGTGCAAGTCACTGGTGGGTGCGAGCAGTTTCTGCCGTTTGTACAGGAGCACTTTGCTAGATATTTTGACACTTTTCGAATCCACCATAAACCACCACATGAGCATAACACTTGCGAAGTGTCTCCGTGGTCGGTTACCAAGTGCTCGCAGCCGTTCAGGACCTTTTTGGACAGTCTGGGCTATCGCTTCGATGTGACCAAAAGCACAAAGTCCGTGCCATGGGTCATCTTCCAGAGCCCGAAATCGGTTGTGGCGGCATTTCTTAGAGGATTGTTTGAGACTGATGGTGGGTGTGAGCAGGGCGGCAGAACTGTCACGTTAGCGTCCGCCAGCGAGCAGTTGATGCGTGAGGTGCAGCTGCTTCTGCTGGATTTTGGCATCACTGCTAGTCGATATAGCAAATGGAATCGCAAATATCAGCGAACATACCACTACGTTCGCCTGATCGGGTATGAATCGCGCAAGATATTCGCGCGCGAGATCGGGTTCATAACTCCAAGGAAGCAGGCTGAATTGGCCATGGGGGTGCAGTCTGGCCGTGACGCGTCCAATATAATCCCCAATCAGACAGAGCGTCTGCGGAGGATCCTGCTGTCGGTGCCGAAAGCGACGACGCTGAGCCGAGGAAATGATGCCAGAACGCGCATGATACGGCTTTGTTCCAGTTCTGCCAATCCGAAGCGGCGCAGCTCCATATCGTATGGCTTGGCTCGTCGCTTTGTGGACCTCGGTCGTAAGCTTGGGGCCGACATGAAGGCCTTGGCGGAACTCGATCACATCTGCCGCACGAATTATTACTGGGACAAGGTTGTCTCCGTGTCTGATAACGAAGCAGATGTTGCAGACTTACTGGTCCCGGATGGGCATGAATACGTCGCCCAGGGCATGACGAACCACAACTCGTCGGCGGAACAAATATATAGAGCCATCAATCCATCCATAGCTCAGTTTTCTCCAAAAGATCCGAAGAACAAACACAAAGCGGTTGGTCCGTCTGATGGGCGAGCTATCATGATCTCGTCCCCAGACGCTAGAGATGGGTTCTTCTATAGACATTATCAGTTATCTCTTAGCGGAGGGCCTGCTTCAAAAAACATACTTATGATTCAGGCCCCCACTTGGGAAGTAAACCCCACTCTCGACAAAAGTTATTATGAAGTCGAGTTCAGCAAAGATCCGAAGTCGTTTACCACAGAGCATGGCGCGGAATTTTCTGACCGCGTTCGCGGATGGATAGAGGACTCGAACGACTTGCTGGAATGTGTGAACCCTGAGCTAAAACCGATCATAAGGGGAGGCCCTCGAGAGCTTTTCTGGGCTGGAGTGGACTTCGGAATCGTAAGAGACGGAACTGCAATAGCACTTGTTCACTTTGTGAACGGAAAAATTGAACTGGCATACCACGAAGTTTGGTATGCTGGAAAAAATTGGAACGAGTCAAATCCACACCTGACTGTTCCGCTCACTGAGTATGCAAGAACGTTAAAGAGCGTTTCGCGTCTTGACATGTCTGAAATTTCTGAGTGGTTTCGCGTCTTGTCGACAAGATTCTATATTGAAAAGGGGATTTTTGATCAGTGGGCTGGTCCAATTTTTGAACAAGAACTGCACAAACGCGGGCTGAAGCAGTTTGAAATGAAAAACTTTTCTGTATCCGATTCGTCCCATGCTTATCACATGGCCAAAATGTGCATGTTTGGGCGTCAGTTAAGTATATACAATTATCCAATTTCTACTCACATTGTTACAGATTCCACGATGTTGAAACATTCTCCATTGGTGTCTGAGTTGTTGGAGCTTCAGGCGACATCTGGTGGGAAAAACATAACGATTGTTGAAGCGCCAAAAGTTGCTGGGAAACATGACGACATGTCTGACGCTTTTGTTCGTGGGGTCATGTTGGCTGTTGAATATGTGAAGAGTCATCCCGGGGTGTTGGAAACGAGCATGCGACATATTGTTTCTCCTGTGCAGCAAGCTCCAATGCCAGGGTCATATCATAGATACCACAGCATGCGGAAAAGAATGCACGGGGTTCCAGATCGTTTGCGAGACCCAAGCAGAAGATAGCCCTGTTATCGAGGCAGTGTTTCCGTGAGTGTTGGAATCAAAGACACGACTGCGTGGCGCGTCATCGAACAGATCCTCAAACATGTTTGGGGGCCCGGGGAGGAAATGAACGATGACGAAGCTTATGCAGTTTGCAAAATGTTTTGGAGATCCGGAGGATCTTGGAAACAACTTGTTGAAGGAGATCCCGAACACGTAAGCATTCTTGAAGAGTGCATAAACAATGTGATCAGTGCCAGGAAGCTCAAAAAGATAGCTTTAAAGATCGCAAAGACGTTGGGTAACGTTTAACATGCCAAGCGACGCCATCAAAGAAGCTCCGGAGTCTGCAAAATATGACGAAGAAGCCTTGAAACGTGTTTTTGCCGCATACTCAGAAGTAATTGGAAAAATAGCAGAGGCGTCGGCGTCTTTGAAACAAGCGTCGGAAAAAATCGTGGCTGTCAATAAAGCGATTCAAGCCGCGGACCACTTGGGGGGTTTAAACTTGACGCGAAAGCTTCGCATAAAGATTGTTTTGGGAGTCGTTTTTCCAGCCCATCAGCACCTGGATCGCTTGCTAGCTAGAATGAAAGCGTGCGCGTCCTCAAAGGACGACATCCTGTCTGAAGTCGATCGTCCTAGACCGGCATTTGAGTGAGCTAGACCATGGCAAGTAAGAAAGTTGGAGTAAAACCAGGTCAGATTAGCGGAAAGATCACGCGCGTGGACAAGCAGAACGCTGTCCGTACGCCTCTTACCAAACTGGAAAAGCAAGCCCGTCGCGAAGCAAAAAGTCAGTCCATCAGAGTTGCTGCATACTATGGGGACATGGGCAATGCCGGGTCCATGGCAATATCTGAGGCAAATCAGAATTTCTACAGTCCTCAGCTTTCCACTGACTTTCTTGAACTTCCTCAGTCAGAAAGAGAAAAGCGAGAACTTCTTAGATTTTGGTATTCGACTCATCCCATCATTGGAGCGGCCATCGACTTCCACACCGATGTTCCGATGTCCAAGATACGTTTGGCAGCCCCTAAAGGTAAGGACACGACTAGGAATAAACAAATTCTGCACTTCTATGAAAAAATGTGCAGAAGGCTGCGTCTTTTCCAAACCCTATACGATGTGACGCATGAGTATTGGCTTCATGGGAATGTGTTTATTTTTTGCGAGGACCACGATCTTTCCGGAGAGGTTCCGGAAAGCTTAACATCGGACATAGAGATAAGTTTTGACTCAAACGAAGAATCTGACCAGGAAAATCAGGAAGAGAAGCGTGAAGGCCTCCTCAAGAAAATAAGGGAGGAAAGGTCAATATCTATACAAAAGTTTGTGGAAAAAGACTACGACGGGTGGCAACGTCTTCAAATCCTTCCGCCCGAGCAGGTGAAGCTGGAAATATTCCAGTATACAAATCGTGTTCAAATGGAGCTAATACCCAGTGAAAAAGACAGACTCGCTGTGTTGAAAGCTCAAGAACAAAACGACCCTGATTCGCAGAAAATTGCTGAAGGTATCCCAGAGCAAATTAGGGAAAACTTGTTGAGCGGCCAACCCATTCCACTAAACACGACTCCATATGATGATTTTCTCTGTTCGTCATTTTGTTATCACTTGTCTCATAAGAGAAGCCCATACGACGACAGAGGCGTTTCCATACTGGAGAGGTGTCTTCGCACGCTTCTGTATCAAGACAAGTTGCGACAGGCTCAAACGTCCATTGCTTCCAGGGCCATGACCCCAAAGCGCATAATCTGGGGCGACAAAATGTCCCAGCCGGACGTTGACGATCTGAGAGATCAAATAGACCAGGCTCTAATAGACCCTGATTTCACAATCATTACGAACTTTGAGGTTCACTGGGACGAAGTAGGAGCCCGCGACAGGCTTCTTGACCTAGGGACCGAGTATGAAATAACGAACAAACTGTTATTCATCGGGCTCCGCATAACCGAGTCTATGTTGACTGGAGAGTCCACATACTCGGGAGAGCGGATTCACCTGGACGTCATGAACACGATGTATTTGCTATATCGTGAAACATTGGCGGATTTCGTTGAGCAGTATTTGTTTGCTCCCGTCGCGGAAAAGAAGGGGTTCTGGGAGGAGGACGAATATGGAAACAAAAATCTTCTTTTCCCTAGGCTTCAATTCACTCGGTTGGCTCTTCGAGACAATACAGAGATGCAAGACTTTATGTTCAACTTATATCAGAAGGGGTCGATGCCCATCGACTACATTTATGACCTGTTGAACATCGATTCTGAGGATGCTCACCTCCTTCTCGATCGAGACATGTTCACTGCTAAGGATTCAACCTTCAACGAAATCACCAGAGCTCTGTACTCTCGCATCGGGGAAAATATGGCTGATAAAACAGACGCTATGGAGAGGGTTGCAAAAAACATGGGGCTTAACGTGACAGATGAAGATGGGGACCGTTTCGGAAAAGAATGAACTTTCCTAGATAGGCTTTGAATGCACCATGTCCATATTCATGGACATCTACGAGTCATTCATATCAACTTTCTCTTCTGTTCATACTGGGAAAGACCAGTATGAACATGAAGAGGCTGACGTTGAAGAGCATATGACGGGACATAGGGACAGGCCCCACAGTCGCGATAACGCTGGGGTTGGGCTTCCTGCTACGTGGAACCGTAGAAAGCGCATACGCCAGAACGATTCGGACTCCCCCATGCCGGTGGAAGACGACAAAGATTTGTCTTTAAACTACAAAAGTTCTGCCGGAAAGAAAAAATCCGACAAACAAAGGAAAAACCCCGGGGGGTCCAACGCTTCATCTAGAGTTTCAAATCTTGAGAAACGGTTGGGAAAAATAAGCCCGAAATTCTCTGAAGCTTTTCAGAAAATTGATGCCGAAAAGCTATACTCTTTAGCCAAGTCTGATCCGTCGAAGTGTTTGTTCATATTAAACGAGAATGAGAAAAGCATAAACGAGGCAGCTTCCAGATATCATGAGCTCTTTTCTACTGGAAAAAATCTTCCCGATGTCATATCAGAAGCTTGGGGGAAAGCTAACAACGTCTATATTCGAGCTGGAATGGTTGAAGCTTTGCGCAAAGCAGCCATGGGGGTAAAACTTCCAGACTCGATCAAAGTTCCCATAATGAACTCTAGAGGAAGTAGGATCGGGGACTTATCTTCGATAAAAGCGATACTGAAACCGAGAGAAAAGGTGTCGAAACTTCCCCAGGCTGATGTGGAGAAGCTGGTTTCTTTGGCGACGGCGTATAAATCTTTGTCGTTCAATCCGACGAGCATATCCCCAAATCAGGTTAAAGATGAGAAGTCATACAAAATAATTTTGAAACAGGTACAAGCGCTGTCGGATTTGGCGGCGATCACTTCTGCTTGGCACGGGGTTCTTTCCCAGTTCAAATCGGATGAATCCGGAAACATAGACATAAGCGAGGGAAACTGGGATGCCGTGCTTGGGAAGATAGACAGTTTTCTTCACAGATCTTCAACCCCATTGGTGGATTCAGACAAATATTTCAGCGAGATAGCTGAACAGATGAGAGAAAAATACGGGAACATTCCACCAGAGATGGAAGCCGTTCTGGAAGGATATGGAGCGAAGATTGGGAAGAAAAACTCTGACCAACCAGGTCGCTCGGATGAATATGAGGGAGAAGAATTCTCTGATAAGCAAAAGGAGAAAAGCCACTGGGACAAGGCTGTTGAAGAGGCGGAAAAAGATTTCTCCGACAAGAAACCCTCATGGTTGACTCGAGCTTATGAAGACGAGGTTGTGGAGGGAGCGAGAAAGGAACTCTCTGATAAGCAAAAAGAGAGGGAACGTCGAAAAGAAGAACAGGCCAAAAAATCTAAGAAGAACTCTCCTGTAAAACAGAACGAACACCAGACAGGTCAGCATGACAAGAATGTGGGGGAGGCGAGAAAAGGCCCCGGTGGTGAAGAAAAGCCAGATAATCGAGCAGAGGATAATGCTCTTGTGGCCGCTGGGGGTGATTCCGACCAGGGTGCGACCGAGTTTCCGTCAGCAGCTTCTAATAAAACAGTTTGTCGCAGAATGATAAATAAGTCAGCAACCTACCATGGCGTGGTTTGTCAGGGCCACCCGACAGATCCGGCAGGGTCTTCTCCGAAAACTTATGACAAAAGGTACTTCGGGAAGAAGCATTATGACTCGATCCTAGCCTGCGCTAAAGATTTTCTGAAACAAGATTGGCTGAAGTATGGATGGGGAGAAACTCCCGGGGATGTCCCGACAAGAGCAGCTCTCGATTTGGCCATACACACGGCCGATGATGGGTTATATCAGTCAAAAATCGACTCCATGACTTACAACATGTTGTTGAACAAATTGGCTGGTTGGGACTTTGATGTCTTTAACGAAACGCTTTTCGCCAAATCGGAAACTAGAAAGGCTTCAGTCATGGTCAGGAACTCTTCAGCCCAAGAAATTTTGAAGATTGCAGACAGTCTGCGATCCGCCCATCCTGATTTGTCGATTCAGATCATCAAAAATGTTCATGCGATCATGCGGGCTGCGGCAGAGTCTCAAGACCAAGGTCAGGCCTTTAGGCAAAGAGAAGAAAAGGATTTGGAATCCAAACTTACTTCTGTGCTTGAAGAGTTTGGAATGCCGAAGGGTCCGGAGCTGAGCCGTCTTATTAATGACGTTCTTGCTGAGATCGATAAGATTGATAAGCCAAAATCTGGAGAAAAGGTTTCTTCGGTTTCAAGGGCAAGAGTTTTCCAGGCCTTTATTCGAGTGGCTTTTGAAAAGCCAGAGTACAGGAAGCATGTTCCTGTTGTTCTGGCTGCCATTAAGAAGGATAAGTCCAAGGCCGACAAAGCCAAGGCCGACAAAGCCAAGGCCGACAAAGCCAAGGCCGACAAAGCCAAGGCCGACAAAGCCAAGGCCGACAAAGCCAAGTCTGAAAAAGCTAAGGCCGACAAAGCTAAGGTCGACAAAGCTAAGGCCGACAAAGCTAAGTCTGAAAAGCCTTCGGCTAAAGAGAAGAAGTCCGATAAGTCCGATAAGTCCGACAAGTCCAAGAAGACCACCTCCAAAAAGAGGAAGGCCGGGGTCGTTTTGGCATCAAGCGACATTAACTGGTAATACGTCTTCTATGTGAAGAAAAAGGAAGACTTGGAGACAATCATGGAAAAGCGCCTCGCCAACAGGATCCTGACGAATCTCGAACACACTGCTACTGAACTGGAAAACCTTGCTAAAGCTGGGCACATTGATGCCCGTTTGGCTTCTGATCTTGTTGCAAAGATCGATGGGTTTTCGGATCAGTTCGAAATCGCAACGTTCGGCCCGGACTCGTTCAAGGCTCGTCAAGCAAGAGTGCTTCAGTCCGACAAGGATGAGCCTTACATGTCCACTTTCGACAATCCCAATAAGGTGATTCAGTCCGATAAGGATGAGCCCTACATGCACACGGCTCCTGCTGGTTTCAATGCGAAGGCTATTGGAACGTTTGATGTCGACGCGTCGTCCACTGTCACGGATCGGGACGAGTATAACGTTCGGGACCTGAACCCCCATGCTGGCGGAACAAAAAAGCAGCCGTCTTGGAATGGCGGACCTGCTGGAAAAAGCACCCGCCAGGGTTCGTACGATAAGCCGGTAAAAACCTGGGCCCCCTGAGTCAATCCGGTTCTCGGATCAATCGATACAGGAGGATCAGATGCGGCCGGTAATGGCGTTTGTTGACGAAAGGGCGCTGGCAAGAAATTTCAAGACCGGGGACGTGGTTCAAAAGGCCAGTCTTCGCGAAATGCTGCCTGCGCCATACTACGGCCGTGTTCTGTTTGCGAATGTCGAAACTGGCGTTGTCGTGGTCCAGTGGCCGTGGGGTGCTGAACAAGAATACCCGTCCACGTTGAATCCCGTTTTGGCTCAGGATGTGAAAAGCATTCTCGACTTGAATCAATGGTATTCAAACTGGGACGCCGCCAGACATGGAATATATGGGGACGAGCCGGACCCCGGGTATTCTGCAATGTCTGCAAAAGTAGCTGCTGCTTATGAGCGAAAAACGCTTTCTCTGTGGCGAAATGCGTGCAAGCTCATGCATTACGGATTCGATGAACTTGGAGCTTTTAAACAATTGAGTTCTGAGTTTGGAGAAGAATTTGGGACTGACTCTGTGCGCAGAACCGTCGCCAATTTGTATGAAACATCGAGGCGCCTTGCCGTATACTGGCACGATTCAAACCGCAGATATCGCGTCACTCGAAAAGAAAGAGATTCTGGTGTTTACACCTGTCCCAGGTGCAAATCAATCCTGAAACCAAGAACTTTTCGTCAAAATCAAAAAGTAATGGCATGTCGTTCGTGTGGTTTCACGATACACCCTCGAGATCTCGTATAGGCTTAGTGGAACACTCGCCTGGTGGGGTTCGATCATGGACTCTGCCAAACCAACACGCTACATAGTTTACTGCCATACCCATATTGAGTCTGTACGCCGGTATACCGGGCTGACTAGGCGCACGATGGATAAGCGTTGATCTCAGCATGTGTGTCAGTCACGATATGCAAAGAATAAAAACGCACGTTCTTTTGTTGACGCGTATGTTCGATCAAACGGAGAAAGAATTTTCAAGGTTTGTGTTAGGGAAAGAGATAAACGTAGAAGGGAATTGAGTACTTGTCAGCAAGTAATAGCCTTGTTTTAGACCATCATGACATGCTCAAACAAATGAACGCGTTATACCGAATTGCGTCAGAACTCGAAGCTATCGATCCACTGATTGCCTACGAATTCGATCAACATTTGCGAAGCCTCGTTTCAACAGATCGAAGTTTCATTCTTGAGCTGCTTCCTAGAGAGAAGAACCTGTCAAATCAACTTGACAGAGTTGAACTTGTTGAAAACAGGTCCGGAGGATGGGACTGGATACATACGAATGTTGACGGGCAGGGAACGCGCGATAAAACCGGGTGGCGCCTCCAGCCGAGTGAAATTTTGAAAATGATTGATTCGTCTGTCGAGCCCGGCCCCATGACAGACGAAGTCAAAGCCCTTCTTGAGCAAGAAATGTCTGGTGGGAACCCTGGAGTTCCGCGTGGGTCCGAAATGATCGGGGAACCGACGGCTCTTCCTGACGTCGACATGACTGAGACTCCTAGCGCCGTTGAAGAAAACTCTCATCCCTGGGATAGGGGATTCTCACTTTCAGATCATGGCCTAGCCTCTCAAAAGCTTGTCAAAAAAGCCATACACGTTGCGTATTCTCGCCCTGACCTCCGTTCTTCTATTCTTCCAATATTGCGAAAAATAATCAAGCACAACTCTCACTGATAGACTTACTATTGGTTTGATTTGGCATGGCTTTCCGAAGGTACGCTCATGCTATAACCACTGCCAAGGATGTGGCCTTTGACCAGTGGATGGAAGAGATTCGTTCCCAAAATGAGGGAATAGCTTCCAAAAATCACATGAATCGTGTCGCAAACACGATTCTTCGTAAAGCAGACCCTAAACAATATCTTTTAAGCCATGCAACCATAGTCGCATCAGTTGACGTGTATTCCCCAAAGGGAGTTAGAACTGGGAAGGCGACAAATCGTGGTGTTCAAATTGATGTTCGGTATCCGGATTTCAGGATAAAGCCGGACGGACACGACATAGTTAACAATAACGGGGATGCGTGGGAACGATCGTTGCTTCTATCTACGTACCGAAGCTTCATCGGAGCGCCGAATTACCTTGAGCACATTCAGCTCCCTCAGTTGTCAAAGGGCTTCATTATTGACGCTATTTCGAGAGATCTTGGGAACACCTGTTACATAGATATTCTTGTTGGAACAGACAGGAAGCATGGAAAGCTGGTAGCTGACATCCTTTCAGGTGAAATGTCAGCACTGAGCATGGGATGCATATCTTTGTTTACAATATGCACCAAATGTGGAAATATTGCAGCAGACGACGCTCAACTTTGTCCATGTGTTCAATATGAAGGAAAGGGAACCCCATATGCTGATGAGGATGGTGTACAGCATCCAATATCCGAGCTAATTGGACACGTCAGTGTCCCAAATTCAAATCAGTTTATTGAAGCTTCTTGGGTGAAAAACCCTGCTTTTCGTGGAGCTGTCAGGAGAAATTTCCTGAACGCTGACACTGTTGCTGTTGCTTCAAAGCTTGGAGAGGCCGCCAAAATTTATGAACTTCGTCGGAATGAAATTCATTTTGATGATGCAAAACGAGCAGCCTCGGTGAGGAAAGCTCAGGGGCAAGACCTTGGACAGGGGCAGAGTTCTGGGCAGTCTTCAGTTGACGGACAAGGACAAGACACTGGACAGGGGGATTTTGGACAAGGACAAGACACTGGACAGGGGGACCTTGGACAGGGGGACCTTGGACAGGGGGACCTTGGACAGGGAGATTCTGGACAAGGAGATTTTGACTTTGGCGGTGGCGGAGCGAGCGGTGGCGGAGCGAGCGGTGGCGGAGAATCGTCTGATTCCGGACAAGGCCAAGGTTCAGGTCAAGGTTTAGGCCAAGGCGGAATGGATGAGATGGTTGAAAAAGCACAGAGTCTTCTTTTGCAAAATTTGGTTAGAAATCTCGAAGAAAGACTGCAGCCGAAGCCAGAAGATGTTAAAGCTGTTGCACCGACCAACTCAATTGATTGGGAAAGCTCCGGTGGAAACGATAATATAGTGAGATCGTCTCAAGAATTTTCAAGACGACTACGTAGAATTTTCACAAGTAAAAAATTGATAAAATGGGCTGAAAAAGCTTACAAAACGGTTCATGTTGGTGGAGTTGGCAGCATTCGATCAAACAACATGACTTCTCGAGATTTGATAGTCCTTTCATGGATTGAAGATTGTGTGAATGGACGCAAATACTCATCAAATCTTTACAAGATAGCCATGAATGTTGGCGCGTCCTCCGCTTATCCGAGTTCTAAATCGTTTGTTGCTGCTTGCAGCATGCGTCTCGGACGAGCTCCGACTACTGAAGAGAACAGATTCTTCACCTGGAAGGGCAGAATCGCCTCTCTGGCTGAGTTTTAAAACATTGATGAGAAGAGTTTCCGATAGGAGGCATTTCAGGCCATGCGTCAGCGAACAACTTGGAAGCAGACACCACGCAGCGCTTCAACTGAGCGTCGTGCCGACGATCTCTACACGATGAACCGTGATGGTGGAAACCCCCAGCCAGCGGTTGATGAGTACGAGAGCGGAGACCCGTCGACTTGGGCTGAAGACGTAAACTCCGGTTCGTCTGTGGAAAAGGAGTACGCAGGCGGTGCCGTGAAACGCAATGAAATTGGATTCCCTGAATTCAGGGAGGACACTTTCAATCATGCCGGCACTCGTCCATGGGGAAAGGGCGGCCAATACGACAACGCAAGGCTTGCCGCTCAGCGAAAAGCTGTTGCATGTGAACGTGTTGCGCGCGCTATCCTTCGTACGGATGACGTAAAACTGATTGAAGCAACGACGATGGATCTCATGAGTCTTCCTGCAAAGGCTCTTGTTGCCACCATCAAGCGCATGGATCAAATCTCCCCCTCCTCTTTGTCGGAAAACAGCCGTTATCGTCGTGCTTTGGCCTGCACGAAGTTGTCGGCTCTCCTTCTCACCGAGGAAGCTGAAGAAGAGGCGATTGAGCGTCTTGCAACGCTTTTCAACAGCATTGACGATTCTACGCTCAAGGGAATTCTGAGTGTGGTCGCAACTTCTCGCGTTTCCGGTGAGAGCAGCTCTGAAGAGGACGAGTCCGTCGAGAACAAAGACGAGACTGACGAGACTGAAGAGCCTAAAGAGACAACTGCTGCTGAAAAAAGCTCTGCAGAAGAGCAAAAAGAGCAGGGCGAAGAAGAGAATGAAGAGGAAGGTGTTTTGACCGATGCCGACCTCGACAAGCTCAAGGAAATGATGGAAAACGTCGTGGAAACTGCTGAAGCTGCTGAAGCCGAAGTTGAAGCACAAGGCGGAGACGTCGACGATCTTCAGCAACTTTTCGAGGGTGAGGACGAAGAAGCTGGACAGGCCCCAGCTGGACAAACTTCCAATTCCCCGGTCGACATCACTTTCGACGAAGGTGAAGAGGAGACAGCTGGAACGGTGTCCATGGCGTCGGATCTCGATGGCTTGTTTGACACCGATGAAAACGTTGCCCAGCGTGAGCTGCGAGCTGCTCAAGCTAGCAACTTCAACCAGCGAACTGCTTCGAGCAAAGGTGCAAAAAAGCTTGGTCAAGTCAGAGCTGCGAAATCCGCATCTGTTGATGAAAACCTAGAAGCTTTGTGGGATCGCCCAGCGCAGTGAAACGCCTGATGACTCGAGGAATCTCTTTTAGTCATCAGTTGATACGCATATAGGATACGCAGACAGGCGCAGTAACGGAGATTTGGTCAAAGGAAGAACTGTTTAGGATCTAAAGAGGCGACAGTTTCGCGGAAACGGACTGAAGCTACCTCTGAAGTGAATTGCAGAACAACTGGCGATCGGGTTTACGGGAACTGGAGGAAAAATGGGTAGCATCGGTGGTCTCGCATCAGGCGATTTTCGCCTCAGCCAAGGGGCCCTGCGTATCCTGTATTCCATGCAGAAGGACACCATTCCGGTTCTTGCTGCTGACGGATACACGCAGGCAAACCCAAACGTCGTAACGAATGTACTTGCACGGTCAACAACTCTTCCTACGAATGTGAAGTTGGGCGTGATTGGTGGATCCGTTGCGTTCATCCGACCCGATTCCGGGTCCAACACGGTTGGCGGCGCTGTTCTTGTGAACGCAGCTTATGTCGTCAACACTCGTCCGGTGGGACTGTTCATCAACGACGCGCTCGGCAACGCGTTTGAGAACACTCCTGGCGTCGCGTCTGGCAAGGGACCGTTCCTTCGTGGTGGCGCTGTTGGCGTCAAGGTCTATGAGACGCAGCAGCAGACGACAGCCGGCGGTGGCGCTGTTGGCGATGCGCTAACTGCGTACGCTGCTGGGCAGAAGCTTTACGCTTCGGTCAACGGATACCTCACCAATCGGTGGCAGGACTCTTATGAGTACCAGTGGATCAACGGAGTCTCCGGCTCCGGAGCCGCTTCTGCCTGCATCGAGCCCGATGTGACCTGCATGGGTCTCATCCTTTCGCCCCCTGATTCAACAAGCGCCGAGCTCTTCGCCGAGCTCAAGTACTGAGAGGAGAAGAGATCATGGCATTCGGCGTACAGGTTGTTGACAACACCATCAAAGAACAAACCGTCGACAAGTACATTGGTACTTCTGCCGGGCGTAAGCGCCTTGCTTCGTCGATGATCCAGCCTCTGCGTGAGCGCAGAGACTACTCGTCCGTCGGCCGCAAGACCTTCTTGGTTGAGCAGCTCCCGGATGGCGCACTCCCGATCTATGACAAGGATCCGGACGTGATCGCGTACGTGATTGGCGAAGAGGGTGAGAGCATCACCGCCGTCGCCAAGCCGCGTCGCGTGATCTTCCCCTTGTTTGAGGTCGCGGCTCTGCCCAAGGCTCCGCTTACGCAAATCAAGGAGCGTCGCTACGACCTCTTGAAGCGCATGCAGGACCTCGGCAAGGCTCAGATCCAGGCTGCAGAAGACGATCGCGTTTTCTCGATCATGGATGCAATCGCGATCAACGGATTCGACTCGCTTCCGGGCGGGACGAACCCCGACATCCCCGTGGTTGCCCCGATTTCCCCAGCTGTCCTCGCGGACGCCTTCTCAGAGATCGAGCGCCATGACCTCAGGGTTGCTCGCGTTTACATGAACGCGGTCGACTACGCCGACATCAGGAAGTTTGGCCGCGATGTTCTTGACATCGAAAGTCAGGCGACCTTGTGGAAGACCGGCATGATGGCTACGGGCTGGAACGCCCAGTTCATCGTGTCTCGTCTTGTTCCGGCTGGCGTCGTGTACATCTGCTGCGAGCCCGAGCAGTTTGGACGCATTCCGGTCCGCACTGAACTGACTGTGCTTTCGGCGGACAACCCGGAAGAGCGCACCATCGGATTCTCGATGTTTGAGAATCTTGGTATCGGTGCATACAATCCTCGCGGCCTCGTCAGGCTTATCGTACAGCGCTAATAGCTCGCTACGAGTGTTGAACCCCCAATCATTTCAATGTGATTGGGGGTTCATGCATGTTTGAGACACATGTTTGAGGTTTGATGTTTGAGTGTAAAGTCGCAATATGAGACTTTGCAAAAACTGCGGCCCTCTCCCTTCTGAACAATTCGCTACCCGATCTTCAGGTTATACCCCAAATGTTTGCCGCTCTTGCGAACGGCGTATGGCAGCGGCTTATAGAAAGTCGGCATATGCCGATGCCAGTCAACGTGTCAAAATTCAAAAACAAAATGCTGCATGGCGTTCAAAGAATTTGAACGAGCTGGCAAATAAAGCGAGGGATCGATATCGCACCGCATTGCACCGCGACGCGGTGCTGCGGAATGTTCCAGATGAATTGAAGAACTGGGCTGAAAAGTTTTCCAACACTAAAGAGATTCTGGATTTCATTAGGAAAGATGGGTTTTTGCCGGAACCTGAATCTGTGCAGGCCATATTCAAGCGGCTGAAGGACGTTTCTATTCGAGACCCGCTTCCTCAATTGCAAGTTGGCTTGTCGTATCTGGATAATGTCAACCCTCACAGGTATGACTCCTTCACAGAGGGGAAGCCAAGTTTGAGTCAGGCTTTCAATGACGACGAGTCTATGATTCAGGTTTTGAACTACATCCTAAAATCTGGCCGGGAGCCTACCAAGGATCTGGTTCTTCGAAACCTAAAATTCAACGTCATGATGCCGTCTCACTTCTTTCCCAGCGCGGCTGCAGCGATCGTGAATGAATTTGCCAAGGGAGGGGTGGTTGCCGATCCGTTTCTGGGATGGGGAGGAAGAATTCTCGGATTCATGTGCTCCTCGGCCAAGTTATTTGTTGGAACAGATCTCAACGAACTCTCTGTTGCTGGTGCATGTCGCATATCGGAAGATTTTTCCAACGTGTCTTCTGCGAGCGCTACATGCATGCGCGCCGATTTTTCCGATTTCTTCAGGTCAACGTCAGACCGTTTCGATCTGATTTTGGCGAGCCCTCCGTTCTTTGACTCGGAAAACTACGGCCCTGGCGTGTCGAGGTCGAGAGGCAGAGATTGGGTCTCCAGTGTGGCCAAACCACTCGTAGACGGAGCCATCAGAACGCTTGTTCCGTCCGGAGTCGTGGCCATCCATGCCCAAGATAGACCGAAGACTGCCGTCTTGAGCATCGTGCTGGCATGTTTTCTTGGAGCTGGATTTGAAGTTTTCTGTGAGTACAAATATGGGAAAAGGCCAGGTCAGTCAGTTTTGGTGTTCAGGAGACGTCCGTGAAAGTTGCGAAGGTCGGAAGATGTTATGTGTGCAAGACTGATGGCTTGGACTTGTGCCAAAACGGAAAATGCAAAAGCTGCATGTCGGCATATAAGCGCATGTGGTATGAGCACAATAAAGCCACTATTCGCCCGAAGCAGGAGGAGTACAGGAAGGAGAATCTCGAGAGGCTCAGGAGCGCAGACAAGCTGTGGAGAGAGAACAACCAAGAAAAGGACGCTTTGCGGGTATCCAGCTGGGCGAAAAACCACCCTGATCGCCGTGCCGAGTCTCAACGCAGACGTCGTGCTCGAAAACTTGGAACACAAATACTCCCTATAACTCTCGCGATGTTGGCTGGAAGGCTCGAAGTTTTTGGAAACAAGTGCGCATACTGTGGCGGCCCGTTTGAACACTGGGACCATTTTAAACCGCTTGAACTTGGCGGACCTCATATGTTATCCAACATGCGACCATCATGTGCAAAGTGCAATATTCGGAAAGGACGCATGAGTCATAAATTGTGGATGCGGAAGCTAATGAATAACTGCTCCAATTATGCTAAGGAGTAGTGATGCTGAATGGTTGAGTGATGTGACAACACGCCTGGTAGAGTTCTCCATCCACCCATCTTGGGTGGTGATACACATACGGAGAATTCAACATGGGCGAAATTTCCCGCAAGATCGCAGACAACCTCTATCTCATTGAGCAGGCAGTCCCGAGTAAGACAAAGGCAAAGCCGGCCGTCGTTCCGACGAACCACATCGCCGTAATCGACTGCTCCGGCAGCATGTCGTACGACTTGCCAAAAATCCGCGAACAGCTCAAGCGCAAGATCCCGAAGCTTCTTGGCGATGAGGACACCCTATCTATCGTCTGGTTTTCAGGTAGGGGGCAGTTCGGAACTCTCCTCGAGGCGGAGCCTGTTTCGACTCTCGCCGACCTCCAACAGGTTAATCAAGCGATCGACAGATGGCTCAAGCCGGTGTGCCTTACTGGTTTCAAGGAGCCGATGGAAGAAGTGGCGAGGCTTGTTGAAAGAGTTGGCAAGAAACACCCAGGAGCTTTTGCGCTGTTCTTTCAGAGCGACGGACACGACAATCAGTGGTCCAGGGCTGAAATCCTGAAAGCAGTTGAGAAGGCCGCTGGGGGGCTGTCTGCTGCCACTTTCGTGGAATACGGATATTATGCTGATAGGCCGCTTCTAGCGGCCATGGCTGAGAAGGCCGGAGGCTCCCTGATCTTCTCCGAGGACTTCGACAGGTACGCGCCGCAATTCGAGGCCGCAATGCAGAAGAAGCCCTCGGGCGGCAAGCGCGTTGAAGTTCCAGTGTCCGGAGACGTCGTTGGAGGTTTTGCATTCGCGATGCAGGACGGGGACTTGCTAACCTTTGCTGTCGAGGCTGGAAAAGCGCAGGTTCCGGAGGGCGTTTCTAGCGTGTGGCGTTTAGCGCCTGCTCCTATTGGGACTGTGGCGGCGGGCATCGGCGATGAAGCTAAAGCCGCTGCTTACGCGGCGATGAGCTTGTTTAGCGTGCGCATGAAGCCAGAAGTCGTGCTTCCCATTTTGAAGGTGCTCGGGGATGTGGCCTTCATCGAGCGCTTCGGAGGCCTGTTTGGGAAGCAGAAATACTCCGAATTCATGGAGGAGGCTAAAACTGCCGCGTTCGACGGCAACAAACGGCTTGTTAAAGGGTATGACCCGTCTCGCGTTCCGGCCGACGACGCTTTTACGGTGCTTGACCTTTTACAACTCCTTGCCTCTGACGACAACAACCGGGTGCTCATGGAGCATCCCGACTTCAAGTATAGCGCCATCGGCCGCGGCCGAATTGACGCTTCGGACCAGTTGACAGCTGAAGAGCAAGAGGAAATTGAGAAGCTTACCTCTCAAATTGCGTCTGAAAAGAAGAATGTGAAAAAGATTTCAGAGCTGACTGCAAAAATTGCTGCGATCACTGCAGGAAAACAGCCCGCTCTGAAGTTCGAGTCGGAACCAGCTCCGCACGGATACGCAATTTCCAACTTGACATACAACGAAGACAGGCCAAACATTTCCATCCTTGTGAAAAAGTCTGGAAATGTGGATTTGTCGTCTCGCGTCACAGAAGAACTAGACGGAACGTTCCCCGATAATTTCCCAACGTTCGTTTATCGAAACTACGCCATTGTCAAAGATGGACTGGTGAACGTTGGAAAGCTTCCAGTAACTATTTCAGCAGCAACTTACGAAAAGCTGGCTACCGTAGGCGTCCGAGATTGTTCAGGAAGGGAGCCTTCTAACACTGATGCCGTGGTTGACATGGTGATAGATGTTGCTGCGCTTCCAGTCATAAATCGGAAGATGGTCAGGTCTGTTTCTGCCAAGGAGTTTTTCTCCACCAAGTATGAGCTGTCCAAGGCGCGGGCTGCTCAAAAGGTGTTCAACTCTTTCTCCAAAGAGCTTCTGCCGCCGAAAAAAGCAGAAGGGTTTGCAGCCACATATGGTGATGTTGCTGCGGAATGGTTGAAGGAGCAAGGAATTACGGATTATTCCGGCTTCTCTCCTAAGTCTGTTCAGGCTGAATCGACTGACTTTTACATGGGGAAAGAACTGAAGGTTTCGTTGAAAGGCCTGTCGAGCCTGCCCTCGTTGAAAGACTTGCGCACGCAAATTGCAAAGGGAAAGCTGAACGTCGGGGGTCAGCTCATGAAGCCGTCGTTTGACAGGGTTGAGGCCTTCTTGAAGAGCGATGTTTACACTGGAGCTGCTGACCGAGACGGGGTTTTGAAGGCCTGGTTGGAAGGTGAAACGAAAGCTGCCAAGCTTCAAGCTCGACATTTGATCCACAAAATTGCTCAGACCACTTTCTGCATTGTTGTCGGGCAGTCCTGGTTTTCAGAGTTTTCCAGTCTGGATGAAAACTCCATGGACATTGACGTTGATGGAAAGACTGTTTCATGCAAGGTTGAAATGAAGGACATCCAGATTAAGATCTGATGAAGCCCCACAACCTTTACGTTCGTTCGCAAGACGATCCAAAAACGATGCGTTTCGGATACATACTCTCTTGTACCGGATGCAAGTCAAGAGTTTTCACTTGGCTGAACTTGACGTATCTGAAAACTATAGCGAATGACCGTGACCATTTGAAAGAAAACATGGAAAAGAAGCTTTTCGCAGCCTGGAAGAAAGAGATCCCGCCAGACTGCGACGAAGCCAGAGCCGTTAATCTGGTTCGCGAAATTCACGGAAGCTAGCAAGAGAGTATATGAGCCCGGTTCTTGCCTACATCCAGACCCTCAGTCCTTCCCTCGCTCGGGGATCTTGCACCAGAAGACTGGGCCTAGTCTGGACTCGTACCATGCATAGCGCCAATGGTCCCCACAGAAGGTGACTAGGAAGACCTCCGAGCCATTGTCCCCGAGGATCAGCTCCTCCTCTGGGGGTAGCTGATCCTCTGTCCTGACCCAAGAGGAGTCTGGCATCACCCCTCCTTCTTGCGATTGTTTGGGTTGAAGAAATGAATCTCTCCCCGAACGAGGATGGGGTGCCTCTGCTCCCGGCTGTCCCCTCCGAGCCTGGCCTTATATTGTGCGATCTGTGTCTCGATGTCTGCCATAAGGTTGGATCTCCGTAAGTCTTCCCCATACTACACCAGGAGGCCTGGGTACCGGAAACTCCCATGCCAGTAGGAGTTCGGATCGGCCCGTCTCAAAGTTCATGCTAACCAGGGACGTGGATTTCTCTTTCGGACAGCTTTGGTTCGCCATTATCGGCCCCTGCGGGGCGTCTGGCGATATTTTGGCTGAAGTGTAACCTGTGAATGATTGACAAACCTTAAACTAGGTGTTACCATAGACATATGACGCACTTCTTGTAAATGCCCCGTGGTCCTCCGTTTCGTTGGCGACAGGTTATGGACCTGAACCAACGAAGTGCGGAGGAACACATGAAGACCATTGAAGCCGTCAAAGGCGCCATACGAGACAACGTCGCGGAGTCCCTAGAAATCCGGAAGCGCATTCACGCTTCTAAGGGCAAAGAAAAATCGAACTTCTGGCAAAACAAGCGCGGGGTTGGGGTAGATACTCGATATCTTCTTTTGGCGTATGCTTGTTTGCGCGGAAGGTCGTATTCTCAGATTGAGCAAAAGGTTCATCCCGGCAATGAACCCAGTCCGCGCGGGATTGTTGAGACAGTTTGCCGCTTCTTGCCAAAGGAAGACCCTGAAAGGACCCTTTGGACAAAAGAGCGGGTGAAAGCCTGGCTTGGGATCGTGGACGCTTCCGAGGCCAAAGAGGAGGCAGCATGACCACGGCAACCATCCAGGACGAGCAGACTGGAGACTACCGCCCCCTGACGGAGGACGAGGTGCGCAAGCTCCAGGAGGATGCCTTCGACAATGGGAACACTACGGTGGCCGAGCAGGAGGCAGCCGAAGCAGCCTTCAAAGCCATAGTGGACTCGTACCTTCAGGTTCGTGGCCGCGTTGACCCTGAATGGCGTACCGTGCATGTGCCTGAGACAGATTACGAGGATGCCGACTGGGATTTCCTTGGTAGTTGGGTTTCCGTCGAATGGAAAGAGTACGATCGCTGCGGGGATAGAGAATATCTCCGGCGGGATTTTCCCCTGGAGCATTTGTGGCACCCCAACTGGGAAGAGGTCATCAAGGCTGAGGTCGAAGTCCGCGACGCAGCGGAAAAGGCTAAACAAGCGGCGTTTCAAGCCAGCCAGGCAGCTAAACAGGAGGCATATGAGCGAAAGCAGCTCGCTGAGCTGCTCAACAAATACGGGGTGCCCAAGGCCTATCAGGCGAGGCTCGACCATGACTGATAAGCTCTACATCATTATTCGAGCAGATTTGAGACCCGGACAACAAGCGGTGCAAGCTGCCCACGCGATGCGTCAGTTTGTCGTGGATCATCCGGACATTGATCGCAAATGGTTCGAACAATCGAACACGCTTGCTTTTCTTTCCGTTCCCGACGAAAAGACGCTCCGGAAGCTTGCCAACAAAGCTGATGATCGAGATTTGAGGCTTTCGTCATTCAGGGAACCGGATCTTGACAATGCCATGACCGCTCTTGCTCTCGAGCCCGGCCTTGTCAGCCGAAGGCTCTGCAGAAATCTTCCCCTCGCTCTCGGCGGCTGACGCGGAAATCGATCGCTAGCGCGCGTACTCGTCATATGTTTGACGAGTTCATGAGCCCTGCTGAAAAGGAAATCATGCACCAGGTTTACCCGGAGTCCACGCACGCGTGGATCCGCTTGGGGTCTAACGGCCCGGAGGTATATGACTGTTCTCGTTGCAAATATCGCAAGATCATATACAACGATGTGACAGTTGTTGTGTATGATCTTGTCGGAAATCCGGTAGGGCCAGAAGACGGCACTTGCGAATATGCCGGGATAGCTGAAGTGATGGAAGAGTGAACGAGCCTCTGTAGCCTAGTGGTCGAAGGCAGGGGACTTTAAATCCCATGCGGGCGAAAGCTCGCCGCCGCGGGTTCGAATCCTGCCAGAGGCGCTGCTACTATTCTTGCAGCAATTGTCTGCATCTTGAGTTCGATGCTCGGTAGCTCAAACGGCATGGCTATCGATATGCCACCGTCTCCGTGATTGTCCCCATATATTGATAGTTCAAACGCTCCCCATGTGATCGGGGAGGGGAAGAACCCACTTCCTTTCATTCCGTCGACATAGGACAATGTCACATGCGGTTTGAACTCAGGCCATTTTTTCGAGTATTCTACCTCAGCTGCGTCCAATGCTTCTGAGACGGCTTTATGTAAAGCATGGAGCTCGTTTGAAACGATTGGAAGTATTACTGGCGTTCCATTTTTGCCCGGTTCAAACGAGTCGATTTTATCCACTGACAACGAGAACGGTGTAGTTTTTGAAGTTACGGAGTTGCACGCCAGCATGACCTTTGACAAAGTTCCGATCGACACGTCGTCGCCAAGGTATATCAAGGTGACATGCATTTCAGAAGCTGTTTGGCTGTCCCCGCTTACTGACCCGGCTAGTTTCTCTAGCATCCTGGCCGTGTCATGGGGAACACGGATAGCTATCATCGCCATGACATGATGGTCCATAAAAAATTGGACGTTTATTTTCCAGTCTTCGCATGGTTAGCGAGATTTCTAAACGAGTTGCTGCTCGATGGCTTGGACTGACTGCCGCAGCCATAGACGGTCCTAAGAAGAAGCGCGGGGAGGGTGGAAAGTCCCCGCCCACTGTGACGCTGGTGGATGTGTCGCCATCGGAAGATGGGGGCATCGTTCAAGAATGGGGCGTGTATGCTAACGGACAGAAAACTCTGGTCAAGTCTATGACCCTTGAGAATGGCGACACGAAGATCGGGGGAGACGATTTGGACTTGGGCGTTGACGGTCTCACAGCCCAACAAGCTGTCGCTTTTATACTGCAGGGAGCTCACCCTAGGTACTATCCGAAACCAGGGAAAACAGTGACACTCGACGAAAAATTTGTTGATGGCGCGATGGACAAATTCTCAGATTGACATTATCTCCATAACTGCGATTCGATGCCTTCCTGATACGCTTTCCATAGGTTGTTTGGATATGGACAACATGACCAGGAGGCAGCGCTCGAGACACATGTCCCGAATAAGATCTTCCGGGACAAAGCCGGAAAAAATTCTTCGGGACATAATTAAGCAAATTGTCGATTTTCCACTTAAATATAACGTGTCCAACATGCGAGGGAAACCGGACATCGTTGTTCAGAGAATAAAGCTTGTTGTGTTTGTGGATGGATGTTTTTGGCATGGGTGCCTGGAGCACGGAAAAATTCCAAAAAGCCACCAAGCCTACTGGCGATCTAAAATTGTTGGGAATATGGTTAGAGACGAAGAGAACACTGTTCTGCTTGAAGAGGATGGATGGAACGTATGGCGGGTTTGGGAGCACGATTTGCAGCCGGGGGCTTTGTCGAACACTCGCCGAAGACTAAAAAGGAGAATGTTGAAACTTATTTTTCCATCACGCGCTTGACGATTGTTTCGTCACAGTCGCCGTTGGCTTTCTCAACAACCAAACCACTAGGGTCAGAGTATGAGTTCATTGTTTCTTTGCACTTTTCGCATTCATACCGGACGAGTCTTTTTCCGATCATGACGTCATAATATTCGTCACAAACATATTTCCAGGCGTGCTGACTCACTGAACCTCCCATCCTGACGTGTCTAGTGGGACTTTGTCCGATTGACCACCAAAAATGAGGTTCTCCTCTTTTGCAGTTTGACACTCTTCGTCGATTATAAGCCCTTTTCGCAGCATGAGATCCAAAATCAGGTTTATTTGATTTTTCTTCCCGACGCCCATGCTTCCATCGGTGTTGAAATACGTAGCTCGCGGTTTCGGAAGAATTGACGCGAGAAACACTGCTTGTCTTAAAGAGAGTCTGGACGGATTTGTGTCGAAATAATGTTCGGATGCCGGCCCGATCCCGTATATGTCCGGTCCAAACTCTATTATGTTCAGATATGCCTCCAGGATTTCTTCCTTAGACATTTTCTGAACTATGACCATTGTGAGGAAAAACTCTTGCAGTTTTCTCGTGGCCGTTTTGTCTCGACTCAAAAACATGTTTTTTGCCAGCTGCATTGGGATCGTACTGGCTCCCCTTGTGAATTTCCGGTCTTGAACGTTCTCCCTCAAAGAGTTTTTGATTGCTTCCATGTCGAAGCCGCCATGTCCATTGAACCCCGGGTCTTCCATGGTGATCACGGCTTTTACCATGTATGGCGATATAGATGAAAATCTTACCCAGCCATACCTACCGCTTGTGACTTCTTTTGTTTTTCCCCTGCTCGTGTATATCTGTCTGGAAAAGGGTCTTCCTGCGACAGCGTCAGATATGGCGACGGGTACAGACACAACTCTGCATTTGTTGTTCAAACTGACTGAAACGACTGGGACAGCATTTTTTTCTGATCTAACTGAGAAGCTCCCAAGCATGTCCCCACTGAACACCACCCCGTCCAGATCTTTTCTCATTGTTCCTGGGATCGCTTCTAGCACTTCTTGACATGGAGTGGACGCCATGCTGACACTCACTCTCCATGCGTTTTCTCGTTTTTCGACATCAACGTCAACGGAAACTTTTCCGGATCCCACCGAAGCATCCACTGTCCAATGATTTCTTGAAATTATGTCGGCGCTGCCGTCTACGTGCACTTGATTGGTTTTGATGACTTTTTTTGCTAAAGCTTTGTGCATCCCAGACATAGACGCAGAATTTACGCTGAATCGGGTTCTAACTTTGTCTTCAAGAATGTCAACGCTCAGACTTGCTTTCACTTCGTCGGCGGATATTTCCCGCGGAAGCTCTATTTCTCCCGCTTCTGCATCAATTTCAATACGGTGTTTTTCCAAAACGATTCTTCCAATTTTTACGTTTGAAAGATGTGTTTTCGTGTCCTCGCACACTATTTGCATTGTGTCAATCGAAGCGCTCAACAACCCGTTGTTTTTTGATGCTTTCGTTCCTCCTATTTCAGCTGTCCCCCATTTTGACTGAACTGTGACACTTTCTGCACTTGCGTGAACGCCGTTTGACGTGTTGATTCTCACGTTCTTTGCGTGAATTTTTTCTTGGTCTGACACGTCCCAAACAATGTCTATGTTTCGGGCCTCAATTGGAATAGAACTTCCCCCTGAGCGACCTTTAGACTCTTTCATCGGTCCGGAAAGAATAATGCTTCCGTTGTCTATTGCTATTTCTTTTGGTTCAAGTTTGCCGTTCACCCAAACATCCACGCTTTTGAATTTTCCGGACTTTGTTCCGTCTGAATTTGACACGCGGACGCCATTCATCCGTATTTTTTTCCACTCGACATGAATTTCTTCAATCGACAGAGTCATCCCCCTGTCGGACGCCATGTCGACTATTAATTTTTTGGCGACATGTGGCAACGAAAAATATGTAGACGTCACACAAAACACGAGCACAATAGCTAAAACGATTTTCTTCTTGTGGCCCATGTAACACATGACACTTGAGATAGTCTTTTGATTGCTTCTATCCTACATGAGAAATCCATCCGACGTATCTTTCGCTCTTCGCACAATTGCTGCGAAGCTCGAAAACTCAAATCAGCCCAGCATTGTGGCTGTCAAGAAAGACCTCAACGCGGTTCTCGTCGACATTTCTCCATATAGGAGAGCATGTAGGCGGATGGCTGCTCAGCTTGTTCTTTTGGCTGCTGGCGACGAGATGGACGATGCCACCAAAAAGGAGCTCATAGACTTTGCGAAGGATAAAAGAGCAGAAGATGACATATCAAAGGATATGGCTAAAGAGATGTGGGACTCCGAGGCTGCAAAAGAACTGAAGACAAGCTGGGGTACAGCTGAAAGCGCGAGAACGGAAGACATCCTAAAACGGGCGTTAAAGAATGTTTCTGAAGATGCCATGGATTTCATCCGTGACCTTGAGGGTAAGAAAACGAAGCGTCAGGAAAGGCGAGATGAAGGAGACGAGGACGTCTTCACTTCTGCCCCGAGGATGCGATGATTCATCGTATAGCTGCCAGAATCGCTGCACTGTCTCAGCCTCTCTCTGAGAGATATGATTACGGAACGGCTCCAGAAGATTCTCTTTCAAGAGGAGAAGAACCTGAACGTTGCGAAAAATGTGGCCTCGAGCACAGTGAACACTCTTTGTGCGACCCTCAGGATTTTCGTTAGATTTTTAATTATAATTTCGCGATCGTCTTTGTAGAGTGTCTCTCGAATAGGAGAGACATCATGAGCATCAAATGGCAGCGCGGGAAGTACCTCAAGTTTTTTGCCAAGATGAAGATTCGTATTGGCGGAAAAGACAACACTGTCGACAAGATTGAGCAAGGGGACGAATTTGAATATGACGGCTCCATACTGAAGTATGCCGGGGCTGAAGTTTCATCCACTGGTCTTCGTGGAGCAATCGACGGCGGGTGGGCTAGTCTGAAAGAAGACGATGAAGACCCGATTGAGGCTTTCGTTCCTTCCAGAAACATCGCCAAAGCAACTACTGTGAACCGTGACCTTAGTCGGGTGCAGCGCGGTGGCGTCACGATGGACACCGATAGTCTTGACGAGGAAACTGTTTTGGAAGTTTCCGACCGCGGAAAAATGGAAAAGGCCAGTGGTGGGAATAGTCCCAAAGTGCTAACGAAGAGTGACAATCGTCGTGGCATATCTATGGGTGTGAGTGAAGCTGACTCTCAAGAAGGCGTGACCGTCGGGCGTGTTAGATCTTCTGCTAAAGTTATAGCCGATGTTGCCGCGAATCCAGGCCTTGCGTCATCGATTGAGAATCGTGGACTCGGAAAGCCCATTCTCGCTAAAGGAAAGACGGTTCAAACGGAAGGCATCACGATGAAGGTGAGTGTTTCCGACATGGACCGTGGGCAAGTTGTTGGCGGAGAAGACGACGGGACAGTTGTTGGGAAAGTTCGTCATACAAAGAAAGCCTCGACGGAAGGCATCGAAATTAAAGACACTAGCAACATTCGCGCTGGGTCAATTGCGGATGAAGCTTCAAAGCCTCGAAAAATCAAAATCGATACGAAGGTTTCCCCAAAGATCCGAATGGCTCGTCGGATTGACCCGAACTTTCCGGTAGATTGGTCTTTCAAGGGACGTCTTTCTGATCGCTTGGCTGCCGCCAAGTCTCATGGAATCACGCCTGAATTCCTGGAAGCCCTTTACGCGGCCGAGGGGGACCAATTCAGAAAGCTTCTAGAAAAGACTTTCCCAAAACAGTTTAGTTCTTGACGTTTTCGCTTTTGATGCTCCGGGCAGTTCGACATGACAACAAGAATTGCCGGGGCCATGGTGTACGTCCAGGAAGAGCTTTCTGACGCTCGTTTGAGATGCGATGAGCTGAAGCATCTCATGGCGGAAGCGTTGGAGATGATCAATGCCAGCAGCAAAAGCGATCACTTCTATGCTGTTGCTGGAGATACGATTTATTCTGCTCCGCAGATACTGACGAAGCTTGAAAAAGCTTTAGATGCAGCCGCTATGGCTGTTAATAAAATAGACTATGAAGAAATTCGTCAAGTTCTTAGACCTGAAAAGGTTGACGAGCTTGAACGAGTTCTTGACGATGTGCGCATGAGGATACCGCGCAGAACTGGAACGACTGAGGACTAACATGAAAGAACCCAATGCCCCTCCGAGTGGATTTATCCTCAGCGATGCTGCAATGTATGCGTTCCAATGTCAGGACGTCTTTCCTGACTTGTTGAGCTTTGCTTCTGCAATACCTGACCACCTGAAGCCATTGTTTTTAGTCCCGGTGTATGTTCAGGTGGCTTCTGAATCCGATGCTGTGTTATCCATAGCTGCGAGAGTGGCCGAATTGGCTGAAACGGGAGACAGCGACGCCGCCGACCTTTTCAGTTATCAGAGCTTCGTAAACTATGACAACGAGCCGTCAATAACCCCTGGAAACGAGGGGTCGATTTACGATGCATATCAAACCCCGGACGACATTCCTGCAGCTCAACCTGGGGATCAGTTTGTTGGCGGGTTCCCGAGGTATGACGCTATCGAACACCCACCGTCTGACACAAGCTTCATGACGGACGGGGATAGTACTGACTTGCTCATCAATGAGGGTTACCCATATCGGACGAACGAACAGGTCCGCCACTCTTTTACTAAACCCATGAGGGTTCGCATAGCTCTGAAGCCTGAAATGCTTCAAGAGCATGCTCCTGGAAAGACGAAAGACAGAGCAAAGACTTGTTCAGTTCAATTTGTGTCGTATTACAAACCGAATCGCATGTACACATTCTCGGTGAATTGCGGGAATGTTCCACACATGGTCAGGGCGGTTTTGTCCGAAATTGATGAAATCACAATGACGTGTGACTGTCCGTTTTGGCGTTGGGGAGGGCCTGAGTTTCACGCCAAAGCCCACAGTTTCTTGTTGGGAAAGCCGCGAGGAACGGCTGGGCCTCCTGATGTTAGGGACCCGAATCGAGAGCACTGGCTGTGCAAGCATGCATACTCAGTGCTTAGACGCCTTGAGCATCATGTCCAAGAGGTTGTAGACGAGCATTGGGACGAAGATGAAGACGATCTTTTGAATAGCATAGATTCCGAATGGGATCGTCTTAGTGAAGAAGTTGAGATTCCACTTGAAGACCTCGAGGCAAAAGACCCAGGTTTTGAGATCGTGGAAGAGGAACCGGAACCGGAACCTGAGCCTGAAGAGGAACCGGAACCGGAAGAGGAACCGGAACCGGAACCTGAGCCGGAAGAGTTTCTAAAGTATCCCCTTCGGTAACGTGGCATATGATTTATGAATACGTTTGCACTGAATGCGGAAACGTTCAAGACGAGGAGTGTTCTGTGAACTCTTTCAAGGAGTTCAGACCACCTTGTGTAGAATGCGGGTCTGATTGCGAATACCGTTTTTGTCCATCAAAAGTGCATTTTGTGTTGAAGGACGGTCCTTCAGGATCATGGCCCTCGAAGGGGGAACGGTTTAAAAAATTTCGCGCAAAAGCTAGTGAAACGGCCGCCAGAAGGCAAAAAGACAGATACGCGACTCCATCTCTTGTCCCAAATTTTCGCGGTAAAGAAACCGGAACATGGCGGGATGCCCAAAATGAAGCTATGAAGGAAGCCGGGTCTGCTGCTGCATCCACTTATGATGACAAAGTTAAAACTGAGATGCCGCAGTAGTCTGTCAGTCTTTTATCGATTGCGAGGTGTGGACGCCAATCGGTTGGTTAGTCATACCTGAAGGGAACGGTCGATGCGCCAGCTGTCAATTAATCGCCGAAAGCCACACCTCGTCGACTTGCTTGTGGACAAAACCCCTGGAGCTTATTCATACAAACTAAAATGGGGTGCGAACTTTGACACTTCACCGTTCGCTGATTTTCTGACATCCCCTCTTTCCGGTTTCAGGGACTCGGCTGTTGACGATGCAAGCAACATAACAATATATGGCGACAGGGTGCGAATTCTTTTCGATCCGACAACTTACGGAATTCCTGACAATACAGTTTGGTGGATCAAGTCTTCCCCATTAAATTCTGCGGGAGCGGAAATGTCGACGTCGGCCGCGCTCATGATTCTCCCGTCCCATCCGGGCGGAGCTTACTTTCCTCAGTTGACGATAACTGGGTCTGCGCCAAACGTTGCTACTTTAGCAAATTCCCTTGAAATCAACTTCCCTCAGCAGATGAGAGACGTTCGGATACAAAGCACGGCTGCGATTTGGGCTGCTTTTGACCCAAGTGGGCCGGAAATTCTGTTGCCGGGGGACCCTCTCCCCAAGGACATAAGTCGGTGGTCGACGCAGTCGGCGCTGTTTGTCAGAGGAAACGGGGCTGCTGTTCCGTTTTCATTGGTATTCACTCTGGCTTATACGCAGTAAGAGGGTTGAATGCGGTTTTGGACCGTATTCTCCCGGTGGGTTGGTCCGGGCGGTCCGCCACTTGGCGGGGACACGCCACCATCCGGGGTTCCCAGTTCGCAAGACAACTTGCTGTTGGGAGACAAGTCTCTTACATACAGGGAAACCGGTCAGACTCATAGGGTCGCGGTTGCTTATGCTGGGTCTGGTCAGATATCGGCAGATCTGTACATATATGAGGAGGCAACTGCCTCTTGGTATAAAATAAGTGCTTCTCCGGTTGTTCTTCCGGCAAACACAATAACTTTTTTTGACGTTGCCGTTCCACTAAGCACGGCTGAGCGAATTCAAGGGGACACGACCAAACCTGGTGGTGAGCTCCAATGCGTGCTTGTGCCATACAACCCGGGAGGCCTTGCAAACGGCGAGTATAAATTCGCCATGGCCCCAAATTTGTCCGAACCGTCGGACACTACCGGTGGTGGGGCGTCGTCTAATGTCACAATCGTTTCACCAATTCCTCTTCCCGTCTCATTTAGCACACCATCTACTTATTGGAATCCAACAACTGTTGGGTCCCTTGCAAACTCCGGCGTTTTTAAAAATTCTTCTGGAAAATTTTATCAGCTAATAGGGTTCAGCGACAAATCGTCAAGAAGGTATTTGATGCTTTTTGACTCTGCGACAGTTCCTGCGAATGGGGCACTGTCGTGGACATGTCTTAGCGTTCCTGGGGGAGGAACTTTTTCCATTGATCTTCCTCGCCCGAAAAGTTTTTCTTCAGGATTGTCATGGGCTGTTAGCACAACACCAAACATCCTCACAATTGATGTCACTGCTGGTTCTTTTTGGGCGCAAGCTGAAATGGAGTGACAAATGGCAGTTTATGTCAGCCCTCCACCTCCCGCTCAACTTGTTGAGGGTGAAGTTTTAACTGGAACAATTGACGGAATAAACAAAACATTCACCACGACAGATAAGTTTACCATGGAATTCGGTGGTGTTAACATAAAAGTTCATGTAAACGGGGTCAGACAAAGGTTCACCGACGATTATTCTGTGTCTGAGAGTGCTCCGGGAGCCGGCTTCGACACAATCACGTTCGTTGTTGCCCCGAAGCCGGGGGATAATCTTTTGGCTGATTATGAGGTGTTTACTGTTTGAACATTCACCTCTTTATTTATGATTTTCATTGTCGACATAAATCACAAACGCTAACAATCAGCAGGTAGGTTGAAATGGGACGCACGTTTCTTCGTCAGGACACTCAGATCCGTCGTTCGGATGTTTACGATGACACCGTAGCCCCGACTGAAGCGGCGTACGAGACCAATCCGGTCCACATCGAAGAGGACCTGAACAATCTCCGGTCTCAGGTCCAGAACATCCTGAACCGCAACGGCGCGTCGATGCCGGCGGGCAATTGGTACGACAACATCGTCGCTCCCAGCACGTTCGAGAGCGGTACCCAGCGGGGCGTCTCGGAGATCAACCAGCAACTACATGATCTGGAGCGCAAGCGCGTCCTCGTCGAGAATCACATCCTGACGGACATCACGGTCCCCGCGTCAGTAGCGGCCACGGGTAGCTTGGATGCCACAGGCGGCAACTTTGCGGCGGGCGAGACCGTCACGACCGGCACCAAGACCTACACGTTCACGAGCCCCCTCGGGTCCAATGACGGTGACGTGCTCCTCGGCGCGACGGCTTCGGACTCCCTGGATAACCTCATCGCCGCCATCAATCTGGCGGCGGGTAGCGGTACCCTGTATGCGGCTGCGACGACGGCCAACGGCTTCGTGTCGGCGGCGGCCGGTGCGGGTGACACGATGGATGTCACCGCCCTGGTAGCGGGTTCGGGCGGCAACGTCATCGCCACTACGGTCATTTCGACGAACGTTGTTTGGGGTGCTGCAACTCTCTCAGGTGGTGCAGGCGATGTGGTGGTCCTGGCCCTTGGGGAGCTTCCCACCAACACCACGGCAGCGGTCGGGGCTGTCACGACCCTCGGCACCGTGGCTGCCTACAACTCCGTGTTCCCGAATCGGAGCCTCGCGGAGGTCGGCGGCACGACGGCCATCAGCCCGAAGAACCTGTCGATCATCGTGGACGCGGACACTCGCGATCCGATTATGTCAGGCGGTCGGGTTGTCTACGCCTTGTTCCAGACGGAAACCGCCACAGACGGCCACACGATGACCGGTACGACTCCGAACCGGGCCATGCTTTCCTTCGTGCGGATCAACGCAGCGGGTGATGACCTGGAGTTCGTTCCTGCCTCGGACATCGCGGGCAAGGACATCAATTATACGACCAAGACCCGCAAGGCCATGGAAGACCTCACCGAGCAGGACTTTCTGCGAGGTGCGGAGATCGACGTCCCCAGCTCTGCGACGGTTACCCGGCAAGTGGCCTACGACAACCAGGGTACGGTCCCGGTTGACCTCACGACCAATGCGACCCTCGATCTGGAAGGCGCAGGTCTCATCTGGGCGATCCGGGACGACTTGGAAGCCAACCTCTTCAGGGTTGTCGAGGGTTCGGCTGGCGGGACGAGCACCGTCGAAGTCAGCGCTGGGGTGGACACCTTCGACGTCAACGCCGTGGTCAACGACTTCAACGCGGGAGCCACGATCAACTCTGGTGGGACTCGCCCCATCGCAGTGGGCGTGACTGATGGCGTCATCGAGAGTACGGCAGGAGACCTTCGGGTCAATGCGACCACGGAACTCTTCCTCGACGACGGCAACCAGACGGGATCGACCTGGGCACAGACCGATGGAATCAAGCTGTCGGAGACCACGACGGAGTGGGACGACTTCGAGACCATGTTCGGTGAGGTCTCTCTGCTCAACGCGATCCACCAGGCTGCCACCATGGGTGGTCGCAAGACCAAGGTCTACGCCAACGTCACGACTACGACGGTAGCGAACAATGACGTGGGTGGCGTGGGCGGCGGTGCAAACCTCGACGCCCAGCTCCCCGATATGTCCGCGAACGTCTTCTTGACCGATTACGACGTGTTCTTGAACGGCAACCTGCTTCGTCCGGGTGCAAATGCGGCTGCGAACAACGACTACTACCCCGGTACGAGCCTTGCGAATGGTCAGCTCATGTTCGAATTCACGGTCAAGGTCAACGACGTGCTCTGCGTGATTCCGTACGGACCAGCGGTATAGTCTGAGTATCGCAGCCTCCCACAGGACCCCTGATGAGTATAAACTCGTGTCACCTTGTGGCTTGTTTCCCTGTGAAGGGATATACCAGACGTAGAGCTGGGCTGTGGGTTCCGACCTGAAGGGGTCAACGGGTCGGAACACTAAGGCTGTGACCTAATTTATGAGGTAACGGATGGACAAGGGCGAGATCAAGGCGGCAACCGTTCATGAGATTGGTTGCAAGTTCGAGGACATGTTGGAAGCGGCGAAGCTTGACGAGTCCCGCAACGAGGGGGCCAAGACGGCTTTACTGGTAGCTTCCAAGAAGGTGTCGGAGTTGAGTATCCACGTGGACAAGGACCTTGATGAGGGGGTCTTCGGGAACGTGGATGGTCCTCTCGCGGTTGCTGTCTTGATCAAGAAGTACATTACCCGTGCTGCGGCTGTTCTGGAGAGTGGGGCTGCTTCGGCAGAGAACCACCGGCTCATGTCTGCGGGGAGGTCTCAAGCCTTCCAGCAGATGATCGAGAACATGCGCAAGCTTCACGACCTCGAACTGGAGAAGTCGGCTCAACGGAAGCTGGCCGAGGTCGAAGGAGAGCGCCGCACTCTGGGGGTACATCCCGGAGCTTCCTTGAAGGAGCAGCGTTTGACCGAGGAGGTCCCGCCAGCCGTCAAGAAGCGTCCGAAGAAGACGAACAAATGACACCGACTCTGAAGGACATTCTAGAGCGACTGGACAGCGCCATTGGTGACTGGCAGGTCGGCTATGTCAGCTCGGCCCTGACCCAGATCATCGACTTGCGGGACGAGTTGCTGGAGTTGGTGGGGGGAGAGGACAATGCCCCCGACTCCTGACAGAAAACCAGGGCGGTTAGAGGAAGACGACGAGCTTTTTTTCGTACCCAACACCACTCCCCCATCTGAAGCCGGGGCCATGAACTACGATGGCACCAGCTTCCAGATGAAGGACTCGTTAGGCACGTTTGACCCCAGATCTGGGTCGGCCAGCTTCGACGACATCGTGCTCGATGACTTCGGACGGATTGTCTACGTCGGCAACGGCGTGTTCGTGATGAGGGGATGACGCATGGCTCTGCACCGCACCCTGACAGCCTCTGATGGCATCCACATCGCGTTTGCCTTTTCCTACGCCGACGAGGCAGCACGTACAGGTGCGACCGGACTGACCGCCGACGACGTGGGCAAGATGGCCCAGCAGGTCGACAACAAGACCTACTGGATCCTGTCGAACCATTCCCCCGTGACTTGGATCGCTGTGGCGGGTGGCCTCACCAACCCGATGACCACGCGGGGTGACGTGATCTTCGGTGGGACCGGAGGCAGCCCGAGCAGGCTGGCCGGTGTTGCAGGGGCCTACCTGCGCTCGGGTGGATCTGCTGCTGACCCGACTTTCGTTCGGGCCGTGGACGCTGACAGCCTCATTGCCAGCGCGACCGTGGGGGCTACGCCTGATGCGTCAGCCATCCTCCAGGCTGATAGTACGACCAAGGGCTTCCTGATGCCTCGGATGACCGAGGCCCAGCGCAATGCCATCACGACCCCCGCCGTTGGGCTCATGGTCTACGAGCCTATCGCCAAGCGAGTGTGGTTCTACGACGGGTCCGTGTGGTGCAAGCTCGTGGTCGGGCAAGCCAAGGTTGTCACGGTGGCGGCAGACGGAACGGGTGACTTCACCGGCATCCAGGACGCCATCGACAGCATCCTGGATGCAGCCGACCTGAACAGGTACGTCGTGGAGGTATCCCCCGGTGTCTACAACGAAGATGTGGTTATGGCCGACTACATCCAGGTCAGTGGTGCTGGATGGGACTCCTTGGTTCAGGGGCAGATCGTATGCTCGGGCCTTGAGTACACACAGATCAACGATATGCGGGTCGAGTCGGAGAACAAGCCCGCGCTCGATGTCGACTCCGTGGGCGGCGAGGTGAACGTCACCGGGTGCTTCCTGTTTGCTGGCTGGGACGACACGGCAAGCCCGGCCACGGTTCGGTGCTGCGTGGAGATCGAGGCGGGAACGGTCTACCTCTACAAGGAATCAGAGGCTACCTGCTCGAATACGGATGCGGTGAACACTGCCCCGACCACGATCCAGACCGTGTACCACTTGCAGGGCACGGACGAGATCTATCTGGAATGCTACGGGCAGTACGACTACATCGAGACGGTCAACGGCGGCAACACCCTGTGCTGCATCTACTCGACGAATACGAGCGAGGACACCGAAGTCCTGAACCAGCTCGGAAACATGGACTTCGCTGGGCTCGGGACGCACAGCAACCCCATCAGCCTGATCAAGCACGTCGGGGCGAACGGGGCTACAGGCTTTGCCTACAAGCAGGTTGCTGGAACCATGGGTTCTGGGGGCACGCCTTCGTTCATCGTGGCCGACTGCTCAAACTCCCCGGCCGCTTCCGTGATCCGAACTGCTTTTTGTCGATCCCGCGTGGCGGGCATTGCGGACGCCGACACCTACACGGCTCGGTCCACGCATGCGACGGACAAGGTGTGGGTGTTCAATCACCTGTTCTCCCGCATCGCCGACACGCTGCCTGGAAGAAACACCTCCGGGGGCAGCGCGGGAGCCTACTACTACACGATCACCAACACGTTCGGGACAGGAAGCTCCTCGGGCCAGTTCAACGGCGTTGAGCAGGGCGCGGACGTGACCGATTGGACGAACGTGTCGGCAGCCCTCGGCGGGCAGGCGGGGGCAAACGCGGCCTACGTGTTCCAGAGCGATGGGGCTGGTGGTGGCACGATGGCGCCCAACGTGGCAGCCATCACCCGCAGGCTCAAGGTTGGCCTTGGCGGGGGTGTCCAGTACACGAGCATCAAGTCAGCCGTGGATGCAGCCATTGCGGGAGGAGCTTCTGCCACTAGTCCGTGGCTCATCGAGGTCTACCCCGGAACGTACACGGAGGCTGCGTTCAACCTCCAGTCGGGCATCGTGCTTCGGGGTACGGACGTACGTATGGATACGGTGTTCGTGGTTGCATCTGACCCAACGAACGACCTCATCACCAGCACGGGCGGGTACATCGCGGGGCTTAATCTGTCCGGAGTCACCACGTCGGGAAAGTGCCTCATTCGTTGTGCCACGGCCTTGTCCCTGACGGTACTGCATGGTGTCTCCCTGCGGAAGTGTGATCAGGGGTTGGTGGTGTCCAACGGTGCCAAGTGCATCGCCACGAGCTTCTCGATCAACCTGAACGGTGTTGGGCAGACTGTCGGAACGGGCCTCTTCGTGACGGGCTCGGGAAGCTACTTTGCTGTCACAGGCGGGTTCTTTTCGTGCCCTTCAGCCTTGTTGCCGGGATACGCGGCCAACCCCATCCAGACGGGGGTGAAGGTGGCCGACTCGGCCAAGGTCTTCTTGACCTCCTGCACCTTTCAGATCGCCTACAAGACAACGGATGCAGATGCGCTGTTCGTCGAGACCGGCGGCGAGGTTGGTCTATTCTCGTCCGAGGTTTCCGGCTGTGCAAACGCCACGCACATCGGGTCGTCAGGCACCGGGTCCAGGTTCATCATTCAGGCGGCCAGCTTCCAGGGGAACGTCAAGAACGGCTTCTGCGAGTCGAGCACTGGCCGGTACTTTATCCTGGCATCCGCTGAGGAACTCAAATGGGATGCGGTATCAGGCTCGGGGCTCAGCGGCATTACGCAGCTCCGAAGCTCCAGTAAGACCTACATCATAGGAGCGGCGGCCTACAGCTTCCCCACAGGGGTATCCGCAGACTTCCAGGGCTTCTTTCACGATCAGGTGTCCACTGGGCTTGGCGTCGGTGGAGAGGTCACGGCTGCCACTGGACTGACTGTGGACGTAGCAGCCGGGGATGGTTGGATCACGCGGCATGACCCCGACCATGACAGCTTCAACGTGTCCTGGGATGCGGAGGCATCCCTTGATCTGACGGCCAGCTCGACGAACTACGTGGTCTACAACTCGGTTACGTCTGGGATTGAGGTGTTGTTGTCCTCCCCTGGGGAGACAGCCATCCTGCTGGCGACCGTGGTGACGGACGGTTCGGGGATCCGGTATTTGCACCAGACCCGCAACGTCGTCCACAACGAGAGCTACATTCTGCACAACTACCTGCTCAACGTGCGGAAGATCAGGCTCAAGAGCGGCCTCGGTGTGGTCGAGGGCAGCACAGCCAGGAAGTTCGATGTCGGCTCGGGCGTGTACTATCGAGCCCTGGACGAAATCAGCTACGCGGGTGGTTCTGATGTCACCTTCAGTTCGTTCTACGGGACGAACGGGGCGACAGAAGTGTCGGGGCAGACCGAGCTGAACATCACCCAGTATGACAACGCTGGAACCTTGACCTCGTTCACGACCGGGTACTTTCGCTCGGACACAGTGATTCTGACCAGCGACGGCAGGGTCAACGTCGTCTTCGGCACGGCGCAGTACGCTTCCCAGGTTCTTGCCGAGGCCGCTTCCGTTGGCAACGTGCCGACGTTCATGGAAGCATCTGCTTGCACCTTGGCCCAAGTCATCGTGGAAGAGGGGGAAGGCATCGTTTCCGTGCTGGACCGTCGACCGACCGATGCGGGAAGCGGTGGAAGCGCCGGGGGTGTGAGCGTCCATTCGGCTTTGGCGGGACTTTCAGCGGACGACCACACCCAGTACCTGCTGGTGTCAGGCACGCGGGCGATGTCCGGGGCTCTCAACATGGGGAGCCAGAACATCACGAGCGCCGGAACGGTCAACGGCGTGACCGTCGAGGGCCATGCCTCCAGGCACAACCCTGGCGGGACAGATGCCCTGGCCTTGGGGACTCCCGTGGCTGTGCAGATCGGCGCTTCGGCTGCCGAGGGTAGTGCGGCCAGTCTTGCTCGGAGCGACCACCAGCACGGTGTCACGGCAGGCACTCCGGTTGCTGTTGGCACGGCGAACTCCGCTGGGTCCGGTACAGACGGCGTCCGGGCGAACCATGTCCATGACCACGGTAGCCAAAGCACGGCGACCCATCATGCCGTGTGTACGACAGGGGCCAACGGCTTCATGTCGAGCACGGACAAGACCAAGCTCGATGGCGTCGCCACGGGGGCTACGAACACGCCCCTGACCAGCACGGCTCCGGTGAATGTGACCAAGGCTGCGGCTGTGGTTGGCGTGTCCACCGAGGCCGCCCGGCAGGACCACAAGCACGACATCACGACGGGCTCCCCGGTTGCTGCCGCCATCGGGGACACGCAGGCTGAAGGGACAGCGACTTCTCTTGCCCGAAGTGACCATCGGCACGCAGTTTCAGCGGGAACCCCTGTGTCGGTTGGGACAGCGAATGCGGAAGGGGCTGCTGCGACTTTTGCCCGCAGCAACCATGTTCACAGCGGCCTGACCCGAGGTGCGGCTGACATCAACAGCTTCACGGAGAAGGCGACGCCGGTCAGTGCGGATGTGCTTCTCATCGAGGACTCTGCGGACTCCTACAACAAGAAGAAGGTACAGGTCGGGAACCTTCCGGGAGGCGGGACTGCTCCGGTATTCGGAACGGAGTTTCAGCAGAGTAGCAAGGATGGTACGGAAAGTGTCACAGGAACGGCTTGGACTCAGTACCACAGGTTCACCACAGCGAGCCTTCCGGCAGGAACCTATCGGATTGGCTTCTGGCACCAGTTTGCGCATGGTTCTACGAGCAACAGCTTTGAGTCCAGGGTGCAGGTGGACGACACGACGGAGATCCTGACCCATGTGCAAGAAATACAAGACCCCGCAGGTGCGCAGAGGAATACGATTGCGGGTTTTGCCTACGTGACGTTCTTGACGAGCACCACGCATAACATCGACGTGGACTACAAGGCCGGGTCTGCGGCGACGACAGCCTACATGCACCTAGCGGGCATTGAAGTTTGGAGGGTCGCCTGATGGCACAGACCACGTACATATATTCCATCTCGACGGACTTTCCGAACCACAAGGTCGAGCCGGGCAGGTTGGTCGGGGAGATCCAATCAAGCACCATCGTGATTGCCTGTGACGGCATTCTCACCGCAGGCGACGTGTGCAGCATTCTGTTCAAGGCCGACATCGGAGCGGACAAGACCGTTCTTGATGGTCTCGTGGCAGCGCACTCGGGGGAACCCCTTCCGCAACCGGGGTATGAGTCCGACGGTACCCCCATCGTCACCTTGAAGCATCGTCAGGATGATGGGGTACCCACCCAAGCCGCCTCCCCCAGGACGGGCAGCGAGATCGTCGTTGGAACGCACAACTTTGCGGACCCTACGACGTGGTTCGGGGACTCCGTGAGGGTTGAATCCGAAGCCCTCTCCGATTCGGGGGATGGTCTGGTGTGGGGGTCAGCCCACGTCAACTGGATCGACATGCGGACGGGGAGGATGCATAACCAGGAGCATTGGCGGGAGCAGGTGGACCATCAGTACGCTGTCGAGGTCAAGGTAGACGGGGTGGTCATGACCCACTGCTTCCCCTTCACATTCACCTCTGCCACCGGGGACTACTGGGTGGACTACGACGAGGGCAAGGTCCACTTCTTCGTCTCCCAGGCGGGCAAGCTCGTGACGGCAAGCTACAGCTACGCCAATGGCAGCACGTTCTACGTCCGTCCCCTTGCAGGCAAGATGCTGCGCATCGAGGACGCCGAGGCCGACTTCAGCAAGGACAGCGTGTTGACGACGTGCTTTGGGTACATCGTGATGGGGTACGCGGACGTGTTCGCTCCCACTATGGTGCCTGACCCCCTTCCTCCTGGGACCCTGGTGCCCCTCCAGACGGACTACTACCTGAGGGTCAGCCAGATCGTGACGGAGGCCCGAGGTTCGCTTCCTCCCATCGACCCCATTGGAGCGACGCCTGAGGAGCTGCTTATCGAGGATCTCAAGGAGTTCCGTCGCAAGAGCCGTGGGATGAAGAACTCGGTTCAGGCCATCCCGTTCAACTATGCGACGGCCAGGGACTTGCACTCGTCCTATGGCATGGAGCTGCATGTGAAGATAAATGACGGACAGCCAGTGCAGGGCGAGCATATGACGATCACGTTCTATTGCACGTCCAAAGACGAAAGCTGAACCCCGAAACGATGGCTCGATACGTCGAGACTACTGCACAGCCAAGGATGAAGTAGCATGAGAGCATTGGTTCTGTCTGGCGGGGCCGTCAAGGGAGCCTACGAGGCGGGTGTCATCAGTCGTTGGATGGGCGAAGATCGTGTCGACTACGACATCCTGTGTGGGGTCAGCGTGGGGGCTATTAACGCGGCGTTTTTGTGTCAAACGCCTCTTGGGAGGCCCAACAAGGCGTCCCAAGCACTTCTCGATCTATGGCTCCGGGTCGAGACTAGTAAGGTTCATCGGTCGTGGCTTCCCTTTGGTCCCCTGGAGGCCCTTTGGAAGCCGTCGGTGTTCAATTCTGAGCCCCTTCAAGCATGGATCCGGGGAGAGCTGGACGCCAAGGCCATCGCAGGCTCAGGGCGTAAGCTGCGGGTTGGTTGCGTGGCTTGGGACAACGGGGAGTATCACTGCGGGACCGACCAGGACGAGAACATCGCCGACTGGGTCATCGCTTCGGCAAGCTTTCCGGTGTTCTTATGCCCCGTCCAAATCGGCAGTCGCCTGTGGTCGGACGGGGGTCTGCGCAACGTCACGCCCCTTGGCGAGGCCATCCGGCTCGGAGCCGATGAAGTGGACATCGTCATGTGCTCGAACCCGGATCTGCCTATCCCGTGGGATACGGATGCAGCAGCCGTCCCTGGTTTCATGATGCGGGCTATCGAACTGATGGGCGATGAGGTGATCCGGTCAGACCTTCAGGTCTGTGGGCTCAAGAATGACCTGGTGGAGTTGAAGCCCCAGTACCGGAAGGTCAAGGTTCGGCTCGTGCAGCCAACGGTCAACCTTGTTGAGAACTCTCTAAAATTCGAACAACCGGACATCCAGCGGATGATCCGACAGGGTTATGAGGACGCGGGCAACGTGCAGGCAATCACGCTGTTGTAGAAGTTAGCACTGTCAAACGGCGTGCATGATTTTATATTTTTTATCATAACGCAAATTTCAGGAGAAGCCAATGCCCATCACGCTAATTCGAGTCATCAACCAGCAGACAATCAATCGCTCAATCTTGCTGGACAAGCTTGATGATGGTCAGTCCAACACTGAAGGGTACGCAAACCTTCCTAAGCAACAGGTTTACGTTCCATATTCAAATCCGGCTAATGTAGCTGTCAAAGGGTATGTTGACTTGGTTCCGACCGATCGCGTCTTGCTTTCTGCCGATCGCGGAACCATTGCTGGCTTGAAGTCTGCTGGCCGAACTGACCACTTTGCCTTCAATTCTGCTTTGATTTCTACGCCAACAGTTTCTGCCGTGTCAAATCTTGGAACTGACACGACAATTGACGGCACCACGTTCTTGTCAGTAACTCCAGACGTCACATATGTGAAGTTTACAAACACGCTCGGCGCTTCTCAGTTTGTTCCTTCGTCTGCGTTCTCCGTGTTTAACGCTACGCAGATCGTGGTCCCAGATGCAGCCGTGTCGATTGGAACTCCTGGCGAGGGTTGGACTGTTGCCGTGGTGGCAAATTCGAAAACTAGCAATTTGATGCCGATCGGAAATGTTGCAGTCATCACTACCGCAGTTTTGCTAGCTGGCGATGTGACGATCACTGGCGTGGACTTCCTGTCGACTTCCCCACTAACCTCATCTGTGGTGTTCACCGGAACCGGGGCTGTGACACTCACCCAGGCAGCGATCACTGGAGGCGGCGGCACGTTCAACAATACTACGATCGTCATCCCGACAGCATTGATCCCGGGCGTCGTCGAAGGGACAACTTCTGTTGCCGTGACAGCCGAAGGATTCACATCGGCGGCCAAGGCTCTCATCGTGACTCCAGTTCTCACGATCGCTCGGCTGAACATGCCGACCTTGGGAGACATAACGATCACAGGAACGAGCTTGCTGTCGAATGTTGGCGACTCTTCGGTGGCGTTCTCTTCGCCGTTGAATCTAACTCAGACAGACATCACTGGCGCTGGCGGAACGTTCAACAACACGACCATCGTCATACCAGCAGCTTTGGCTGCTGGAGCAGTTTCTGAATCTGACTCTGTTGTGGTTACGGCAGACAGCCTTGCTTCTAGTTTGATTTACGTTCTGGCCGTTCCAATGATTGCAAGCGCTTTGATTGACACCCCGCTTGCTGGCGATTTGACTATCTCCGGCACCGGCTTCTCTTCGGTTGTTCCGACGAACACCAGTGTCACTATTACAGGAACTGGTGCGATTGTTTTGACTCAAGCCACCATTGTTGGCGGCGCCGGGACGGTCAACGACACGACAATTGTCATTCCGGCAGCTTTGTTCACTAGCGGCCCGATTGCTGCTGCGACCTCTTCAGCTCAGATTACGGCTGACTTCCTGAATTCGGATGTCGTCGCTGTGGCGTGACGCACTTCTTGCACGCAACCGAAAAACCGTCTGGAAAATGATTTCTCCTTAAAGTTGCGCATCGGCGCGCCCCTAGCCTTTTTCCGGCTGCATCAAGCACCATCAAGTTTTTCTTCAACCCGCATCTCGGGCATGCTAAAGCGGGGCAGTATGCAGTTATAGCCTCCATTTGTGCTCGGCGTCTGTAGCTTTTCTGTCGATCGGCTGCACGGGACGACTGTCTTTTCATGATTTTCTTTGCATTGTTTTCGTAATACTCTCGTTTGCAAACCGAACATCTCCACTGAATAGTCTCCATTCCGGAGCAGTTCATGGCTTTTGCTTCGTAGAATATTTGCATCCCATGTTTTATGCAGTTTCGAATAACTATTTCCATGTAGAACCATACCAAATGCGTTATTTTCCTTGGTTGAAGCTATTATGATTTGCGTTCATGCAATTCAGCCAGTTAGGTAGGTGAACCATGCGTGTAGGAATCGTTCGATCCGACATCCAGAAGATCTTTCTCAACGACATCGAGTCTCGATCTCAGCGCTGCTTTTCGAAGGAGCCACCCGGTCAGACCAGATATCTGCACAAGCCGACGGATGCGGAGCTTCTTGCTGTCCTGAACGGGTATGCGAATTTGACGATTCGCGGCTCGGACACGGCTGCAACGGTCGACACCACAGTGGCCAACGGAACCAAGCTCAACATCAGGACGAGTCCGACCGCAGCATACACTCAAGTGACTGTGACGTCGAATGCGGCACTCGCCAAGACCCAGATCGTCACCGAGCTGAATGCAGCTTTCACAGCCGCAGGCCTAGGTTTGGTCGCCCGCATCAGCGGAACAAACCAGCTGACCATCGACACGACGTCCAAGGGCCCGAATGCTTACGTCGCAGTCAGCGCGGGCAGCCCCAGCGCTGGCGCTTTGCATACCGTCCTTGGTCTCGCAGCCGCCGCCACGTCTGGTTTGTCTGTCGCTGCTCTCAAGGTGGCGGTCTATCCGACCAGCGTGACGATCAACGTGGCCCCTGCGACAATTAACGCCCTGTCAACGTTCACTCTGATGGCAACCGCTGCTCAGACTGCGCTAGACGTAGCGATTGCTGACGTTGTCGCGCCTCACCTGGTTGAAACTGGAATGGCGTTGCTATCGTTTGCATATGGAAACATGTCGAAGATGCGTTCCACCAGCTTCCAGCCCGGCGGAACGCGCAGCGGCCTTCCTGCTGGCATCTGCGCTGCGATCGTCGATGACGATGGGCACACGCCCTTCGTAGTGTAGTACTCACGAATATTGGTTTCGCTCGGTAGAGTTCTTTATGGACTCCCCCAAACCAATCCGCTACACGATTTATTGTCACATTCACATCGAATCCGGTCGCCGCTACACAGGTCTGACGAAAAAGACCATGGCGTTTCGGTGGAACCAGCATCTTCAGAATGCATTGAAGAAGCGCGGCAAGGGATGCGCCCATTTTTGGGCTGCGATTCGGAAATATGGCAAGGACGCCTTTTCTCACGAAGTGTTGGAAACTTGTAGTGACTTGGACCAATCCAATTTGGCCGAAGAATGGTGGATTCGCTGGTTTAGAACAAGAGACCCACAGTTCGGATTCAATTTGAAGCGTGGGGGCAGTCATACCCCACACCCAGTGCGTAATCCTTGGGATCGTCCCGAGTTCCGCGAAAAAGCTCTTGCACTATTGGCTAAGGCGAATAATGTTTCCCTTGAGGAGCGTTCAGAGCGCACAAGAAAACTCTGGGAGGATCCTAAATTCCGTGAACGAGTGTCAGACATGTTGCGCAACAACATGGCGGACCCAGCGGTTAAGAAGCGCGCCACTGAAGCCATGAAGACTTCTTTCGCCACTCCAAAGTCCAAAGCCAAGCGCTCCGAGTCTACACGGCGGATGTGGCAATCCGATGAATATCGTGCAGCAAATGCTGAACTATGGAAAGATTCAGATTTTCGCGCTCGTTGCGAATCTGGTCTTAGACATGGTGCTTCAGTAAACTCTAACAAGACTCGCTGCCCCCACGGTCATGAGTATTCACTCGAGAACACGGTTGTCAACAGCAGAGGCTCGAGAGAGTGTTTAACTTGCACACGAAAGTCAAAGAGAGAGGGAGCCAGAGCACGTCGTGCCAAGGCTAAAGACGTCACCATGAAATTGACCCATCAAACGCCAGATTCTTGATCAGTATGAAACCAGTCGACAGTTCGAAACCTGCTCAGCACTTGGGCGTCCACACCCAGCGCTTCTTACCAAGATCCCAAATTTTTCTGTACCCTTGGGCTTCGCGCATTTCGGCTTCTGTCAAGGGGCTGTCTCGCTCTTGGCCGCGCTTGCGCAGCCCTGACTTGTTGCATTTTCCGCACGATTTCACATGGCCGCGTGTCACATCGATGATGGATTTCAATGCCTCTTTGCCGCAATCGCACACCCGTATGACCTTTCGACCTGACGCGCGTGTGAACGCGCCGGGGTTTTTCATTCGCAGTTTTCCGAATCTGGAATTTTTCCAGATTTCTGGGGCGATCTCGCCACGTTTGTTTTCATGGAATTCCGGCATCCATACGCCTTTGGTAACGTTGTTTGTTTAGGAACATACACATGAACACTGAAGACCAAGAGTTTGAAACGCACGATATTTATCTGGCTGCTTATTTGAAGGTCTGCTCTTGCCAGTTGTTGCGTAGGCGAAAACAAGCCAATCGTGTATACTTTGTTTTTACAAATTCTGCTGGCTCGATCAAAGACCTCCGTGAAGCGTTCTTTTCCGGACAAGCTAAAGTCCCAGCACACCAATACGCAATGGAAATAGTGTCGGTCAAGCAGCTTTGTTTCGAGTAGCGCCGCGAATATCGGTTTTTTCGCCAAAATGGGAAAACGGTGAACACCGGGCACTTTTCTGACGAAAAGGATGCCGCTCGCGTTTACGATCGCGAGGTTGCGGTGTGCTTCGGCGACAAAGCACGTCTGAATTTCTCACCTTGAACTTCTGATTGTTGTTCTTTCATATGGCGAGGACAATTTTTGCCGGACGTTTGGCATTTGGGCAAACTGATTTTTTCGAATCCGGGGCTCGCAAGACCGGGCTTGTTTGGTCAGACTTGCAAATGCAAATGTTTGTCGACGGGAGCCTTTTAACCTGGGGCCTGTCTGACGGAGCGTCTGTCGCGGATTCCAGCATTGGGGCAGGGTTTGTGTTTTTTAACGAGATTTCCGGTGCTTCCGGCTTCTACCTCGTTCGATTTTTTCCAGACAGGCCGGGGTTTTGGAGAATCGTTCTTCGGCACCCGACGCTTGGCGAAGTCGTCAGCGAGTTTGACGCAGTTCCGACCGCGCCATCTTTTTCGGGCCTTCAAGCATCATTTGGATCATGACGGCATATCTTCGCCAATCGTGTTTGTCCTCTGGCGGGCTGTCGCTGACGCTCAGAAATGAAGACGGGCAGCTTCAGGACGCTCAGTGTGTTAGATGGACCATCTCTTCGGCTCATGACGGCAAGCGCGTATCTGGGATTGGGATGAACGCCGTTCGCCGAGGCGTTGGGCAATATTACGCCCCTTGGTACGCAGACGACCCCACTGGCGCTTTTGAGATTGAATGGGAATATCAGCGAGATTGGCTTTCGCCGATTGAAAAAGCTGTTGAACGGTTCTTTGTCATGGATTTGGACGATCCGACGAATCAAGCCGGACACATCAGGGGCCTGCCTCCCCCTGGAGGCCATGTGTTTGAGCCCGGAGTTCGTGTCAGCGGCCACGACACGACTCTTCGTTTGACAAACGCCAACGGCTCTCCGGCCAACGGCTACTCTGTCACATGGAGAGTCGAATGTTCGAATCGTTGTGTTTTGATACCATGGAGCCCGGCCAGAACCCTGGGGGTTGGCGTATATGGCGTTGAGTTTATCGTGACCACCAATGGTGGAGAATATTTCCTTCGTTGGCGGTGGTCAGAGTCGATCGGGTCTCCATTGCAGGAAGCAGTTGACGTTTTCCAAGTGGTCAACCCGCGTTGTCCAAAACTTGGGGTTGAAGTGGTCGGGTATAAGGTTCAGCCAAAGGGTGCGTGAGACGAAGCCAAGTTTTGTGGTTATTTCATGCTGGCTATGACTAGCCCAGCTGCGCCGAGCAGACACCCTATCAGTTCGTTTCTGCTCGGCCATTCTTTGAAAATCATGGCAATTAGCATTGGCTCGATGATCAAAATCGTTCCTATGCTCGTGGCTGTGATTTGCCATATCCCGTTTGTTTTATACCCTGTCCAATAACCCCATACTAGAAGAGGCCATGCGACAAGCCCAAAGGCCAATCCAAAAAATGGTCGGCCTTTGGCCGCAACCATTTCCCCCAGAATTCCGAAAAACTCCCCGAAGAAGATTGCTAAAACAACTTTTGTCATGTTTCATTGCGCCATTGTTTTTTGGGCGAGCCACTATCCGGGCCCTTCTTCGAAGGAGACGCAGTGGTCGGAGTCAAACAGCCTCATGCAAATGAACGGGACACAATTCTCTTAGGTTTTGGCTTGGCCCAAAGCCTCATGGTCTGCTTTAGTCGTACATCACCCTCTGTACCATCCACTCATTCGTCCCCTCCATCAGCGGGACGCACCTGTCGGAGCTGAACGTGCCCTTTTCCACTGCATAGGCAACGGCGCGCTGGAGATGATACGGGCAGAGCGCTCTGAGGTGTCGGTTCAGGCCGAGACGGAAGAACATGTGCGAGATGTTCCCGCACCCCTCGACTGGCTGTAGTTTTTGAAACCGACGCTCATTTTCCCCAATCAGCCTCCCAATGGATTCGCATCTGATCGGGCGTTCTCCGCAGAACGGGCGGGCGTCGGTTCCTGCTTCGTACATGTTTGTTAAAAACTCGCCCATCATCGGATTACATTTCCATGATCAAAAGAATTTCTAGCTCTTCGTCAGCCACCCTACGCGGTCGCTCCGTAGAGAAACGACCCCTCTTCCATTCGCAGAACTTGTTTGCATGGTGTTCGCACAGACATAACGGTTGTTTTCTTCCTGGAACAACCCAAACCTGAGTGACTTGATTAGCACAATAAAGGTGCGCGCCTGCACAGTTAACGTTGCACCGTAGTTTCACCCATACGCCGAAAGGGCTACTCTTCATGGACCAGGCACACCATTTCCTCTTCCGGGGACATTCTGGTGGAGAAATTTGTTCCAGCATACCCTGACATGTTCCAGTGCAGAAAGTTTTCTATGTGGTGTTGGCAGACAAACAGGGTTCCGTTGCTGGTTCTCCAGCATTGGACGGCTTTTTCATTACATAAACGATAACTCATAGCCCCAATACTGCATATCTTGTAGTAATTGCACTTCACCTGATTTGCCCGCTATCCATGCCATCAAACACCACCTTAACCCAATCCGGGTGGTCAATGGTGCGGGTCGGGTGATCTCTTCGGGGAGACCCGAGCTTCTTGAGAACCACTCCGTGAACAAACCCGGACTTCGAGTCGGTTGAGCTCCGGTGCTCTCGAGCCGATTGAAGAATTTTTTCAAACGATTCGACTGTTGCCGGATGCTGCTGAATGGCGACGATGTTTGGCGCTTTGTCGCCCACAATGTCAACCAGCCTTTCGTGACGTTTCTCTAGCCTCTCCTGGCTCAAGTCTTCTGTTCCGGCCCGAATGACGTCCCAGAATGCCAAGTTGCAGACGACTGTCTTGTCGTGTCTCCACGACCCCCTCTTTGTCGGGGTCCATATCTCTCCATCCAGAACAGTTCCTGCAGGAAGTTCCAAAGACGCAATCTGCTCTCGAAGATTATCGGGCATGGCGATTGGTTTGCGCTCGCGGGTCCATAGCTGGTTTGACCCGTTAACAATCAGGATGGCCCTATACCCATCCCATTTGGACTCCATGACCCATTTAGACCAATCCGTGGCGCGGAAGAGGCGTTCTGTGACTCGGGTCGGCTTGAACGGGTAAGACCACCACACATTGTTCATAGCTGTGCATACCCGTTCAAATTTTCGATTTCCGCTTCATACCGGGTTCGCAGGGTTCGCAGTTTGTCTAAACGTAAAATGCTACATGTCCAAAATCGGATACGACGTCTGGGCTGAGCGCAAATACTCTTTTAGATTTGTTCGCATGGCGAGCAACGGTTCTTTCGAATTCGCTATTGCTGACAAAAACGGCCACCAGTTCAACTTGCTTTGCTACGAGGACGGCAGGATTGCTGTTGGACAACAAATTCCTTGCCACAGCATGACTTCCCGACAAAAGTCCGGCTTCGAACAAGCGCTGGCTCGGTTTGTTTCAAGATGCGAAGCCCCGGAGCTCGAGAAAGCTCGAAAAGACGCTATTAAGCGCAGTTGTGACCGTCTTCGAGAGTCATTCTTGTCCAGTGTCGACGCTATGATCCAAATTGGAATTAGCGCTGCAGAAGTTCGCCAAATGCTTGACGAGCATTTGGTGTCCTATGTGATGAGTGCATAGCTCCATGTTCCAAATTATCACGGGAAACATGCATTCTTAATGTCTGATTTGGAACATGGAAAAAACCGCTGTCATAGACCAAGATTCAAATGGAAAATACTATGTCAGGGGAGAGCCTGGCAAAAAATTTGATTCATATGAAGGTGCAAAGAAGAGGCTGAATCAGATTGAGATGTTCAAGCATATGAAGGGCAAAAAGCGCAAGAGCTTCATGGAAATTGTCGCCCGAGTTGCCGGAATCGTCCCGGTTAGCGGAAAAGCGCCCGGCAAAGACGAAATGAACCTGGCGCTGAAGCAGGCAGCCGAAAAAGACCCCCGCCTGGCTTCCATGCTCGGGTGTGACCCATGCGGACAAAAGTGTCCTGTGTGTGGCGCCATAATGGTGTATGACGACGGGCGCGACGCCCATGCATGTCCGTGCGGATACTCAGAGCCAAATGGTCCGGCGCTCGTTTCGTTTGACGAATGACTTGGTCATCGAGCGATCCTTAATCAGTAGCGTTCAGCATGAGCGTCGTCTTCAAGCGTTGCCAAGAGCTGATCAGATCCGACGGACTGAACATCTTCTTGAAAAAGAAGGATGGAACCCCGAAGAACGCAGCTGAAATCTTTTACAACATTTACGACTTTACGACAGGCGTTGAGGTTCTGCTTCCTCCAGAAAATCGCCTTCCGCAGAATCCGGCGGTTGGGGAGTTTTTTGCGGCGTTTCGGATACCTGCCGACGCCAACATCGGAAAATATCGGATCAGGTGGAAGTTTCGCGAGTATTTGAACTCGAAGCAGGTCGAGGTTCTTCAAGAGTTTGCGATTGTCGGAGACGCCACTCAGGTGATCACCGTTCCTGGCGTGACTCCGATTGAGCTCGATCTCATTCGTGGCTTGCGCATAATGTTGCGCGACAACAATCCGGACAGAAACTACCACTTTGTTCCTCCGGCCGGGGAGGAGTCCATAAATCAGTTCACGCGCGTGTTTGGGTACTTGTGGCTGGACGACGAGCTTAAAGAATTTCTGCAGGTGTCGCTCGACTCAATCAACATGTACGCCCCTCAAACTTTTTACGACACGCTGGACCAGCTCATTCTTCAGCACAGAAATTGGCGCACTCTGTTGTTCACTGGAGCAATGGTGCATTCGATCAACGCGCTGGCGCTCAATTGGGTTGTGGATGAATTTAATTATTCGATTGGCGGCGTCTCGCTTGACTTGGAAAAATCGTCAAAGTATCAGTCTATGGCAAATGATGCTCAAACGAGATTCACCGATATGGTCACCGCTGCAAAAGAGACGGTGAAAATAATCCGCGGTTTGAAGCAGTCGAGATATGGTCTAGGAATTCGTTCTTCATTTGGCCCTAGTGTGGGCCGTGGCGCACTTACTCCGCGCAGGTTTCTTGGCGTCTAAGTAAACAAAGTATTCTTTTCCGTGAATAATCTAATGGTAGGTCCGAGTATTTCTCATACTTTAGACCAATCATTAGACTATTTGTTCTAGTATTCTTATGGACGGCCCGGAATGTAAAAAACAAAATGTATGAATGTGAATACTGTGGCAAAAAATTCAATAAGCCGGTAACCTCAGGCCACAAGCGAAAGTGTCTTAAATTTCTTGAAGCAAACCCGGATAGAACTCCGCCAATCTGCCTGTGCGGTCATGAGAGTACCTCCCTCACACAAATGAAAAGGCATAGAAGAAACTGCGAAAAATGGCAGTCTAGGGATAAAAACGCCATCGCGTCAAAACGCTCGAAAGACACTTGTGAAAAGAAATACGGGAACGGGATGACAAACCCCATTCATGTTCCTGAAATCCAGGCAAAAAAAGCTGCCACAATGAAAGCTAAGTATGGGGCGGAAAATCCGTTTTCGAGGGAGTCGGTGCTGTTTGAACGTGTTCAGTCTCATTGGAACGGGAAAGATAGGACTGCACACTTACCAAAAGATAATTTTGCAAAGCCTGAAATAAAGAAAAAGATTAGGGAATACTGGCTTTCTAGACACGGGGTTGAAAATCCGTCCCAAGTTCCAGAAATTCGAGCTCGACAACTTGCCACCAATCTTGAGCGTTATGGGGATGAGCAAACGCTTCGTGTTAAAGAAATTCGCGACAAAGCTACGAAAACAATACTGGAAAAGTATGGAGTCGGACACGTCATGCATGTTGACTCTATTGTTGAAAGGGTTGTCCAAACAAACCTGGAAAGGTATGGCGTTCCGTGGACTACGATGGACCCGGAAGTTAGAGAGCGGATGAACGCCAGTCAAATAGAACGATGGGGGACGATGTTTTTCAGTAGTGACGCTTGGGCGAACATGGCTTCAGCGTCATTAAGCAAACGTTTAGAGTCTTACCAGAGTACATGCATTGCGCGGTATGGATATCCACATCCAATGCAAAATCCTGATTATGCTAGAGATCATCTTAAACACGAACGTAGATCGGGCCCGAATAGAATTGAGAAAAAATTCGGTTCCATGTTTCCAGAGTTCTTGTTTGTTGGAGATGGGACATACTGGAGGTTTTTACCGAGACTTGGCGGAAACAAAAACCCAGACTTTATTCTTCCAGGTTTGACTCAAGATCATCCATTTCGAGATGTGAAAGTCGTAGTTGAGATTTTCGGGACATACTGGCACTCCGACATTTTCACGGGGAAATCGAGCGTAGATCACGAAACTGAAACTGTTGCTGCGTGGGCAGATGTCGGAATAAAATGCATCGTCATATGGGAAAGTGAATTTTCCTCTTTACAAAGTTTGAAGCTAAAAATTTCAGCGTGTATGACTGAAAAACCTTTGACGTCCAGGCTTTCGGAATTGAAGCCGAATTATGAACAGGTTGACTTTGACCTCAAAGATGTTTCGTATTGTGTTGGGTGCACGGATGACGCACGAGAATTTCTTGAAGAACATCATTATGCTGGGTATGGCCGTGCCGGAAATCCTGTGTACATAGCAATTCTTAACGACTCAGTTATTGGAGTTGTGAAATTTGCTCCTCCGATACGCCAAGGAGTTGCTGCATCTCTTGGGATAAATAACGAAAACCTGATGGAGCTAGACAGGTTTTGCATTCATCCAGCATACCACAAAAAGAACTTCGCTTCACACTTCATGGCAAAGGTGTTGAAAGAAGTCAAAACAAACTTTCCGTGTGTGAGGAAACTTGTTTCGTTCGCTGATCCCCGTTTTGGTCATTCTGGGACCGTGTATAAATCGTCAAATTGGATTGATGTTGGAAAAACAGCGTCGAGTTACTACTACTCCGACTGTGAAGGGAAAGAAGTTAACAAGAAGACCCTGTACGAGCATGCAAAAAGGTTGTCTATGACAGAGCGCCATTATGCTAACACGTTCGGGTATGTCCGCGTTAGAATACCTCCCAAGATCAAGTTTATTTACGATCTCCGCTGAGGTGTAACCTCCTGACATAGGAGGTTCCCATGTCAACAGTTAGAGGTGATCCGCAAGTCGACGTCGACGTTTTGAACTCTGTGAGATCGGCGGAAAAGCTTGTGAAAACTGCCGCCAAGAATTTGGACGACAAGACCCTCGCGGACATCGCTTCCGCTGCCCACTCGATGCTGGCCATCACTTCGAAGTATCAAGGCGTGAGACAAGCGCAGCGCACCGCGGTTGTCGGCGGCGCCCGCCGCAAGCGCTAAATCTTCTTCAACTCGCCTTGATGTATGATCTCTGCATGCAGTGGTGCCATTCTTGTAAAAAATTTGCCGACTTGAAAGTTTACCCTGGCGGGTCGTTTGACTGTCCCACGTGTGGTCGCGTGGAAGTTCCTCGTCACATGCACTGTGCCAGATGCGGGTTTGCGTGCCCTCATGTTGAATGCGCGGGGATTCACTGCTGTCCAAACTGCGGAGATCCGAAGCCCGTTGGTTCGCACTACGTAACGTATGAATTTGGGCAAGGTTGCGATATATGTGGCTTGGAAGGACATCCGCCAAAGTCAGGGTATATGGAGTCGGAGCCGTGCGGCTCTCCTCGCGTCGGCCTTGGCCTCGCGCCAGGGTTTCATGAAGAGGATGTGAAAGAGATAATGGAGGAATGATGCGGTGTTCTACGTGCGGGTTTAGAACCTTCTCAAGCATTGAAATGGCAAAGCACCTTGTGGGGTGCGGCAACGTGGACTTGGCTTTGTTTAAGCAGAAAGAAGAGTGCGACGTCATTCTCCTTCGGAAGGTTCAGCCGACGAAGGTCGACACTGACGCTATTGTGGACGATGAAATTGAGGGGGCGGACCCGAAGGACAGAAGAAATGCAATTGAAGAAGACATGTCGGTTTTGAAAATCATGAACCAATGATTTCTGATGATGTTAAAAAAGCTTTGATCACGGCTCACATGGATGGGGAACGGTGTCCAGAGCTTGAGCGCGAGAAGCTTCTTGAAAAGATGAGCGACTTGAAGCCGGTTCGTGCCGTTCTTGTCGCTATTCACGAAGAATATGCCGAGTGGGAACTGCCTAGCGATCAGTCAGGCAACGCTCTTTTGAGCGGGGGTAAAATAGAGTCGCGATACCACGGGAACTATGGAAAGTTGTTTTCGTATGAGGTTCTCGAAAACGGGCCGCTCGACAGTGCGTTCCGCGGATGGCTCCGAAGCTCAAGATCCGTGCTCATTAAAAGTGGCAGGAACCCTGAAAAACTGTCTTCTCCAGGGATGCTGTCTTTGAGTCACAACATGAAGCTTATTGTTGGGTGGCAAGAAGACTATGTGGACCAAGACTCCTGCATTCTTGCCATGAGTGAAACTATGGACGAGTGAATTTTTTCTGCTCGAGTTTCATTATGAAGCGCGAATGTTTGTGTAAAGCATGCTCGGAATTCATGGACGGCCTTTTGATCAAGTATAGGACTTTGACGTTCACAAGAATCGGTGAGAAGGAGGTTGTCTTGAGGATCGTGTCAGATCAAGACCCGAATTCTTCTCGTCTGATTGAAGACAACAATATCACAAGCTGCATAGAGCGCATTCCAAAGTAGGCTGTTTTTGGTCGTTTTCAGGATGACTCACCTTGAGCTTTTCCTGAAAATTGTTTTGTGCGCTGCGGCCTTCGTCACTGCGTTCTTAGGCATTTTCAAAAAGACAATAGACGACAATGGGCGTTTGACTAACTATGGGAAGACATGCGTGGCCTGCGTTTGTCTGACGTTTTGTCTCGGCGTTGGAAACGAGGTTTTGAACCTGTCGAAGGAGGCCGAGTCGTCCGCGGAGAAGAAAGCTGCGAACGATAGAGTCCTTGTCATGCAAGGGAAGCTGGATCAAGCTTCTGAAGATGGAAAGAAGCGTTGGAAAGAAACAAAGGCGTACATGATAGAAGCTGAAAACGCCAGGAAACGCTTGTCAACGCTTCAGGAAAAGTTGTCAGCACTTCAGGAAAAGCTGTCCGCCATAAACGAACGTGTTTCCGATCCGACTCTTAGCCGCATGATTCTTGATGTCAAGCGCCTGGCCGGAGACGACATAAATCTGACAAAAGAGCGTTTGTCTGTTGTGATATCGGCTATCTCTGAAGTAAATAGTAGTCTTGGAGAAGCTAGGGTTGTTTTGGATGAAAACAAAAACAACTCTCAAAAAATTAAAAACGACATGGACTCCATAATGTCTGACATTAACACAATCAAGCTAGAAATGGGCCAGATAAAATCCGCTGTAACCGCTCCGACTCCGACAGTTGAACTGGAGGGTGCGGACTCTGGAGACGGATTGGACGCCGCGTTGAGCCGTTTGGACGCTGAATAGGCTTTTATGACTGGGTAAACACAATAACCATGACAGGATTGAAAATGATAAGCGCCATAGCATCTCGTGTTGCTACCCAATGGCTCTGCAAAAAGATTGCGTTGCAAGAGGATAGCAACATGTCTTTGGAAGATGCCAAGGATTTTTTCGAAAATCCGGTACACCCGGATGATATACTGCCGTATAAAGATATAGAGTCATTTGCAGAAGCGTCTTTTGACGAGGGTGAGACCACCTTCAATTTGAGCGACGTCCGAATACTGTACACTAGCTATCTCAGAAAATGGATTGACGCTGGGAGACCGGACCCGAAAGACCCGAACAACCCCATTCGCCCCAAGGACAACCCCCAAATCATCGCCGAGTTGAAAGGGTATGGCCTTACGTGGTTGCCGCAGGGAACTAAGAGTGCGCCAGCCCGGCTTGTGTCGGAGCCCATCCGACCTCCCGGGCCAAATCCGCAGAAGCCTCGTCCGTTTGACCGTCGTTCGCTAGTTAAGTCTTGACTTTTTTCTCAGGAAGTCTTCTAAGTCTCTCTGATCTGACTGCGTCGTTCAGTTGCACCAGAAACGTGCTTATCTGAAAAGCAACGAAAGCTTCCGAGTTTGCCATTAAAGCAAGTTCGAACTCTTTCTTTCGTTGGCTTCTGATTTCGATCACCTCTTCCGGGAGAGCTTTTGGGGGATCCAAGCCAAGTTTTGACACCCAAGCCAGCATCAAGCGTTGGTCTTTTTTCAAATGGGCTGAGACTTTTTTCTTGGCCTCTTTTATCCGGGTCGTAAGAGTTGCGGACAGCTCTTTCATGTTGTCGTCTGACAACTCGCTCAGACAGTCAATTTCAAACTGCATAGTACATACTACACTGAACGGAAACCTGGCCGTTTGTAAAATAACAATCAAATGGAATTTCGGTTTTCAGAATTCGAGATGAAGAGCGTGATGCGTGTCGGCGACGTGGTCGACCTCTTCAATAACCTCGTTGTTCCAACAAAAGTTTTGGAAAAGCTAAAGAAGCTTCTTTGCAAATATGACGATGTGCTTTTCGGGCATGCTGTTTTTGAAGACAGGAGAGAGTTCTGGACCGTCACATATACGATGAAGTCCTCAAAGGACCCAAAAGTTATCGTGAAGCGCACGGAAGTCATGCTTTCGGACGGAAACCTGGCATTCAAGGGGAAGAGAGAAGCGCGCGGCACCTTGTTTAGCATGGAGGGTCGCCGCGAATCTAGGGTCGTCAAATCGGTTATGAAATCATGACCGAACGTTCTTACACAACGGCTGGGTCTGTTTCGAAATCTGTTCGGCCACAGGTTTGGAAAGATTGGGAGCGTTTTTGGAGGAGGCTTTATCGGGGTTTTTCTACAAGAGAACGTTTGTTTGAGTTTGAATTCGGAACCGTCATCACTGTGGAAAACACCAATTTTCTCCTTCAGTACAAACCTGCCATGGGGGTTTTTGAAATATCTCTCCGCGATCTTTGTTTTGACGGTATGAAGGAAACGGTTAAAGGCTCTCTGTCTTTAAACGGAAAGCCATACACATTCATGGACGATTTCCAAAAAGCTTTGGACTCCCTGGTTGTTAAAAGCATCATGGCTTCTTGAACTTTCATTGCCTTTCCATGGCATGGATTTCGTCCGCATAGCCCGTCGTGTTAGTGACAAGTCTAAAGCCAAGGCTAAACCAGCTCCGAAAAAGCCTAGGAATACCAAAAAGAAGCCTGACAGAGTTGCCGAGCCGGTTCAACAGCCTGAGCCGGAAGTTCCGGATGTGTCCATGGACGTTCTGGACCCGGGCGTTGAATACTCTTTCAAGGTTGACTTGTCTTTAATCGTGGATTTTGAAGGGGACACGTCCGAGGTGTCTGAACCCCGTCTTCGGAAAAAGCTGAAAGCTGAAATGTTGGCCGCCATAAAAAGCGCCACTCTTATGGCGGCCAATGACTTCGGGCTGCGAGCGAACAACATCAAAGTAAATCCAATTTCAGTCAGTTCTGCTATGAACGACCAAACCTCTGTTGGTGAGAGGGGCGCTGGTAACGTCTGACATGAGCGAACAACTGAAATTGGAACTGAAGCCTGAGACTACCGAAAAGATCGAAAAGATCGATAGCGCGATTTTGTACTGGTCTGTGCAACTATCGCAAGCCATGATCAAACTTCGAGAAGTCGAGTCTCAAATCGGAAACCTTTACGATTTCAAGAAAACGGCAGTTTTGGAAGATCTTAAAGCTCAAAATGTCGACATTGACGGGTGCGATGTTTCCACGACGGATTCAAAAAACGTTGTGATTACAAAACCAACGAAACCACAAACTCCGCCTGGAGACTGACATGCCATGGCCTAGAGATAGGCTTCCAGACCCGAGAGAACGCATGAGGCCAGCTCTTCCACTGGCTCCTCTCAAAGCTTTTTGTTTGTCCGGCCTGCAACAAGGCGTATACGACCTGAGGTGGTCAGACCCCGCAGAGCTTCCGGGTAACGGCAGGTTCAGCATTATGGGAGTGAACATATACCGGAGCTTTGGGTCCGAGTTCGGCCCATTTTATCGCGTCAATGCTGTTCCTGTCGGAGCTTTGTTCTGGCGAGACATGGCCACGACAAAAGTGGTCCTGCAAGAGGATGTGTCGCAAAATTTTGCCATAGGGCCGGATGGCGAATATGTTTTCAATACTAAACATAGTCCGATCATAATTGATCCGATTCCTGGCGGCATAAACTGCGTTAGGATGAACATGCGCGTCACTGTGGACGGAAGTTACGCCGTCGTTGACTGGCTTGACTCCGTGAATGGCATATTCAGACTATCCAGCCAGAACGTGTTTGACGTTATCAATCAACAAACCACTCCTGCTGTTCTTCCAAATTCAGATGGCAGCAGCGTGGTTTTGGCTTCATATAGATATGTCGACAACCCGATTCCGGACACCCTCGACAAAAGGGTTTTTTACCGGGTAACAACCGTGGCGTACGACGTTGACGGGAATCTTCTGGAAACTCCAATAGACGAAGCCGCCACAGCAAACAGTTATGAAGTTGAGAAGTTAAACTATATCTGGAGGGAAGCTGTTCGCAGGAACAGCTGGATTCTAGATCACGGCGGAGAAAGAGTAAAGGTCTTCATCCGGAAAAACGGCGGAACTCCTTGCGGATGTCAATCAGACCTCCATGGTCAGCCAAAATCAGACTGTGAGTCATGTTTCGGAGCCGGATTTGTTGGCGGGTATGACGGTCCATATGATATAACCATTGCTCCTGACGATGCGGAAATGAATTTTAAACAGGAGATCCGTGGAAGATCCATGGTGAAACAGTATGAAACGTGGACCGGTCCGAGCCCCTTGTTGTCTCAACGAGATTTCGTGCTGAAGTTGAATGGGGACAGGTATGGCATAGGTCCTGTGCGCATGCCAAGCAATAGGGGCATGCAGCTTCAGCAGTTTTTCGTGACGTCTCACTTGGATTCGGCAGACATCCGTTACAAAGTTCCAGCCATAAGCCCAGCGACTCTCATTTTTCCAGCCACTAGATATGCAATTCCTGGACGCGGCGGAGCAACCCCCATGATTACAAATGCCGATCAAATTCCAGCTGAGAGACAAGATCGCGGGAACACTGTGACTTATGAGAACGAGTAAAATTCTTTCATAAAGTGGGCAATAGTAAGTAATGCCATCAGATGACATATCGACTTCGCTTCATGCGGAAACGCAGCGAATAATAGATAGGCTCATGAGCAACATAGCCAAAGAAGGCTTGTCCGCTTTGAAGCAAACTCTTGATGACTCTGGGTTTTCTGAAAAGTTAAAACAGTATGAAGCCTATTCCCACGTGGCTGGAGACTCCGTAATATTTGAACTCGTGGTCGACTCGTCGCAGGTTATTGCCACCGACGCTAAAACTGTAGAAGCTATTCGCGAGCAGGAGTCCAAAGCACGACAAGACATGATGAGGCGCGTGACTAAGACGTTTGAGCTTGGAGTCAGCGGTCCTCGCCGCGTTGTTCGTGACGCCAGGAGATTCCAGTCTGACGCCAGATCTAAGACATCTGATGCCAGGGTCTCAGCTCGCGACGCCAGGACCCCGGCTCGCGACGCCAGAGTTGATAGGGTCATAGAAAATCCCCGAGGCATGGACATAACCTATGATGGAAAAATGTCTCTCACGTTGGAAAGGTCCTCTGTCGTCAAAGGATCAGACACAACATTCCCAAAGGGGTCGTTTCAAGGGCTCATGGGGGACTTCATGAACCGGTTGAATAAAGCTGCCACAAAGAATTTTTCGGGGGAGCTTGAGAAAATAATTGCGAGGCACTTAAAATGATGATGTGCCGAATCTCAAACATAACTCCGATGAACATAGTCATTGAAGATCTTGGGATTCGGCTTCAACCTGTTGGAGGAAAAGGAAGTCACGCGCTTGTCCGGGCAGACATGGCTCGAAGATCCATGGATTTGGGGCGCAACACTCAATGGGTCAGGATAGAAGAGTTCGAAGTTGTTTCTCCAAATGCCCCGAAGGTGCCGCATCCTGTTGCGGTGGTTGTGCCCGCAAAGCCTCCTGTTGTGCCAGAAGTTTCCCAGCTTCCTCAGTCTTCACAGCCGCAGTCATCTGAACTAGAAGAACTGAAAAAATCCTTGGACGGCATGGTGGCTCGGCAGGAAGAGCTTTTTAAGCTGCTTCAGTCAGCTGTTCAAAGGCCGATAACGTACGCGCATGTTCCCACTGCACATGTTGGAAACTTTTCGAGTGATGACGAGATTATTCTCCCAGGAAAGCTCGTTCCCGAATCTGTGGAAGTGAACGTTAAAGTTCGCGAAGATGAACACTCGGCGGACGATTTTGACAATGCTTTGGCAGCTTTGAAGAAAGCAAAAAATAAGTAGAGTTTGGCATACGCATAGCGGAGACGAAAATGTCGAAAAATGAAAAAGAAGAGTTTGGCGCTGGTCTTGACGTTGGAACCATGAACTTCGTCGCAGCCAGACGAAACAACGGCAAAAATGTAAAAACCGTCAGACTCAGGAATGCTTTTCTTGATCTTCCGCCAGAGCAGAAGCGGATGCTGAAACTGTCTAAAACTAGCTACATCGAATACGATGGGCGACTTTTGGTGATGGGGGACGAAGCGATATCCACTGCTAACTTGTTCAACAAAGAGGCGCGGCGTCCAATGTCGTCTGGCATCATTTCAGCGGGTGAAATAGATGCTCAGGGAGTCATGGCCGTAATAGTGAAGCATTTGCTTGGGGAGCCCAGACATGCCAACGAACAGTGTTGTTTTTCGGTTCCTGCTTCTGCTGTCGACGTGCCAGATTCGGACACAACATACCATAAAGCTGTTCTGTCAAAAATTTTGACAGAACTCGGGTATTCTCCAAACCCCGTGAACGAAGCCCTCGCAGTGGTGTATTCAGAATGTATGTCTGAGAATTTTTCCGGTCTGGCACTATCTTATGGGTCTGGCATGACAAATGTTTGTTTGGCATACAATGCCATGTCTGCTTTGGAGTTTAGCATAGCTAGAGGCGGAGATTGGGTTGACAAGGGTGCAGCACGAGCAACCGGAACAACATCTGCAAAAATATGTATGATTAAGGAGGGCGGAGTTAATTTGTCGGCTCCGAAAAACAGGGAAGAAGAGGCTGTGACTTTATATGTTCAGTCGCTCATCGATTACTCGATCGATAGTATCATAGCGCATTTCGCAAAAGTGCGGCGCGAAATTCTCATCCCCAAGCCCATTCCTATTGTTGTGAGTGGCGGAACCTCTTTAGCTGAAGGTTTCGTTGAAAAGTTTAAAGAAAGGTTTGAACTTTTCAGAGGAAAGTTTCCGATTGACGTGTCTGAGGTAAGACCCGCAAAAGACCCGATGACGTCGGTTGCTTCCGGTTTGCTTCTGTACGCTCAGATGGAAGACTAGAACCCTTTAATTAGGTGCAACACACATGAACGGATTCAAAGGTCTAAACATCCCGGTCTTGACTGAGGCCGATTTATATGAAATTCAAGGGAAGTCTATCGGGGTAAAAACTGGAACGGGAAAGCAGAAACAACAGTCAAAGTCCGTTATGCCCGATCCCGAGCCCGTTATGCCCGAGCCTGATCCCGATCCCGAGCCTGATCCCGCTATGCCCGAGCCTGATCCCGTTATGCCCGAGCCCGAGCCCGATCCCGTTATGCCCGAGCCCGATCCGAAAAAGCCAACTTCGAAAAATAGAAAAAAGCCCTACAAGTGAGTCATGATGAAGTCATGGCTTACAAATGCTACGAAGAGAAGGCTCATTGGGGAGCTGCGAAGCATATTATATGAGCATCCCAAATATAGGGGCGATTCAAACAACGTAGTAAACAAATTTTCTTTCAAAGAGCGTCCACAACGCGGGATCATAATTAGTGGCACATCCGGAGACAGAGTTGGACTATCTGCCAATGATTACATAGGACGGTTGACATCCTTTGTCATGCTTACCCCCTATCAGGACTTTCCCGGAACCACCATAGAATGGGTTCGGGAGAATTTTCCTCTTCTAGAGCAGTATTCGAAAAGAAGAGACATATTCCCGAGTCCGCCCGGTGCATATCTTATTGAAATTCAAAGTCTCCCAGATTTAGCTAATAACACGCCAGGAAAGTTCACTGTTAAACCATATCTGACGGTGAATGGCGAACCACTTTTAATACTGACAGACCCGGCCGGGAATGAAGCTCAAATAACGAACACCCCTCTTTATGAAGGTGCGCTTCGTTTGTGGCTTAATGGAAGACGTCCGCTTTTGCAAGACGTGGATTACAGCATTGATTGGAAAGATGGGGCCATAACATTTTTGAAGGATCTTCCATCTAACGCAGTTATCGAGGCAGATTATAGATACTCAACTCCTGAACGGGGGCCATTCAGTTTTGATTTGGAGAGGGCAAACCTTGACGCAATCCCCGGAGCAGTCATAGCGTTTGGGGATAGAGCACAAGACTGTGACAAAATGGTTGTTGTGGTTACCGACAGCCGAGCAGAAGTTGCTGAAGTTTTTGGTGGAAAGTTTGAAATACACTTTGATTTAACTGTGTTTTCGAGAGACGCAGAAGATCGAGAAAAACTTTCTGACTATGTCATCCATAGGGTGTTGGATAAAAAGCTGGCATGGGGATATGAGGGACTCGAGCTCTTGGATATATCCCCCGGTGGCGAGAGCGAAGAAATATACAACGCTGAGATTGACGACTATTACTACGATAGCGCTGTTTCTTTGACGATTCGCGTGGACTGGGAGTCATATGTGTCTCTTCCTGTTCAGAACTTTAGGATAGAACAGACGTCTGCGGCGGAAGAGCAGGCAAAGGGATACGCTGATGGCTCGTTCGTGCTGGATCTTCTCAGAATGGGAGATTTGACCGACATGGCGGGCGTGTCGACAACTATCGGCAGGAAGATAACATTTCCAAGAATCAAGTGATTCGGTTGTTTATTATGTAGCGTTCTCATGAGTTTGAAGCTAGAACGTATAGCTTCGCGCGTTGCGACCGGCCGATTAGCTTCGTCCGAGTATGAAGAAATGTTAGACGACTTCATGGAGCGGCTTGTCGATGCTGATCGCTTCTTGAATGTCATACAAAGCAACACGCCGTCCAAGGAGGGAAAGGTCATTGTTATGGGAGTTCATCAAGACCTTTTCCAATTTGTTGCAGACGCGCGAAACTGGGTGAGAAAATTGAAATTCCTGGGTCGATCAGCTCCTGAAAAGAAGTCCTCT